GGAATCCCCTCCGTTTCCTTCTATTAATTAACTCAGTCTAATTAGTTAACCCTAACTCATAGGTTAGTGTATACTAAGTTTTTTCGAATGTCAATCCCCAAAATGAAAAAAGTTAATCAAGATTAAATTTTTTATAAAAAAAGCATTGACATTTAGAAAAATAATTATAAACTATAATATAAAATAATATTATAGATATTTAATTTTGTGTAAGGAGTGAAATTATGCTTAGTGCATTGCTGACTGTTTTATCTTTTTTTGTAATTTATTTGCTTATAGGAGTAATTGTTTTTGGATTTTTGTATGTTTATAGTGATACTGGTTCAGAATGGGATATTACTAATATAGATTGTGATGAACAAATTTTGGTTTGGATATTATGGGTAGTATTTCTTATTATTTTTTTGTTTCAAAGAATTGGTAAACAATATATTAGATTATTAAAAAACATACGTAATGATGTATTAAAAAATAATAAAAATACATTGACAAATAAAAATAATGATATAAAATAATAGTAAATTAATCGCAATACTCGGTATTGTTAAGTTTAACATTTATTAAAAAGGAAAAGAAAATGATTACTGGTTCAACTGTTTTTAGTTATTTTTTGGTTTATCTGTTGATTGGTTTTGTTTTTTTGGGTATTTTGTATGTTTATGGAGATAAGTTTGGGATGGATGAACTTTTCCATCAAGATTTAGAAAGAAATTTTTTTCTTTTTTGTATTTTATGGATATGTATATTTTTTGGTGTTAGTTATTATTTAATTAATAATTTTTTACTTTTTATATTAAAAAAATTGCGTGCATTAAGATTTAAAAATTGAAAAACCAAATAAGTTTATGTTAAACTCCTTATAAGATTTTTTATAAGGAGTTTTTATGTCATTAAATAAAGAAATTTTAACAACTATTTTAAAAGAAAATGTTTGTGATGTTACATTTACTAAAAAAGATGGAACTGAAAGAGTAATGAAATCAACATTAATGGAAGAATATGTAAAGCCATTAATTTCAAATGAAACAACAGAAAAGAAAGAGCGTAAAGAAAATCCAAATCAAGTTTGTGTAGTTGATTTAGAAAAAAATGCTTGGAGAAGTTTTAATGCAGATACTGTTAAAGGGATTCGTTTGACAGAAATTGTTAAAGAAAATATTAAACCTGTTGAAACAGTTAAAGATGAGGTTGTTAAGCCATTAAGTGATGAAATTAAAAGTGATATGGAATTTATTACTGAAAAATTAGATGCTGTTGGTTTAAAAATGAAAGATTTAAAAAGTGATATTTATATGTATTCAAACGGACATAATAAAACATATGATAGGGATGGAAATTTAGTATCTTTTGAGGAAGGTAATGTTTAGAATAAAACTTAATAAAAAAGATGCTGATAAAATTCAGGAATCTTTAAAATGTATTGATGATGAATATTTTTTAGAAGTTAATAAAAAGAATGTTATTGTGAACGATATGTATCATTTAAATGATAACATTAATATTATAATTAAAGGGTATGATGGTATTCACGATTATTATTATGGGAAAATCAAAGAATGAAATTAAAAGATATGAAATTATCACAAATTCGTAAGTTATCTGAATGTTATTGGGTTCAGCATCCAATGCAGTTATATGGAACAAAAGAAACAAATAATGCAAAGTATAATAATGCTGCTATATTTCAATTAAATAATGAAAATATATTATATGGAATGAAACATTTTATGTTATATGATGAAGACCATATATTTACGACAATAGATGAAGCAATTAATTATTGTAAAGAATATGGTTGGAATTATAGCATTACAAAAAATTATAATTATAAAGGGGATATTGATAATGGTAAAAATAATTGAACCACACGTTGAAGTTATTTCAGAAATTGATGGTGATAAAATTTTAAAGCAAATTGAAAGATGTGCAAGAAATTGTTATAAATCGGAAGGTAATATTTCAGAAGATACAACATCTGCGGTGAAAATGATTAGTAAATTGATTGAATTAAATCATACGGCTATGATTGAATTTGCTGATATTATAGTTAATTTAATTTGCGATATTGGTGTTTATAAGGATTTAACAAGACATAGACATTGTAGCTTTGCTATTGAGAGCACTAGATATTGTAATTATTCTAAAGGGAAATTCGGTAATGAAATTTCGGTAATAAAACCTTGTAATATGGATGAAAATTCAGGAATTTATCATACTTGGCTTAAATCTATGACAGATATGGAAAAAGCATATATGCAAATGGCAGAATTAGGAGCATTACCAGACCAATTAAGAATGGTTTTACCACATAGTTGTGCTGCATCAGTTATGATGAAAGCAAATATTAGAGAATGGCGACATATTTTTCAGCTTCGTTGTGCAAAACAAGCTCATCCATCTGTTCGTCAAATTATGTTATTAACTTTAAATGAATTTCATAATAAAATTCCTGTATTATTTGATGATTTATTTTCGGAATATAAACAAGATATTATAGATACATATTCTAAATTAGAAACTAATTCTGAAACAGGTATTTTATATTCAAATTCAAATTTATAAAACTTCTTGACAAATTATGAAACCTGTGTTATAAATATTCACAGGTTATTTTTTTAGGATAAATTATGAAATTTAATGAATATTTTAAGTTAAAAGATATAACAATTAATGTTACAAATTCTTGTAATTTAAATTGTGCTTATTGTTTTGAGCATAATAAAAATGGTTTAAAAATGTCAACTAATATGGTTGAGAAAATTATTGATAAAAGTTATGAAAATTATGTTTTAAATAATGAAACAAAATTTCCTTTTGTTGTTAATTTTTTTGGTGGAGAACCATTTTTAGCATTTGATGTAATGGAACACGCAATGAAATATGCCAATAATAAAAAATATAATATTTCATTTGGTGTAACAACAAATTTAACGATGCTTACAGACCATATGATTGATATTATTGAAGAATATGAATTGGGATTATTAGTGTCAGTTGATGGTATTAAAAAAATACACGATAGAAATCGTTGTAATTCTTATGACATTGTTATATCTAATCTTAAAAAATTAATAGATAGAGGTTTAAAACATCTTATTGAAATTAGAATGACTGTTATGCCTGCTGATTTAAAAGATTTATTAAGTGGTATTCAAGAATTATATAATTTAGGAATTGATAATATTGCTCCTGTTCCTGTTACCGATACAAAATGGGAAGATTATGATTATATGAATTTAAGAGATGAAATGATTAAAATTTGGGAATGGGCATTTTTAATTTATAATGATGAAAACAATAAAAGAAATCTATCTATTAAATGTATAGATGATTATTTAGAAATGGTGTTATGCCCTGATATTTTATTACCTGAACAACGTAAAGTTTGTACAGCAGGAACATTTTCATCTTGTTCTTTTGGAGTTGATGGTGATATACTTCCTTGTCATCAACGTCATACAATTTCTGACCATTATGATGAATTAGTTATGGGTAATATTAATGATGATGAAATTAAAGAAATTAATTTTAATAATCAAACAATTGCTAACGAAAATAAAAATTGTGATGTATGTAATGCAAGAGCAATTTGTAAAGGGGGATGTCCATCTGAAAATTTAACATTGAATAAAGATGGAAATATTATGAATGATGTTCAATGTAATGTTTTAGAATATATGGTTGATGTTGCACAGCAATATCAATGGTGGCTTTTAAATGATATGTTACCTAATATTCGTTCTCGTAAATTAAATATTTTAAGTCAAAATTTAAAATTATTAGGAATGTTATTAGATATTATTAAAAATGAAAGAAGTATTCAAGATAATGAAATTCAATTATTAAAATTTTATGAAAAGTTATCTGATATTGAAGGAATACTTTTGCCTAATTTTAGAGATGCAATAAATTTTATAATTTATGGTATGGTAAATATTATTGATGAACAAATTAAAAATGAAGGTAAATGATGGCTGATAGTAATATTGTTAATCGTCAAATATATCAAGATATTAGAGATACTTTTAAACAACGAGCAATGAATTGGAACGGTGTTTGGAAAGTTTGGAATAATCAATCTCCTGATTGGGGCGGACGTTGGTTTGGTGGTTGGAAAGGACCAGCAATTAGGATGCACGATACTATTCCTGAATCAGAAAGGTATAGAATTCAAAAAGAATATACTGGTTTATCAGGTGAAGTTAATCAAGTTATTGTTGAAGAATCATCTAAAATTCATACATTAGGTAATGAAAATAATATTCGTAGAGCGGTTATTAGTTTAAATAATGTGACAGATGCAAATATCGGTGTTTATTTAGGAAGTCAAAAATTACCAAAAATTGAGATTAACACAATTGGAACAGCTGGAAATTTTAATCCTGATGTAAATATTGCTAATACATCTGATGATTATACTGTAAACAAATATAATACTTCATATGTTAGAGATATACCAGCTAATAAAGTTGTTAATACAACAACAGGTCAAGAAATACCATTAAATTCTGTTATTACAAAAGATATTAATCAAAAAACTCAAATGGCAGGAACATCTGACCCAACTCAATCATCGCAAGCTGAAGGTATTGTTAAAAAATCAGATTATGAATTGATTAGAACAGTTTTAGAAAGAATCAAAGATTGTTTAATTCAAAAAAATTCTTGGTTTACTTATAATGGTATTTGTAGTCGTAGTTGTCAAATAAATTGCCAAAATAGATGTCAAGTTTCTTGTCAGGCTTGTAATACTAAACAATGTCACGACCAAAATTGTGGTACTTCATAGGATAAAAATTAAATGGAAATGTATGAAAAAATCAAGAAATTGACTGTAAAGACTTTTTCTGGTTGTAATCTTAATTGTCAATATTGTCATCAATTAAATGATGATAAACATAAACCATTATCATTTACAAAATATGATGAATTATCACAATTTTTATTAACTATTCCGTTAGATGATAAAGTTATTGTTTCAATTGTTGGGGGAGAAGTATCTTTAAGACCAGATTTAATAGAAAATTTATATAAAAAATCTTTATTAAAAGTATCAAGACAAAAAGATGTTCAATTTGAATGTGGAACAGTTACTAATGGAACAAATATTGATTATATTTTAGATTTATGTGATAGAGATATATTTAAGCCAAAACATTGTGCATTTTCTTGGGATGGTTTGTATTCTGCTTCCTTATCTCGTAAATGTAATGGGTTATTTAATGATGAATTTTTTCAAAATGTTGTTAAAAAAATTGGTAAGAGTAAACATAGAGATGATTTTACGATTGTTCACGCTATAACTCCAGAAACATTAGATTACTTATATGATAGTTTTAAATTTTGTATAGATAATGGAGCAATTAATTTTGGTTATTATTTAATTCACGAAGGAAATTATAGTGATATAAACCTTCAAGAAAAATTTAAAAATCAAATTTATAAAATATATAATTTGTATGTTGAAGAAGCAAATAAAGGAAATTATATTAATTTATTTAATTGGTTAAATATTACTTTAAGAAGACGTATTAATGAAGCCTTTTTTACGTGTGCCAAATTAGGTATAAATTATTATATTGACCCTGATGGTGATATATATCCGTGCATATATTTTGGTGACCATAGAGCATATAAATTTGGTAATATAAAAACAGGAATTGATAAAAATATTCAAGATAAATTTATTGAAGATTATTATCATTATCCACAATGTGAATTTAAAACTTGTAAATGTTACCAATGTAATGAATGTCCTGCATCTAATTATGTTCATAATGGAAATATGAATATGCGATTTAAAAATGGATGTGCATTATATCAAATTGAAAATCAAATTTATGATGAATTATCTAAAAAAATTATAAGACAAGATATTTATACATCTGAAGATAGAAATAGACATATATTTGATTTAAATAAATTTGTTGATTGCGAATTAGATATAACACAAAATAGTTATCAATCTCCAAATTTAGAATTTGTTAGAAAATGGAGAAAATAATGGGAAATATTAAATTACCACCAATAATTACGCACGCTTATATTATGGTTACTGAACAATGTAATTTACGTTGTCAATATTGTTATATTAAAAATAGGGATATTAAAAACGAATTTCCGTTTGAATGGATGGAAAAAGTTAAAAAAATGTTTACTTGTTACAATAAACCAAGAATAATATTTTTTGGTGGAGAACCATTATTAAAAGTTGAGTTAATTAAACAAATTGTTAATGAATATAAAAATGATTTTCAATTTCAAGTTGTAACAAATGGAACGATTAATTTTCATAAATTTATGGATGAAGTTTATGAACCAAATAAAACAAATTTTGATGTACAAATATCGTGGGATGGTAATGTTGATACTCGGAAAACGTATAATGGAAATATAACTAATTTAACTGTTTATGATAATATTATATCAGAATTAAATAAAGGAAGAATTTTAGTTGGAAGATGTGTTTTAAATGAAGAATCAGTAAAAAATTTTTATAATACATACCAAACATTTAAAAAATTAAATAAAGAATATAAATTTGGTGCAGATTTTACGATTGCTCATCAGCCATTATTTCAAGAAACATTTTTTAGTGATTTAACAAATGAGCTTCAAAAAATATATCAAGATATACAAATAGATTTAAAAAATAATCAACATTTATATATTCCCAATCTTTTATTAAAAACAATTACAAATATTTTAGAAAATGAACCTGTTATTTCTTGTGATGTTGGGTCATATGTTGTTTTAAAACCAAATGGTGATGTTTATCCGTGTACAATTTTATCACAACAAGATGAAAGATTTAAATTAGGTAATATTAATGAAACTGTTGATACAGAATTAATTAATGATTTACGATATAAATCATCTTGTAAAAAAGAATGTCCATTTAAAGCCATTTGTGATGGTGGTTGCAGATATGAAAGAATTATTAATTATCCACAAACTTGGTGTACTGATATATGTTCACATACTTGTAAAATTTATGAGGGAATTTATAATGAAACAATAAATTTTTTAAATATGTTATCAAAAGAAGAAACAACGAAGTTATATGAAATATTAACACAATATAATATTTGGAGTATAAATTACCGAAATAATAATCATAATAGAATAGATAATCAAGATAGATTAACAAATATAAAGATATAAATATTTGTATTATAAAGGAAGTAAAAATGTTATTATTTATGCCTGAAAGAATTTATGAATATTTTAAAAATGATGAAATTTTAAATGAAAAACTTGAAAAAGTTAGATTATTATTATTAAATCCAGAACATCATTATGATTTAAAAGATTTATTAAAAATGAATAATGAAATGTTTACAGATGTTCATCAATATTTGCTTGAAAAAGTGCCAGAAGATTTGAAAGAAGAAATGAAAATTTGTTCTGACAATCATAAAGGTGGGTCAGACAAATATATGATTAATTTTGATAATTATGATGATGAAACAAAAATATTTTTATTGTATATTTACAATAATGGGGATATGAGTCCAAATGATGCATTATATGATAGATATAATAAAATTGAACAAATTTATGAAAAAAATGAAATGCAAAATTTTTCGCCATTTATTCATACAATTTATTATTTTGTTAAATTATTTTTGCATTGGGTTAATAATGAAAATATAAAATATGTTAATGAAAATGGATTTTTCCCTTATGAAAATATTAAAAAATTTTTAAGTTTTGAAGAAGATTTATATAATAAAATATTACTAAAATGTAATACTGAACAATTTTTTCATATTTTATTTCATAAACGTATACAAATGATGTTTATGTTTATGCTTTTTATTGGTCAATTTAGTGATAATTTTGATAAAGTCGTTGATGATATAGTTAGACGTGTTTATAATAATAGATTTAAATATGATAATTTTAATTATTTAAAAATTGCTATTAATCATATTTTTTTTCAAACATATTTTGATAAAGGGAATTTTATTAAAGCTAAAAAATATTTAATGTATAATATTTCAATTATTAATTATGGATTTTCACATAAATTTGAAATGGTAAAAGCATTAAATCATTTTAATAAAATTTTTAATAGAGAATTTTGTAATTATTTGTTTTTCTTATATACAATGATACGAGTTTATATTCCAAAATTACAAAAAGAATTTAATATTTTAAATTGTCCTGATGCAACAGAATTTGAAAAACGATTATTATTTGGAAAATTTAATGATGATGAAAAAAATTTAGGTATAGATACAAATCCAAATGAATGGTTATCTTTTAAATGGTGTCAGAATAATAAAGTATCATTTGATTATTTTAATCAAATAGTTGACAAGATAAATTAAATATGCTAAAATCTCCATAATTATAATTATGGAGATTTTTTATGAAGACTTTAATTGATATTTTAAGAATTTGTTCAGATTATTATACAAATACAGGTGATTATTATATTTTTGATGATGACGATAAATTGGTCTTACAAGAATATGGTATTGAAGCTGATATTTCAACAGATGATGTATATGACAGTTTATATGATATTGGAAAAAAATTTTATCCTAATGATATTTTCTTTTTATCTGTTGGTTCAGAAGTTAGAGGTGATAAAGTTAAATTGCCTATACCTTTAGGTTCAATGACAGAATGTAAAGAAGATGAGTTATTAAAATGGATTTCTCCAAATGAAGAATATATGGTGTCTGCAAAATTAGATGGTTGTTCTTGCTTGTGTTGCTATGAAAATGGGCAATTAAAAATTGCTTATTCTCGTGGGGATGGGGAAAATGGACAAGATATTACTCGTATTGTTAATACTTTTGAAAATTCAATTCTTTCTTTAAGAATTCCTGATAATGTTATGATACGTGGAGAAGTTATTGTTTCTAAAAATAATATTCCTTTGATGATTGATGAATTATTTAAAGAAACTCATTATCGTTATAAAAATGGACGGAATACAGTTGCTGGTCAATTGAATTCTAAAACTTGTGCAAAAGCATTTTCTAAATATGCTCATTTTGTAGCTTATAAAATTATGGATTTTAATGGTTCTGAAGAAGAAATGTTTCAAAAACTTGAAAATTATGGTTTAGAAACGGCTCAACATTCATTAGTTAATGGTAAATTTGTAACTGAAGAAAGTGCTAAATTAGGTGTACAATCTGTTAGAGACGATTATGAATATGAGTGTGATGGAATTATTTTTACTGTAAATAAAAAATCTGAAAATTATAATGGTTATGAAACAAGTACATATAATCCTAAAGAATCCAGAAAATTTAAAGTTGGTGCAGTTGTTAATTCTGCTGAAACTGAAGTTGAATATGTTGAATGGAATGTTTCTAAAAATGCAATTTTAAATCCAAGAGTTAAAATTAAACCTGTAGATATTAATGGAGTGACTATTGATTGGGTAACAGGTCATAATTATAAACTTATTGTTAATAATAAAATTGGTCAAGGAGCAAAAGTTGTTATTACAAGACGTGGTGATGTTATACCATATATTGAAAAAGTAATTTCTCCGTGTTTACAAGATAAAATTGGTATACCAACTATTGACCGCTCATTTTGGGATGTTGATGAAAATGGAGTTTTTGCATTTTATTATGAAGGTTCAGATGAAAAATTAGATAATATTGTTGCTTTACAACGTTTAGTTTATTTTTGTAATAAATTAGGTGTTAAATATGCAGGGGAAGGTAATTTAACAAGAATTATGACATTTACTGAATTAAATACAATGACACCATTTAATCTTATATCTTTACCTGTTTCTGTTTTTACTCAAACAATTGGAATTAATGGAGTAAAATTATATTCTTCATTACACGATTGTTTAAAACAAGCAACTATTCAACAATTAATGGATGCTACTGGGGCTTTTGGAGATGGTATAGGTGAATTAAAACTTAATAAAATTGTTGATGTTTATGGTGAATTGGTATTTGAAAAAGAAAAAATTTTACAAGTTGAAGGATGGTCTGATATTTCTGCTGACCAATATTGTTCACGTTATGCAATCTTTTTAAATTATGTAGATAAGTTTAGAAAAGCAAATGTTGATTTAAAGTATTCGGCAGTTGTTAGAGAAACAGATGATTTACATAATATTGTAGTTTGCTTTACAGGAATTAGAGATAAAGAAATGGAGAGAAATATTATGTCCAGAGGTGGAAAAGTTGTTTCATCTGTAACAAAAATTTGTAATTTATTAATTACTAAAGAAGAAAATAGTACATCATCAAAGGCACAAAAAGCCAGAGAGAAAGGAATTGAAGTTATATCATATGAAGAAGCTGTAAAAAGATTTAAATAATCTCTTGACAAATAAATTTTATATGTTAAATTAAACTCATCAATTGATTTTTTGATGAGTTTAATTTTTGGAGAAAGAAAATGAGTCAAGCATTTGAAAATTTGATTACGAAAATTGATAATCGTTATTCTTCTTTTGTTGAATTTGAAGAATTTGATTATAATGAAAAATTGGTTGAAGAAGTTTATTTTATGTTATATTGGTTAGATAATCACGGTATTGATTTGTCTAAATATGAATCCAATAATCTTGAAGATAGTGATGGACGTTTTCTTGGTATTGAATATTCAACAGAAATGGATGATGGAAATTGGTTGTATATTGAAGTATTGTTTGATGAAGAAAATCCTAAGTTGGATGAACCTATTTTACGTTTGTTTTATATGAATAATGATGAAGATTATGATTATTCAATACTTGAACTTGAATGTGATAAAAGTAATCGCTTGAAAATAGCAGAATATCTTCAAAAAATTGAAAAATTGATGAATGTAAAAGATAAAGATGGTGTAATTGCCTATATGAAAGAGCTTGGTGCGAAATGTCCAGAAGAAGATTAAAAGCTAAAATTTCATTTTTTGATATTGATGAAACAATTTTTCATACCCACGCTTTAATTAATGTTGTTAAAGATGGTGAAATTGTTAAAAAGTTAACAAATAAAGAATTTAATACTTATAAATTACAAGATGGTGAAGAATTTGATTTTTCGGAATTTAGAGATTCATTAGTATTTTATAATACTTCTAAACCTATTAATAATGTTATTAAATTGGTTAAACGATATATTGATAATATTAAAGGAAATGATAGAGTTATCTTTTTAACGGCTCGTGAAGATTTTAAAGATAAAGAAAAATTTCTTGATACATTTAGAAAATATGGAATTAATATTGACCATCCTAATGTTTATGTAGAAAGAAGTGGTAATTTAAAATTTATTGAAAAAGTTCATCAGCGAAAAAATTTTATTGTTAGAAAATATCTTAAAACAAAATTATATTCTGATGTTAAAATGTATGATGACAGTCATAATAATCTATATAATTTTATAATGTTACAAAAATCATTTCCTGATTGTAATTTTAATGCTGTGCAAGTTATTGGTAATGGAAAATTAAAAAAGATTTAACATTATATTCGTAAAATGTTTGCATTTTTAATACTATATTTGGTAAATGTTTGCATTTTTATGTTTTTTTAGAATTAAAAACGTCAAATGTTTGCAGGTAATAATACTTTTTAATTTATTTTAATTAAATATTCTTTAATTTTTTATTTTGTTCTGGTGCTATTTTTTAAAAATAGCACCATAAATATTTTTAGAACAAAAAATAAGTTTATTCAAGGAGAAAAAAATGAGTGGTGTTATTGACCCAAATACAGGTAAACCTTTAAGACATTATGCACAAGATTTAGTTACAAGAGCAAGATATATTATTATTTCATTACAAAATGATACAGACCCTGATACTTGTTCCGTTGTTGATATTGATGCATTAGATGCCGATACAAGAGCAGAATTGGTTAATTTAGTAAATAGTGATGAATGTCAACATCAGCCAGAAATTTGGAAAGTTTTAGATAAAAAATATTTTATGAATTATCCAAAACAAACAATGTTAAAAGTTTTAAGAGGTTTAAAACAAATTCGTATTGTTAAATCTGCTCAAGTTGCAATTCAATGTCCAGATGATGTTGTAAGAACACCAAAAGATATTATTGAAGGTTTAAATGTTTATTATGCAACAAAATCAAATCAAAATAGATTTGGAATGAATCCTTATGCTGATTCTTCTTTACCTTCTTTTGTTACAGCTAAGCAAGAAGCTCCTGTTTCTTCAGCAGTTGTAGAAACTCCTGTTCCCACCCCTGTTGTTGATGCAGTAGAAGTTAAAGAAATTAAGGAAATTAAAGAAGAAATGAGTCAAATGAAAGAAACAGTTAATACTTTAACAAATTCTATTGCTGATTTAGTAAAAGCATTATCTGAATCTAAAAAAGGAAAATAATGATTTCAGATACGTGTTGGAAGAATATATTAAGTGATGTTTTCTCTATTTTTCTGCCGTCTTCTGAATTTGTAAGTGAAATTGAAGTTTGTTGGAAAGATGACATAAAAAAAGTTTTTACAAGTTCTGGCGAATTATTAGCTTATGTGTACGTTTTTCAAGATAAGGTTGATTATGACATATATGATATTAAAGAATTTCATTGTCATTTGAAAAATGAAAAAGAATTTAAAAAAGATGTAGAATATTTAATTCAACAAATTTCAGATAAAATAAAAAAGGGAGAATAAATTCTCCCTTTATTTTTTATTCTTCAACATCCTCAACAAATAAAATAGCCGATGCAGTAATATTCATATTAATACCATTTGTATTTCCAACAATTCCTGCTGGACAAAACATACAAAGATATTGTGATGGAGTTAATGTAATATTTTTTTCAATATAAAAAGAAGAACCAGGAACGATTCTAATATCGTGAGCAATATAAGTTTTAATATTACTATTTGAACCATCTTTAATATATAAATCTATTGATTTAAAATTTTTAGGTTCATATCGTGGATAAGTATGAGTATTTTTATCATATTCTTCAATTCTTGGGTCAAAAACATTACAAATATATAATGAATGGACTTGAACTGTTGAACCTTCTTCTCTTAAAACTTCACCCATACTACTTGAACCAGATAAAACATTAGTAGTATTTTGACCTGCTAAAGCAGATGGAATAATAATTTTTTCAGTACCAACTTGTTTTGAAACAGATAAAAAATTTTTAAATATTTCAGCCATTAGAAATCCTTAATTTTTAATTATAATAATATTTATTGAAAAGCAAATGAATGATGTAGTAGAATAAATAACAAAGTTTAATGAGGATATTATGGTAAAATTATTAATAACTTATAAAGATTATATTCATTGTACAGTTCACGGATTATTATCAGCTGACTTATCTGCTTGTGTTAAAGAATTTAAGGTTTTTATCCCTTCAGCACGATTTCAAGCATCTTATAAATTAGGTCGTTGGGATGGTTATAAACAATATTTTACGGTTACTGGTCAAACTTATGTAAACTTATTACCTCGTATTTTTGAAATTATTGATTTATCAAAATATGAAATTGAATATGTATATCCTGATGATATTATAAAAGACCCTGATTTAGGAGATGATGTTGATTCAAACTATTTTTCTTATTTAAATTGGTATGATGGTCATTATAAAGAAGGAGAACCAATTATTTTAGAAGAACATCAAGTTAGAGTTATTAATACTTGTTTAAAAAATCATCGTTGCATTATTGATGCTGCAACTGGTTCAGGAAAAACACTTATTTCAGCAGTATTAGCTAAAAAAGTATTACCTTTTGGAAAAACAATATTAATTGTTCCATCTAAAGATTTAGCATTTCAATCTGCTAATGAATTTAAACAATGGGGGTTAGATGCTGGTATTGTTGGTTGTGGTATAAGAGATTTTGGACACGATGTAACTGTTTGTACTTGGCAAACAATTAATTCAATGGAGCGTTCAAAAAAAGAGAAACCATTAACTATGGAAGAATTACAAAAATTAAAAGATGGGGTTATCTCATTAATTTTTGATGAATGCCATCAATGTAAATCATATCATATTCAACAAGTATGTGATTCAACTTTTAAAAATGTTCCAATTAAATGGGGTTTGACAGGTACAGTTCCAAAGGAGAAATCTGATTATTATTGTTTATATACTTCATTAGGCGGTGTCGGAGCAGTTGTTGAAGCAAAGGAATTACAGGATAAAGGATTTTTAGCTAATTGTAATATTAATTGTGTTCGTTTAGAAGATAATACATTAAGTCCAGATTTTACAACTGAAATTAAATATTTAGAATCTAATGATGAAAGAACAACATTTATTGCACAATTATTACATTCAATTGTACAATCATCAGGAAATACATTAGTTTTATTAAGTCATATTAATTATGGTGAAAAATTAACAGAAAAATTAATAAATTTAGGTACAAATGCTATTTTTCTAAATGGAGAAGTTAAATCAACAAAACGTTTTGAAGAATATGAAAAAATTAAAACTGAAAATAATAAATGTATCGTTGCAATTGATAAGATTGCTTCAACAGGTTTAAGCATTTCACGTTTATTTAATTTAGTTTTTATTGATTATGGAAAAGCATTTACTAAAACTATTCAATCGGTTGGTCGTGGACTACGATTAGCGAAAGATAAAGATTTTGTTGAAATTTATGATATATCTTCAACAACTAAATATTCTAAAAAGCATTTTAATGAAAGAATTCATTATTATGATGAAAAAAAATATCCATTTAGAATTTTAAATATTGACAAATGGAAATAATTTTTCGTATAATTTTATAAAAAAGGAAATAGAGTGGAAATATTATTACCAGAAAATAAGCCATTTAATTTGAATCAACCAAAAAATAAATTAATAGATTCAAAAATGTGTGTATTTGATTATTCTGATAAAGATGATAAAGATTTTTTATTTAAAAAAATCACAACATTTTTTTCATATGGTTATCATATGGTTGAATTACAAATTGGTGAAAAATATAAATTAGAAGTGCCTTTAAATTGGAGAATAATGGTTATTAATGACCACGATTTAATGTGTCAACTTATATCAATAGATGAATTATTACATTTTGAACATCAAACAGTTATTTTTAATCCTTTTTATGTTGGTATTCCAAAAATTGTTGACATTAAAATAAATTCTGTTAATATAAATAAAGTTCAATGTTTTGTTCCAAAATTACCAAAGAAAAATTTGTTAGTTGTACCATTAGGAACTAAACAAGATTGGAATAATAAAATCATTAATAAATCAACTGGTGAAATATCTTATTATCCTGATTGTATAATGATGTGTGATGATATAGATACATCAAAATGTGAATTAGATTTATATGATGATATAATTGTTTAATTTTTATTTTTGTGGGAGAAAATATATGTCAGTATGTGCGGTAAGAAAAACAGCCGATGCAATTACAGTAAGTTGTGATACACAATTAACTTGTGATACAACAATTTCATCTCAATTTTTAGAATCTACTAAAATGTTTGAAAAACACGGTATTATTGTTGCTGGTGCTGGACCAATTAGAGAAATAAATCTTTTAAAAATTTTTTTAGAAAAGAATTTAATTGGTGAGCCATCAGAAGAAAATATTTTGATGTTTATGTTTGATTTTTCTCAATTTAAACAACAAATGGGTTTACCAGTTGAAATAGAATGTCAATTTATTTTTGTTATTGGAGATAAAATTTTTAGTGTTATTCAAGGAGAAGTATTAGAAATTCCCGAATATTACGCAATTGGAAGTGGACAAGATTTTGCTCAAGCAGCATTATTTTTAGGTCATTCAACAGAAGAATCAGTTAAAGTTGCTTGTAATTTAAATGTTTATTGTCACGAACCTATCAAAACGATTGTAAGGCAACTTTAAAAATTAAAATCCTTTCAATAAATATCCATTGAAAGGATTTTTTATGGATATTATAGATTCTCGTAGAGTATTTGATGATGACTATGCTAAAATGCGTTATACATTATATATAAAGAAAATTAATACATTATTAGAAAATCATCAAAAGCCACATAATAAAAAATATAAACAAGGATTTTTTATTCCAAAACGTCCTTTAAAAGTTATGAATATTATGGAAACAACTGAACCTCAACCAATTGTATGGAGAAGTGATTGGGAAAGACAATTATGTGAATGGTTAGATTCTACTGATGCTATTACTAGATGGGGTTCAGAAATTGTTCAAATATTATATCGTGACCCGACAAAAAATAAAATGTCTTTTTATACTCCTGATTTTTATGTTGAATATTTGGATGCGAATAAAGTTTTAAAAAAAACTATGATTGAAGTTAAACCATTAAAAGAAGCATCTTTAAAAAAAGCATCAAATGGATGGGATAAAATATTAGTTGCAAAAAATGCTATGAAATGGGTAGCAGCAAATGAATATTGTAAAAAAAGAGGGATAACATTTAAAGTTATGCACGAGCATAATTTAGGAATTCTTTAATGAAACCCAATATTTATATGCTCTTTTAGCTAATCTTTCTTTATTTTCATTAGTTAATTCATTAAAACTACCACTATATTGGCGAATAAAATCTTCAAAGAAATCTTTAAAAGTTTTCCAATCATTAATATTGAAAATATTTTTTCTAATCCATTCATCAAAAGAATGTGTGGTTTCTTGAAAGAAAGCATTTTGTTCAATTGGGCTGTTCCAATATGATTTCATTCCTGATTGAGTAAATAAATTTTGTTCTTTGGGTTTATAAGTTTCAGTTCTTCGGATTTCATCAATTAAATGAATACATTCGTGAACTAATGATGTTATTGCTAATTCACCTTGTGATTTTAAAAATTTAATAAAATCTTTTTTAGCCCAATCTACAATATATTTTGATAATTCAATTCTATATTCTTCATCATTATTTGTGTATGTTGATTTTAATTTTGAAACAATTTTATTATTTTTATTAACTAAAGTTGTTATATAATCCCATAAATCTGAAGTCATTGCTGGAATAGCAATTACACCATAATAATCATCAATAGTAACACCAAATGAAAATGTTGTTTCTTCATTCATATCAGTAAATTTTATAAGATACCCTTTATTTGAAGCACTTATAATAGGTGAAGTATTTTTGAAATCATTAGTAACATCAATAAAAAATCCATCTGAACCTGTTTTTAATTTTGTATTTTTATCAGTAATTTTTTTAATAATTATTTTAGTTAATTTATATGCTAATTGTCTATATTCCTTATCTTGTTCAGCACTTTCTTTAATTAAATGTTCTTCTAATGATAAACTTTTGTCATAATTTTTATTAATATAATCTCTAAGGTTAGCAATTAATCCATTGCTTCTTAATTTTTTAAATATTAAATTTTCTTCTGATAATTCTCCACCTGAAGATAAACCATTTTTTCTCATATCATAAAGTTCATCTAAAACTAAATTAGCTTCATCAGAATTATATTCTGATGAAAGAATATCTTGAATTTTATTAACTAATTCTTTATATTTTGGAGAATCCTTAACATCTTCAATTTTCTTAGTTATTTTTTCAGGTTTTTTTAACCATTTATCATATTTAATAGAATATTTTCCACCTGCTTCAGCGGGTTTTCCTGCATCTTCTACATATAATTCAACAGGATGTCCATAAATTGTAATATCGTGATTATTATTAAATACCGTTTTTTTAGCATTAAAATAATCTTGTAATAAATCACTATTTATATCATAATCATCAAATTTAACAACAATATGTAAATCAATATCAGAATCTGGATTAAAATTAAAATTTGCCATTGACCCTGTAAATTGTATGTCAGTAATATCTAAATTCAAATCAAGATATTCAATGAAAGCTGATGCAATTTGATTAAGTTTATTATAAACTTGAGGTTTTAATTCTTCACCGTTCCAAATGTCTTTATTTAAAGTTTCACTAAATTTAATTGTATCTTCTTGTAAATTTAAATCTTCAAGTTTCATAATTTTTCCAATATAAATATGTTATATTAATATTTATTTAAGGTATAATAATGACATCTAAAGCAAAAGTTAAAGGAAATTCTTGGGAAAGAGAATGTGCAAAAGGTTTAAGTAAAATTTTTGGATATAATTTTGAAAGATGCAAAGGTTCTGGGGCATTTGTCGGTGGGAAAAATAGTATTAGAAAAATTAAATTATCAGAAACACAATTAGTTTCATCAATGGCTGATATTATTCCGCCAACAGAAATGAAGAATATGGTCGTTGAATGTAAATTTTATAAAGATTTTCCATTTTATATGTTTTTACAAAATAAATCTATTCCTTTAATTGATTCTTGGATTGAACAACAATTAGATGTTGTTGTTGATATGAATTTTTGGTTTATTGCATTTAAAATAAATCGGGTTGGGAGTTATATAGTTATCCCTGAAAAAATATGTAATTTTATTGATGATAGAATTGGAAATCATTCAATATATTATTATAATAATGAAAAATATATTGTTTCTGAATTTTTTCCATTTATAGAATTATATAAAAATGAAATATTAAAAAAGTCGGCTTAAATACCGACTTTAATTTTTCCATAATATCCATTTAAAATTACTTTGATAGCTTCTTTTGAAATACTATATCCATCATAAGAACTAATTTTTTTCTTAATTAATTCATCAGTACCTTTTATTTTATTTCCAGTAAAACGATATAATAAACTTCTGCATAAATTCATAAATGTTGGTCTATTTTTATAAAAATTAAAATAAAAATATTCTGGTTTTTGTCCTTGTTTTAAACATTTTAACATAAAATCATATGTTGATGGGTCGCAACTAAATAATACAGTATCTGATGATAAAATATATTTAATATCTTCTTGTACTTCACTTAATTTATTTTCATTAATATTTTGTTTTGATTCATTAAATGATATTGGATAATTATATTTGTCACCTGTTGAAAAAACTTGATTAACATTATAGCGTTTTTTAGTATCTTTATTAATAATTTTAGTAATTCTTATCGGAGCATTATTTCGTAAACGAATTTCATTTTCATCTTCATTAACCATTCTTAATAATATTGAATCATACCAACTAATATTTTTATCAGTTGCTTGTCCAACAAAAATATATGATGTTCCATTATAATCACTATTATATGATTCAGCTTTATCATATTGTTTAGCCCAACAATTACCTGTTCCATATTCTTTAAGATGTTGTAATAATTCATTAATAGACAATTTTGTATCAATTTCTCTATAAATGTTATTATCAATTAATTCATTTTTAATATTTTGTAAAATATGTTCTGCAGAATTACGATAAATATCGTCAGTAATTTTAAATGCTAATGAATTTTGATTGTTCATATTCTTGTATATATAATTTATTGCTTGATTGTATATTTTTTCATATGTATTTTTTAAATGTATTTTGTTATTTTCCATTTCATCAATAATAGCATCAAGATAATGGCTATAAGCAAGTTCCGTAAACAAAATGTAATTATTGATTATTTCACCAGTATCCCATCTGTTATTCCTAATAGCATTAATAACTTTATTAATGACTTGATTTTCTGAATTATCAGGAAGATTTAATTTTTTTCTGTGTTTTGCTTCTACTATAACATTTTCACCATTAAACATTTTAATAACTGATTGTTCCATATTCATTCTTGGAAAATATGTTCTTAAAATTTTATTATTATCTAATTCTTTGGCTTGTTTAATAAACCATTCTTTCATATCATTATCAAAATCTTCAGGAATTAAATTATAATCTTGAAAATAAACATTACCATTATAAGCAAATAAATGAGTTGCATTTTTTACATCATATTCATCTTCAACATACATATGCAATAATGGAGTATCTGCTGACCAAATTGCAAATCCAGTTTTTGATAATAAAATACGATACCATTTATTCTTATTAACAAAATCATTAAATTCTTTTTTAGTTGGATTTAATAAAACTTCTGTATCGTCAATATAATCATAAGTTTCATATATATTATTTGAATTGGAATTCCATTCGCCATTATTATCAATAGATTTTATTTGGTTTGGTTCAAATGCAACCCATACATTATTTTCAGAAAGATAGATACCGTCAAATCCTAAATTTTTTAATATTGCAGTTGTATCAATTGTATCATAACCTTTAACATTGCGTTCTGCTCTACTCATTTGTAGACCGAAGAATAATTCAAATCCTTCAAAGGTTTCAGAATTATTTCCTTCAAAAATCTTTTGTAAATCCTCTTCAGAAATATATTTTTGCAATATGCTTTTGTTATATTTAACACCATATCCATAAAAAGGATTTTTGATAGAAAGATAGCATTTCATTATTTTATTACCAAATGAGTTTTTCATAAATAAATCATCTTTTGATGAAAAATAAAATCCTTTCCCTTGTAAATTCATTGGATGTGATTTGGTTATATCAAATGTATTAAAATCCGATTTTGTTCTATGAATAACAACTAATGGATTATCATCTTTGTCTACAACTTTGCTATTATCAAACCATTTCCAAAAATTATCATTTAGATTTTTTGAATTTTTAGATTCATTTACTAAATTTTGAGGTAATTGGTCTTTTGAATTTAAGCCAATACTTCTAATATCATATTTTTTGAATTGAATATTTTTAAATAATGGGACTTTTTGCATTTTCTTTAATTCATCTGGTGCATTATAATAAGAAGGTGCAAGTTCATTATTTCTAAAAATGATATATTGATTATTTTTTAATTTTCCAATGTATGCATACTTATAACCATCTAAAGATGAAAATGATTTATAGTCATTTTCATCAATAATTTTAAACATAGCACAATATTTGTCTAAATATTGATAAATTTCTTTTTCTAATATTGGCAAATGAGTAAATCCTTTACCATATAACTTTAATTTTTCAATTAAATCTGCGTGAATAAGATTAAAAGCATTACCAAAAATATACATATTATTTTTTAAATCATATAATCCACGAACAGGATTTTTTACGAGTAATGTTGAAATCATTTGTTCAGCTTCAGTATCTGAAGTTGTATAATAAACAATTGGAGTTCCTGAATAATCTTTTATAAAAGATTCTTTAATAATTTCTTTAATTAAATTACTGTATTTTCCACGATACATTTAAAATCCTTAATAACATAACATAATTTTTTCAACATTTCCTAAAACAGATAATGACATTCTTCTATCATATGCTTGAGTATAATTTGGTGTCCAATTTTCATAATATGCAGGGTCATATTGTGGATTTAAATTTGATGTTGGATATGGAGCGTGAGTATAATCTACATTATCAACTTTTGAACTCATTATATATTCCGTTGATTTAGTATCAAATGGAGCAAATGGAGAACGAACCAATGGAAGATAACTTCTATCTAATTTTGCTCTTAACCAAACATATGAACCATCAACATTATAATAATCAGCTTGTCTTTTAACTAAAATAGGATTATAATTAGAATATTCAATATAAGGAGTATTATTGGTTAAAGGAATAGTAAACCAATCTAAATCAGTTTTTGGTTCAGTTTTTAAAGACCCTTCCAACCATATTCGTCCTGTAAAATTAGTTGTATGAATAACAATTGTATTACTTCTTTTATTTGTTTTATGCGAATTATATGCAACAGCTTTAATAGGTTTTCCAATAAAATCTGTTTTACCGCTCATATTATCTAAAAGAACTTGTGTCTGCATTATAAATTTACTCCTGAAAGTTTTAAAACTTCTTGAATTTCATCGTCATTATCTTCATTATCTTCATTATCCACAAATTTATTATATTCTAAAGTTGTCATAAAAATATCAATAATTTGACTTGCATCTTCTTCAGAATGGTCGCTTTCGTAATCATAAAATTCAGCATACATAGGATTAATATCTCCTTCTTCTTCACGAAATGAAATATCATTAACTAAATCCATATAAGATTTTTGACCATTATCAGCATATTCTTCATAAAATTCTCTTACACTATGACAATCTTCAAATTCATATAAAAAAGCTCCTTTAAATTGTTCTAAATAGTATGTATAATTATTATTATGATATGTAGAATAATAATCATTATAATTTGGTTTAGGTGGATTCCATCCTAAATCTTTTAATTTTTCATATATATAATTTCCAATTAAATCAAATGCTGGAAGTGGGTTCAATTTTTCATAAACTTCTTTTTGCCAATATTCATTTTTAGAAGTAAACCATTTATAAACATCATAAGAACTATAATCTGCATTATTGGTTTTAAATAAAACATATAAAAATGTAGTAAAATCCATTTCCGAAGCAGAAGTATTAGAATCTTTTAAATAAAATTTATATAATGTTAATAAATCAGTATTTTCCCAACTAATTTCATTAATAAATCCTTCTGTTTGAGCAATTTTTTCCATTAATTTAGAAGTATCACTATATCCACCTTCATTATATCCAGTTGATGCAAATTCTTCAAAATCTTTAATATCTAAATATATGGTACTTTTAATTAAATCACGATAATCAATTAACATACAAATAATACCATCTTCATTATATGTTAAATTATATTCATTTATAACATTATCTTCTTTATCATCATCCCATTCATCATCAATACTGTCATCTTCAAGAGATTCATATGAATTGGTTACGTTTTCTTGGGTTAAAAAGAAATCTAATAATTCTGGATTATCGTGAACAAATTCTCTAAATTTTACAGAATCATTTTCAGCATCTCTAAATTCTCTTGGTCTGTTACTATCACTATCATTGGGAACAAATAATTGTAATTTCACTTTTTGATTTTCTTTATTAATAATTACATATAATTGACCATCAGCAGTATATGCATCATAATAATAACAGTTATCTCCACCTGTACACCAAGAAGCTCCTCGTCTTAATGCTTTTGAACCTTCATATGTATGTGGTGTCCAAACTTCCCATTCATCTCCATTAAATAATAATTCAACAGCTCCGTTCATATATAAACCAGGTTTTTTCTCACCTTGTAATTCTTTTTGGTTTCTTTTTGCATCTTTATTTTTTTGATTTGCTGTTAAATTATTTTTGGCATCTTCTAAAGCATTTTTTAAATCTTCAATAGATTTATAACTGTTAATATCATTATTTGGTAATAAATTTTTTCTATTTTTTGCTTGAGTAAATGCTTTAAGATATTGTTGCATTTTTTCAGGAGAAATATTTTTTAATTCTCCCAATTTATTCATTTTTAATAGCCAACGAATATAATTTTCAGGAGTTGATGCCATTACTTCATTAGATAAATTTTGTATATTATTTAATACTGGGTCAAATGATATTAAATATTTAAATTCTTCATCAGATAAATTTGAAGCATTTTTTTGTCTTACATCTAATAATGATTCATTTAATAATGTGCTAAAATTAATATTATTAATATTAACTTTTTTTCCTTCTTTTATAATGTTAAAATAATCTAATTTCATTAATTTACTCCCAATGGAAAATATCCGTTTGATGGATTATTAAATTTATCTAATGTTATATCTAATTGCCATTCTTCAGGAATACCATCTAAATAACTTATAGAACAATAGAAAACCCAACCTTTATCAATATCTACTGGTTCAATGCTTAATAATGTAAAACGGGGGTCTTCAAGAAATGTTTCAATAAGTTCATTTTGTATATCATTTCTAACTTGAATGGTTTTTGGCTGAAACAATTTATTTTTGATTGTTGTTCCAAAATTAGGGTCCCAATCACATTCACCTTTTGTTGTATAAATTCTTAATAATAAATCGTGTTTAGCTAAATCTTTATCAATAAGAATCCCCCATTCATCATTTATTGTTGTATATCCAGTAATTGTCATAAAAAATCCTTATATATAAAGATATTTATTGACAATTTTAATGTTTAATGATAACCTTTCATATGATTAGAGGTTTAAAATTATGAAATATATACTATTAACAGATATACATTTTGGTAATCACGGAAATAGTGATGAATTTAATCAAGAATGTAATAATTTTTTAAAATTTGTTGAAAAAACAATTGAAAATAGAGAAGATATTGATGGAGCAATTTTTTTAGGAGATTGGTTTCATAATAGAAATTCTATTAATGTAAAAACATTAAAAGCAGGAATAGAAGGTTTATATACATTTGGTTCTATTGGTCGTGGAAATTCTTATATGATTATTGGCAATCACGATTTATATTATAAAGATAGACGTGATGTAAATAGTATTATTATTCCTGAAGGAGAAATTGGTGTTAATCTTGTAGAAGAACCAATTTATTTAGAAGAACAAAAATTTTTATTTTTACCTTGGTTAATTAATGAAGAAAAATTAGAAGATTATATTAAACAATATAATCCTGAATATGTTTTTGGACATTTTGAAATTCCTTCTTTTTCTTTTAATAAATTAGTTAAAAAAGAAGGTGAATATAATCCTGAAAATTATAAAGGTCCAAAACGAATTTTATCAGGTCACTTTCATTTAAGGCAAGAAAAAAATAATATTACATATATTGGTAATTGTTTTTCTCACGATTTTTCTGATGTCAATGATTGGCATAATAAAGGATTTGCTATTTTAGATACTGATAAAAATTCTTTAGAATATATAGAATGGAATGATGCTCCAAAATATTGTACATTTTCTATTAGTAAATTAAATAATATTAATTTAAGTAATAATATGTATTTAAAATTGGTGAATGATGTTCAAATGAAACAATTTGAAATTAATCAATTAAAAGAAGAATTAGAAAAGTTACCAAATATTAATGAATGTTTTATTTATCCAAATGAATTAGAATTAGCAAAAACAATTATTGATAATAAAAAATTAGAACATATTTCAGATATTGAAACTTTAATAATTTCATTATTAAATGAATTAACAATGGAAAATATTCAAAATCAAAAATTAGTCAATATATATAAAAATTTACAAATAAATTCTTGACAATATAAATTTAATTTTTATAATGTTAAACATTAATTATTATAAGGAAATTACTATTTATGTATATTAATAAAAAAGATTATACAGGAGAATCTGCTCGTATGGGACAAACAGCAGAAAATTTATTTGAGAATTGGCTAAAATTAAATAATAGAAAATATAGGAAAGCAACATTATCTGAACAATTTAAACATATTGATTTTATTGTTAATAGTGATAAGTTGAAAAAAGAAATTAAAATAGATGTTAAAGCATCAAAAAAAGTTAATAGAAAAGACGAAGCTGAAAATACTAATTTTTTATGGGTTGAATTTAAAAATGTTCAAGGGAAAAATGGTTGGTTATACGGTGAAAATGATTTTATAGCTTTTCATAAAATGGATGAAAATTGTTTTTATTTAGTTGAAACAAAAGAATTGGCAAACTTATGTGAGAAAATTTGTAACCAAGGAAATGCATTATGTTCTAAAGATGCATTATATCATAGATATACCAGAAACGGAAGAAAAGATGAATTATCAATGATATATTTTGATGATATAAAAAAATGTAATTATAGTATTATAAAATTAGGAGAAAATTAATGACTCAAATCAGAGATAGTATTGAATTAGATTTTTGTGATGTTTTATTTAGACCAAAAAGAACAACATTAAATTCAAGAAGTGAAGCAGATGTTATTCGTGAATATAAATTTAAATATTATCCAAAAACAATTAAATCTTGTGGTATTATGGCAGCTAATATGGCTACAACAGGAACATTTGATATGAATGATGTTCTTCAAAAATATAAAGCAATTACTTGTTTACATAAGCATTATACAGAATATGAAATAAAAAATTATATGACCATAAACAATATGGATGATTATTCTGACCATAATTCATTTACATTTATTTCAACAGGTTTAAAAGATGATAAAGAACAGTTGTTTAGATTATTACAAACTGGGTCGCAAATTGATAAGATTTGTATTGATATTGCTAATGGTTATATTCCAAATTTAATTAATTTTGTTAAAGAAGTTAGAGAAAAATTTCCAAAATCATTGATTATGGTTGGTAATGTTGTTACAGGTGATATGACTCAAGATTTAATTCTTAATGGAGCAGATATTGTAAAAGTTGGAATTGGACCTGGTTCTGTATGTACTACTCGTAAATTAACTGGAGTTGGAAGACCTCAATTGTCAGCAATTTTAGAATGTGCAGATGCTGCTCACGGTGTTGGTGGTTTAGTCTGTGCAGATGGTGGATGTACTTGTGCGGGTGATATTGCTAAAGCATTTGGTGCTGGTGCAGATTTTGTTATGCTTGGTGGTATGTTTGCTGGAACTGATGAATCTGATGGTGAAATGATTACGAAATGTTTTAAAACAAATGAACTAAATCCATCAGGATATGATGAAGATGATGAGCCAATTTTTGATGAACCAAGATATAAATATGAAATAAAAGAATTTAAACAATTTTATGGAATGTCTTCACAACTTGCCCAAGAAAAGCATTTTGGCGGTATGGCAAATTACAGAGCATCAGAAGGTAAAGTTGTTGAGATTCCTTATAAAGGTTCTGTTGAGAATGTCATTCAAGAAATACTTGGTGGAATTCGCTCTACAATGTCATATATTGGAGCTAAAAGATTAAAAGATATTCCTAAATGCACAACTTTTTATAGAGTTAATAGACAATTAAATGAAGTTTTTGGAAAAAGTTAATGAAAATACCGCAAATATCAAATGAATTATATAATACATTAAATCCACAAAATAAAGAAAAACTTTATATTGTAGAAAATCCATCTGAATATTCTTTATGGTCATCAACAATAACATATAAAAAAGGTGATAAAGTAAATTATCAAGGTAAAGTTTATATTTGTAAAAATGATGATGTCAATGGTATATTTGATATAAAAGATTGGAAAATAGCACCAACATTAAAATTAATTGTATGAGGTTAATAATGGAATTAAATTTTAAAGAAATTAGAATTAGAAACTTTTTATCATTTGGAAATGTTGAAGAAATTATTCCATTAAATAAGTGTTTATATCAAGTTATTATTGGTATGAATAAAGATAAGTCTAATTCATCATTAGATAGAAATGGTGTTGGTAAATCAACAATTTTTGAAGCCATTCATTATGCTTTGTTTGGAAAATCTATTGGAAATAAAATTACATTAGGTAATTTAATTAATAACATTAATAAAAAAAATATGATTGTAACTCTTGTTTTTGAAAAAAATGGAGTTGAATATACTATTAAAAGAGGACGTTCACCTAATATTTTAATGTTTATGAAAAATGATGAAGAAATAAATGTTAATGAATCACAAGGAGATTCCAGAGAAACACAAGTTGAAATTGAAAAAATTTTAGGAATGAATGAAGATGTATATAATCAAATTGTATGCTTATCTTGCAAAGTTCCAATTTTTAATGACCAAACAACAGCAAACCAAAAGAATATTATTGAACATATTTTAGGTATTAATATCATATCTGAAAAAATAGATGCATTAAAAGCACTTATTAAAGAAACTAAAAATGAATTTAATAATAAGCAATTTGAGTATAATACTATTAAAACTCAAAATGATAATTTAATGCAAACAATTAATAATCAAATTGCTGATATGAATACAGCTAAAGAAAAATGGGAAAATGAAATTAAACAACAAATTAATAATGTTGAAAATGTAATTTCTCAAATGAAATTGATTGATATTGATACTGAAATTAAAAACTTTCAGTTGCTTGAAAATTATTTAACACAAGAGGGGGTGAATCAACAAAATCAGCAACTGAAAGATTCTTTAAATAAACAAATACAAGAAAAAGATATTTTTATTAAAAATTATCAGATTCGTATTGCTGAATTATTGAAATATAATTTTATAGTTGAACGTCAAAATATTCTTTATAATGAGCAACTTAATAAAGAAAGAATTGCTTATGATATTGAAGAAAATAAATATAAAACTATTAAAAATTTTAAAGAACAAAATCTTGATACTAATTTTAAACGTATTGCTAATGAAATTGAAAAAAAAGAAACTGAATTAGCAAATATTAAAGAAAATGTTTGTCCGACTTGTGGTCAACCAATGGGAGTTGAAGAAGTTAATAAATTAAAAGAAAGTAAAAAAGAGGAGATTGTTCAACTTCAAAAAGAATTACATAGAATTGATATGGATATTTTAGAAGCAAACCATACTATTTCTTTATTTGTTCCAAAAGTATTTGAATTTAAACCAGTATCATTTAATGATATGAGTTCATTACTTGAAAAAGAAAATGAGTTAAATCAATTAAAATTACAATTAGAAAATATTGTTAAAGAAAAAAATGATTTAATTGAACAGGAAAAGAAAATTGTTATTGTTGATTTAGGTATTAAACCACAGACACATTATTCTAATATTCAAGAAGCATTACAACATCAAGCAACGTTAGAATCATTAGGAATTACTTTAAATAGTTTACAAAAACAATTATTAACAAATCCTTTTGAACAACAAGAAAAATCTATTGAAGAACTTAAAAAGAATATTCAAGTATTAGATGACGCACCAATTAAACAAATTCAAGATGATTTAAATCATCAAGAAGTTTTATTAAAATTGTTAAATAGCCCATCATCTTTTATTAGAACAACAATATTAGAAAAATCATTAGAATTTTTAAATTCTAAAATTATGCAATATTTAGCACAATTAGGTTCTTTACATATTGTATCATTTAATAGTGATATGTCATTAACAATTGAATATATGGGTATTCAATATGGTTATGTTTCAACAGGAGAAATGGGACGTATTACATTAGCATTAACATTAGCATTTAGAGATGTTTGGGAAACGTTAAATAATTGTAAAATTAATTTATTTGCAATGGATGAGGTAATAGACCGTATTGGTTTAGATACTGCTGGAGTTGAAATGACAGTTCAAGCATTGCAAACAAAGGAAGATAAAAATGTTATGTTAGTTACACATAATGATACATTAATTAATCAAGCACCACATTTAATGACACTTGTTAAAGAAAATGGGTTTACGGAAATATTAAAATGAATCAATTTGAATTATTAAATGATAATTGTTTACCAATATTAGATAAATTTATATCTGAAAATCGTAAGGTGGATTGTATTATTACTTCTCCACCTTACAATATGAATCTTAGAGTTATGAAAGGGAAATATGTTTCTCGCTGTAATAATAAAAATCATAAAATAGAATTTTCAACAAAATATGAAAATTATAATGATGACCTTTCTATGGAATATTATTTTAATTTTCAAAAAGAATTTATTGAAAAAGCATTAAAAGTTTCCGATTTAATGTTTTATAATATACAAATGCTAACAGGTAATAAAATAGCTTTATTTAAATTAATGGGTTATTTTGCAGATAAAATTAAAGAAATTATTATTTGGGATAAAGGTTATGGTCAGCCTGCTATGCAAGTTGGTATGTTAAACAGCCAATTTGAATTTATTATTGTATTTGACAATAATAAACCATACAATAGAGCATTTGATTGTGCTAATTTTGCCAGAGGAACTGAAACAAATATTTGGGAAATTAAGCGTGAGAGAAATAAATTCATTAAAGCTGGGTTTCCAAAAGCATTAATTGAAAAAATTTTAGTAAATTTTACAAATGAAAATGATATTATTCTTGACCCTTTTATGGGAAGTGGAACTTGTGGTATTGTTTGTAAAGAAATGAATAGGAATTTTATTGGAATTGAATTAGATAAAAATATGTTTAAAATTGCAAAAGAGAGAATTGAAAATATAAATAAATGAAATAATAGGATTTAATATGAAAGTATCAACTTTTTATATGGCAGATATTTCTGAATATGATAATTTTATTGAAAAATTATATAATGATATTCAGAAAAAATTTGTTGGAAAAGGTATAAATTCTATTTTAATTAGTCGTTTTATTTCTTATTTAAGAAAAGAATTTTCAATTTATGCATCTTTTAAATTAAATAAAAAAACAAATATTATAATTATAATTCCTCGCATATCTACAAATCTTATTGAAAAAACAATTCATAATAATATTGAACAAATTAAAATTCGTGTTGAATATAATAAATTAAAAGAAATTTTAAGTGGTCAATGTGAAAATTTAGAAGATTATATTAATGAATTAGTTGAACAATTTAAAGAATATGTTATTGATAAACCATCATTAAATTTTTCAAAATATCTTTATTTACAAATTGATAATTTAGTTGATATTTGTTATAATGAATTAATTAGTATATATCAACCAAAAATAATTTATGAAAATTTAATGAAAAATAAAGGATGGATAATTTTATCCAGAAAGTCATCAATTTTTAATGATTATTATAATTTATTTCAGCAAAATAAAATTGAAAATAAAAATATTTTTCATAATTTTTTGTATAAATTAGCATTAAAATTAAAGGATTAATAATGAAAGTGTTGTCATTATTTGACGGCATTGGAACAGGAAGATTATCATTAGAACGAGCAGGAATAAATGTTGACAAATATTATGCTTCAGAAATTGATAAAAATGCTATAACAATTGCTAAAACAAATTATTCTGATATTATTGAATTAGGTTCTGTATTAAATTGGAGAAATTGGGATATTGAATGGAATACCATAGATTTATTAATAGGTGGTTCTCCGTGTACGTCATTTTCTTCAGCAGGTAAACAACAAGGATTTAATGGAGAATCTAAATTATTTTTTGAATATAGAGATATTTTAAATTATTTAAAATCTATTAATCCTAATATTAAATTTCTTTTAGAAAATGTTATAATGAAAAAAGAATGGGAAGAAGTCATAACTAACGAAGTTGGTGTGAAACCTATTTTAATTGATAGTTCTTTATTATCTGCTCAACAAAGAAAAAGAAATTATTGGTTTAATTGGAAAATAGAATATCCTGAAGATAAACATATTGAGTTAAAAGATATTTTAGATAATAAAGACTTTTGTTATAAAGCAACAATAGTGGGAAGAAGAATTAATAATAATGGACACAGAGAAGATTATAATAAAGAAATTCCTATCGTTCAATGTTTAGAAGTACGTAAAGCAAATAGTAATAAAAGTAATTGTTTAACAACTGTTGAAAAAGATAACGTTTTAAGTAATTTATCTTATGGAAGATATGTTGATGCTTTTGGAAAATATAGAAAAAATTGGACTTATTACTCTTTAAAAGAATATTGTAGATTACAAACTTTACCTGAAAATTATTGTGATTCTGTTCCTGAACATTTGGCTAAAAAAGCCATTGGTAATGGTTGGACAGCAGATGTAATAACGCATATATTTAAAGGATTACAATGACATTTATTTTGGAGTAATAAACCGATTGCTAATAAAAAATTTGAAAAAGATGCTATTAGAACAAAAAATAAAATCAGCGATTTTGACAATTATGAAGTGGTTGTTAATAGCAAAATTAGTAATAAAAGGCAAGTTTTACGAAATTGTGTTAAACCTGAAATAGGTTTATATATATTGTCTGAAATATTAAAATAAAAAACCTTGACAAATTAATATATTTAATTTATATTAAAATAGAAATCTTAAAAAGAGGTTATAAATGAATAATGATTTATTAAAATTTATTCAAAAAAATAATATTATTCCAATGAAGTATTATTTTTTTGAAAATGATAAGTTAAAGGTTAAATATACTTTAATGAATGGTTCATATGATTCCGAGCTTATTACAGAAAAAGCAAAAAAAGAGTTAAATATGGATTTTGAAAAATTAGCATATGAATCATATTGCTTGATGAATATTAAGTATTCACAAGAAAATGAATTTTTTATTGATTAGGAGAAAATAAAATATGAAAAAAAATAAAAATATGAATACAAATGTGAATGATATGTTTGAAGTATTAGCAACATTAATTCCCGATTTAGTTGATACTATTATGGATGATACAAACGAAGATATTAATAAAGAAAAGAAGAATAGAAAATGTAATTATAAATGTCATTGTTCTTGTTGTGATGATGATATTTCATTACAGGATTTACTTGGTGATTTACCATCATTAGATGAATTACTTGATGATAATAATGATGAGGATATTGTTGCAAAAATTTCTCCTGAAACTAATCAGCGAATTAAAGAAAATGAAACTAAAATTAAAAATAAAACTAAAAAATTTTTAGTTGATTCTCCTGTTAAAGTAACTCAACAAGAAAATAGAAATTTATCTGAAAATAAAATTCTTATTACAGCTAATGATTTAAGAAATAAGCAAGAAAAGTCTGCTAGATTATTTAAAATTAAAAATGCAGTTATTTCTATTGTAAATGATAAACTTATGGCAAATTCTAATGATGCTGAAAAAACAGAAATATCTATAGTTTTTAATAATATTGTTTTTCCTGTTTTAAAGAATTTAAGTATTGATGAAATTAAAGATATTGTAGAATATGTAAGAATTGAATTGTTAAAAAATGGATTTGTTGTAGAATATACGACATCTTTATGTCTTACAATTAAATGGTAATTATAGGAGTATAAAACTCCTATAATTTAATATAAAAATAATTTTGGAGAAATTTAATGGATGATAAAAATTTTATGGTAGAATCAGATACACAACCAATAGATAAACCAGTTATTATAACGGCTATTGAAAAAGAAGATGTCCAAACCTTTTTATATAATTATTTTTTTGTTAATGATATTCCAGAAGGAATTTCATATGATATTAGTAAAGATTCATTAATAAATGAATTATATATTGATAGAGATAAAATTGTTAGATGCTATCGGAATAATAAAACTTTTAATATTGAAAATCATTATGAAAAAACAAAATTTGGAGAAATTGTTTCATATATAACTAAAAATAATTTAATTATTGGAAATATTAAATGCGAATGCCATCAAATTTTTGATTTGGTAGATTTTATTTCGTCTTTACCTCAATATAGTTTAGCTTATGAAATTAATAAGTTTAATATAACTCCTAAATATAAAATTGGTGATTCAATAAGTTATATAGAAATGCCTTTTGATTCTTATTTAAATACAAAAGGAAGAATTATGTTTGAAACATTAACGGGTTTAAGTTATGAGGATAAAGAAAAATATATTAAAAATTTCATTAAATCCAATGCCTTGGAACAAAATTCTATAATTACAGGAGTTAAATTATTTGTGGATAAAATCTGTGATTTTTCAACAAAATATGTTTTTGCATATTCTGTTGATAGAAATTGTAATTTTGTTTATGAAGAAAATATTTGGTTGAATGGTGATGAAATTGGTCATAAAAAAGCATTAGAAAAATATATTGATAAAATATTTAATAATTTTTCAAATAATTCTTGACAAATTAAAAAAGTGCTTTATATTAAAAACGTATAAAGCACTTTAATTTTTTAGAAAGGGATATTGATGCTTGAAATTGCTCAATTGATTACCAAGGAAAAAGGACGTGAATTAATTAAATCAATGCCATTATGGAAAATGGAATATTTGTCAAGAATTTCTATTAATTCATTAAAAATGATAGATGAAATTCATAATCATTATGTTACAATTATGAATAATAGTATGAAAATCAATGTTTCCACACATACCGCATTATTGTCGTTATTTAATGATATGTGTCCTTGTTGTGGTAAAGTTTTTACTCATTATGCTTTAATTAATTCATATAATTGTATAGATAAAAATGGTAAAAAAGTTTATCAATTAATACCGTGTAATCCAGATACTAATGGAGATTTTGTTTTTTACAATAAAGACCATATAATTCCTCAATCGTGTAATGGAGTTAATAAAATGATAAATTTACAATTTATGTGTAAAAATTGTAATTCTAAAAAAAGTGCAATTATAACAGATGAAGAATTAAAATATGGTTATTATAGAAAAGGTATTTTTCATAATATTAAAGATAATGATATTTTAATTATTAATGATATGAAAATTAAAATTTCTTCTGTTGAACAAGTCAACGGTGGTTTATTTTATTTAATGAGTGATAATGTTAATACTTATTTTGATTGTAATGGAAAAAGTATTGATGGTAGATTTAAAATTAAAGGAGTAAATTATGGAGAATATTAAAATTAAATTTAAAAATTCAGGAATTATTTTAATTGCTCCAACATATATTGATGATAATGGTATAAAGCGTTTTAAAGAAAGTTTTAAACCATACCCTTGGATTGATAAAGATAGAAATGAACAACGACTAAGATGGTTACAAAATGAAATTTCCGATGAAGAATTAGTAATATTTGATATAGTATCAGGTGTTTCAGTAGAATTTTTAGAAGAATGTTTTTCGTGGGAAGGTAATTTAGATATAATTGAAATTATTGAAGATAATAAAGGAGAATAAAAATGGCTAATTTTGAATGTAAAGTGGTTAAAATTGAAAAGAAGGCAAATCATCCAAATGCTGATAGATTAACAATTTATAATATCGGCGGATATAATTGTATTTCTAATAAATTACCAGATGGTTCTGACCGTTATAATGTTGGTGATTTAGTCGTTTATATTCCTGAAAACGCTTTACTTCCTGAATGGTTGTTGAAGAAAATGGATTTTTGGAATGAAGAAAAGAACTGTGGAATGCTTGCAGGAAAAGAAGGGAATAGAGTAAAACCTTTGAAACTTCGTGGTATCTTTTCAGAAGGTATTTTGTATCCTGTTAAAGAATTGGAAATGGGAAATGATGCAGAAGATAATTATTATCATACTATAAACATTATTGAAGGTGAACCTTATGGTACTGGTGATGAATATGTTGAGGAAAATTCTTATATGCCATATTTAGAAGTATATAAGGATGATAATGTTGCCGAATTTCTTGGTATTACAAAATATGAACCTCCTATTCCTGCAAAAATGGGTGGAGAAATTTTTAATGGTGGAACTGAAATTGTTGTTCCTTATGATGTTGAACCAATCCAAAAGTTTATGGATGCTTTTATTGAAGGTGAAATGTTTGAAGCAACTGAAAAAATTCACGGAACTCAAACTCGTTTTATTTTTACTAAAGGTGTTGTAAATGATGAAACTTTTGGCGAGAATAAGGATATTTATATTGCTTCAAAAGGACAGGGTGATAAAGGATTATTTTTTAAGAATAATTTGTCTAATGCTAATTCATATTATGTCCGTGCATTTAAGTTAAATGATATTGAAAATAAAGTTGTTAATTCTGAACTTTATAAAAATTCTGATATGTTAACTTTATTTGGTGAAACTTATGGTATGCAGGATTTAAAATATGGTTTGGAAAATGGACATATTGGGTATCGTTTATTTGATGTTTATGTTGGAAAACCTCGTTATGGTAGATTTTTAAATTATGAAGAATGTAAAGCATTTGCTTCAGAACTTGGAATTGAACGTGTACCATCTTTATATGTTGGAGAATATTCATATGAAAAAGTTAAAGAATTAACTGATGGTAAAACAACTCTTGGTAAAAATAAAAACCAAATTCGTGAAGGTGTAGTTATTCGTCCATTAAATGAACGTTATATAAGTGAACTTGGTAGAGTATTTTTAAAATCTGTTTCAGAAGCATATAAACTTCGTAAAGGCGAAACAACAGAATATAATTAAGGTGTAAAAATGTTATTATCATTAAAAAAAGAATATGTTCTAAATTTTGATGAATGGATTAAATTCAGTCCAACTTTTGAAGATATTAAAGAAATTGAAGAAATTATAAATGTCGAGCAACCCCAAAAAGAAAAAATTTGGGGTTGTCAGGATATTGAATTTTGTGGAATGCATTTTATATTGATTAGTCAAACAATTAATGATAATAATATATTATATACTTATATGGATGAAAGTAATCATTTAAAATTAAATGCTACGCAAAATGGTTTAATATCAGTAGAAGAAAAAGATGTATTTTGTAATAGTTATACAACTTATTCGCAAAATATATATAAAAATGATTTATATTATAAAGGTAAAAAAGTATTTGAAGAATATCCAAATAAATGGAAACATAAAAATGCTTTAACAGAGAATGAAGAAAATTTAATAAAATTAGTTGATTCATTGCTTGATGAAGACTTTATAGTTATTTTTGAAAAAATATCAGAATATAGAATTAAAATATATCAATCTGGAATTATTGAAGATATTAAATTCCCTTTTAAAAAAGTATCTAAATTTAAAGATAATAAGAGAAATCAATTTTTCAAGAAAATTAAAGATAATTATAATATGTTTCCATATTTTAAAAAATATTGTGATAAAGTATTTTTTTATCTTGACAATGAAAATTAATAATTTATAATAAAAACGGAATATTAATTTATGGAGATTATAAAAATGAATTTATTTAAAAAATTAACAAATAGTTTATTAAATCTATTTAACACAATTGTTTCAATTCTAACTTTTGGTTTTATTAAATTAAATAAATCTATTAGAAAAGAATTTAATGTTGAACTATTAAAAGCACAATTATCTGATTTTGAATTAAAAAGAAAAGAAAATTATGATAAGTTAGTTAATGAAGTTCAGGAAGCAGCAGTTATTGAAAAGAAATTACAAACTTTGAATAATGAAAAAAAGAATCTTTTGAAACAATTAGATGATGCTAAAAATAAAGATGATAAAGTTTTATTTACAAAATTAGCAACAAAACTTAAAGTTAAAAATGAAATTATCAAAAGCAGAGAAGATGCTTTATGCACAAGAAAAACAACTATTTCTGATATTGAAAAAACTAATGATAATCTTGAATTAGAAATTGAAAAAACTAAAGGGAAGATTGAAATTTTTGAAGCTAAAAAAGAAAATGTTGAAGTTAGAAAAGAAAGCAATAACATTAAAAGTACATTATATTTGCCCAATGGAACTGATTCATCCTTAAATATTAATGAAATTAACGAAATGTATGATGATGAGATTGTTCGTGAAAATGCTAAATCAGAGTTTTTAGAACAATTTGCTCCAACTATTTCTAATGAATCTTTTACTTCTATTGAAGAAATGGAAAAATTTTTAGAAGAAAACAAATAATAATTTTAGGGGAGTTTAAACTCCCCTAAATATAAGGAATACAAAATGTTACATAGAGAATTAATTTCCAAATTAGTTAAAAATTTAACAAAATCTTCTTTTAATGAAAAATATCTATATGAAAAATTAATTCAATATAAACTCGCCTGTGCAAAAAATAATTTTGATTTTAATGTAGATTTAACGAAATATTTTAATTCATATGAATTAAAAGAAATTTTTGATAATTATAAATTCAATCAAAATACATTTGAATTTAATAAGTGGTTTTCTAAAATTTTTAATATATCTATTGAAGAAAAAGAAAAACATAAATGGCAATCATATTTTATCATTACATTAATAATTTTGTTTTTTACTATTTTTATCGGATGTATGTTTTTATTTTCTGAATGGATTATAATTTTTATAGGAATATTTACAACTTTCTTTTTTATGATAATGGAGTGGCTAAATGAATGAATATGATTTTATAAAGAAATTAGAAGAAATATCTTCAAAAAAAATAACAGAAGATAATAGTAATTTAAAAGATGTTTTAACTAATATTATTACTATATTAAAAGAACATTCAGAATATATGAATAATATTAATTCAGCTTTAAAATGTTGTGATTTAATTGGGATTGATGATAAATTATATAAAGTAATTAGATATTTGTTAGATTATTTAATAACGCCTGAAGCAAATGAATTAGTTGATTGGTGGCTTTATGAAGATGTTAATCACGTGTTATATTCATCGGAAACAAATGAAATTACTGATGATTTAAATAAAATTGAAGATTTAGTAGATTATATCTTAAAAAATTATCCAGTAAAATAAAAAATCTATTGACAATTAATTTCTCTATGTTATATTTACAGCATAGAGAAATTATTTTTATATGAAAAGGATAAAAAATGAAAGAGTTATTAAGAAAACTTAAAGAAATTGGTATTTATATTAAGAATGGAGCAGTATTTTCCATTAATCAGATTAAAAAACAAGATGAACCAACAAAATGGGCGATGGTAGGTGTTGATATTTATGTTTGGTTGATTATATGTGGGTTTTTTATGGAGTTTGTTAAATTTGTTTTTTGTGGTTTTGTTATTTATTTTTTGATTTATTATGCACTTAAATTAGGCGAAACACATTTTAAAAAGAAGGAATAAAATAATGGTGAATTCTTGGGAAGATTTTGTTAAACTTCTTGAAGATAATTGCGACAAATTTAATTTTACAATTACAAAATTTTGGTTAGATAAAGAACAAGGTTGGTATGAAGAATATATTGAAGTTTTTAAATTAGGTTGTTGTCGTTTGTTTATTAATAATGAAAATAAAGAAGTTTGTGTTGTTGAACATATGGGTGATAGGATTACATCTTATGAATTACAAATAGCTTTTAATTGTGACTATAAAAGATATATTCAAATAATTAATGCTATTTTTGATATTGATTTGAAAGGTTAGTAAAATGAAAGCAATTCGTTGTTATTTAATTGATAATGATTTAACTGAATTATGTGAATCACAATCAAAAAACTGGTTTGTTAGATATTGGGTGTACAACGGATATGCTTATAGTTGGACTAAATGGCAATCAATGGGACAACTTAAAAATATTAAAAAATATTTGTGTATTTGGGAGAATCTAAATGGTAATGAAATTAAACAAAGAAAAATAGAATTAGAATTTTCTAATAGAGAAAAGTTTTCTATTATGTTAAAAGATAAACAATTAGTTAAAAATTTTAGGTGTAGATTGCCTTTTTAATAAAAGGGAGAAATAAAATGTTACTTGTTGATAATTTTGATAAAGTTAAAAATGTTGTTCAATGGAAGCCTGAACAAACATATTATAAATTTGTTGCTTTAATAAGAGCAAAAGATTATAAAGATGGAGAAAGACCTGTTTTGCTTGATAAAGAAAAGCAAGAATGTTTTGTTCGTCAATGGCTTGTTGATAGTGAAGAATATTTTGACCGTGTTAAAGAAGATATGAAAACAGTTGTTGAAATGTTTAGGTGTCGTTTATATATGACATTAGATAGAAAATCAACAATGAAAACTTTAATAGCTGCTCGTGATGTTGTAAATCGTCAATTAGATTCTTATCTTGGAGTTAAAGAACCACAAGTTTCAGTTAAAATGTTTAATAAACTTGTTCCATCGGTAACTCAATTAGCTGAATCTTCTGACCGAGATGGTCGTAGATGGATGTTTGATGTTGATACAAAAGATGTTAATGTTTTAAATGTTGTTAAAAAATTATGCGGAACAGATTATCTTGAATCTTTTGAAACGAAAAATGGTTATCACGTTGTTGCAGATAAAAAATTTGATGCTAATGGAAGATTATTTTGCTTAAAAAATAATGGAAAATTAGCAAAATTTAATGATTCTTTATTTAATGAAAATGAAAAAAAATTGTTAAGAGAATCAGAAGTTGAAGTTAAAGCTAATTCATTAGTTCTTGTTGCTATGGGGGCATAATGATAAAACTTGGTAAAAAATTTCAAAAAATGATACCATTATATGAAATGTTTGCTAAAGAATTTGCAAGTGATAACATTGATTTTAGTGATAAAGCAAAGGAAGATATGTATCGTTATGAAACATATGGAGAAGGTTTTGTTGATGAAAGAAATGGTTATTTTTTAGGAAAGAAAATTCTTAATTTACAAGTAACATCTTGGAAAGAAGATATGAGAAATGGGCTATTATATTTTTTTGAATTATATGAAGATAAGAAATATCCTCATTGGTGGCTTAATTCTGTATTAAAGGGAAGTATACAGGAGTTTTGGTTAAATAAAAATCCCAATACTCCTGTTTATAGATATATTGATGGATTTTTAAAATGAATTTTGATAATGAACTTATTAAATTATATAAAATTAAATTTGATATATCTATTTGGAAGAAAGAAAAATTAGTATGGTTAAATAATTTTATTATTCCTAAAAATTTACAGCATATGCACATTGGAACAAAAATAATGGAGCAATTCTGTCAATGGTTAGACATTAATCAATATGATAGTAAATTATTAGTATCTACTTGTTATGGAACACCTGAAGATATTTTAATTGCTTTTTATCAAAAATTTGGTTATATTATTGAAAAAAGTAAAACAAAAAATTTATATATGATACGGAGATATGTTAATGCCAATAGAAAATTTGTATAGTTTTAAATCAGTTGTTAAATTTAGATTTTATGATAAAAAAGAAAATAAATTATTGTATCCTGAAAATACTTCAACAGGAAATGATATATTTTATAATGTTAATGGAGAACGTAAAACAATTGGTTTTTTATTTTCATTTCCAGAGAGATTTGAACCAAATCAATTAGTATATATTGATGGAAATGTAAATGTTTATGAAAATGATATTATACGTTATATTGATGAAGATGGTGAAGATACTGATTTTGAAACAATAGTTAGAGAATTTGGTGAAGTTGAATTAATAGATGGTTATGCTGATTTTGATTTAACTTTTATTAAATATATTAATGAAATGGGGTTAGGTTTTTTTGTTGCAGGAAATGTTTATGAGGTTAAAGATGAATTATGTTGATATGATTTATGCTATTGATAAAAGAGCTAAAGAATTTATAAAAGCTATGGAGTATTCTCATTGGGAATATCAACATACAACTATTTTAAATAATATGATTATAATTACTATTGGAAAATCATTTTGTTCTGAATGGTGCGAAGAAACATTTGAAATTTTACCAGAAGAATTTAATTCTGAAAATGGTATTCAAATGTATATTGATAGATTAAAACAAGAAGAAATTGAAAAACAAAAAGAATTAGAAAAATCTAAAAAAGCTATTGAAGAACGAAATAAACAATTAAGATATAAAATGTATCTTCAATATAAAAAAGAATTTGAAAATGAGGAAAATAATGAGTGATTATAAAAGACATTATATGTGGAATAATTCAGATTGGAAAGAATTTTTAGATTATCAAAATGAAAGATGCCCTTATGCAGGTGATTTTTCACGAGTAGTTAGAAAAAATTTTGACCCTTTATGGGGAACAGGAATTTCAGAAGAAGATGAAGAAAATTTACCAGAATTTACTGTACAGATTAGTGGTACAAAGACAATTGATTGTACAGGATATATTACAGTTAAAGCATTAAATGAAGAAATGGCTTCGGATATGGTTAAACAACAAAAAATTAATTTTGATGATATTGATTGGTGTGATGATAATGGAACTGAATATTATAATGATATTGATGTAGTTAGTGTAGCAAGAACTTTATATAATGGAGATTTTTAATGAGTTATGAAATTGTCATTGGACAAACTAAATTATTTGGAGATAATCCTATTTTTAAAGAATTTAATCCAACTATGGACATTACAGTAGATTTTAGAAATAGAAATACTTATGAATTTTTTATGCATAAAGTTTTTGCAGATTATAGACGGCAAGTTATGTCTAATATTATTAATCTTCAAACTAATCATCATATTTTATTGAAGTTATTAGATAAGCATCCTGAATTAAATGATGAAGTTATTGACATTATTAATAAAATAGATAAAGAAGAATTAAGTGATGAATTTTTTAATAAAATTTTGCCTAAACCTGAAATTTAATTATTTTTAAAGATGCAATAATATTATTGCATCTTTTTTTTCTTTGTTTCATAATGAATATACTTATTATGGAAAAGGAAAAGAGAATGGATAAAGATAAGTTAGTAGAAAAATATAACTGGGATAATAAGTTTAGTACACGATTTAAACTTACAAATGGGCAGATGTTAAAGTATATTCCAGATAATATTTTTATGGTTGAATTGCCTGATTTAAAGGTGGAAAATTATGCAGATATGGGAAATGAAGATAATGTTGTATCTGATAAAATGTTAATATTAACATTACGAAGCACTAAAGATGGTTATGTTGAAAAAGAATTATATGATATATTAATGCATACTTCTTTTGATTTTGAATTATCATTATCAAATCCAAATAAATGTCATTCAATTTATAAAGGTTGTTCAGTTGAAAAAGTTAAATTTTCACCTTTATTAAATAGACCAAATAAAGCAAACCCATTTAATTTAATTGTATATATTACTGTTGAACAAATTAATTATTATGCTTCTGATGATGTATTATCTTTTGGAACATTATCAAATCAATCTATTGGTAATGACAACGAAGGAGTTAATAATGGTTAGTAAATATAAAATTTTAATAAATGATGAAAAAGATACAATTTTAATCCAATTAGAAGACAAAGAATTTGAAAAAGTCATTGCTAAAGTTGGTAATATAGGTTTTAATTCTAATAAAGAATTAGAATTTGATATGGAATTACCAAAAGGTATGGAAAGTTATTATGAAAGTGAATCATTTTGTAATAAAATTCAAGAAGTTGTTGGGGATATTGTTTTAAAATCTGTTAATTATGAATGGTCAGCTGCTGAAAAAGCTGTATTATTAGATTTGGAATCAAAAGTAAGACAGGCTTTTAAACCATATAACTTAGAACCAGAAGAAAATTCTTCTTTCATTGAAATGTTTGGAAAAAAAGGTTATGTTATTTCCGAAGATGATGATGACCGTTTAACAGCTATTAAAATTAAAAATAATAAAACTTATTATTTTGATATGCCTGAACAATTGGCATTTTTAAAGAAAGAATTAACAGGAACGGGTCTTATTTTACTTGGAGAAAAATAAAATGGTAGAATATATTTTAATTATTTTATTATTTCTATTTGTTATTGGTTTAGTTTTAGAACGTTGTTTAATTACATTTTAATTTCTGTTAAATAAAGCATAATATTTTGATATATTATGCTTTATTACTATAAAAATAATATAATAAATACTTTTATATTGATAAAAGGAAAATAAATGAATCTATTTTTATTACAGCAATATCAATTTATTAATGATATATATAAAAATGAAAATTATTTAGATGTCTTAATGAATATTGATGATTTTTTTGATATTCTTAATGTGTATGCTTTTCCAAATTGGTTTGATGCTGAAATAGTTGAAGTAAATTTTTTAAGACATTTTACAAATATTATTTTAAAAACACCACGAGATAAAAAACCTCATACAAAAGGAAGTGTTTTATTATCTAAGTATGATTGTTTAGTAAAATATAAACCATCTTATGAATATTTGCCAAAAGAATATAAAACAGAAAAAGATATTAAATATAATACTCGTACAGGAAAATATGAACCAATAATGGAAAAAAAGGATATTTGGTTAGTTGACATATTAATTCCAAATAAACATATTATTAATGATAACATTTACGATTTAGATGCAATTCAAAAGAAATTAGATGATGAAAATGAAACAAATGATAATGTTGAATCAGTTGTATCAAATGGTGATGAAATTTAAGGATATAAAATGAAATTATATGAAGATTTGAGAGAAAATGATTTAGCTAATTTAATATCTTCTTATATAAGTATAGATGAATATACTTCTAAAATTGATGAAGATAATATTACTGTTGCTTTATTTGTAAATGAATTAGATGCAGCAGAAGAATTGGAAGATTTTATTGAAAAATATTATTATATTGAAATTCGTGATATTGAAATTTCTGATTCATTAACTGATGATAACAAATATATTATTTTCGTTGAAGTTGAAAGGAATGATAATTTTCCCAAAATGATTTTAGATATGATTGATACTATTAATTTTGTCGCAGATAATAAAGGATGGAATTTTTCAACATATCAAATGAATGAACCAGTTGAATTATCTGAAGAAAATATTAAAAAATATGTTAGATTGAATAAATTAAGAGATACGGCTAATATTGATACAGATGAAACAACAGTTGAAGAAAATTATAAACCTTTTTTAATTAATGACAATGGCTGGATACGTAAATATACTCCAAAACGTTATATTTCAGAAGATGAATTAAATAGAATCATTGAAAGCTCTAAAACTTTTAATGATAGAGATGATGGTGAAATTTATTTGTTAGAAAATGCGTTTCCAGGTTATGAAATTATTACAACTGATAAAAATGTTTTCTTAATTAAAAATAATAAAATTTTAATGATGGTTTAAAATGAAATTATATAGAGGTTATAATAAAGATTATTCAAATTGGGGAATTAGACCAAATCAAAATTATATTTGGACGACTGATGATATTGATTATGCATTAGAATATGCTAAATTATTTAATAATGGCGGTTTAGTTGAATTTGATGTAGATGACAATCAATTAAATTTAGCAAATGATTATGATGGTGAAGAATTATTTGGCGATGAATGGTATGATTTTGGTGGTTTGATTGATGCTGATAATGATATGATTCAAGTTTTTATAGATAATGGTTTTAATTCAGCATTATTAGATAATAGTGGGATTGATTGTTATTTATTATTTGATAAAAAATTAATTAAATCCGCAAAAGAATTACCAATAGAATATGATGAAAATGCTATTAATGAAGTTTTAAAAATTGCTGGTGTTCAAATAAATGAAAGCAAATATACTGTTAAAGGCGTTACATTTTATGAAGACCCATCAATAAATTGGATTAAATCACAATTAAATAATGGTAAAGAACTAAGAATTGCTATTGATGGTGATTTAAATGAGCCTTATTTTGGACAATGGTTGGTATGGGACGCAATGTCTGCTAATCATCAAAAAGCATTTCAAATACTTGGTATGGATGAAGAAGATAATATCTGTTTAAGATTATCAAAAGATGCTATAACCTATTGGGGATATTATAATCATCAAATAAATAAATTATCTCAAGATGAAAAAATACAAAAAATATATCCAAATGGATACAAACTTATTAAGGAATGGTAAATGAACATATTTTTAAAATTTCTACCATATTTGTTAATAATTGCATTAGGTGCTGGTATCTATGGTGGTTTTAGATATATGTCAAATGAATTATCTATTACTAAAGAACAAAATCAAACTCTTATTATTAAAAATAATGAATTACAAAATCAAATTAAAACAATTTCAACAACAGCTAATGTAACTGTTGAACAATTGGAACAGATTAGAAAAAATGAAAAAGAATCATTAAAATATATTTCTGAAACTAATTTAAAAATAGATGCGTTGGAATTAAATGAAGATTCAAACATTATACTTATGAAAATTAATAACTATGAAGTATGTATGGCAAAAAATTCATTAAATCCTGAAATTAAATGTGAATTAAATATAAAATAATTTATTTTCTCTTGACAAGTAATTTTTCTATGTTATATTAACCTTATCAACAACAAATAATGAAAGGTTAAACAAATGATTACTTCAACTGAATTAGAAAATTTGATGGCTTATGCAACAGGTACAGAAAACTATTACAGATATAACTGTGGTAATGAAATTCTTATTACTGATGGAGTAAAAATTTTTGCAGAAAATGCAGAAGCATTTTGGTTCTTAAATGATTTTTGTATTTTTATGCCTAAATGGATTAAAAAAACAGAAGAAGAATTCTTTTCTATTAAACTTATTGTTAAAAATGGTAAAGGTGATATGATTATTTCTGATGGTAATGATAAACCTCTTTATAAAAAACATTATTCATATACTGATTGCCCAGATGGAGAATGGCTATTCTTTTATGATAATTATTCAAAAGTTCTTATGTGGCACAATGAATATTAAGATTAAAAATCTCTCTAATAAATATTTAGAGAGATTTTTTTTACTTGGAGATATAATGAAAATTTCAGAACATATGCGAAAAATATTAGAAATGGCTGGTATTGAAGAACCATTAGAAGAAATGGCATATCCAACAAATTTTAATTTAAATGAATTTTCTCAAATTTCAACATTTATTGGAAGAAAAAAATATTGTGATGAACGTTTACAAAAAATAGGTGCTGGTTCTTCAAGAATTGTTTATAGGGTTGATGATGAAAAAGTATTAAAAATTGCAAAAAATAAAAAAGGATTAGCTCAAAATGAACACGAAGCTGATTGGGGAAGAAATAATTATGAAATTTTTGCAAAAATTTATGAAGCGGATACTAATAACTATACTTGGATTGAAATGGAATTAGCTACAAAAGCTAAACCAACAGATTTTAAAAGATTAGTTGGTATTTCGTGGCAAGAATTATGTTTGACAATAGAATATATTTATGATATATATAAACCTAATAAAAATCCTTATTACGTTAAAAGATATGATAGTAGATTAATGGATGAATTTATGGAAAAAGAAGTTTATTCAGAAAAGAATGATTTTCTTTATAATTTATATACTTATATGACGGATTATCAACCAATGATTATTGGTGATTGGACGAGAATTACAAACTGAGGGATAGTTGAACGTAATGGAAAAGAATTGCCCGTTATTATTGATGATGGATTAGATGAATTAATTTATAAAACATATTATGGATGGTAATTGAAAATGGTAGAATTTATTGCATATCACGGAAGTCAAACAAGTAAATTAAAAATGTATGAAAATTCAGCATTATATTTTACAACTAATTATAATCAAGCAAAATCTTATGCTAAAAGAGAATGGGATGAAGGACTAATTGAAGGACAAATTCCTGTTGTATATAAAGCTAAATTAAATATTGAAAATCCTTATAAAATTAAAGATTATGATGAATTTATGATGGATTTTACTGATACAGGTATGTATGAATATTTTAGGGAAGAATTGATTGAAAAAGGATATGATTCAGCAATTTATGATGATAAAAAACATAAGTCACAATTAATAGTTATTTTTTATCCATCTCAATATAAAATTTTAGAAATGGAAAAATTACCACCATCTTTAGAATATTATTATAATGGTGAATTAGAAGACGATGAAGATATAAATGATTACTATTATGAAGATGATTATGATGATGAGATTGATGAAGTTTTAAAAAGAGCTGGTATTCAAATTAATGAAGAAAAGATAGATGCTCCATTTCAAATTCCAGAAGTTATTAAAGACAATTTTAAAATTACTAATTCATTAAAAGATGCAAGTAAATGGAAAGCCAAAATTATTGAAAACAATAGTAATGGTGATGAATCAATTGGTATTGGTGATTGGAATAATATTGGTTATGTAATGATTTCATTAAAAGATAATACAATTATTCCTATTGCTCGTGCAGATGAGCATAAACAAGGTTATGAACTTTTATATGAATTACAAGAGAAATATGGAATAAATGCATCAGATTATTATAGTGTTTGGTGCTTAAAAAATTCAGCAAATTATCCTTATAATAAAGAAGAAGGAGATTTATTGAAAAAAGCATTAATTAAATGTAAAAGTTATGGTATGGATTTATCAAAATCTTTGGTTTATATGAAATATATAGACCCACTTTATAGAGATAAATCTTATGATGATTCTATGATTACAGCTGAAGATTTTATAAATGATAATTATCAAACAGTTGAAAAATTAAATACCTCAATTACAAATACTGGAAATAAATTAATTGATGCTTTTAAATTGTTAAGTGAAAGTTTTTCTAAAACAAATATTCGTGGCAAGTATTCAATTGTTAATATTAATAAAGCAATAAAGAATTTATATAATGTTGGAAGTAAAATAATTTTAAAAGATAATTTTAAACTGGTTAGTGATATGGATTTAGAACAAATGCAAGAATTTGTGCAACAGTATAAAGAAGGATATTATAATAACAATCAATTGTCAAAAGTATTTTTTGGATTTATGGGATTTAGAAATAATTTTCATCAACGTTTAAGAAAAAACATTGATAATAAAATGCTTGAAAAACAATTAGGGTCAGTTGAAAAAATTATAGAAATAATAGGAAGTATATAATGATGAAAAAAATATTTTTATTATTAATAGCATTAATGTTATGTGCTTGTGCAACTAAAACAGAAGTAATTTATCAACCTGTTTATCCAAATTTGCCACAACTTGAATCACCATTAATTTTGTCAAATATTCCTTGTAAATTTTCAATGCCAGAAAATCAGACTGAACAAATTTTTATTGGTTTTAATAAAGAAAATTTTAAATGTTATTTAAAAAATCAAGAAATAAACCGTGAACAAAAATTATTATTTGAAAAATTTGTCAATGAAGTTAATAAAGAACGAAAAATTTGGAATAATGCAAATAAAAAGGTTGACAATAAAAAATAAATGATATAGTATAACCTTAATTTAAGAGGTATTATTTATGTCATTTTTTAATTTAACTAAAATAAAATCAATAACAAAATTAAATAAAATATATAGATTACTTAGTAAAACATATCATCCTGACAATAAAGAAACAGGTGATAAAGATAAATTTATTGAGTTAAAAGAAGAATATGATAATGCAAAAAAAGTAATTTCTTCTTCACCAACACCAATTTTAATCAATATTTCAACTTCAAAAGCATTCACAGGCTGTGAAGTTAATTATAATAATTGTGGCGATTCTGCCATAATTAAAATTCCTGCTAAATTTTATGATACTATGGATAGTGCCCTTATTTGTGATAATAATGGAAAATCATATATTGTATCCGTTAAGATAAAACCAGAAAAAGATGAAGCAATTACTTATTCACGAAATGGTGATATAATTATTACCAAATATATTGAAATTACACCATTTGATTTAATTGGAAATAATGTTATATCATTTAATTTATTTAATGAAGAAAAACAAATTTTATTAACAAATAAATTAATAAAAAATATTCAACAACCACTAACATTATTAAATATCGGATACCCTTTGAAAAAAAATAGAAAAAAACGTGGAATTGTTAGAATAAGATTTAAAATTAAACCTTTATCTATTAAAGATGAAGATAAAAAATTATTAAAAGTTATTGAGGAAAAATATAAATGCCAGTAGATGTATATGAAGAAAAACTTTTAACCGAAATTGCTATTAAAGCATCGGATATTGCTAAAGAAACAAAATCAAAAATTTTATTACCAGAACATTTTTTATCAGTTATTTTACAAGATAAATTTATAGTAAATCTTCTTACAAAAAAAGATACTGAAAAATATGAAAATGTTGTTAAAATGTTAAATGATTTTTGTATGAATTCAAATGATATTGACCGTATAACGGATGAAGATTCTTCTGATGAATTAATAATTAGTCCATTAATTAGTATATATATTTCATATGTAACTGTATGTAATAAAAGTTGTTTAGATATTTTATCAAAAAATAAAGATTTTTATAAAATTAATTTATTGGGAGCTTTTTTATTTATGCATTCAACTTATGCTAATAAAGTTTTAAGAGATAATGGTTTTGATGTTAATTATATAGATGAAACAGTTGAAAATTTGGCATCAAATATTATTTTTGATGACCGTATTAAACCATTATTAGAAGAAAAAACTTCAAATACTAAAAATGATAATAATTTTGAAGAAGAATATTTAAATGCATTTACAATTAATTTAACAAATAAAGTTAAACAAAAAGATTGGATTCATATTGTTGGAAGAAATGAAGAAATTGATTTAATTAAACAAATTTTATTAAGAAAAGATAAACCAAATGTTATTTTAGTTGGATATTCTGGTGTAGGTAAAACTAAAATTGTTGAAGGAATTGCGTTTGATTATATTAAAAAACATCCTGAAATTACATTTTTACAATTAGATACTCTTTCATTATTTTCTAATATCGGTATTAAAGGTGAATTAGAAAATAGAATAAAAAATATATATAATATTATTTCAAAAAAAGGTAATATTATTCTTTTTATTGATGAAATTCATTCTATTTGTAATTCATCTAACAATGCAAGTCAACCAGATGTTGCTAATTTATTAAAACCATTATTAACAGATGGTAAATTAAAAATTATTGGAGCAACAACTTTTGAAGAATATAGAAAATATATGGAAAATGATGAAGCATTTACAAGAAGATTTTATAAAATGATAATAAATGAACCTTCTATTGATGAAACGAGAAAGATTATTGCCCAAATTTCAACTAAATATGAAGAATTTTATCATATTAAATATTTACGGAGAGCAAGAGAAACTATTCTTGATTTAACAAAGAAATATATTTTTGATAAACATTTTCCAGAAAAAGCGATTGATGTATTAGATATGGCTGGTGCATATTGTAAATATATTGATAATTCTGTTTGCGATGTTTTAGAAATTCAGAAAACAATTTCAAGAATGTTAAATATTCCGTTATCTAATATTTCACAATCTGAAGAAGACATTTATCAACACCTTGAAGATAATCTTAAAAAAGAAATTATTGGTCAAGATGAAGCTGTTAACCAAGTAAGTGATGCCGTTATTATTGCAAGGTCTGGCTTACGAGAAGCAAATAAAACAGCAACTTCGCTAATGTTTAAAGGTTCTTCTGGTGTTGGTAAAACAGAAATTTGTAAAGTGTTATCAAAAATTATGAATATTCCATTAGTTAGATTTGATATGTCGGAGTTTATGGAAGAACATAGTGTACCAAAATTAATTGGTGCTCCTCCTGGATATAAAGATGCGGGTGATGGAAAAGCAGGAAATGGTTTACTAATTAATGCAATTGATGAAAATCCATATTGTATTTTATTATTAGATGAAATAGAAAAAGCTCATCCAAAAATTCATAATTTATTATTACAAGTAATGGATAATGGTAAATTAACATCTTCAATGGGTAAAAGTGTTTCTTTTGAAAATGTATTTTTAATAATGACTTCAAATGTTGGTTCATATAATAGTCATAAAATTGGAATAGGTTTTGGAAATTCAGAAACATCACCATCTGATAAAGATTTTGAAGATAGCTTTTTACCAGAATTTAGAAATCGTATAGATTCAGTCATTACATTTAACACATTGCCTGAAAGTGTAATGAAGAAAATCTGTAAAAAATTTCTTAATGAATTAAAAGATATGTTAAGAAATAAAAAGATTGATTTTAAATATAATGATGATATAATAAATTATATAGTTTCAAAAGTTGGTTCTTCTGAAAATGGAGCAAGACCAATGAAACATATCATTACTAATGAAATCAAAAATAAAATAGCTAAAAATCTTGTATTTGGAAAATACAAAGAAAACAGTATTATTAATTTAACAATGAATGAAAATATTATTAATTTTGAGGTTGAAGAAAAATGTTTGAAAGAAGATTAAGTTATGAGGAAACTTTAAAACTCATTGAAAGAGGGGTGTTATGTAAGAGTAATGTGCATATTTGCATTGATAAATTATCTAAACACTCAACAGATGAATATTATATCAATAAAATTGAAATTGAAGAAAGTGCGACTAAAAAAGAAATTTTGTTTGATGTGATTAAATGTGATGAAGCCGTAACGAATAATAGAGAACCAGTATGGATTCCATATAATTGGATTAAAGAAATTAGTAATATGCCGATTGAATGTTTATTAGAAGCATATGATATGGCTGAAAGTAATAGAATTGTTGAAGTTTATTTAGAAACTGATATTGAAAAAGATATTATTGGGAAAGAGGAAGCAGAATTAGAAGGTTATGAATTATATGATGGTTTAAAGTTTATTTTTTATAAAGATAAAAATGAAAAATACTGTGGTAAAACATTAACTGTTAAAGGAGTTGGAGAATCAATTAGATTTGTTGCGAATAGGGGTCGTCCAAGAAAAAAGAGAAATTAAACCATTAAATTAGACCTTTAAAATCCTTATAAATATAATTATAGTTTATAAGGATTTTTTATGAGTAATATTGTTTATGAATATCGTACAGGTGTGTGTGCAATTGATTCTCCCTGCAAAGACCAAACTGTATCTGTAAAAAAGCAGGCGATTGATGCATCAAATAAAAAACCTAAAACCAAGAATCCAACTCCATTAATACCTGTTCAGCCAACAAAACCAAGATATATGGGGGCAAATCATAGTCATTATGAAAGTTCAGTTACTGATAAAAGAGTTTATTTAAATGTTTCTCCATTAGCTAAAAATAATGAAGAATATTTAGATAGAATACGTTATGTTTTAGGAAGTGAGAAAAGAGCATATAATGGTTCTAACATATATGGATTTTTATATAAATGTTTGAAACCTACCGTTGGTATTGTATTTCCATATACACCAAGAATTTCAATAAATCATCAAGTTAATTATGAAAGAACTGAAATTATACATTCTAATTTAGCGGTTAGCCATTATAAAAATACTCCACCACCAACATATAGTATAGATGCGGTATTTACTGCGGATTCAAAAGAAATGGCTCGTCATATGTTATCTGCAATATGGTTTATGAGAGCTGTTACAAAATGTGATTTTGGTGAAGCTGCTAATAGTAGAAATGGAAAAGTTGATGGAATGAGTACAGCAGGTATGCCACCCCCAATTTTATATTTGAATGGATGGAATAATTTATTAGATAATATACCTGTTGTTGTAAAATCTTTTAGTTATACTTTACCAGATGACCAAGATTATGTTGGTTTAGGTTTAAATTTAAATCTTGCATCTTTTGAAAATATTAATCAATTATATTCAGATGCAATTACTGGTGATTTTTATGATACTGGATATGGGGATAAAATTAATATGAATAATACTTCAGAAACCAGATATATTAATGGTATTCCAGTAAATACATCAAATATTACAACAAATCCAACAACGATTGGTGTTAATAAAAATGATAGATTTTATTTAAAAAATTGGCTTCCAGTTGAATTACAAATGCATATAGAATTAGAAGTTCAACCAAATTTACAAAAATATAAAAAACGTTTTGATTTAGATTATTATAAAATGGGTGTTATGTATTTAGATAGTTATAAAGGTGGTCAAACAATATTAGTTCCTGACCAGAATGGTTGTTTCCTAAGAGTTGCAAAGGATGCAACAACAGGAGAAATATTAAGTTCTGAAACACGTAGAACTTCTTTACAGGCAATTCAAAAAGAAATGAATGAAAATCCAAATGTAACCGCATCAGATGAAGTTAAATCAGGTTTTTCAATAATGCCAACAAAATATACATTTGATAGAGCTGGTTGGACTTGGTAAGGAATTTAAAATGGTAGAATTTAGTGAATATAGTTTATATACAAATACTCCTGTTAATCAATTTTATCGTGGATATTATCAACCGATTGATATTCCAAAAGATTCAAGTGATTTATTTATATTAATTCCATCTGAATATCATCATAAACCAGGTAAAATGGCTTATACAATGTACGGAACAGCAAGATTAAGTTGGATTTTTTCATACTTTAATAGAGAAATTATATCTGACCCATTATTTGATTTTGAAGAAGGTTTAATTATTCGTTGCCCAACAAAAGAACGTGTTATGTCTTATTTTTAAAGGTTAATTAAATGGCATTTTATGATGAACAAGTAGAAAAAGAATTAAAACAATGGAATTATCAGCCTAATTTGTTACAATTTTATGATAATGTAACATATAATATTCGTTGGTATATGATTCCACAAGATATACACGATTATATTGTTGAACAAAATAAAAAAGGATTAAATTCTGTTTATGTTCCAGATAGTTCAAAAATTATCATTATGGAAACAGGAGTTAGTTCAAATTATTCTTTAAATAGCTTAACAATGCGAAATGCATTTGGAGTTATTGGGTCAGATAATTCAATTAATATTAATATGGATATGTCTTTAATTGAAGTAAATGGTTGTTCATTATTTAATAAAATTACTGCTATTTCAAAGTTATTAGGTTATGAAAATCCAATGCAACAACCTTTCTTTGTAGATATTTGGTTTTCAGGGTATGAACCACCAAAAAATACACCAATAAATCCTATTGGTGGAATAATTACTTATAGCACAATTATTACATCTTGTAATTCAGATACTGTTGATTCTGGTACAAGCTGGCAAATTAAAATGGTTGGTTCTTCAATGGGAATTGTAACTAAAGATATTAGTTTATTAAATAATATTGCTCCAATTAAAGCAATTACTGTTGAAGATTTTAGAAAGAGTTTAGAAGAACAAATTAATTTACAATATTTTAATTTACATCCTGAATTAAGAAAATATTTTCCATCGGAAGATTTTGTAACAATTAAATTGTATTCTTCAGAAGAATTTTTAAATGATACAACACAATATCAAGATAATCAAACTCATATTAATAATGAAAAAGATTTTAATTCAGTATATGGTTATGATTGGACTTTAAAAAATACAAAAAATGGAACATTAGTTAATAATGGAGTAATGTATTCTACAACAAATGATGGAAAATATATTCCAATTGGTTCTGCTATTCCTCAAACAACTCCTGAAAAAGAAAGACAATACACACCTTATAATAATTTTAAAGAATGTATTTTTGATAAAGTTGGTGAAAATATTGATACTGCTAATAAAGGTCAATTAGTAATGAAAATGGATAATAACCAATTATTAGAAAATATTTTTCAAGAAGTTTGTTCATTATCTCCACAATTAAGAGATAGGGTTGCAAAAGTTATTTTTAATTCTAAACCAATTGCTAATCGTGAAGGTCGTGAAATTTATAAATTAACAATGAATGTATTTTTTAAAAAAAATTATTGGTTAAAATGGTTCATTGAAACAAGTAAACAATTTTCATATCAAAATAGTAATAATGCTAATGCTATGGCAATTGATGCATATAATAAAACTATACAACAAATGCAATTAGATTCTTTATCTGATATGAAAATAACTAATGGTTTAAAGAAAAGATATAAATTTTTATTTAATGGAGAAGATACAAGTGTATTAGAATTAAATACAAAAATTGATAAATTATGGTATTTAAATTCTTCACAAAATTACTTGGCAGATACAATTATTAATACACCAATTACTAATATTGCGTTAGATAATGTTCAACGAATTCAAGATTTAATTGATATTAAAAAAAATGAAAATGAAAAATTATCTGACCAAGAATCTTTTAAAAAAGTATTAGAAGAACATACTGCATATAAAAATTTAAAAAATATTCGTCAATTAGCAACAGATAAAAGATTATATGTTGATGATATTTACCATTGTTTAAGTGGTAAAGAAAAAATGAAATTATTAGGTTCTCGTAATGTAACAGTTATGAATGACCCATTTGGACAAGCAACAACTGCTTCAAAAACTGGTTCAATTGATTATAATTGTGCAAAAGCAGGATTTGCTAATCTTTATAATACTGGTAATTTAATTAAATTAAAAATTAAAATTTTAGGAGACCCTTATTGGTTAGATTTATTTTCTGAAAAAAATATTAATGGTGATATAAAAACTATGATGAATTTATCTAATGCAAAATATTTTGTGTTTGATATGAAAACAGCTGTTGAACAAGATATGAAGGGAAATGGTTTATATGATTTAGAATCAGCCGTTGATATTTCAGGTATATATCAAGTTTTATATGTAACAAGTTATTTTGAAAATGGTAAATTTACTCAACATATTGAAGGTTCAATACACGCATCATTTATGCATAGTAATTTTATGAAGGTTTAATTATGGCACGTTTAGATACACGTTTAACACAATCTGAAAAACAATCACGTGATAGAACATTTGATAAAAGTCGTATTTATATGGCAGAAGTGATGGATACACGTTCTATTTTACGTGGTGGAGAAATTAAAGTTTGGATTTTAAGTTCAAATAATGATAAAGAAAATCCTGTTAATTGGGTAACAGCATATTATGCATCATCAATTTATGGAACAACACCTGTTACACCAAATCAAACAAGTAATTATAAATCTGCTCCTATAAGTTTTGGTTCTTGGTTTCCAATGCCTTATATTGGTAATTATGTATTCATTTTTTATCCTTGTATTTCGGGAGAAAATTCAAATCCATATTGGTTTTCTTGTCCTGTTAACCCAAATATGAATTTTATGTTGCCAGGTATTCCTGGTGCATATACATCAAATGAACACGAAACTTTATGTGAATTGAATATGAAATCATCAAATCCTGAAATTAATTCTGATGCATTAGCATATCGTAAAGAACAATATCAAGCACCTTATAAACCAATGATAGATGCATTACAACGTCAAGGATTAGATAAAGATAGATTAAGAGGTATTTCAACTGCTGGTTCAAAACGAGAATCACCAAGTATGTCTTGGGGATATGTTTCACCAACAGGTCATACTATGGTTATTGATGATGGTTGGGTTGAAGATGATAATAAATTAAATTGGTTAACAGAAACGACCGATAAAAATATTTTAGGTTTGAAAAATGAAAATGGATTAGACCCTTCTCATATTGAAAATTCTAATAGATATAATTCTGGATTTAGACTTAGAACACGAAATGGTACACAAATTTTAATTTTAGATACTGGTAATATCTATATGATTAATCGTGATGGTACTGCTTGGTTAGAATTATCTGATGATGGTTATATTGATTGTTTTTCTGAAAAAGGTATATCTGCTAATACAAATGGGGATATAAATTTTCATTCCGATGGTAGAATTAAAATGGAAGCGAAACAAGGTTTTACTTTTAAAACTGATGGAGATATATCAATTGAATCAGCAGGAAATATGAATATTTCATCACCTCGTATTGATACTGATAGTATAATTTCAGCTCCTGAAATAAATGCTAATATTGGTAATATCAAATCATTTATTTCTGCATTAGCTCAAATAAATGGTGTATTTTCGGGAACTTTACAAGGTACAGCTTTTTATGCAACAAATGCTGGTATTACTCCTGCTCCACAGCCACAGCCATTAACTCCTGAACCAAATGTTCCATATCCTTTAATTGAAGAAGCACAAGAACAGATTGGTAAAATTGGTGAAACAATAGAAACAATTGTTTCAAGAATTCCAACTGCTGAACCTTATGGTGGTCACGATAGAAATGATACTATACCAGTATTAGATACTTCTTTTAAAGTTCAAACAACAGAATATTATAATTTGGACACACCATTAATTACAAATCAAATTGAAACAACACCATTACCAACTGCATCAACAAATAATATACCAATTCCATCAATGCAGTTATCAGAACATTTTACTTTACAAGATTTATGTTCTTCACAAACTGCAACAAAATATGGAATTAATAATACTCCATCAAGTGATATTATTGAAAAATTAAAATTATTAGCTAATAATGTTTTAGAACCTATTTATAAACATTATGGAAAAGTAACAGTTAATAGTGGTTATAGAGGACCAGCATTGAATAGTGTTGTTGGTGGAGCTTTAACCTCTCAACATTGTAAAGGTGAAGCTGCTGATATTGAAATACTTGGTGTAAATAATTATGATTTAGCAGTATGGATAAGAGATAATATTGATTTTGACCAATTAATTCTTGAATTTGCAACTAATTTATCAAGTGACCCGAATAGTGGTTGGGTACACGTTAGTTATAAATCATCAAATAATAGACATCAATTATTAACAATTAATAATTATGGTACAAAATCTGGATTAATTAAATAAGGATAAAATATGGCAAATGGAAATGATTCTGCAATTGTTGAAAATGGTGGTGAATTAAATACAGATGATTATAGTGATATTAAATTAATTAATAAAATTGAATATGATTCTTTAGAAGATACTGAAAAACCTTTATGGGTTAGATATTCTCCATCATTGCAAAGTCAAGCATATGCACAATGGATTGCTGCCCAAAATGAAATGGTAAAAATATTTGGAGAATTAGGTCCAGTTTTTGATAAGTTAATGCCATTTACAAAAGGCGGAATGACATTACAACCAATTCCGTTAACAAATTTAATAAATGCTATTAAATCTGTTACATCTATTGCTGAAACTATGGGAAGTGTTGTTGAATCAATTGCTTCTGCTCCAGTTATTAGTGTTGTAGCCCAACCTTTAAGAAATTTATTTGGATTAATTGGTGCATTAGGTGGAATGATTTATGCCTTATATATGAATCCTTATCAATTTATTGAACCTTATGTGTCAGCTATTAAAGCAGTAGATTTATCAAATTTAAAAGAACAATTTAATGCAGAAACAACTCCTAATTTAGATTTATATACAACAAAAGTTGAAGAAATTCCAATTCCAGACCCTGATATTAAAGCAGAAATTGAAGCAGCTAAAAATCAAATTAAAAATTTAAAACCAACTGCTGAAGATATGCTTGCTACTGCTGAAGCATTAGATGAAGCAGCTAAGGCATTAGAAGGAATTCCTGAAACATTACAAGCTGTGGCTACAATGGGATGTTCTTGGGCATTTAATGCTGCATTAGATGAATTTAATATTAAATTTGACCAAACAAAATTACCAAATGTTGACCCAAATAATCAAGCAATGCAATGGGCTAATAATGTTAATACTTTAGTTAATAAATTACCTGCAAAATATATTAAAGTATCTGATTTAGAAAAATTAAAATCGCAAGAAAAACCTCAACAAACTCCAATACCACCAACTCCAGATACAAATGAAGATTATTTAAATGGTATTAATGATGGATATATTATTGGTCGTGGGGGAAATGATGGAGCATTTTTAGAAAAAACTATTCAACAAATGTCATATAAAAGTGATGAATATATTAAAGGTATGCGAGAAGGTTGGAATGAAGGGTATGATGATTATTTAAAATATGGAAATAAATAATTGACTTTTTAATTAAATTATTTTAAATTTAATTAAAGGAGAATATTTATGGTTGATATTGAAAAAATTAAAAAATTAAGTAAAGAATATAATTCATTAAAAGCAATGGAAGACCAACTTGAATGGGTAAAAAATCATCAAAAAGATGTTAAATTACAATTAGATAATGATATGACATTTCCTGTATTTGTTGATGAATATAATAATACAATTTGGGCAATGGACTATGAAGATTCTGGTTTAACCGATGAAGATATAGAATTAAATGAATTCACTTGGTATTTAGGCTGGAATGATGGGGTAAAAATTTTATTAGAATGTTACGGAATTAAAAATTGGGAAGAAGTATAAATGTTAAAAATTATTAATGGTAATATTTTTGATGGTAATGAAGATATAATATGTCATCAAACAAATTGTTTAGGAATAATGGGTGGTGGAATTGCATTACAAGTTAAAAAATTATATCCTAATGTTTATAATGAATATAGTAATTTATGTAAAGATTATAAAGAAAATCCATCTCAATTATTAGGATATACACAATTTGTTAAAACACCTGATGACAGAATAATTGCTAATTGTTTTGGTCAATTGGGAATTGGTGCAACAGTACAAACACATTATATGGCATTAGCTATGTCTTTAGCATCGGTCTATCGTAAAGCAATTCAAGAAAATTTATCAGTTGCTATTCCATATAATATTGGATGTGGTTTAGCAGGTGGTGATTGGAATATTGTTTATGAAATAATTTCTAAATTATTTAAAAATACAGATATTAATTGTGTATTATATAAATTTCAGGGTTAATTAAATATGGCAAAAGAATATAAAAATGATATTTTTGAAGTAATTAAACAAATTGATAGAAAAAATTATAATTATTATGATTCTTTAACTGATGAACAAAAAAAAGAAATTCAACCTTATACTTTAATGCGTTGGATGTCAACTGTTTCAGATGAACAGTCACATCAAAAATATAATATAACTATTAATAATAATGTAAATAAGTATTTTTGGGAATTATCCAAATATAAAGATTTACAATTTAAATTATTATGTACTTCTGGACAAAGTGGATTTAATAGACATCAATGGATTCCAATTTCTAAAACATTAAATGATAAAACTTTAAATTCTATTAAAGAATATTTTCAAGGATTAACTTCTCAAGAAATTCAAATGAAGTATCAAAAAATGTCTAAAGAAGAAATTAAAGATATTCAAAATTTTTTGGGTTCTAATATAAAATAAATACTTATATATAAATAAAAGGACCTATTATGGAAATATACACCGATGGTAGCCACTCTTTAAAACCAAGAATGAGTGGGGTCGGTGCGGTCATTTTAAATAATGGAAAAGAACACCAAATAGGTGGTTATACAGATAGATGTGCTGATAATAATGTGGCAGAAGTTATTGCAATAGCTTATGCCATAAAATATATTAAAGACCATAAAATTGTTGATAATACAAAAGATAAAAATATTATCATTTATTCAGATTCTGCTAATGCATTACGAAAAATACATCAATTATCACCTGGTAAAGATGAATTTGAACAACAAGCATTAGATTTTATTCAAGATTTCTTACAAACAACATCTAAAAAAGTTACTTTATTTCAAATTAAAGGACACGTTCACGATGGGACAAAAATAGCCTATTATAATAATATTGCTGATGGTTTAGCATCTGATTATCGTTATATAGGTTTAGTAAAACTTCAAAATAAATTATTTAAACAATCTCTTAAAAATAAAAAATATAAAAATAGATAAATTATCTTGACAATATTAAAAATTATGATAATAATATATCATATTTTTAATTTGTAGAAGAAGAAATTAAATGTTTGAAAAATTAATAACAAAATTGATTAATTTTCCTCATTGGTGTAAATTAACATTACGTTATTTTATTCAACGTAAAAAATGGGGATTTGATGATACGGAAACTTGGAATTTAGATTTATCTTTTTATGAATGGTTATTACCAAGATTAAAAAGATTTACTGAATTAACAAATTCATATGATGATTCAAAAAATTCTTTTGAAAATTGGAAAAAAGAATTAGAAGAAAATATTAAAAAATTAGAATTAATTATTAAATATCAATTTGATGAAGTTAATTTTCCTGTTAATTATCCAAATAAATCTTCATTAAATGCATATATTGAAAACCGTCAAGAATTTATGGAATGGTTTGAAAAAAATATTAGTAATTTATGGTGGTAGTAATGAAAAACATATTATATATTTTTATGAGAAATGATTTGCCTTCAATGAATGTAGGTAAGGCAATGGCACAAGCATCTCACGCTTCAGCACAATTAGTAACAAATTATTCTTCAAAATATGAAGATATTAAAAATTGGGCTAAAGAAGGAAAAGGATTTGGAACAACGATTGTTTTAGAGGGTTCTAAAAATTCTATTAGTCATTTATTATTAAATGTAATTAATAAAAGATACTCAATAATTACTGGAAATATTATTGATGAAACATATCCATTTAAAGCTCAAAAAGAAATATTTGATTTATTAAATTTTAAAGATAATGAATATAATATTCAAATTGTAGATGACACAATGGATAAATTTGGTATGATACTTTGTACAAGAAAAGAACATACTTGTTCTTGGATGTTTTTTTGTGGTAATGAAGATGAACAAGAACATTTTAAAAAATTATGTGAAGCATTTAATATTTCACTACATAAGTAAAGGAATTATATGAAAGATAAATTTGAATATGAAGAAGTTGAAAAATTTAATGAAGAATTATTAAAAAAACAAAAAGGTGAATATGATTTAAAGCAAGAACGATTGGATGCTATATATAAAAATAAAGACAAGTATAGAAATGCAAAAATTGCTGAAAGATTATATCAACAAGCATTAAAAGAAAGAACATAAAAATGAATCGTTATGAAAATAATAAAAAAATTCTTACAAAAATTGCTGAATTTATTGAGAGATGTCCAGATATGAGATTTATTCAATTATTATGGGCGTTAGGGATTGTTAATTCTGAAGATAGATTTTATGAAGAATCAGAAAAAACTGCTGAAATTGTTGAAGAATATTGTAATAAGGTAATGAATTAATGCAGATTTATAAATGTATGATTAATAGATATATTGATAAACACGGTAGTATTAGAGAATATATTGGATATATTCATCAAAAAAAGATGTCAACTCCTGAAAATGAAGATAATTTTTTTAATGTAGATGAATTAATGGGAGAAACAAATGGTGGATTAGATATTACACTTCCAAAAAATCCTAAACCATATCAATATTATAAATTAGTGTATGATTTAAAAATAGATACAATTGAAGGTTTAGATTATCATTCTTCTTTATCTGGACATACAACATATTATTATCCAACAAATTTTAGATTAGAGGAATATAATGAGTAATAGATTTAAATATAGATTATGGAATGAACTTGAACAAAACTTTAAATATTATAATTTATTAAATTCCGAAAGTGTATCTGATTTTGGATATGATGTGGAAGAAGATATGTATGATTATAATGAAAGAGTTACATATAATCATAATGATAAAACATTTGTTTGTTTAGAACAAGGTTGTAATATTATTGATGATGATAATAAAGATTTATATGAAGGTGATATTGTTAGTGTAACACGATATAATAGTGATTGGACAGATGAAACATCTGATTATATTGGTATTATTAAATACTTTTCAGAATTTAATTCATTAGGAATTAAAACAATTGATAAAAGATATAATACCGCATTTGCTATTGATATGCTTATAAAAAATATTAAATTAATTGGAAATATCCATCAAAATAAAGATATTTTAAAGGAATATAATTATGAGTAATGAATATAAAGATATGCTTTATGATGATATGTATGATAATGCATTTGAATATGCTTATTTTAAGCATCTAAATCAAAGAAGAAAATGGACAGATGAACGATACATTAATCACCCAATAAATGTTCAACAAATTATGTGTGAACATATGAATACAACTGATACTTATGGTTGGTTTGATAGATTGGAAGAAGCAAATATATTTTCTGCTTGTTTGTTGCACGATACTGTTGAAGATACAGATGCAACTTTTGTTGATATTGAAGAAAAATTTGGTATTTATGTTAGAAATTTAGTTTATTGGTTAACAAATGTTTCAACACCTGAAATGGGTAATAGAGCATATAGGAAGAAAGTTGATTTACAGCATATTCTTCAAGCACCTATTGAAGCGATTTGTATTAAGTTGGCAGATGTTATTGATAATTGTTCTAATATTGTTAAATCTGAAAAATTTTATAATGATAATTTAAGAAAAGTTACTGAATTACCATCAACATTTTCTGAAAAATATCTTAAAGAAAAGAAAACATTTTTGAAAGCATTATGGAAACTTAAAAAAGAAAAATTTGATGTGGATTATGAAAAATTAGAAGATAATACACCATCTAAAATATTTTTAAGAAAATGGTTAGTAGTATTCAATAATCTATATAATGATTGTCAAAAAATTATCAATGAACAAATGGATTTATTAAATAATTCTTAATCCGTGCTTCCAATAAAATTCTAAATCATCATCTGAATCATATCGTATCTTTGCAAATTGTAAATGAGAGATGGCATCTTGTGGAGAAATATTAAACCATTCTCCACGAGTTTTTTTATCTCTTAAATCTCTATGAATTAAATGTTCAATGATTCTAACTTTAGAATCTTGAACTTCTTCTTTATAAAATAATTGAAGTTTATTCATATTTCCTGTTTGTAACTGTTTTAATCTTTTTTCAGGAGTTTTTGAAAAACCAATTTTTACTTGATTTTCTGTACCAATAACATATATATAACTCATAAAAATATTTATTTTGCATTTTTTATAAAAAAGTTCTTGACAAATGATTTTTTATATATTATAAATATAAATGTAATCAGCAATGATTCTGAATTTAATAAAAATTATTAGAGTTCACTTGATAGACGATTGTTTGTATTTTTCAATTTTTTGAGCAAATAATACAAGTTGAGATTAAAATTGACGTTCATAAAATGGGTGAGAAAGAATGTTTAATAACTACTAATCCCAAAGTGCCGAAGGACGAAGCAGTCGGACAAATATAAAGGTTGAGATTATTAAATCTCAACCTTTTTTTATAAATATTATTATGAAATTAAATGAACTTTTACATAATACTTTATTAGATTTTTTATTGGAAGCTGAACGAAGCCATCCAAAAACTTCGTTTGATACTTATAAACAATTACAAACTTTAAAACGTTATGGATTTGATTTAAGTAAAGATATTCTTCAAAATCAAATGGCAAATGATTATGTTGCTCGTGTATATCAAATTATTTATAATCATTGTAAGTTACTTAATATTGAAATATATAATTGGTTAAAACAAAATTATCATTTTAGAAAAATAAACTGGCAAGAATCTAAAACAACTATTTCTCAATATATCCATATTATTTTAATGAATGGAAAGCATATTGATATTCGTATATCTGACCATCGTGGTCAATTAAATGATAATAGTAGAATTAACACATTAAACATTTATTATAATACACCATTTAATGATATTCTTAAAAATAAGATTAAATATTTTATTGAAACACATTCTGAAAAAAATAAATTTCAAAAAATTTCTTGACAAATAAATTTATTGTTTTAATATACAAATAGTATTTAATTTTATGAAAGAAAAATTATGTATATTAAAACAATTTATGATTTAATAGAATTTGCTAAAACACATCCAAATTATACTTATACAAATTATGAAGGAGAGAGAATTGTTTATGATGAAAATTGTAGACGTATTAGTGATATAAAAATTAATCATTTGATGATGCATTCATTAGAAACTATCGGAATTTTGGATTTTTGTGGTTGTGTAATATCACATAGAGCTGTTAGAGATTACAAAATTTCAAATATTGAAGATTTTGAAGCAAATGTTAATAAAATTAAAAATGTTATGCAAAATCTTATTAAAAAAAGTAAAGATTTAAAAGTAAAATCCATAAAGCATTTAAGCGAATATTTTAAAAATGAATATAAAATAATATATGATAAAATGTATATATCATATTCTTATTGGGGTGGTGGAAAAGATGAACAAACGTTGTATATTAAGGAATTAAATGCTAATACACTTAATTCAACAATTTTTTATTTTCCTTATTACTATGCTGAAAATTTAAAAAATAAAGGTTTTTATAAACATATAATGGATTTTTATATTAAAATATTCAATGGTTTTGATGAAGATTTTAGAGATTATAAAGAATATAAAACTAATAATTCTTTTATAATTAAGCCAGAATATTATGATTTAAAAAATAAAGCATATGAGTATGCATATAATGAAATTTTACAGGAGAGTAATAATGTATAAAAGTAAATATCCTTTTCAATGGACAACTATTGATGGCGTAAAACATAATATTGAAGATTTAGAAACTGACCATTTATTAAATATTTTTAAATATTTAGAAAATAAAATAACTATTTTTAGAAAATGGTCAATAGCATATACTGGACTTCCTGAAAAACAAGTAATTAAAGGTGTTATTGAGAGTATGAGAATTATTGAAGATGAATTGTTAGATAGGAATGTTGATTATATTATAATTCATAATCATATTGAAGATATTTCTCATATGATAAAATATATGGAGAAACATTATGTCTAAATGTAAATGTGGTGGTAAATTAAAAAGTAGTTATTCTCAATATCCGTTAGGTGGTTGGAAATGTTTATTATTTTGTTCTAAAAGTAAATGGGAAATTTATGGTGGTGGTTTTGGTTTTTCAAAACGTGATGCATATAAAGCTGCATTTGATAAATTACAAAAATATGAAGAAAAATTTAAATAATTAAATTTTTCTATTGACAAATTAAAAAACTATGATATTAATATATTATAGTTTTTAATTTTATTGGAGAAATAAAAATGAGATATATGACAGAAGAAACGCTCAATAGAATGCTACGAATTTTGGGTGAAAATAAGGTATTAGAATATCAAAATGCAAGTGCAACTTATGATGTATATGGAAAAGACCCAATGCAAAAAATTTATGTTGATAATTCTTTAAAAATGGATATATTAAGATATTGCTTGGCTGTTAATGATTGTATTGCAACTTTATTTTATCAGCTTGATTTTGATGAAATTGATAATATGTTATCAAATGAACAGTTAATCAATGATATTGAATATTTTCAAAATGTTTATCGGGAAGATATTTGTAAAAATAATTAAGAAAGGAATAATATTATGGCTTTGCAAAATGATTATATTCACATAGTTGTTAATCCTGATGAAACCAGAGATATATATTTTTTTGATGATAAATTAAAAGGTAAGCAAAAAAATGATTGGAAAGCATATTTTGATAAAGATTTTTTAAAATCTAAAAATATTGCAACTTTTAAAGTTGAAGATAAAAAAATATTTGCAACATTTCATACTCTTGTTAAAATAGAAGAATGGCAGGAAATAAATGAAGCCAAAATGAAAGAAGATATTAAATTTGATGAATATGAAATATCAAAATTTAAAAAATTAACGGATATGGAAATAGAACTTAAAAAGCAGGAAAAAGCTGATATTTATAATGCATATGATGTTATTATGTATGCTTATTGGAGATTTTATGAACAATATCCTGAATTTATAAGAATTACTAAACAGGAGTAATATTAATGAAAACTTATTTAGTTGGTGGAGCAGTTAGAGATAAATTACTTGGAAAAGAACCACACGATAAAGATTATGTTGTAGTGGGTTCAACTATTGAAGAAATGCTATCACTTGGTTTTACACAAGTTGGTAAAGATTTTCCTGTATTCCTTCATCCTAAAACAGGAGAAGAATATGCTCTTGCTCGTACGGAACGTAAAACAGGTAGTAAACATACTGATTTTTCATTTGAATTTTCTTCTAATATAACTCTTGAAGAAGATTTAATAAGACGTGATTTCACAATTAATGCAATGGCAATGGATATGGAAACAGGCGAAATCATTGATTATTTTAATGGAAAACAAGATTTAGAAAATAAAATCCTGCGTGCAGTAAGACCTGAAACTTTTATTGAAGACCCTCTTAGAGTATTGCGTGGATGTCGTTTTGCTGCTCAATTAAATTTTTCTATTGCTCCTGAAACAATGGAATTATTTAAACAAATGGTTTTAGATGGTATGCTAGAACATTTAACTGTAGAAAGAGTTTGGAAAGAAACTGAAAAAGCATTAACAATGATTTATCAATCTGAAAAATATTTTGAAAATTTAAGAAATTGTGGTGCTTTAAAAGTTTTAATGCCTGAAGTTGATAGATTATTTGATACTCCTGAACAACTTAAATATCATCCATCAGGAAATTCAGGTAAACATACAATGATTGCATTAACACGAGTTCAAAATGAAAATTCTTTAACGAAATTTATTGTATTATGTCACGATTTTGGTAAAGGTGTGACACCTGCTGATATTTTGCCAAAACATAGTGGACACGATGAAAGAGGGTTAGCTGAAATTGATGCTTTTTGTGATAGATTAAAAGTTCCTAATAATTATCGTGAAAATGCAAAAACATTTTGTAAAAATCATATGCGTATGGCTCGTTTTCCTGAAATGAATGTTAAAAAGCAATATGATATGATTAAAGAACTTTCTAATAATTTTAAAAATATTGAAACTTTACAAATGTTTATTGAAGGTTTTTATGCTGATTGGACAGGTGAAAATGAACAAACAGCGTGGAATGATACAAAAGAAGCTGATGATATTACATATGTAATGAAAAAAATTTTTAATATTATGTATGGTATTACTTTAAAAGATTTACCAGAAAAAACACAAGAAGATTTAAGTAAACAAAAAGGTGAAAAATTTGGTAAACTTTATCGTGATGCAATGATAAGTTATTTAAAATTTAATTTGAAAAATTCTTAAAAATATGCAATAAATAATTCTTGTAAGAGATGCCTTATAGGGTTTCTTACAAGAATTTAACTTGCTTTTTAAGGAGATAAAAATGACTAAAAATAATTTAGTATCATTATTTGATGATATTTTTGATAATAAAAATTCTTTTATTGGTTTTAACGAACTTTTTAACGATTTATCTAAATTTGATTTAAATCTTACAGAACGTGGTATTAAAGATTCTTTTCCACCATATAATGTTTATACAAAAGATGTTGATGTTTCTGGTAAAGATGAACCAGAAATGTTATTAACTCATACTTTTATTGAAGTTGCTTGTGCAGGATTTAGAAAAGAAGAACTTTCAATAAAATTTGATGAAGACAGTTCAATTTTAACTGTTGAAGGAGATGCTAAACATAAACCAGATATTGAAGATGTAAAATATTCTTATAAAGGTATTGCAACAAGATTGTTTCAACGCCAATGGAAATTATCTGGAAAATTAAAATTTGTTAAAGCATCTTATGAAGATGGAATTTTAAAAATGGAATTTGAACCACGAATGGAAGATAAAGTTACATCACTTCCAATTGAATAAAAAAGAGGAGCTTTTGCTCCTCTTTTTAATTATTTTTATAAATATCATACAAATCATATTTTGCTCGTTGAGGTAATTCATTATATAATGAAAATTGTCCAATATTAAATTTATTTTTACCATCTTGTGATATAATAGACCATTCTTTTCTTAACGTATTAATATCTGGCAAAGTATATCTATCTTTATTATAAAGAATAGCAACAGGTATATCTACATTAGGTTCTTTTCTTTTAATAGATGCAACTCTATGTCTTCCTTCGTGATTTGTTACAATAAGTTGTTTATTTTTTTCATCAACATCAACTTTTAAAAATGGTATTCCATACGGTTTTCTTTCATCAACTTGTTTATCAAACCAATCATCATCTCCGTAAGAATATGGTGGACAAAGTTTTAAAAATTGAAATGGGAACATAGTTGCAAATAAATTATGACCAATTGTTGCAGGTACATTACCTAATGCATCCATATTATTTTGCCAATTAACATTACCATAATAAGATGATTCATTAAATTGCTTATCAATTACTTTAGCATCATTAGGATTAAATATAACATAACAAATACCATCTTGTGCACCATTATATTTGATACCTTTAATACCAAATTTTAATAAAGCCATTGAAGCATATTTTGCTGAATTAATATTTTCATTTTTTGAATATTTGATAGCAACTAATTGCTTAATGTAATCATATATATCAACACCATCTCGTTTTCCATCAATTCGTTTTGGTTCTGAATTCAATAATTCTTTAATACTTCCACCTAAAAATTCAATAGCATTTTTTAAGCATTTTTTAACATATATAGATTGTCCATTATAAAATTTTGATTCATTCATAAAATATTCATCATCAGGAATTTCAACTTTGTGTACAACCCCTTTTTCTTCTTTTAAATCTTTAGATAATTTAATAGCATTTTGTAACATTAAAATATCTTTTTTCTTTTCTTTTACATATTTTCCATTAGGATTATTTTTTATATATTCTTTATTATTATCAATAAAAAATTGTAATTGTTCAATTCCAGATTTTATTCCATTTATAGATGAATATGCAATGATAGTAAATAATGCTGGATTATTTTTTTTCTGTTATTTGTTGCCCATCAATTTTAAATCCAGATGACATATCAATTTTTTTACCTTGATAACTTAATGATTTTTTTGCTGAACTATGCTTAGCATAACTTTGTGCTATTTCTTTATTAACTGCATAATATAATCCCCAACCGTGGGCTTGATTTCCTTCTCCTGAATTTATTGCAACTAAACTTGGTTTTTCATAATCAATACCTGAACCAGCATAAACAACCGTTTCATTAATAGGTTTATTATCAGAAGTATCCCACATTTTATGTAAAGTATTATATATTAATTTGATTTGGTGTTTATCAAATTTCCATAATTTATTAATGTTTTCATCTGCCCATTCAAATGGAGTATTACCATATTTTTTAGACATTGCACACCAATCAGCACACATTTCAATTATTGCATCGTCAGGCATTTTGCCACAAACATCAGGTATTTGACCATCGTGTGTCCAAGATTTATCCCAAAATTGAGAATGATGAGATGCTTGCTTATAATGTTTATCTTGTGTATTTTTAAATTCTTTCCATTCATTAGGATTTAATGATTGCTTACCTATCACAAATCCTTTAACATATGGAATAAACATATCAGGTTTTAATTTATCTAAATCGTGATTTGGATAATTTTTTCCAACTTTAGATGCATAATAATTAACTAATTGACGATGTTTAGCTAATATTTGTAAAAATTCTTGTTTATCTTCTTCTGATACAATAGTTTGATTATATTTTAAATTATTTGATTCATCTAGTAAACCTAAATCGTCATCGGCATATAATTCTTCCCATTTTTCTTTTGGAATAGTATTTGTAGAATTATCTTTTGAATTATATCCTAATTTATTAAACCAATCACTAAATGTAAAACCCCAAATATCATAATCATTTTTTCTAAACATTACATTAGCAAAACCATCTCTGAATTTTTTATCAACTGGATAAATGTATCTTCTAAAAATATCATCGTGAGTTCCGTAATATGCATCCCAAACATAAATATCATCATTAAAATGAGGACCAACAATTGCTCTTAATTGTTTATTCTTGGAATTTTTTAATAAATCATTAAATTCTTTTTTAGTAGGATTTTTTAAAATAGTGAAAAAAACGTTATCACCTTGTTCATCTTTCCATTGAGTAGCATAAAAAAGACTTTCTTCTAAAAATCCATTATTTTTTAAATATTGAGGAATTAAAGTATTATAATAATTAAAAGTTTTTTTAAAATCTGATATTGCATCAAATTTATTACATTCATAAATTTTACGATAAATTTTATTTTGTGTATATATGACTATTTCAGATGATTCATTGATATTATTTTGTTGATTTGTATGAGCAATATCTTCTTTTTTGAAAAAACGCTCATCATAAATAGGATGTTTTATATCCAAATCAAAAATATCAATATTTAAAATAAATGATGAAATTATATCTGTTTTACCATCTTCACTTTCAACACGACATATTTGTTCACCATCTTTATCAGTATTAATAGCTACAATTGTCCATTTAATATTATTTTCATCAATATAAGACATACCTTCTTCAAATTCAATATAATCATTATCAAACATTACACCAGTATTACCAAATTCAGATTTTCTTTTAACATATCCTTCATCTAAATTTCTTGGTTGTTTTTTTATTAAATGAATAAGTTTATTATCTAAAATTGCAACATTACTTGTTCCGCCTTCAGTTAATAAAACTGAATTAAAACTTTTTTTAATAATATCTAAATATTGTTCTGTAATTTCCCAATTATCAAGAAAATTAATATCATCATTTTTAAAATCCATCCAAGAATTATAATAATGAATATTATACATATCATCATAATATTTAATTTTACCAACTTTTGATTCAAGCCATTCATAATGTGACTTGCTTGATAAATCAAAACAGTTGGATAAATCTAATTGGGCAATATAAACCCATTTTCCATATTGTTCAGCAAAATTAATATCTGAAGACCAAAAACTTGGTGTTTTAAATTTATTAATATTATTGACGGGTGAACCGTGATAATATACGTTAGAATATGCTGTTTCAAATATTGGTCTGGCAATTATTTTTACATAATCATTTTCAAATACTAATGAATTTTTAACATTTTCATTAAGATTTTTAAAAGATTCTGATAAATTTTGAGGTTTATTAAATTGAATTTTTTGACAATTTTTTTTAATATCATCAAAAGAAAACCAATTTAATATGTTATTATTATTTAATAATATATTATTATTTTTAATACATTCTACAATAAAAATTTGATGACCAAAACGTATTTTGTTTCCGACTTTTAACATATTTCTTGACTTTTCCTAAAAATTATTATATAAAGTATTTATAGATTAAATTTAGGAGAAATAATGACATTAAAAGAAATTATGGAAAAATCAAAACAAGATAATCGTGGTTATATAAAGAGAAAATCTTCTTTGGAAAAAAATGATTATTTTTGTTTAGATAGTCATTTATCGGCAATTGATAATAATGGATATTTAAAAGTATTTACAAATGAAGAATTGATGGCAACAGATTGGGAAATACTTGATTGGGAAACTTTAAATGCTTAAATGTAAATTTTGTAATAAAGAATTTAAAACAACTTCTGGTTATGAACGACATATGTGTGAAAAGAAAAATAGATATGTAAATTTTAATCATACAGCATTTTCGTATTATAATGATTTTTTAATATGGTCACATACTAAAAAAAGTAAAAATCCTGAAGAACAAAAAATGGGGTTTATTAAATCTTCTTTTTATAAAGATTTCGTGAATTTATCTGATTGGTTATCAGAAATAAATGCTTTTTCTCCTCATTTATATATTCAATGGGTAGTAAAAAATAATGTTTCAATTAAAGATTGGATAAAAAGTCGGACTTATCATAGTTTTTTATTTGAATATTTAAAGTTAGAAAATGATGATGAAGCTATTTTTCGTAGTCAACAATTTTTAGATAATAAAAATGAAACTCTTGAAACTATTGCACCATATGATTTATATATGGCATTATATTATGGACATATTAGTTTTAAATATATTAAAAAAAAGAATTTTGATTATAAAAATAAAATTGATATTGTTGTAACAAAAGAAGAATTAAATCAGCTTGAATTTTTTTTGGAGAGTTTATTATAATGTATGCTTTATTAAGTTTTATAATTTCAATGACATTATATGTATTAATATCTTATCCAGTAATGGCATTTTTAATATTAGATATAAGTCCAGAAGATTTTTGTGCTTGGTTTGCATTTAATAATGAAAATCTAGCAAAAATATATTTTTATTTTTCTCCAATTACTTTACCAATTTTATTTTTATATTTAGTTTATAAAGGAATATTAGATATAAAATGGAAGAAATAAAAAAATATAATCTCCCTGACCTTGATATTGATATGGGTCAAACAACACGTGATGCAATTTTAAATAAATTGCATCACATTCCTGCATCTAAAATAAATGATAAAGGAATTAATCCGCACGGAGTGGGAATTTATTTTTGTAATATACCATATGATAGATTAACAGGTTTAGCTTCAATAGATTATAAGCACGCTGAAGAAGATTTAGGATATATTAAATTAGATTTTCTTCATAATACTGTTTATGATAAATTTACTTCTCGTCAACAAATTTTAAATATTATTAATAATGAACCAAATTGGAATTTATTATATAAAAAAGAAATTGTTGAACAATTACCGCATATTAATAATTATTTTACTTTATTAAATCAATTACCGAAAATTAATTCTATTGAAAAATTAGCAATGTTTATTGCTATCATTAGACCTGCAAAAAAATATTTAATTGATGAAGTTATTAAAAATGATTGGGAATCTATTAATGATAGAATATGGTTAAAAGAAGATTCAGGATATATGTATAAAAAATCACACGCTATTGCATATGCGTTATCAATTATTGTTGCTCTTGGTCAAATTAATTAATATCCGCTTGCATACCAAAATGAACCATTTGAAGTATCACCTGCTTTACTTCCTGATGAAAAATAAGTAAAATTATTTTTAGTTCTTGAATCCCATTTAATCCATCCATATATCCAACTACCAGAAGAATTATAAACTGTTATAACTGGAATATAACTTGTAGTGTTAAATGGAGTTAAAAAATTAATTGTTCCTTCACCAGCATTATTTAAATTAATAATAATATTTCCACCTTGTTCAATAAATCCATCATTCCATTTACGATACCATCTATTGCCATCGGTTGAAGCATCAACAACATATTTCATTGAATTAATTTTTGAATCAATATTATTTAATAAATTTGTAAAATTTAATGTTATTTCATTAAATTTATCAATTAATCCATTGATTCTTTCCATATCTATTTTACTTATATCAGCCATCTATATATCCTTTGTAAGATATTTAATAAATATCTTACAAAATAATGTTTTATGCTGAATTATTTTATTTTTGATAAATCAATAAGATTCATAAATTTATTTTTATATTTCCTATCACCATCAGTTAATTCTTCATCTGTTTTTGATAAAAATTCATCAAAAACATAAGTTAAATAATTTTTAATTTCTTTTTCGTGGTCAACAATTGGTTTGCTGGAATATCCATCATTAATAGATGGAATGCTAAATTCTGAAAATTTGGTTTTTAAATCATTGGCTAAAAAATCATTAATGTAAATTTTTAAAGGTTCTTTAAATTTATAAGTTTTTCTTTTATAAACAAATTTTTTAATTGGATATACAGCCATTATTCACCTCAATCTAAATGTATTATCTTTCTTTTTATACGCTTTTCTGAAAGATTTTTCAATTTGATTCCTTCAAATCCAGATGTTATAATATAATCATTATTAGAGAGGTGTTGTTTGCAATATTCAAATTGTTCAAAAATATTTTGATAATAAAGAGAAATAGGAATGTTAGAAGAATTTTTCCACCAGTTATCAGCTAATCTAAAAAATTTTTCAATGTCCATTGGTTTAAGTTCTTGAAGATTATAAAAAGAAATATAGTTTTTAGAAACAGATTGAATTAAACATATTGTTTTTGTTTCAAATTTTTTATTATATATTTCAGTTAAATATGGATATTTTTCTAACATTTTTTCTCCTTAATATGAAAATATTTATAACCCAAAATCAAGGATTTCGTAATAGAAAAGTTTTTATAAAGGAATTTTATGAATTGGAATATAGACAGAAATAAAAATAAAATAATGATAGATTATTCATTATATTTAAAAAATATTAATAAACAAATAATTAGAAGAATTATAATTAAATCTATTAAAAGAATTTGTAATATTTTTCAAGTATCTATTAATCAAATAATATTTGACAATAATTTTATTATAGTTATAATAAATGAAGATAATGTTCCTGCGTTATTTGAATTTTTATATTCAATTAAAACAGCTTTAGAATTATATATTATTGAAAAGGAAAATAATATGAAAGATTTATATCAATTTAAATCTATGTCAGATTTAGAAAATGTAATTAATAAAATGCGACTTAATTATGGAGATGAAGAAAATTCTTCGTTAACTGATACCTTTATTATTGAAGGAAATTCTGGATTAACTTATGGTTGGTTAAAAAATGTTGCTAAATATGTTGGTCCAACAAATGTATATATTGTAGAAAGTGATTATAACAATATTATGGAAGGTGATTTAGATTTCATTGATGAATTATATATTGATATAAAAAATATTGATTGGTTATCTCCGAAAAATTATGTTGATATTACTGCAAGTGAAATATCATTTGATAATAATGGTTTAATGAGATTATGGTGGGATTAATGTGGTGGCAAATTTTTAAACGGTTTTGGCATTGTGATAAAACTAAATTAAGTATTCAAACTCAATTTAAAGCTGATATGCCTGATACAAAATATACTGCTGAAATATGTAACACAATAAAATTAGATGATTTATATTTTTCTGTTTATATATCTAAATGTTGGTATACTAATGGATATAGTGTTTATGGATATTCAATTAAATTTAATGATGAAGAAATTTGTATTTATGGAATAAAATATTTAATTTTATTTTCTTTAATAGAAATAGTTATTAATTATTATAATTGGAAAAAAGAAATTATAAAAAAAATTAATCAAAAAAAAGAATATAAAAAAAGATTAAAAGAAATTACAAATAAAATTAAGGAAGGGGAATAATTATGGTATATTTAGAGGAATTGTTGCCCGAGTTCAAAAAAGGGATAAAGATTAGACGGAAACCTTGGCGTGAGGATAGATATATTAAATTAAAAGGATTGTACGCCAGAGATGAGTACGGCAACTGCTACTTTTTAGAACCTGATGAGATAGCAGCCGATGATTGGGAATTTTACCAAGAACCTATTGACTGGGACTACATCATCAAGAACAAGTGCTTATGCTGGTTTTGGAATAATGATAATGAAGGTATTGGAAACGTTGGAATATTATCAGATGTTTGTCAAGAAATGGAGTATCCTTTTACCAGTTTTTATCAAGGAAATAAATTTATTTGGAAATTTTGTCGTCCTGTCTACCGAAACGAGGTAATTTTTTATAATAATAAACAATAAAGCAATAAAAAGCTATCATTCTTTTTTATATAAATATTATTATTAAATAAGGATGGTAAACGTATGCAAAAAATATATTTGTTTGTAAAAAAAGGATATTATTATAATTTATCATCTGGTCAAACAGGAGAAACACGTATGTTTAATGTTCCAATGTATAATACAGATTTTAAATTATGGAAAGGTATTGATAATAAAATACAATTTTCTATTCGTGACCACGACCGTAAAGCATATCCTTTAAGAGATAGAGAAATCTTTTTAAATATTATAAATCCAAAATTAAACACTAAATTAGTTAAAAAATTATGGTGTTTAGATGCATATAAAGGTTTATATGAAACGACAATAACGGAAGTTGAATTAAGAGATTTTGAACCAACTGCATATCAAGCATCAGTAATTACTAAAGACCCAGAAGGGTGTGAAGATATGTTATATACTGGTGTTGATTGGAATCCAATATTTAATATTATTGTTGAAGAAGGATTTAGAGATGTTTTTAAACCATCTATTGAATTAGACCCTTCAAAATTTTTACATAATTTTTATATCAATAGAGAAGACGGACAACGTTATGACTATTATGTTTCTTCAAGAATTAAAGCTGATGAAACAAATTCTCATACAGCATCTATAACTGTTAAGGATTATTTTTTAGGAACAATAACTATGGAAGGTTCAGCTGAAGTTAATCCACAAGAAAATAGTGATATAGATTGGTTTCCAATAGAAACAAAAGAATATACTGATGAAACAAAAGTTGAAGCTGAAACATTTCAATTTAATAAACAATTAAATTGTATGTGGGTACGTTTTAAATATACTATTAAATCAGCAAATTATAAGGGTATAGTTTCTGAAATTTTTTATAGAAATTAGATTTCATAAACAATAAATTGTGGAGATTGTGCATATATATTCTCTTCAGTAAATTGAATAATTCCATCACCTAAAACATATTTAACTTTAAAGGTATAAGTTCCACTTGGAATTATATCTAAATATTGTAATGAAAATGGATTATTTGAAGAAGCTGATGGAGAAACACAAGTTTGCTGACATAATAATGAATCATCTCTATAAAAATATATTTTAAACCAAGATGTACTATTGTTATTAGAATTGGCATCTCCACAAGTTGATAAAAAAATTGGTCTTCCTTTTGATGTTATAACAATTTCTTTGATAATTTCTGGATTTGAACTTGATAATGTTGAACCATTTTCTAATTTAATCATATTATAATTGCGATTAAATTTATCATTTACATTAATTATATTATTTGTTAAATTATTTAATGTTTCTGTTAATTCATTAATACGTGAAATAGGTAATTTACTTGTATCATTCATCATTTAACCCCTTTGTTTGTATTTAATAAATACAAACAAATATTTTAGTTAAAAAATAATGGTATAAATACTAATAATCCCTTCTAAATTCATTTCCCCAAAAGTTATAATTACCACCAGTATTATAACCTTTAAAATATGATGCTCTACCATATTTGTCATAAGTTTGATAAGTTTTTTGTGATAAACTTATTGCCATTGAAACATCGTGTGTTTTATTTTTTGGATATTTATATACTAAATAATAATTTCCTCTATTTGTATGAACATAAATTCTATCATTTTTAGCATCATAAAATAAAGTTCCATTTAATTTTTGAGAATCTTTAACATTTTTACTATTTCCAACTCTAAATGTTGGAGCAACAGTTAATATTGCATCACGAACAGCAATATCTCCAACTGAACCCATACCATTTTTAGGAGCTTCATCAAAATAATAGATAACATTTGATGTTGATTTCCATTCATCATCTATTTTTTTATATAATGTTTGTAAAATAGCAACACTTGAATACATACCATTAGTAAAGGTATATTGAGATAAATTATCAGATTTTGTTAATTGAGCAGCATTTATAAAAATACCATATGAATCATTAATAGTTGAAAATATAGGGTTATTATTTTTATCTAACAATTTAATAATACATTTTAAAATTAATGATGTTTTAAATTTTGCTGTAACATAGACTCTATAAATATCATCGCTAATTTTGGAAATTCCGCCATTATGTATTTGAATTTCTCCAAAATCAGTATCAATTTTTTGAACTGTAGCATTATTTTTTGAAATATCACATAAAACATTTACACCAAAAATTTCTTTATTATCCATTAAACATACAGCAATATTTGTTAATTCAACTGTTTTAACATATAAACTAAATGTAAAAGTTGATGTTAAATCATTATAAAAAATATATTCTGCTCTATGTTCTGCATTAACTGTTGATGATGTCATTTTTGAACATTGATTATATGGAAATAAAACTAATGGTTCTTTGGTTATTTTTGTATTTGTTTTAATCCAATTAGGAGCATTAAAATTTTCTGAATATTTAATATAATTGTATAATCTTATATATTTTGCATAATAATCACCATTAATACCAATATCATTTGTTGGTAATTTTTTTTCATTTTTATATAAATGTTGATTAATTGATTCCCATTTTGTTGTATTTTTTACCCATAATGAACCATCAAATGAAGGGAAAATTAAATCTTTTTTATGGTCAATATTAATTGAATTTTGCATATTAATCCTATATTTTAACAAATTTATAATAATATTTACCCACTTATTAAAACAAAATAGTTATTGACTTTTTCATTTTGATAATATAAATTAAGTAAATAAATTTACAACAACTTAAAAAGGTTAAATGAGAATATTAAAAAAACTTGGGTTTGTTGTTTTGTTTTTATGTATCTTTTCAACTCCATTGTTGTATTCATCATCGTATGCACATACTTTTAATGGGTTACAGATGGAAAGTAATATTCAAACAAGTGACCTTCAAACTCAAAAGAAAAAAGAAATATTAGATATTCTTGAAAAAGAAAATTTAATATTAACCGAAATAAAGGCGTTGAGGAAAGATAAGCAGGAAGATGTGGTGTGTCTTGCTTTGAATATGTACCACGAAAATAGGGGTTCCTCACTTGAAGACCGAATAGCATCAACATATGTTGTTTATAATAGGCAATATGATAAACCTTCTAAATCGTTATGTGATGTTATTTTTGAGAAATGGCAATTTTGTTGGACAAATAATACAAAAATTCCTGTTCCTAAAGAATTACAAGTATGGAATAAAATACAACAAGATGCTTATAAAATGTATTTAAATCCTAAGTTTAAAAATTTGGCAAAAGAATTTCGTTTAAAACATTATGTTGCATCATATATGATACCAATGAAAAATAAGCCAAAATGGATTGATAAAAGATTATTTAAAATAGACATTGGTAAACATTCTTATATATCATTGAATAAAGAAGATATGAAATATAAAGGTTCAATGATAAAAATTGTTCAACAAGGTAAACATTTATTAGAAAACAAAATATATATTAAAAAGAGATAAAGAAATTTATCTCTTTTTTGTTAATATAATACTTTATGCTTATACCTTTATAACACTTTATTTTTAAGTAAATATTTAAAGATATACTTAAAGGATAAAGAATGAGTTTACAACAATATCAATGGAGAATTAAACCAAATAGATTATATGTTGTACGAAAATTAAATAGTTTAGTTTCTAACCAGCAAATAGAGCCAAATATAATGGTTAATGGTAAAGTAAATATTTACGGTTTGAATTCTGATGAAAAACCAACATTAATTGATGAAATGTGTTTACCAATTGTTAATCATAATGTTTCTGGTTTTGCATCATTTGAAATTATACCAACATATTTATATTGTCGTGGAAATGCTGAAGATATTATTCTTACAGGTATTGAAGTATTAGAAGATTTAGGTGAATTACAAGGATAAAAATGGTAAAGTTATTCCAATACACAAATTATATAGATTATAATGAATTAATCAATAAACCATTAATTAATAAAGTTGTTGTTGAAGGTGATAAATCATTAGCTGATTATGGTATTCAACCTGCTGGTAATTATGCTCATTTAAATGATAATGGAAAAGTACCATTAGAAGAATTAGATGATTCTATTTTAGGTAATTTACAATTTCAAGATGTCTGGGATGCTAAAAATAATAATCCTCAATTACCATTAGTACCAACAAAAAAAGGTCAATATTGGATTGTTTCAACAGCAGGAGAACAATTTGGATTATCTTTTAATACGGGCGATTGGTTAGTTGCTGGTGATAGTGTATGGCAAAAAGTTGATAATTCAGATGCTGTTACTTCAGTTAATGGTAAAATTGGAAATGTTATTCTAACAGCTAATGATATTAATTATAATAATGAAACTGTTAGTGACGCTCTTGATTCTAAACAAAATCAATTAACAGCTGGTAAAAATATTAAAATTGAAAATAATATTATTTCTGCTGAATTTAATACAGCTATTATTGATTATAATTTAACTTATAATAAACCATCAATTAATGGTGTTGAATTAATTAATAATAAAGCATTAGAAGATTTTGATATTCAAAGAACTATTAAAGCTGGAAATAATGTTTATCTAACAAAATCTGAAACAGATAAAATGTTAGATACTATTAATGTATATGATGCAACTGAAACAAGAAAAGGTGTTTCTGAAATTGCAACTCAAGCAGAAGTAACAGCAGGAACAGATGATTTTAGATATATTACACCAAAAAAATTAAAAATTGTAACTGATGAAATTGATACAACTATACAAAATCAATATGATACATTACATAGCGAAATAATTGAAGAATCACAAAGAGCAATTAGAGCAGAAAATTCTCTTTTATCTGAAATTCAATCAGAAGAACTAAGAGCATCAACAGCAGAAACTAATATTAATAATGATTTAACATCTCATAAAAATAATACAAATAACCCACATAATGTAACTGCTGAACAATTAAGTGTATATACAAAAACAGAAATTGATAATTTATTATCAACTATTAATACAAATTATCAAGAAATATTAAAAACAATTTCAGATTTAGATGCCCGTCTTACTAAAATGGAAACTAATATTGATGGGGGCGGAGCTTAACATTTAATAAATATTTTTATAAAATATATTTTATAAGGAAAAAGTAAAATGATTCAAGGAACAAAAATTTATAGTGTATCTGTAGCTAATGCTGCTGGTTCTACAAATGAAGAAAAAGGATTTTTAGATAATAAAAAAGTATCTGATTATTCTGATTTTGATATTTCTACACAACCAGTTGAAGGTGAAACATTAGAACAATATAAAATTAAAGCTCGTGGATTGGTTAGATATAATCAAATGTGCTTAAATTTACAAAGAGGATTAGATTATTTAGGTGAAGTTGAAACAACTGGTGCAAATCATATTACTCCACCAACAAAATTAGAATTTAAAGTTGCTTATAGTCAACCAGATGGTTTATGTGTTCAAGTTGCTGATTCTGATTATGAAGAAGATGAGGAAATTTTTAAAACACGAGATGGCAGAGTATTCTTTAAAGGAACAAAAGCAATTAAACGTTTAATTGCTATGGTATTAGTTGATGATTATACTGTTATTGCTAATTATTTTGATAATACTAAAACTCCATCAGGAAATCCATTAGGTTGGCAATTAAAAGAATTAGTAGTTAAAGGTCCAATTGCTGATTTAGAAACTGCTGAAGCATTAGTAACAGTAACTGAACTTTTATAAGGAGTAAATAATGGCTAATGAAAATGCAACTAAAATTCAATTAAGACACGATTCATCTGCAAATTGGTTTGCTAATAATCCAATTTTAGCTGAAGGTGAAGTTGGTATTGAAATTGATAAAAATAGAATGAAAGTTGGTAATGGTATAAGTCATTACAATGATTTAGAATATTTTTCTGATACTGTTGATTATAATGAATTAATTAATAAACCACAAATTAATAGTATCGGTTTGATGGGTAACTTATCTTTACACGAATTAGGTATTCAAGCAGAAGGCGATTATGCAACTGTATTAACTTTAACAGAAGGTTTATCAAAAAAAGCTGATAAAACTGATACTTATACAAAAACTGAAGCTGATGGTAAATATGCTACAAAAACAGAATTATCATCAAAAGCTGATTCAAGTGCTTTACCTGCATCCACATCATTAATGAATGGAACTGCTCCTTCTGTTGCTGATTTTGCAGGAGCTGATGCAGAAGGATTAAAAACAGAATTAAATGCATTTTTAGCCCAACTTAAAACTCGTGGTGTAATTGCATAATAAAAATTTAAATTGTATAAATAAAAACACTTATGTTATATTTCATAAGTGTTTTTTTATTGGAGAAAAATAAATGAAAAAAATTAAATGGTCAGCTTTAATAACAATGATTGTTTCATTGCTAATTTCAATAGTTTCTGGATATTGTACAGTTGTAGGTATGGGAAATGTTTTTATTTCAGCTGCATCAGTAACAATGTTTATTGCATCAGTTATTGAATTGGGTCGTGTTGTTTTAATTTATGATTTACACCATTATTGGGATAAAATGAAATTATATCAAAAAATTCCTGGTGTCTGTATGTTATTAGTTGCCATTACTTTATCTGCAATGGGTATTTTTGGTTTTATGTCTAATGCTCATTCTCAACGAACCCAAGAAATTATTCCTATTGAAATGGAAATAAAACAAAAACAAACTGAAATTAAAATTTTAAATGATGCTATTTTAATTAATAATCAACAATTAAATCAATTTAATAACAAAGCATTAGACAAATATACAGAAATGGGTTATGTAACAAAAGCTGTTAATTTACAAAAAGAACAGCAAAAAATTACAGATAAATTATATGATGATAATAGACAAAAACAAAATGAAATTACAAAATTAAATCAAGAAATATTAAATTTACAATTAACGGCTGAACAAAAAGCTCCAACATTAGCCCATTTAAAATATTATGCAAAATTATTTAATGTTGATAATGATACAGCCATAATAATTTTTATTGTAATGATAATGACGGTATTTGATACATTAGCAATGTATTTGATGATTACTTCTGATTGGATTTCAAAATTAGATGATGAAATTAAAATTATAAATAATAATCAAATAAATTATGATACAAATGAATTAAATAAAATTGAAACAAAACTTAATCAACTCTTGGATATGAAGCCAATAGAAAAAATTAATAATAATCAAGATATTGATTTTTCACCTGTTTTTAATGCAATAAAGCAAGATTCAGATTATCAAATTGATTCATTAAAAAAGGTTGTAAATGAAAATAGTAAAATAACTATTAATAAATTAAATGAAGAATTTATTAAATTACAAAATAATTTAAAAGATAATACACTTATTGATAAATTGACAACGATTGAAGAAAATTTAAAAGAAGTTCAAAATAAATCTAATAAAATTGAAGTTAATAATATTGACGAACAACTTGATAATTTGATAAACTCCATTAATGATAATGATAGTATCATTGGAACAAACTCATTTAAAAAATATATTTTAGATAATCCGTTAGTATTAGATTATTTAAAAGATTATTTTAAAAATGATAAAAAAGTATTAACAAAATTAAATAAATTATAATTAGTGAGGGAAAATGAAAACATATAATCCAAAAAAATCTGGAAATGTCATTTATGTTATAGATAATGATATTACAAAAGCATTAAATAGATTACGTCACGAAACTGCACCTTTATTAAAAGAATTAAAGATGAAAAGATTTTTTGAATCAAATTCTGAAAAGAAAAGACGTAAAAAGAAAGAAGCAATTGCTCGGGAAAAAATGAGACAACGAAAAGCTGAAATGTTTTTTTAATATGAAAAAATGATTCTTTTAAAAAGAATCATTTTTTATTTTTGCATACCTCTTAATGTTTGTGATATTATTCAAATATCAAGAAAATCCTTGATAAATACGTATTGTGGGGATTTAGAAAAGCTAATAGAATTTTTACAGACAAGCATTTAGAAAAGCTAATAGAATTTTTTTAGAAACGCACAATAGACAAGCAAATAGACAAGCATTTAGGAGAGAAAAATGAATACAATTGAAGAATTAAGAAAAAAAATTAACGCTAAAGTTGCAAAAGCAGAATCTAATACATCAACTCTTGGTGGTACAATTTTCCCATTTAATACATTAAAAGCAGGTGATACAGTAACCATTCGTTTTATTAATGATGGTGAAGATAATGATGTATTTTGGCGTGAACGTAGAACAAGAACATTTGAATTTCCATCAGTAAAGCAAGCTAATGGTCAAGTAATATATAATAGATGTTTCGTAGATGTTCCAGCATTTAATTTAAAATATGATGAAGTAATTTATAGTGATTTACCAGAAGATTATCTATATAAATCTGAAGATGATGTTATTCAAAAAAGAATTAAAGGATTTTGGGGTGAAACTGATGAAGAAAAAGCATTATATTATAAATTTGCTAGAAGAAAATCTTATGTATTTCAAGGTTTTGTAAGAAGTGGATATGAAAATAACAAAGCATTAGAACCAAATAAACTTTATCGTTTTTATATTGGTGAAGATTTATTTAATGCTATTAAGACTTTCTTAAATCCACAAATGGGTATTAATTGTATGCCAACTGACCCTGAAAACGGTTTAGATTTTATTTTATCAGTTACAAGTAAAAAATCTGGTAATAAAGAGTTTAAAGATTATTCAATTTCTCAATGGGCAAGAGCAAATTCTTCATTAACTAATGATGAAAAAACTGCATTAGAAATTAATAAACCATTTGTATTAAAGAATTTTATTTTTAAAAGACCAACTGCTGAAGAAGAAAATGTTATGATGGAAATGTTTGAAGCATCATATAATTCTGAACCTTATGATGTTGTAAAATGGAGTAAATTTTTTAAACCAAATAATGTATTTTTTGATGCAGATGGTAATATTAAAGATTTAAAATCAAATACTAATGCTACTACTCAAGCAAGAGAAATACCTACAAGTCAAGTACAACAATTTGTTCAAGAAACTGTTAGTACAACAGTTCAACAACCTATTGTTCAACAAACTGTTGTTCAGCAACCAACTATGACTGCTCCACAAATTATTTCTCAACATACTGAAGCAGTAAGTGGTGAAAATCCAAAAGATGTTATTAATAGTATTTTAGGAAAATATAATATTCAAACAAATAACTAATCAAAATTAATAAGTCGGGAAAATAATATTGTTTTATTTTCCCGAAATAAATTATAATTTAATTATTAACTAAGGAGAATATTATATGAAACCAATTGATATTAGTAAATTTCAAAAAAGTGCATTAAAAAATGTTGATGGTATTTCAGCAGGTTTTAGTAATCCAGATACTTGGATACATACAGGAAACTATGCTTTAAATTTTAGAGTTTCTGGTGATTTTTATAAAGGATTTCCGCTTGAAGGTAAAATGACATTATTAGCTGGTGATTCTGGAACAGGTAAATCATATATTGCTATTGGTAATATTGCTAAATGGTGTCAAGATAATAATGTATTACCTTTAATTATAGATACAGAAAATGCTTTAGATAGAGATTGGGTTGAAGCATTTAATTTTGACCCAGATGGATATTGTTTATATTATCGTGCATCTATTTTAGATAAAATTGCAGGTATTATGTCTGACTTTATTGAAGGATATAAAAAAGAATATTCAGATATGCCATATAATGAAAGACCTAAAGTTCTAATTATTATTGATTCATTAGGTATGGCAATTACACCAACTGAACAAAAGCAATTTGAAGATGGAGATATGAAAGGTGATTTAGGTCGTAAACAAAAACAAATCTATTCAATTTGTCGTAATTTTATGGCTTCTTGTGGGGCAGAACCAATAGGTATGTTATGTACTCAACATACTTATGCATCACAAGATTTATTTAATCCTGATGCTGTTATTGCAGGTGGTAAAGGTCTTGAATTCACACCATCTATTGTTATAGCAATGTCAAAAAATAAATTAAAAGAAGATGAAGATGGTAAAAAAACTACTGATGTTAAAGGTATTAAAGTAAGAGCAACAGTCAGAAAAACAAGATATACACAACCATTTCAAGATGTAAAATTTAATATTCCTTGGGATAGTGGTATGGACCCATATTCAGGATTATTTGAATTATTTGCTGAACAATTAATGTTTAAAGGAAAATATATTCTTTCAAAAGAAGGTTCTTGGGTTGCATATTATTCACTACAAACAGGTGAACAAATTTTCAAAAAATATCGTAAAGATATTACCAATGAAGATTATGATATGATTATGAAAGATTATGTAAATGCCACTTCTTCAACTTTATTAGTTACAGAAGAAGGTAATAAAGAATAAAAAAGTTCTTGACAAATATTTTTTTCTAATATATCTTATACTCATCAAAGCAATTTGATGAGTTTATTTTTAAAGGAAATTAATAATGCCATTTAGTATTTTTTGTGTTCTTTTGACAATAGGTATCGTTAGTTTTGGTATCTGTCGTTATAAAAATTGGGTAACTAAAGAAAATTTTAATCAGAAGTTACTTGAAAATAAAAAATTTATGGATATGTATAAAGAATATGAAGATTTTGTATCAAAATATCCAGAATTTGAAAAAGAAAAAAATGTTATTGAAAAATTTATGAAAGGGAAAAAATAATGATTAAACAATTTGTGGGAATTTTCGGAATTATTGGAGCAGTAGTTGCAATTTTTTGTTCTGCTTCTTTATTTGAAACAAATACCTTTGGTAATTATCAAATTAAACAAGCAGCAATGTCTGGAACAATTTCTGTAAGAAATGATGCTGGTTTATATTGGCAAGGTTTTGGTTCAATTACCACTTATCCAGTATCTGAAGATATTGATTTTGAAAAACAGAAATTAGAAGTTCGTTTTAATGATGGTTCAGTTGCACAAGTTATTGGTACTGTTAAATTTAAGATGCCTTCAAATCCTGAAAAACAAAAAGAATTACATAGGGATTATGGAAATTATGCGAATGTTGAAAGAGATTTAATTGTTCGTAATGTAAGTGAAGCTCTATCTAATACTGCAACATATATGGTAGCTGAAGATTCTTATGCTTCTGGTCGTGCTGTCTTTTCAGATTTAGCTATGCAACAATTAAAAGAAGGTATTTTTAAAACATCTACAAAAACTGTTGAAGTTGTTGATACTGATGGAACAAAGTTTAAGAAAAAGGAAATCCGTGTAGTTTATGATGAAAATGGTAATCCTGTTATCCAAAAACCTTCTTTACTTAAACATTACGGCATTGAAATTCTTCAATTTGTTGTTAATGACTTCAAATATGACGCAAAAATTGATGATTTGATTGCCCGTAAGAAAGACGCTGAACAAAATAAAGTTGTAGCTATGGCAAATGCCGAAAAAGCAAAGCAGGATGCTATTACAGCTGAAGAACAAGGTAAAGCAAAAATTGCTGAAGCTAAAGCCCAAGCAGAAGTTGCAAAAATTACCGCTGTTGTTGAAGCTCAAAAGAAAGCAGAAGTTGCAAAATTAGAAGCTGAACAAGCAAAATATGAAGCTCAAAAGATTGCTGAAAAAGGTAAAGCAGAAGCAGAAGTTGCAAAACAAAAAGTTGCTGCTGGTTTAACTCCACTTGAAAAAGCAACTATTGAAAAAGAAACTGCCATCGGTGTTGCTCAACAGTTAGCAAATGTTAAATTCCCTGATACAATGGTTATTAGTGGTGGTTCAGATGGAAAAGCTAATCCTTGGGATGCAGTTGGTTTGAATCAAATGATGGAAATTACTTCTAAAATTAAAAATGCTAAAATGATTCAGTAAAATAAAAGGTGGGTTATAACCCACCTTTTTTGTTGACAATATATTTTTTCTAATATATTATCATTTAACATTAAATAAAGGAGAAATTAATGGGAATTAATGCTATAAAATTTATTTTAGAAAAATGTGAAAGAATGATTAGAGAAGCTGATTATGAATATGATTATGAAAATGAATTAAAATCTTGGTGGGATGAATATACTAAAAAACCAAGCGTATATGAACAATGGAAAGAACGGGCTTCAAAAATTCGGAAATATCAAAGATAATTATTTTTGATTTTTATTTAAAGTGATGATAAATTATTATGTGTTTATTATAGGAGATTTTTTATGAGAGACGAAGATATATATTATATTTGGAATATTTTAAAAGAATTCATTCAAATTAAAGATAGAGAAGAAGCAGCATTAGCTATGCTTGAATATGTTTATAATAATGATGGAGATGTTGGATTAATTAAAGATACAGCTCAAGAAGAAGACGATGAATTTTTATCAAAATTAATTGAAAAACATCGTGAAGATTTATTAGATGAATATGATGAACCAGAGGAAGATTGGTAAAAATGGAATATTTTAAATTAATTAAAAAAGATGAAACTAAATTAGAAGATGTATTAAATCATTTTAATGAAGAATATGAAATTGCTCGTGAAGAAATTAAAATTAAAGGAAAATTAAATAGATGTATTGCAGAATTGCCATCATTATTTGAAATTAGATTTTCTCAATTACAAGAATTAGAAGCAATTTTAGCTTATTTTACAAATAAATTAAATGGTTTAAGAGGTTCTATTTACAGACAACTTCAGGAACATTCAAAAAGACAATTAACATCAACTGATATAAAACAGTATGTTGATAGTGATGATAAAGTATTAGCAATGCAAACAATTATTAATGAAATTGCATTGGTTAGAAATAAATTTATTTCTTTATCTAAAGGATTTGAAACAAAAAATTGGCAATTAAGTAATTTAACAAAATTACAATGTGCAGGTTTAGATGATATTCAAATTTAATTGTGAGGAATTATGAAAGTTTATACAAAAGTTAAAACACATTATAATAATAGTGATGTTGGTATTGTTTTATTAAGTGATAAAAATGATATTTATTTACAAGAAGGATTTAAAATACAAAATACTGATAATATTGAAGCACATACATATGGAATTAAACGAGCTTTAAGTTTTGTTAAAAATATGAAACCTTTATATGCAAAAAATGATTTAGAAGTATTAATACCTGAAGATGTAAATGAAAAATTATTTCAATCAAGATTAAAAACAGATTCTTATATTTCTTATATTCAAGAAAATTTGAATATTAAAATTATCCCTCAACAAACCATATTAGAGAATGATGAATATTTCAAAATGATTGCAGGGCATCAATTATTAAATATGAATATTCCTTTATTATCAACAAAAGAAAGATAGTAAATAACTAAAAAGGATATTTTAATGAATAAAGAACAAGCATATTTAAGCATTATTAATGCAACAATAAAAACATTAAATGAATGTATTCAACGTATGGATTCTCATATTAGAAATTATTCTCAAACCCATCAAGTTTCTTCTAAAGAAAGCGATGAACATATGACTTATGTTGAAAATGTTGTAAAAGTATTAACACGAATTGCAAAAGTAATAAGTTCCAGAGCAGATACTGTTTACAAAGCTGGAAAATATGATTAAGTTAAATAAATATTTAAAGATAATAAAATAAATTGTTATCTGTATAATTTATTTAAGGAGAATTTTATGGGAAGACCTCTTGCTGGTTTTGGATTTTTTAATGCCGAAAAAAGATTCGATGCTGAAACAGAAAACTTTGAAAAAGTTAAAATTCACGCATTTTTAGAACAAGATGCTGAACCATCTGCTTGGGTTGCTAATACTCAATATAATGTTGGTGATAAAGTTAAAAATGGTTCAAAATATTATGTTTGTAAAACAGCAAATTCACAATCATCATTTTTAGCTGTTGAAGCTACTCCTGCTGCTTGGAAAGCATTAACATTATATCACGTTGGTGATAAAGTTTCTAATGCTGGTTCAAATTATATTTGTAAAACTGAACATACATCAACTGATGATTTTTCTGCTGATTCTGCTAATTGGGATGCTTATACATTAATTACTTATTGGACAGAATATACATTAGGTGGTGGAGCAATTGAAGATTGTAAAATTATTAAACAAACAGGTTTTAATAAATATTTAGTTTCTGCTTCTGCTGATGAAAATCGTCAAGGTATTGTTATGTTAGTTGACAAAACTGATGCAACAGTAGCTGGAACTGCTTATATTACAATTACTAAGTTAGCAGATTCATCAACAAAATATGCAAGAAAAATTGTTAGAAATATTATTGAAACATTTGATGGTGAAGCATTAGCATATCAATATGATTTAACAGAAACAGATGGCGTTTTTGCAGGTGCATTTAATAAAGATAAAACTGTTACTGAATGTTATCCTGAAGTTTTTGCATCAGCTAAATCTAAATCAAGAAAAAAATAAAAAATATTGAAATTATATAAAAATAAACCTATTATTAATTTAATAGGTTTATTTTTTATAAGGAGAAATATATATGACAATTAGAGTTGGTAAATTTGAAAAAATTAGTTTAAAACAATGGCATAAAGATTATCTTTCATTAGATGATAAAATGCTTAATGAAATCATTAAAATTCCAACAAGAGCAACAAAAGGTTCAGCAGGTTACGATATTGTAACTCCATTTGATATTGATTTAAAAGTTGGTGAATCTATGAAAGTTCCAACAGGATTAAAATGTAAAGTTGATAATGGTTGGTTTCTTGGTATTTTTCCAAAATCAGGGCTTGGTTTTAAATATTCATTAAGATTGGGTAATTCTATTGGAGTTATTGATGAAGATTATTATAATAATGAAAATAATGAAGGTCATATTTGGGTAAAAATTCAAAATGATGGTGATAAAGATTTTCATTTAGATGCAGGAAAAGCATTTTGTCAAGGTATTTTTTTGCCATATGGAATTACTTATGATGATGAATCAGAAGGCGTAAGAATTGGTGGGTTAGGCTCAACTAATGCTTAAAAAAGAGAGGATTAATCCTCTCTTTTTAATATCCACAAGCATACCAGTTAGCCATTTGGATTGATTCATTATAAGTGCTATTAATATACCAACGAATTTTAACACTATCATTTTTAAATGAATAAAATCCCATCATTGCTGTACATAAACCATTACCTTCATTATCTCTATCTGTTCTAAAAGGTGTAGCAAATATTTGATAATTGACATTTGAAAAATTAATTAAAAAATTAATATTAGCTCCACCTAAATCTTTAATAAATGAACCATAATTATATACTCCGCCTTGTTCAATCCATCCATCATTCCATTTACGATACCATTGAGTATTATTTTCATTAGAACCAGATTCAATAACATATTTCATTGAATCTAATTTATTATTAATAATATTAAAATTGTTATTAATTTCATTTAATTTATCAATTAATTTATCAACACGTGAAATAGGTAATTTACTTGTATCTGCCATCATTTATCCCCTTTGTTTGTATTTAATAAATACAAACAAACTTTATAAAGCAAATCCAAAGGAATAAATATTATTATATTAATAGGAGAATATAATAATGTTTGAAGAAATTGTTACTCAATATGGGTCATCAGAACCAATACAATCATCAAATAATTTAATTATGTCAGATAAATCTGATAAAAAAATAGTTATCTCTTTCCCTCTTTTAATGAGAATAATGGAATGGTGTCACGAAGATGCTAAAGATGATGTTGAATTACATAAAGTTATGGAAAAATTAATTGCATTTAATGATGGAATCAATCCGCTAACAATTGATGTTTATGATTGTTTAATTGATGGTGTTGAATTATCAAATACATCTGAATTAAATGATTTAGTAGAACCAATGAAAGCAGGTTGTTTTTCAGAATATGATATGTCAGATGCTGTTAATACAGTAAAAAAATCATATGATGAAATGAAACCTTTAGTTCCAACATTTTCTTGGGAACAAGGTTTAGATGATAATTCAACGATTATTAATTTAAATAATGAAGATTGTTCAAACCAAGCACAAGAAATTGATTCAGATATGGAAAAAGAAATTCAAAATTTAATTAATTTAAGTAAATTATAATTAGGATATTAAATGGCAATTAATTGGATAACTGCACAAGGAATTTTATTAAAAGATTATGAAGAAGCACCTGCTAATAATATTTTTATACAGGTTGAACCAACAACTTCAATAATCAAAAAAATAGCAGGAGAATATCCATTAAATATGGATTTAGTTTATGTTGAACCAGGAAAGTATCAATTAATAAGTACAACTGGTAAATTGCCAATTGTTAATGAAGAAACAACTTATTATTTTACATTAAGAGCTGAAAATGAAGATGAATATTCAGACAGATGGTTTGGAATAACTATTTTAAATAAACAAACTGATTGGGATATGCCAGAAACATATTTTGAATATTCAGAAACATCTTATGTTTCATTACAAATGAAATTATTAAATGTTCAAGGAAATGAAGAATTTTTTAAAATATCTGGTGAAATGCCACCAAGTTTATTAATTAATAAATCTGGATTAATTTATGGAATAGTTGATGAACAAGATAAAGAAAAAACATTTTATTTTACAATTGGTGTTCGCCGTGATGATAATATTATCTTAACAAAAGATTTTAGTATAAAAGTTGTTAAATTATCATCATTAAATGAACCTATTTGGATTACTGAAGCAGGTTTTTTAGGTGTTTTAGAATATGATGAATCTTCTAATTTATTTGTTAAAGCGTATGACCCGAATGGTTTACCAATAACTTATACTTTATCAACATCAGGTAATGATAATTTACCACCTGGTTTATCTTTAGATGAAAACACAGGTAAAATTACAGGTCGCTTATCAACTCGTTATACGGATACTTGGAATTTTACTATTAATGTAACTAATGGAGATTATACAGTTTCTCGTGATTTTTATATTAATACGAATGTAATTTCAGAAAATAATAAAATTGAATGGGTTTCTGAATCTTTATTAGGGAATATTGCTATTGGAAATAATGTATATATTCAATTAGAAACTAATTCTAAAAAAACAGTAAATTATACTATTGTTAGTGGAAATTTACCAGCGGGTTTATCATTTTTATCAACTGGTTCAATAAATGGGGTTCTGGAATATCAAGAAATTAAACCTTACTCTTTTATTGTTGAAGCATCTAATGGTTCAAATGTTATTCAAAAAGAATTTACAATTAATGTTATTAAAGGGTTAGGTCAAAATGCATTAAAATGTTTTTATTATATTAATAATGAATATATGGTTGAATATAATGAAATGAAAAACTCTTTTGACACAGAAACTGCTTATCAACCATTAAATAGCAAATATGATATTAATACAAAACCTCGTTTAGATATTTGTACATTAAATTGCTTTGATAAAATTTTATTAAAACATATATTAAATTTTAATTCAACAGATTCTTATCATTGGAAACGAACTGTTAAACAAGATTTTAATAATATATATTCAGTTTATTATAAAGAATTACAAGAAGTTAATAGTGATTCAAACACTTATCATATAAATGGAAATAAAACTTTTATTAAACAATCAGAAACTTCACCAACTGGTTGGGTTACTGAATATGGAAATACTCCAATTCAACCTAATTCAACATTAGGTAATGATTGGATAGATGGTAAAAAATATTATATCAATTCTTTTAATGAAAAAATTTATATAGAATTTTTAAATGATTCAATGTATTATGAAATAGAAACTTTAAAAATTGTACCTTTTGGAACACCTATTTTTAAAGAACAAAAAACTTTTCAAAATGAATTAATTGAATATCTTTATATTTTAAATAATGAAAATAAAATTTATGTAACACAAGCTGCTGATAATCAATTATTAAATATTGAAACACAAACAGTTTTATCAGATACAAAAGAAAATATTGAAGTATTACAAGATGAAAGAACAAGAAGATGGTATTTTATTCCTGATAGTTCTTTAAATATTGTACCTGCATCAGTAACAGGTATTAGAGATGCTTTAAATACTCAAATTTTTGTTGAAAAGAATAATAATTTAAATGTTGTTTATGATGTAGCAACACAAGTTATTATAAATGGAATTGATACATCTAAAAAATTTATAATTAAATGGGATAATGAACGAAAAACTTATTATACAGAATTTAATGGGGAAGAAGTTTATTTAGATGTATATGCTGTATTAGAAACTGACCCAACAAAAACACCAATTCAAGTTGAAGGATTTATTAATGGTACAAATTATCAATTAGTTAGAGTATGGCAACAATTTAATAACACAGATGTTGATTATTTAAATTATTTGGTTTATGAAAAAGGTACTAATAAATTAGAAGAAAATATTATTTTTGAATTAGATTGGAATAAAGGAAGTGAATTCATTATTCAAAATGGTGTTGTTCATTTTATTAGTTATATTGATACTCCTTGGATGTATAAACCAGAATTAAATGAATCAGTTGGTTATGGTGAAGAAATAGTTTTACCTTATATTTTAGATTATGATGTTAGAGATATAAATTCAAAGCCATATATCTATTTTTTTGATAAAGAAAATGAATCTTTAATTGAATGGAAAAATAGATATTATCCAACACTTGATTTATTTTATTCAATACCAAATACAAATGTTGTATCATTATCTAATTTAAATCAACAAGAACGTGATGGAAAATATTGGACTGGTAAAAAATTTGTATTTTTTGAAGTAACATTTGAACCTATTTATAATAAAAATATTGACATTTTCTCAATACAATTTTACAATCATAATCAAGAATATTCACCAGAATTTCAATTAATTTAGGAGAATAAAATGACAATGATTTTCTTTGAAGCAGATAAATTGAAAAATTTATCTAATATAGAGCTTATTAATAAAAGACAAGAATTAGAAGAACAATTATCTTCTGTTAAAAAAAATATAGTTTCATCTGATATTTTAAATTCAATGAATATGATACTTGAATATTATACTAATGAAATTGATGTAAGAATTGCATCGGGAACATTAGATATGGATGAAATTGAAGAATTAGAAGAAGAAAACTTTTTTAAGAAAATGAATGACAGAAAATAAAGTAATTAATTTAGGAAATAGAGTTATTGATAATGATGGTAATGTTGTCTATTGTGTAGATGCATTAATAGAATTATTATATAATGGAGAAATACCATCTGAAATCTTATTTCCATATAATAATGAAGATGTTTTATTATTTAATAAATTTTCTTATGAAAATTTTGATGATATACAATATACATTACCAAAAAAATTATTAAGTGTGGAAGAAAGAAAAAATTTTTGGTTTTATCCCGATAGATATGATAATATTAATTTAGAAGAATATTTTTTAAATCTTTGTCAAACAGATATTGAACGACAACGAGTTAAAGAAGAATTAGAACTTTATAAAGAAAAAGGATTTGAAAAATTTTTAAGATTTTGTATCTTTTTTTCCGATAAAATTATAGAAAATGATTGGGTAATTGGAGTTGGGCGTGGCTCATCTTGTGCTTCATACTTATTATATCTATTAAAAATACATTTAGTTGATTCAATAAAATATAATTTAGATATAAAGGAATTTTTAAAATAATGATTTTATATAATGATGATTGTTTAAAAATATTACCAACAATTGAAAGTAAATCAATTGATATGATTTGTTCTGATTTACCTTATGAAGTTACACAAAATAAATCAGATATTAAAATTCCTTTTGAACCATTGTGGAAAGAATATGAAAGAATAATTAAAGATAATGGATGTATTGCATTATTTGGTCAAGGAATTTTTTATGTTGATTTAGTAAATTCAAATCGTAAATTATTTAGATATGATTTAATTTGGAATAAAGTTTTAACAAGTGGTTTTTTAAATGCTAAAAGAATGCCTTTAAGACAACACGAACAAATTGCAATTTTTTATAAAAAATTGCCAACATATAACCCTCAATTTATTCAAGGAAAACCATCTCACGATAAAGGAACTGCTTATAAAACAAAAGAAACAGTAAATCAAAATTATGGTTATTATAAAGCAGTTGACGATGAACGCAAAGGTTCAACAGAAAAATATCCAACAAGTATTTTAAAATTTATTAAACCTCATCCAAGTATTGCTAAACATAGAACAGAAAAATCTATTGAATGCTTAGAATGGCTTATTAAAACTTATACAAATGAAGGTGAAACAGTTTTAGATAGTTGTATGGGGGCAGGTTCGTGTGGTATTGCTTGTAAAAATACTAATAGAAATTTTATAGGTATTGAGTTAGATAAACATTATTTTGATATTGCAAAGGAAAGAATAACTAATGGATAAAGAATTTTTAAATAACTTATTTTTATGGTTAGCTGAACAACATATGAAAGATGTTGGTGGACAATTTGGACATTGGAATGAACGAGAAATTTTTAGTGATACAGAAAAAGATGAATATGGTTGTCCAAAATTTTTGGGAGTTGAAGAACTTCCAATAGAAGAATTATATGAAATTGTTGATAACCCAGTAGGTGATAAACAAGAATATAATGATTTATTTTTAGAAGAAACACCTGATGAATATAAATTTATCACATATGAATATGTTGACCAGCAGGTTAATGGTGGTTATTCTGGTGATGATTATGCTGGCTATATATATTATCCATTACCAAATGGTAAATTTATGAAAGTTTATTATAATTGTTAAATTTTTCTCTTGACAAGTAATTTTTCTATGTTATATTAACTTTATCAACAACAAATAATGAAAGGTTAAAACAATGGAAAAATATTTTAATAAAAAACTTTATACAGATGTTCAATCTTGGAAAGTAATTGAACTTGATGAAGTTAAAGGTGAAGCAACCGTAATAGCTGTTGAAAAAGAACCTCAAAATTTGGAATTTGTTAAAGGTGGATTTGCTGCTCATTGTGTGAATAATTATGAAGCATTTCAAAATGCTCCTGTTGTTGAAGTTGAAGGTGCTAAACCTTTCAAAGTTTACCGTAAAAAAGATGGTGCTTGGTATAAAAAGAACAAGGTTGGTTATTCTCTTGATAAAAGATTTGTTGATTTGGAAGATTTAAAATCTAAAATTGAAGATAATGAAGTAATTGAAGTTGATGAATTCAGCGTTAACGTTTTAAAAGTTAAGAAGAATGGTCAATTACGAACAACTTTTACAAAATTTGGTGAAATGGAAGATGTTTGCCGTTATTTTTATGATTACAATTTTTAACAAGGATGTAATAAAATGATTAACAATCAGGCTATTGAAAGATTGAGACAAGAAATTGCTCATATTGATGAACAGATTGAACGTTATTACACTATAAAACACGCATATGAGAATGCGATTGAAACAATCATTCTTGATAAAAAATTGTATGAAACTGATTCATCACAGTATGCAGGAAAATACTTAGAAAAAGTCACCTTAATCATTGATAACGGTAGTTATATTGAGTTTAAGTATTTTAGAAACGTAAATGTTGATGAAAATGGTCATTTTAGAGCGTATGAATGGGGTGAAATGAGCCATTTTGGATTCTGTTGGAATGATGAAAAGCAGTCTTATGTTACTGATTGTTGCTTTGATAATGATGGAGAACCTGTAAAAATCATTGGGTTCTATGATGTAAAGGTTGAAGAATAAATGATAATAGAAAGTGAAGATTTTTTTAATAATACTGCTCCTATCAATCGTATTCAAGCAAATGAAAAAAATGGTTGCTGTAAATTTTTAAAAATTGAAACAGATAATCCTAAAATAATTGATATTTTAACTGAATTAAAAATTATTGAATCTAAAAGTCAAGTAAAACGTTTAATAGAACAAAATGGTATTACAATTGATGAAGGTTGGGAATGTGAACAAAAACCAAAAGATATAAATTGTACAGTTGATTTAACAATAGATGATTTTTTTGATGTTAAAATTGGAAAGAAAAAACATTTTAGAATTTTTTGTTTAACTCCAAAAAAAGTTCTTGACAAGTAAAATTATTTATATTATATATGTAAGTACAGAGAGGAAATGAGGTGAGATACTTCATTGAAGAAATTTAGTAAGAAGTACAATGAAAAATTTTTGATGGTGTATAAAAGCAACGCTCTGACGGTTATAAAAGTATTTTACAATATTTTTAATAGAGATATTATAAAATATTTTTAAAATTTTTAATTTATTATTATAAATATCTTATGAACAAATAAATATTTTATGAAAAAGAAAAAAATTCTTGACAATTAAAATAAATAAGTTTATAAGATAGATATTGAAAAGGAAAAAAGTGATACACAGTAATGTGGAAAATAATTCAAGAGATTATCAAATGTTTGCGATTAAACCTGCAAGCAAAAGGGCTTATATGTAACTATACATAGATATAAAAATAGATACAAAATAAGCTCTAAAAAGAAAATCTTTAGAGCTTTTTCTTTTAATAAAAATAATTAAAAAAAGTTCTTGACATTAAAAAATAAATGATGTATAAGAACAAATATTGAAAGAAATTGAAAACATAAGTTGAAAAAAATCTTTCAAAAATATTTAAAAAAAGTTCTTGACAAACAAAATTAAATAGTTTATAAAGAACACATAAGAACGAAAGTTCTTGTTATAAAAGAAAAAATGGAGACCTTGCTCCTTGATAAACTTTAAATAATCTAAATCACCAAGGGATAACCTGACGACCATATAGTGTAACAGCGGATATGGAGAACGGTTTGAGAGAGATAGCAAAAACCTCTCAATTTATATAAATTGTTAATATCTGAAAAGATGAGAACTTTGTTGTATAACGATGGCAGTATCGGAGACTGGAAAAATGCTTCGGATTAACAATTTATATAAATTATTCAATTAAAAGAAAAATATTAAATATATCCGTGAAATACCTCCTTTTTATGTTTCCGAAAATTAAAAACATTGATTGAATAATTTAAATTATGTCTCGACTCTTGAAAGATAGAATATCGGGGCGACAATTTGAAATATAATTGTCCGTTATGGGTGATGTTGGAAAGGTTAGCGAGTCCCGAATCATACGAAAATGATAAAATAAGAAAACCTTTCAATATTTAATGGGCAGGCTGCGAAGTTGGAGAGTCGCCTTTGACTGTAAATCAAATCCCTTCGGGGTGAGTGTGTTCGAATCACACCCTGCCCACCATTTAAAATATATTATTTAATTAGTTAATTTGATGAAATATATATTTAGTTAATATATAAAATAATCTATGAAAGAAGTGAAAATTCTTTCATATTATTTAACTAATAAACTTTAACTAATTAAATAATATATTGGACATATAGCTCAGTCCAGTAGAGCACCAGACTGAAAATCTGGGTGTCGGTGGAGCGAAGCCACCTGTGTCCACCAATTTTAAAAATATGGAACTCATAAAAGTAATATTATTAGTATGCTATTAGCGATATAGACGAAAGTGAAAATAATATGAAATGAACGGAGTTTAAATTCCATAGACTATATTCGAAAAGATAGGTATAGTCATTTATAAATGGGCCAGTAGTTCAGCTGGGAGAACGCCTGCTTTGCACGCAGGATGTCGTGGGTTCAAGTCCCACCTGTGTCCACCAATTTTATTCCTCGTTAGCTCAATGGTTAGAGCAATCGGCTGTTAACCGATAGGTTTGGGGTTCGAGTCCCTAACGGGGAGCCATTTTTTAATAAAAGTTTTGTATGAAAACTAGTGAGTAATACAAAAAGTTTAACCCAACTGTACTTCAACAGGGTTCTTGCCAAAGAAATAATTGGTCGTTGGATAGAAAATGTCAATGTTATGGAAGTGTACACCAAAGTTTTGGCGTTTGAGTGGTAGTTACCAAATAAAACTATAAACTACCATATTATAATTTTAAACGGGATGTAGGTCAGTCTGGTTTAGACCGCTTGCTTTGGGAGCAAGATGTCGGCGGTTCAAATCCGTCCATCCCGACCATTTACTTAATAAAGTCAAATAGTTAATAATTTTTCTAAATGGTGCTGAATTACCACAAGTACTTATTTCAGTTAAATGTAGTTGCAAAAAATATGGTCGCTCCATAGGAACTCAAGCCATTTAAACCTTGGGTTAATGCATACCAATAGTCCAAAGCATTCGAAGTCAGCCGCTTCGTAAAATAGGAGTATAGTTTTTTGAATATTTTGACTAGACTATAAATATTCTCCATCTATGGAAAAAATAGTCGTGGATATTGACTAACCCGAAGTATTACGAGAAGATACTTCAAATTTTAATGGTTCGGTGACAGAACGATTAATGTACTCGCCTGCAAAGCGATGTTTAGTGGGTTTGACTCCCACCCGAATCTCCAATTTATTTTTTAAGAATGGTGAGAAATTGATTTACATAGACTGGAAATCCGTGTGTAGAAAGTTCGATTCTTTCCCCATCGACCATTTAACGGTGGGTAGCTCATTGGTAGAGCAACGTTAAATGATAATCAATTGTTATGTTCCTTCTTAATTTTTTATAAAAAAGTTCTTGACATTAAAAAATTATGTGTTATATTACCATTATCAAATGATGATAACATTTTTTAATGAAAGAAAAATAAAATGGCAAATACAAATTCAAATTTAGAATTAGGTAAAATTGAAAACAAATGTGGATTTCATATTCATATGGGTCTTTTTGGTGTTAAAAGTGATATTATTCGTTATGATATTACTCTTGAAGAAGCTAAAGATTTAATTAATAAAGCTAAAAAAGAATGCGAAAGAGCAGGAATGGAATTCCAATTAATTGAATTTGAGGAAGTCAAAGTTTCCGTAAAGAAACTTAAATTTTAAAAGTTTTGGTAGTTGGAAGTTAAGCTATTAGGGCAGGAGCAACTTAACTTCCATCTATTGATACGAATCCTGATTTATTAATTACCTTCACGTGGTTCAGGATGTAAGTAAGAATTGCAGTTTATAACATAAGACAATTTCTGAAACTAAAAATTAATTTTTAAAATGATTTAATTGAATTATAGTAAATTAAATAAGTTGATTAAATACGTGAGCAATATAGAATCAACAATTGGTATAAAAGCAGATTATAACCGAACTACTTAGGCTTACGGTAGACGTAGGGTATAACCACGATTAGGGCAATTTATTTTGAATCTTCATTATGAGTCCTCAACAAATATAATCGTTTTTAAAAAATTCTGCATATTTAAATTTTTAAAATTATCTTTATGATGTCTTTCGTTCCTTTCATTGTTGTTACATAAAGATAATTTTGGAGAGATTAATCTCTCCACTTATAGAAACATTAAAGATGTCAGTTCGAATCTGACCTGCCTGAATAAAAACTTTTAATATTAAATTGATATTAAAAGTCGGGTGGTAGTAATAACGGTAGAATAGTAATGTTGCTATAAATGGAGAATTTTTATGGGTGTATAAGTCAACGGTTAGACTAACAGCCTTTTAAGCTGTAGATGAGGGTTCGATTCCCTCTGCACCTACCAATTTATATTATTGTAGTTAAATACTTTAATGTATCGTCTAATGGCAAGACACCCTCTGTTCGTGTTGAGGGAAATATAGGTTCGAATCCTAATAATCATTAAAAATATATAAGAAAAATAACAAGTTTCTTTTTTGATAATTTGGTATTGGAAATTAATGCCCAATTATGACAAGTATTTAACAAAATTTCCTGACTCTAATCAAAGAATTAGTGATTGATAATTTAATAATTATCTGTGTGCGTGATATGACACCCTTTATCAACGCTTGCATACAAGACTGCATAAATCAAGATGGGTAGGTGGCTGTTTATCCGTTTCACCTTTCAAATGATAAACAAAACGTTAAAACGGATTGCATTTTATTCTGGTGTAGCTCAATGGTAGAGCAATCGGCTGTTAACCGAAAGGTTGTAGGTTCAAGTCCTATCGCCAGAGCCAATTATAATAGTAATCATAATATTTAATTTAATAGGATTTTGGTAGCTAGATAACCCAAGATATGAAAATTAATATTGATGATATGGTTTAAGATTTTGACCATTAACCGTAATGAAAATCCAGTTTATTTATTGTACTCGGTTAACAATAACGTAGAATTGGTAATTCTTAGAAAGGTACGTTAAGCCTTTTATTAAATAAATATCTTATATAATTTATGAGGTATTAAAGATGAGATTAATAGACATATTAGCATTATTTAAAGCTATTAAAAATACTGCTAAAAAATATCATTGGAAAACAACAGGTTCAACTTTTATGTCAGACCATTTATTATTTGATAGAATTTATGATGATATTGATGATGACCAAGTTGATACAATTGTTGAACAATATTATATGGGTGTTGGAAGAAAAGATATTAATGATTTAGATAATTTAATTACATTATCTGCACAATATGAAGGTAAATCATTTTCTGCAACTTCTGAAAGTATAATTTTAATGTATCAAGAATTAGCAAGAATGATGAATACATTTTTAATTAATATTGAAAAATTAAATTTATTAAGAGGTATTAATTCTGAATTAGATAATCTTTCTTCAACTATTACACAATTATATGGTTTAGTAACTGCAAGATTATGTCAATAATTGGGGCTGTGGGCGAATTGGTAGAGCCACCACCCTTTCAAGGTGGATTCTTGCCCGTTCAAGTCGGGTCAGTCCTACCATTTTTTATTAAGAAAGAAATAAAAAATGTATATATGTAAGAATTGTGGTAAAGAATTTTTAGAAAAATATAGCAAATGGTCAAATGGAGATTTTTGTTGTAAAGAATGTGCTAGAAGTTATTCAACAAAAAATAAAAGACAAGAAATTAATGAAAAAGTTTCTAAAACATTAAAAGGAAGAATTATTGGAAAAAATTCTTTATTAAAAAATATTAATATTAAGCAACAATATGAAAAAGCTCCTTTATTATGTCCAATATGTAACAATATAATTTTATATGAAAGATATATTAAACATAGAAAAACTTGTAGTACAGAATGTGGTAAAGAATTAGCAAAAAGAAATCATTCTCATCAAGGTGGTGGTTATAGAAAAAGAGCAGGAAGAAGTAAGCACGGATATTACAAAGGAATTTATTGTGATTCAACTTATGAGTTAGCTTATTTAATTTATTGTTTAGACCATAATATTAATATTAAAAGATGTGAAGAAACATTTGAATATGAATATAATGGAAAAAAACATAAATATCATCCTGATTTTATTGTTAATGATGAAATTATAGAGATAAAAGGTTATCATAATAATTTGGTCGATATTAAAATGAAATCTATTATAAATAGAAAATATAAAATATTATATATTAATGATTTATTTAAATCATTTGAATATGTTAGTAAAGCATATAATAAAAAATTTCATAATAAATGGAATAATTTTTATGAATTATATGATGAATAATGGTGTGTGGGAGAGCTGGGTGTTCTCGCCTGCCTGTCACGCAGGAGATTCAGAAGGGTTCGAACCCCTTACACACCGCCAATTTTTTGAGATATATGCCTAGCAGTTTTCGGTAAAAAATCAAGAAAACAAATGCCTGTATGGTTAAGACATATATCTATCGTCTGTGGAAAATAATAGTCCGTAAGGTTCTGTAATACAAGATATTATAGGTTAAATGTTCAGCTATCGAACGGAGAATAGCCAAACCAGCAAATAAGGTGGAAAGCCTTATATTAATTGTTATGGGTGTGTAGCTTAAATGGTAGAGAAACTGACTCTTAATCAGTATGATGAGGGTTCGAAGCCCTCTGCACCCACCAAAAAAATAATTATGCACCCATAGGCTAATTGGACAAACCCAAAGTCTTCTAAACTTTTATTACAGGTTCGAGTCCTGTTGGGTGTGCCAGTTATAATTTTATTAAATAATTTGCCAGCAGGGAAAAGTGAAATGACGCTTCCACCCACTTATTAGGGTTAGATATAGCATCCTTTGCCGTGATGTTTAGTCAGCATCCTTGAAGTTTCATATTGAGGAAACTTGACATCGTGAAGGAAAGGTTAAACGTCAGACCATAAATAATGGAACAGTTTGTAAAAGAGCCTTTTAAACTGTGGAATAAGTGGCAAATTATTTAATAAAATTTTTATGATGAAACGGTGTGGTGGTGTACATATCTGAAAGTAATAGACCTGGTCTTTTAATTTGAAAGTGAAAATTAAACAAAGGTATTACCGTTAGAGGAAGTAAGAAGTCAATGGTTCAACTCCATTTTTCATCATTTATGCTCGGTTAGTTCAGCTGGAAGAACATCGCTTTTACACAGCGAGGGTCGGGAGTTCAAACCTCTCACCGAGTACCAATTTCGGGGTCGTCTAGTGGTAGGACATTGCACTTTGACTGCAATAACGTTGGTTCGAATCCAGCTCCCGAAGCCAATTTTTAACTTGGGTTTTAACATTTTTATCCCTTTTCCGAAAAAAAAATGTTAATAGTTGTAATTACAACTCGTTGAGGAATACTATCGTGAAAAAGTATTGGTTTATTGATTGTTTTTTTATATGCTTTGGAACTCCCAGAGACCTGAAATCAATAAGGTATAATAAAGCATCTTAATTTAATAATGGGTAAGATTGTAGAATCTCTGATATTAAATTTTAAAGTTTTATTCGTGAATACGGAAACAATGTTAAGTACGTTAATCTTAACAATTTTATGGTGAGTTGGTAGAGTCAGGTTTAATACAGCAGTTTGCTAAACTGTCGCTTCCGAAAGGTTGCCAGAGGTTCAAATCCTCTACTCACCGCCATTAAAAATTAAAAAAATAAAAAAAGTTCTTGACAATTAAGAATTTAAAGAATATATTCTTTATATAAGGTGCTGATATGCCTTAAATCAAAATTATCAGTCCGAGTTTAAAGTTTGGGGTGAGATAAACTTTGGTTTAAAGTAATCCAGAAACTTTGGTTTCAATATTTCGCATTAAAATATTGCGTTGGACTGATTATCCCAAAACCATTACGATAAGATGGTTTATTTAATAGGCTCGTGGTGGAAGTGGTTAACGCGTTGCTCTGATAAAGCAAAGATTCCCAGTTCGATTCTGGGCGAGCCTACCAAATTTAAAATAATTTATTTGTGGGAGTATTATAAATGCCAATGAAAAAGAAAGTTTTAACTGATGCAGAAAAAGAATTAAAAAAGAAAGAACACGAATTTAATAAGAAAATTAATCAAGTTTGGAAGTTAAGACCATATAAAATTAATGGAATTTCTAAAAATGTTGGTAAAGCTCCAAAATGCAATACAAAAGTTAAAACTGAAAAACCAGTAGAAATGGTAAATCAGAAAAAGAAAAAGAGATAAAAATAAATGCTCCGATAGGCTATGTGGTTAAACCAGGGAGCTTATATCTCTCAATGCACGGTTCGAGTCCGTGTCGGAGTACCATATTTTTCTCCGATAGCTAAACGGTTAAAGCTGTCCGCTCATAACGGAAAGATTGGGGGTTCGATTCCCTCTCGGAGAACCATTTTTATAAAAGTTTTGGTTCAGACAATATCAATGTTAGCGGAGAAATTGGCAAGAATTACATTGTGAACCATTAATATAAAAAGAATGATTTAGCGGTCATAAACTATTATATTATAAAAGGGTCTGATGACTTTAAGGCATTTCAAAAGGAAATGCGGTTGCAACAACCATTAATTTAAATGTTTGCTAACAAGTTCATTTAAATTAAGTATGGTAATAATGTTAGAGGAAAAATTTATTGATTTGACTATGTTAAAATCAATCGGTGAATTTTAATAATTCTCATAAATCATCTGTTAAGTGATTATTATATATAGCGGGATAGAGCAGGGGTAGCTCACTTGGCTCATAACCAAGAGGTCGGGTGTTCGAGTCACTCTCCCGCAACCATTTAATAGGTAGGTACGAAGATAGCTCAAATACCTCGTAAAACTAAATAGTCGTGCTATCCGCAAACTTTTGTAGAGTAAATGGCGATATAAGTAACTCTACATTTTAATGGCAGATTAGTGAAATGGTTTATCACGGCTGACTCATATTCAGCAATTACAAGTTCAATTCTTGTATCTGCTACCAATAATTTTTTTGTGGGAAATAATCAATGACAAATTATATTGTGAATAATAATAATGTTAGAATATTTGGTGATGAAGAAGTTAATATTCAACCAAATTTGCCATTAGGTACATATTTAGTAAAAGAAAATCCTATGACTGGTGAATTATATTTAGAAAAAACAGTTAATTTTACAAAGCCAGCAAAAATTTATGGAGATTGTGAATTTCAATCTGAAAGAATTATTACAACATTTAGAGATAGACCAAAGAATACAGGTGTATTATTAAATGGTGCAAAAGGGTCAGGAAAAACATTTTTAGCAAAATATATTTCGTATAAGTTGTTAAATGAAAATTATTCAACAATTGTTATTAATGAAATTTTTAATCCAACAAAATTGTCATTATTATTACAAACAATTTCTGAACCTTGTGTAATTATTTTTGATGAATTTGAAAAAATTTATCAACCAAGTAAAAATGATAATAATAATCCTCAAAATGGTTTATTATCATTATTAGATGGTTTATTTCAAACAAAAAAATTATTTATTTTTACTTGTAATGATGATAATAATATTTCTGATTTAATGAAAAATAGACCAGGTCGTGTTTATTATAAATTAGAATTTAAAGGTATTAACGATAAAGCTATTGAAGAATACTGTGAAGAAAAATTAATTAATAAAAAATATCTTTCACAAATTTTTAGTATCAAAAAAATGATTAAAGATTTTACATTTGATATTCTTCAAACAATTGTAGAAGAAGTTAACAGATATGATGAAACTCCATTGGATGCTGTTAAAATGTTAAATGTTACTCCACAATCATTATATACAAGATATAGTATTTCTGTTAAACCTTTACAAGGTCAAAAAATTATTAATTATGAAAAAACAATATGGATGAATCCTTTATCTTCAGATGAAGAATCAGTTTGGATTAAACGTTATGGAACTGAATTAAATATTGATGATGAAGATAGTGAACGAAAAATTATTAGTGATATAGCAATAAATGATGATGATGACGATGATGAAGAAGATAATGATGAAAAAACAACTGATTATGTCATTATTTCATTAGAAACATTAATATCCACAAATAAAAATACCTATGTCTATAATAGTGGTGGTTATCAAATTACTTTAACGAAAAAAGAAATTGATACAACTGATATGTGGAGATATGCTGTTTAATTATTTTGTAAAAAATACTTGACATATAAAAATTATTATGTTATATATAATATTGTTCCTAATGATGAATTAGGTTGGATGAAAAATCTGTAAAAATAATATTTGTTTTTAATAATTTAGAATGGAGTTATATATCAGAATCATTCAATAATTGGTATTATTAACCAATAGGAAGCCTTTTTAAGGCAATGAGAGTAACCAATCTTTCTTTTGATATATTATAATTTGTTGTTACTTGAATAATGGGTCGCCAGCCCATAAAAGTATACAGATGATAAACTGAAAAGTTTTGAAGGTAGTTGTGAGTAATATGAGCATAAGGTTGAAATAGCCACAGTTGGCTAACTGTGAGTGACGTAAGAACCAGACAAATCGTGGTTGAAGAATCTGATGGCTGTATCTGGTTGGGAGTAAACATTCTCCCCATTCAATAAGCAAAGGAGTAATTAACCTTTGTGAATGTGACTGAATAATGCGAGAATATGAGGGGCTTGTCGGTAGTCAGGAGTCCGACCAACAAATTATAACAGTTTGTGGCAGTCGTTCTGTTAAAAACTCTGCCTTTTTATTTAAATTGATAGTAAGAAAAAGATTTACATAGATTAATTTTTGGTATTAATAACACTAATCTTTTTCAATGTTCTTCAATTTAAATAAAAAATGCGAATAGTGAATTATTAGATTTACATAGCTAAATTGGATAAAGCATCAAATTGTTAATTTGAGTATTGTAGGTTCGATTCCTACTGTAAACATAATCTAATGAAATGTTCTTTCGCTTTTTACATATTGATATTTTTATTTAAATGTTTTATAAATATTATTATATGGAAGGTAACTGGCTGGATGAAGACACCGACTTGAAATCGGCTGGGCGTAACTGCTTTGGGGGTTCGAGTCCCTCACCTTCCGCCATTAAATAAAAACAAATCGTAAATAAGATTTATGCCTTCGTGGCTCAATGGTACAGCAGTCGATTTGTAATCGACCATTTCCTCGTTCAAGTCGGGGCGAAGGCACCAATTTTTAAGAGCTGACAAGCTGTTCCGCTTCTTATATTATTTAATATATAGCTTCTCGAACAGCGTTTTTAATAAACTCTCCCGCTAAAGATACTTTGTGTATACAGCGAATACGGATAAACGTTAAATCGTTTTAATAACTATAATATATCATATGTGAAAAAGTTATTATGAGTATAGAGTTTTCATCAATCTCTGTAAATAAAATTGATGAAATTATTTAAATGGTAATAGTGAGAAATAGATTTACATAGATATTAGCATTTAAACTGTTATAGCATTAATGGCATCTATTGGTACGTACTTTACCAATTAAATAATTTTGACAATAGTGATTTAAAGAATTACATAGATAACTGATTATTATCCACAATAAAATTCTTTATACTTATTCTTTGTCATATAAAAATTTTAGCAATAGTGAGAAAAAGATTTACATAGGTTTGTAACCCGTAGGTAATTGGTTCGAGTCCAATCAAATAATTGTAAAATATTATTTGTAGCTCATTGGTAGAGCAACGAAAAATGAAATAATCTTTTGTTATGTTCTTTGCTTATACAGATTTTGATGATAGTGATTGATTAGGTTTACATAGTGAAATGGTAAACACATTTGTCTTGAAAACAAAGGATTGCAGGTTCGAGTCCTGCTGTAATTAATACCTAATTATTTGTTCTTCATCATTTTATTTTGCAACCCAAGAACATATGTTCTTGGGTATTTTTTATTTAAAAAAATGATTGACTTTAAATATAATATATGTTATAAACATATTTGTAAATTAACCTTAACTTATGGAGTGTTGAAAATGAAAACAAATAAAGCAATTAAAAAAGAACCAGTTTATACTTATGAAGGTGGTAAAGCATCTCACATTTCTGAATTGGAAGAACTTAAAAGAGCAACTATGTCTTGTTTGCTTTGGGAAGATAATTTCTATGAAGATGGAGTATCTATTGCAGATAGAATTACCTCATTAGTTAAGGCTTGTATTGATAAAGGACATTATAATGATGTTATTGATATTTTAAATAAAGTTAAATTTGATATGAGATTACGTCATTGTCCTTTGTGGATGATTGTTGCAGTTTATAAAGCTGGTAAAACAATTTCTAAAGATGTTATTGCATCTATCTTAACAAGACCTGACGATATGGGTGAATTATTATCTTTATATAGAAAAGATAATGAAAAATCTCCAATTCCAAATGCAATTAAAAAAGGTATGGCAATTGCAATGAAAAAATTTGATGAATATCAATTAGCTAAATGGAATCGTAATGCAAATTACAAATTAGTTGATATTGTAAATCTTTGCCATCCAAAAGTAACTGAAGCAATTGATAAATTGGTTAAAGGTACATTAGAAACTCCTAAAACTTGGGAAGTTTTACTTTCAGCAGCAGGTTCAGATAAAGAAAAGAAAAAAGATGTTTGGATTGATTTAATTGAATCTAATAAATTACCAGATATGGCTTTATTAAAGAATATTCGTGGTATGCTAGAAAGCGGTGTATCAAAAACTGTTATTGTTGATAGAATTAATATGATTAAAAGTGGTCGTTTACTACCAATTGATTATATTAGAGCTGCAGAAAATAATCCATCTTTAGAAAATGAAATTGAAAAGAAATTTCTAAATTGCTTTGAAAAACCATCATTATACGGTAAAACTGCAATTCTTGTAGATGTTTCAGGTTCAATGGATGGTGAACGCTTAAAATATGCAAATGCATTGGCGATGATTGGACGTGAAATGTGTTCAGATGTTGACATATATTCATTCTCTGATTATATTAAGTCTATTCCAAATCGTAGAGGATTTGCATTAGCAGAAGCTATTGATAAATCACAAACACATTGGGGAACTAATATGTGGGCTGCTATTACTGAAGTTGAAAAAAATCATTATGATAGAATTATTGTCATAACTGATGAACAAACTATGGGTAGTCCTCATAATGCTAAAATTAAAAATGCATATATGATTAATGTGGCATCTTATTCAAAAGGTGTTGGTTATGGCAATAACTATAAGCACATTAATGGATTTTCAGATAAAGTATTCAATTACATTTCTGAAATTGAAAATGTATAAATATTATTAACAAACCCGATAGGCTTCTTATTTAATTGAGTAGTATGGGTATATTAGTTGACTTTTATGCTCACTCCCCTCTGCTACTCTTTAAATTAAATATAGCACAATTATCTTTCTGGAATTGACCAGATAAGTTTATTAAAATTCCTAGGTTAAATTAATAAATGGGTAGATTTTATAAAATTATCCTAAACACGCTCTGATACTTTAATAGTATTAACGCTTATTATATGAGTTTACATATAACAATTATAATTTCAGCTGTTCAATTATAATTGGGATATTGGATTTAATTAATTTAACAAGAGAGATTAATTTCTTTCTTGTTAAATTATTTTTGTGTAAAAGGAAATAAAATGTTAAATTTAAAAAGTATTTTAAACGATAATATGAGAGTAAAGTTTGATTTTTATCGTAATGGTGCTTTATGGTATTCAACGATGAATGGATTTCAATTTCCTGTTCCTGTTAAAACATTAGCTGGCACAACAATTTTAAAAGCTAATGATAAAGCATCAGCATTTAGTTATTATATTAAAAAATATTATAATGAATTAAATAAAGATAAGGAATAATTTAGATGAGATTACAATTTTATGTTCAAACAAAAGAAATATCAAAAAATAATCAATTATATGGTGTTATGACAATGATTGATGATAAGCCATTTGATTATTTGATTGGTAATATGGAAGGTGATAAAGAATATGTTATTGATAAAGTATCTAAAAATACTTTAATTAAAAATAAAACTGTTTTAAAAAATAATTATTATTCTTTTAAATATGATAATTTAGATATAACGAAAAAAATGTTATATAAATTTCATACTGAAGATTTTTATAAACAGTATTCAAAAGAACAACAAACATCATTAGATGCATTACCAGCTATTTTTCTTTCTGATTTGACTAAATTATCTAACTTAACAAAACGAATGAATAATTACGAACAATTATTACAAAATAAATTTTATAATTCAAAAAATCGCATTTAATGCGATTTTTTTGTTGACAAGTATTTTTATTATGTTATATTAATATCATCTTAAATGTTTTGGAGAAAAATAATGGTATATCTTTTCATTTTTTGTATTTTATATTTTATTATTTTTAATGATTCAATTAATTAATGGAGAAAAAATATGAAATGGTACACACAAGCAGATATGCCTTATGGTAAAGAACCGATTGTTGTAAAAACTGTTGATAAACAAATTTATTTAGGAAATCATCAACATATTCATAATTCTAATCTTAAACATACTTTTAAGAATGAAGAACAATGGGTATTAACAACTAATCAACAAAAAATTGAATGGTCAAAAATTAAAGAATGGCATTATGTTCGAAAAATTGTTGATGTAATTGAAAGGAAATTTTAAATGAAAAATTATTTGATAATGGTTTATAATTTTAGTCAATGGATGTGGGTTTATGATTTCCAAAATAAAAAATGGAATAAATTTAATTGGGGTAATAATATTTCTCCTAAGCAATTTAAAGAAATTGCTGAAAAATATAATATGTTTTATTTTTCAGCTAAAGATGTAGAAGAATCATATTCTAAATTTGATGAAGATGAAATAGAATTTATGGGGTTTGATGACCCAAACTGGAAAGAAAAAGTGAGGATTATAAGTTATGTTGGCTAAAAAGAAAAATATTTTTAAAAAGATATTGTATTTTATTATAATCGTTGGTACTCTTATTTTAGGATTATCTATTAGTGATGCAAATGCTAAATATATTATTGCTTCTCAATATTCTTTTGATACAGATACATTTGCACAAATTTTAGAGATATGTGAAATGAAAGGTTGTCAACTTAAAGGAAATTTAATTTATCATTCTTCAAGTGGTAATTTATTAATGCTAATGGAATGTCCATATACATTTGATTATGAATATATAACAGAAAAAATGTTTGAATATTGGTCACACGATATAGAAATTAAATTGCCACAAGATATATCTAAATTTCTATAAATATGAATACTAATGGTGGTCGTAGTTCATCGGCAGAATACTGCGTTGTGACCGCAGGGGTAGTGGGGTCAGCACCCACCGACCACCCCACTGGCTCGTTAGGCGAATTGGCATAGCCGTCTGTCTTAGGTACAGAAGTTTGGGGGTTCGAGTCCCTCACGAGCTACCAATATGGGCGGATGACGGAATTGGTATACGTGCTACACTCAAAATGTAGATTTTGTGAGTTCAAATCTCACTCTGCCTACCAAGATAAATTAAAATTGTGGGGAAAAATGAGAACAGTTTATGAATATATAAAAGAATTTATTCTTCAAATTTGTTGGCTTTTTAAATAATTTTGTGGAGAAATAATATGTGCAAAGAGGAAAATGACATCAAGTAAGTTAATAACTTATAGGAGATGTCAAAATGACAAAAGGAAAAGATGTTCGCATCTATAAATCTTACAAAAAAATAGTTCGCCGTTATAATCGTGATTCAGGTTATATTGAATTTTACGAAGAAGAAGACCGTTGGGATTTCCCTTTCATTCGTAGAAAAAATGGATATGCTAAACTCAAAAAAAATAATGTTACTTGTAAAGAATTTGGAGTTAAAGGTGTTCCTAATGAAGATGTTAGCAAATATGACCCTTATAATGATGACCGTGCCAGAGCTTATGCTGAAGCTAAGAGCTGGAAAAGAAACTCTAAAAGAAAGCATCAATGGAAGGAATTGTAATGGCAACATTAAGTAAAGATTCTAAATATTATGATATTTCTAATGGTAAGAAAAAATATATAAAATACATAACAAAAAGAAAAGCCAGAAGAAATTTTAAAAAAGGATTGATGGAAATAAATTCTAAAAAATTAGGTTGCCAGTTATATTACTATGATAGATATTGGTAAATAAAAGAGATTAAAAATATTATTATGTCTAATTTAATTATTATAGGTTATGGAAAATAAAGATAGTTTATTTTTTCAGATGTACCAGATACAAAATGGTAAAACATTTGATTCAAAGGATTGCATCCTGTTAGTGGATTCAAAAGTTTATAAATATCCAGAAGAAAAATGCCCATTTTGTAATAGTATATTGGAAAACGGTCATTCAAAAGATTGTATGATGTATGAATATCCAACTATTTCAATCTGGTGGTTTATTTTGCCCATATTATTACTCATTGCTAGTGGATATATATGGATAAAGTTTAAAATAAATGAATATAAAAAGCGAAAGAAGTAATGTTTTTACAATTAACTTTTTCATTTTTAGTGTATTACTGCTTGTGAAAGTCGTATACATTTTTTTTGTTATAAAGTTCTTGACAAATTGCATCTCCTTGTGTAGAATGACCTACACAAGGAGATTTTTTATGTTAAAAACATATGATAAAACAAAATTAGTTTTAAAACCAATGTTTGATACCATTAAAATAGATTGGTATGCAGATGTTTATTATGGTGATACTTGCATCGGAAGAATTGCTGACAGAAATGAAAAAGATATTGGTTATGATATGTATTCTATTAATATTAATGAGCATCAATATGAATGGTTTGATTTTCCAGAAATGAATAATGAAAATAAACCTGAATTTGTTTTAGAAGAATATCTTAAACTTTGGAAAGAAATCAATAAAGATATTTTAGAAGTATGTTTAGAACAATTAAATGAATTAAATGAACCAACAATAACAGCTCATACTGTTACTAAAATAATGAAAGAAACTGATAGAGGTCTTATACCTGTTAAAGAAGCATTAAGAAAAACAAATGGCAATATTGAAGAAGCAATTGAAATATTGAAAGGAAATTAAAACTATGGCAACTTTTAAAAATCCATCTCCAAAAATTATTGTTAGGATAGCAAGAGAAAAATTATTAGATGAATCAATGAACAATGCAATAGTTTTTCTTATGGATTGTTTAGATGGTATGGATGTTCATACAGCTCGTCAAATTATTTTAGGTAATTGGAATATTACAGAAGATTTTGACTTAGATGAAACACCTGATAAAGATTGGAAAGAAGAATTATCTAAAAATTTTCAATCAGTTTATAAAGATGGGTCAGAAAAGAAATTTTTTGAAATTATAAGTATGCCATCTACAAAATTTAGTCAACAATATTTAGATAAATTAAGATATTGTATTGAAAAAGGTAATTTAAATAATTATATTGAAGCTGAATGGTTTAAATCTGTTAGTAGAAAGATTACACATCTTGAATTAAAAGAAATTGGAGATGTTTTTAATAGTTCTGTTGTTATTGGATATTTAGATATTCCATATGATGAAGATTTACCAGTTCATTCTTTTTCAGAATTTACTGATAAAATTAAAAAAAGACATAATGACATTTATCATAATTTTAGTTCTGATAATTCTTATTATAAAGAAAATGCTGATATAGAATTTTTTAAATGTTATTGGTTAAATAAAGATGGAAATTTAACAATGGTTGAACATTATTGTCACGAAAAGTATTGTGATGAAGTTAAACATATTCCTATTGAAATCTATGAAAAAAATAATGTTCGTATTCATTATATGGATTCATACCCATTAGTCGGTAAAACTTCATATATTGCATTAACGGAACAAAAACGATATACTGATAAGCAATTAGAAGTATTAATGAAAATGCCGTGGGTTAAACTTGACCCTGAAAAATTATAAAAGGTGATTAAATGGTTAAAATTGAAGTCGGAAAATGTTATCTTGCAAGAGATGGAAGAAAATGTTTTGTTTATTCTAAACCAAAATGTTTAGTTGATACTTTTTTATTTGCAAGAGTAGAATATGATACTGATGAATTATGGGAAAATAAATTACACCATAATCATTATATGTGTAATTCTAATGGACTTATTTATAAAGATGGATTTGATGAAAATGACCAAGAAATAATGGAAATTTTATCTTGGTTTGATTTAGTTAAGGAATGTGATTAATGACAAAATATAAATGTACATATGGTTTTACAGAAAAAATAATTGAAGCATCTGATGAAGATGAAGCCAGAGATGAATTTGCATATAATTTTATTGAAAATGAAGATGAAATAAATGATTTTTTATTACAAGATATAAAATTTTGTACAAAAGTTGAGGAATGCGAATAATGTATAAATGGGAAATGAATATTATTAATGATTTTAATAATGAAAAATATAAATGGTTATCTAATTTTTATCCTTCAAAATTTATTGCTAATGGTAAGGAATTTTGTAGTGTTGAACAATATTACCAATATGAAAAAGCAATAGAATTTAATGATTTTGAAACTGCTGATAAAATTCTTAATACTTCTTCACCAGGTAAAGCTAAATCATTAGGTCGAGATGTTAAAAATTTTGATGATTTAGTATGGAATAAGTATAAAATTAATATAATGAAAGATGGATTATATGCTAAATTTACACAAAATTCTGAATTATATAATTTATTATTATCAACAGGTTCTTCTATAATAATTGAAGGTAATCTATGGCAAGATACTTTTTGGGGTGTTGTAAATGGTGAAGGGCAGAATAATTTAGGATTACTATTAATGTTATTGAGAAATGAATTAAGAATGTTAAAGGAAAATGAATGTTAAAAGACGAATTTTTAATACATTATAAACAATTATATAATTGTAAATGGTATCATTACATTTATTATTGGTTTTATAATTTTTGGCAGTTGCTAAATTTTAAACATAAGCAATGTGTAACCATCTATCTTTGTCTTAAAGAAGATGAGCCATCTTCTGAAATGTTTTATGCCCCATATATTCCAATAGCAACAAATGATTTAAAAAAGGAATTACCAAATGGAGTAATAAAGATAAACGATTGTTTTACAACAGATGAAAATGGTAGAGTATTGTATTAAAGGAAGACATAATGAAAAATAATTTAGAAGATTTAATTGAACAGCATAATTTATTAAAAGAGCATCCATTTAGATTAGGTAATGATGAAAAATATCTTGGAAATTATGCCACAGAATTTCAATCATTTTATAAAAATGTATATGAATATTTAAAAAATGGTAAAACTTATACTGAAGCATATAATGATAAAAAATTTCAAGCTATGAGTAATATGTATCACGATTTTATGAAAATAACAAGTGATTTAAGGCATCGTATTAATGATATACCATTAGAAAAGAAAACAAATATTATTTTATATTTAGAAATGATTTTAGGGTCTATTCATTTTTATTTGGATAATGGTTATTTTAAATCATATTATACATTTTCAGTATTAGAACCTAATAAGTATATGGTTTATGAATTTAAATATAGTAATAGAAATAAGTGGTCATTATATATGCCGAAAGATAAATTAAAAAAGACTTTAGATTATTATCTTGCTAAACCTCACGAAGATAACATTTATACATATATTGTTGAATATTATCAAGATTTATATGATAATTATGAAAAGGATTGGAAAGATGAGTGATTATGAAATAATTAAACAAATTATGAAACCATTTATGTCAAGAATTCATAAAGGATTAATAGCTGAAACATTAATTTCTGTAAATAAAATTAATGGTTCTATGACCGACTTATTAGCTCTCCAAATTATTCCAACTTACTATCAACAAATTCTTGATGATATAAAATTATATAAGAATAATATTCAAGTAATATTTTATGATGAAAGAAGTAATAGTATTAAAGGTTATATTGATTTAAAAAATTATAAAACTTATACAACAGAAGTTGAAGTAATTAAAGAAAAATATTTTAAACAATATAAACAAGATTTAAAATATATCAATATTGTTTGTAATAAATTTAATGCTAAATCAGAATTTACAATAGACCGATTACATTCATCTATAATGGGTTGGAGTAATACAATTAATTTTGAAATCAAAGGAAATTAAAAATGGATTTTAAAGAATTTCAAACAATAGAATTTAAATGGAATAGTAAATGGTATCATTTCATTTACTATTGGTTTTATAATCGTTGGCAAAAATATATTAAAAAATCTAATAAATGGATTGGTTGTTGCAGAGGTGATGCTTCCCGACCATTAAAAACAAAATATACAGTTGAATTTATTAATGATATTACTAAAAATCAAGTTTGTGAAATAGATAATCAGTTAGTAGATAATTTAGCAATAGATTTACAAAAATCTATTGATGATGCTATTAAAGATAGATTAAATATAACAGATAATTGTAAAAATTTAAAAATAAAGGAAAAATAATGAATTACTTAAATATTAAAATGCCTTATCCAATGCCAGATGATTATAATATAGAATTGGAAATTGGTGATTATATTGTTAAAGATAAAAATGGTGAATTCTTTATTGATAGTTGGGTAGATAATATAATGGGATTTTATTGTTGGGAATTGGATGCCTTATCAGAAATCGTATGTAAATTACCTTCTTGTGAAGAATTACTTAAAATTTTGGAGAAAGAATATGCAGAATAAAATTTTAGATGAATATAAAAAAGCTGTCAAAGAAAATGATTTTTGGAGAAAAAAAGTTTTAACAACTTTACGTTCAGAAATTAAAAATCTTGAAATTATGTTAAGACCTAAAAATTTAACACCAACTGATGCTGATATTTTATCAGTTATTCAAAGAATTATTAAACAAGATAAAGAATCACTTACAATGTTTAAAGAAGGTGGAAGACAAGATTTAGTTGATGCAACTAATACAGAAATTAAAATTCTTGAAGAATTTTTACCAAAACAGTTGACAAGTGAAGAAATTCATAATATTATTCTTGAAGAAATTGAAAAGAATAATTATAATTCCATAAAAGATATGGGTAAACTTATGTCTTTCTTTAAATTAAATTATTCTGGTCAATGTGATATGGGATTAGTTTCAACAACAATTAAGGAAATATTAAAATGAAAATTGCATACAAATATAGATTGTATCCGACCAAAATTCAAAAGAGCAATTTATTAAATATGCAGTTGGGTAAAAGTAATGATTAATTAAACGATTTACTGAAACCTCATTTTTAACTCCAACGATAAATGCCTTGTAAAAATAATGAATAGAATGAAGTAAATATAAGGAAAAAAATAAATGTTTAATTTATTAGGAAAATCTATAGAACATATGTGTTCTAGTTTTGAAAAATGTTTTGATAAAGCAGAAAAATATTTTGATAAGATTGAAACATCTTATAATAATTCATATATTGAATGTGATAATAATGTGAATATTCAAATTGGCAATAAAAAAATTAATGGAAAATCCATTCAAATTAATAATGATACAATAATAATTGATGGTAAAAAAATTAGTAATACATCAAATGTTCCTGAAATTGTTATTAATGGAAATGTAAAAAATGTTGATGGAACAAAAATAACTGTTATTGGTAATTGTACTGGAAATATTGATGGAACAACTATTACAATAAAAGGTGATGTTACAGGTGATATAGATGGAACTACAATTACTGTTGAAGGTAATTGTACGGGAAATATTGATGGAACAAAGGTTAATATAAAAAGAGGAAGTAAATAATGAATTCTGAAAGTTGCATTATTACTGATGTTCTTGAGTGTGATTGTTTATATCAAGTAACCTATAATAGAAAATGTAAAAACTGTGATTATCAAGAATTAAAAGATAGAAAATTTGTTCAAGTTTTAAAAAACGGAATTACTCAAGATATTGATAATTGGCATTGTCCAAAATGTAATATATTAAATATGACTCAAATTACTGTTGATAAATAAATGAAACATATTAAGTAAAAGGAGTCTAAAATGACATTTAAAGGAATTTGGTCATCATTTTGTGATAAAACAAAAGAACAAGGAATCAAGGCTTGGGAAGGTATTAAACAAGTTTGTTCATCATCTTTTTCAATATTAAAAAATACTGTAATTGGATTTTTTACAGGTATTTATAATTGGTTAGTTGATATTATTACTGGTGTTGGTAAAGTTGTAATTGCATTAGTATCTTTTGTTTTTTCAGCATTAGGTTCAGCTATTTTTGCAACATTAAAATTATGTTTAGATAAATTAATTGAATGGGTTACTAAATGGTAATATAATTTAAATTAGACTAATCTATACTATATAAATAAATGCATAATAAGAGAAAGGATTTTATTATGCATTTTTTATTTTCAACAATAAGTGGATTTATTGAATCAATTTGGCGTAGATGGTATGGTGGTTGGGTAGAAGGAACAATGGAAAATAAGTTACCTAAATGGGTATATAAATTTTTATCTTCCCGTGGAACACAAACCATTTTTAATTTAATATTTTTATTTGGCATTTTTATGCTTAATCCAATATGGACAGCAACTCCATTATGTAATTGGTTAATTACTCACGGTATTGCAGATTGGTGTATTGCATCAATTATGTCAATTATTATTCAATTTGAATTTTGGAGTAGAGGGCACGGACCTGCTTTTGATGAAGGACGGGGTATTCCAACACAAGAAACCATTGAAAGATACCAAAAAGTATGGTGGGTATTTATTCCTAATAAATTAATTCCTGAAGAACATTGGTATGGATTTTTATATGATTTTATATGGATGTGGACACGATATACTATTGGATTATTTTTAATGATACCATTTTTATGGTCATTTAACATTCTTTGGTTAGGATTAATCGCAACAAGTATATATGCATTGTGTTGGACACTATATGAAAGAGAACCTTGGATATTTCCATTAATTCCTTGGCAAATGGCATCTATTTCTACACAATTAGCTGAATTATTAGTTGGATTTATTGTAGGCTTTTGGTTAATGTGGTTTTAAATTAAACACTTGACTAATAATTAAAACTGGAATATAATAATTCCAGTTTTATTTTTATGAGGTTTTTATGGAAGAATGGAAAGATATAAAAGGATATGAAGGTTTATATTTAATTAGTAGTTATGGTTGTTGTAAAACAACAAATTTTAGACCTGGTTATGGTCGTATACCAGAAAGTTCAGAATGTATTTTAAAAATTGAAAATCCTGATTATCATCAAGGATATGCTCTTGTATCATTATCTAAAAATGGAAAAAAGAAAAAATTTAGAATACATAGATTAGTTGCTGAAGCATTTATTCCAAATCCTAATAATTATCCGTGTGTTAATCATATTGATGGAAACAAATTAAATAATAATGTTAATAATTTAGAATGGTGTACAGAAAAACAGAATATGGAACACGCTGCTAAATTTAATTTAGTTAATCGTGGAAAACAGCAATATGTTAAACAATTAACATTAGATGGTAAATTAATAAAAATTCATAAATCAATCAGAGAAGCATCTCGTGAAACAAATATTTGTAGAGATTCTATTACTAAATGTTTAAAAGGTAAGCAAAAACAATGTGGTAATTTTAAATGGGAATATGTAGAAAATAAATAATTTTTCTCTTGACAAATAAAAAATATATCTTATATTACACCTATCAAGGCAACTTGATAAGTTTTTAATTTTTATTGGAGAAAATGAATGCTTGATACTACTAAATACGAAAACAAACTTTCTTATCCTAAAAGTATTAGTGAAGAAAGAACCGAGTATAGAAATCTTTTGGTAAAAGATAATCTTTCTCCTGCTCAAAAACTTCGTATTGAAGAATTGAAACCTATCATTGATGAATTTGATGCTAAAAGAAAAGCATATCGTGATGAAGATAAACATTTGTATGAACAATTCAAAAAAGATTTGTTTGAAGAATATGGAGTTACCAATAATCCTAAAGTTGAGAAGGCTTATGAGTTGGCTTATTCTTATGGTCATTCTAACGGTTACAATGACATTGAATGCTATTTTTCTGAATTTGTAGATTTGATTGTATAATTTTTTTGAAAAAAATATATCTTACCTCTTGACAAGTTTAAAACTGGTGTTATAATGACATCAGTTTTTAACTTATATGGAGATGAACGAATGACTATTTTAACAACTGTTTCTTGCTTAAATCCTTTCTTTATGAATGATAGGCAAATTACAAATATTATTTTTTATAATGATGAAGGAATTTTATTTGAAACTCATCACGGCTGGTTTGGAAATAGCAATAATGTTTTTAAATCATTTGACCTTGTTGATGAGGTGAAAGTTCGCAGAATTACAGCTTTAAATAAATTGGATAAAAAAGAAAACTTTGTTGTTTCTTCATCAATTGCTTATTCAAATGATAAAGGGTATGATTTATATCTTTATATTGATGGTAAAAATATCAGTCTTGATAAAGAAGAATTTAAAGAAGAAAACTTTTCTTCTACACAAATTAGAAAATATGTCAATCGTTGTTTAACTATTTATAATAAAAAAATTGACTTGGAAGAAACTTTAAAATTTGTAGATACTGATTTTGGTCAAGAAGTTAAAAAGATTGAAGAAGAATTATCTTCATTGGGTATTAAAATTAATCAATATGATTTAACAAAACTTTTGAAAAATTATAATTTAGTAAAGCGGTCTTAATGACCGCTTTTTTATCTTTCACTCATTGGAACTTCTGAATTAGCATATATAAATCTATATTGAAAAATTTCAGTATTTGTTATGTTAGAATTTATTTTAATATAATCATTTTTAGATACAGGAAATAAACATCTCATAATAACATCTGCTCCATTATGATACCATCCCTGACCATAAATATTATTAGAAAATATTTCAATATAATTTGTTGTATTAATATCCGTTTTTTTCTGTAATGATATATATCCATTTGCTATTGCTGTATAACCTGTCAATCCTTGATTCCAAGTATTATCAGTAATATCAATATATTTTTTACTGGGCATATCTAAACCTGCACCAGAAATTTGATACCATTCTGTCCATACACCTGTTTCATTTTCATTATATGAATTATAAGTACGAGCATAAAGATTTGTTCCAATATTTGTTGAAATTATACTATTTTGTGAGTGGGCATATTGCCAAATTGCCTTCCTTGTTGGCGATGATTTTTGCGTATGAACTGTTATAAACCATACTGTTGAATTAAAATCAACAGGACAATGGGTAATATCAATACTTCCAAAATCAACAGGTACATAATATAAACCCGTCTCAATTAATGTATCAAAATCAGTATTTTTATTTTTAATTATATAATTTGATTTAGAATTTAATATATCATTTAATCCATCAACACGTGAAATAGGTAATTTACTTGTATCAACCATAATTTTATCCTTCATTGTTATTTAATAAATAACAATGAATTTTTATTTTAATTCAAAAATGGAATAAAATACCCATTAGAATCACTTGATAAAGCACCTGTTAAACTAATAGTTTGCCCTTTACCTATTTTAAAAATTAATGGAATAAATCCTTGTAAATATGAGCCACCATATCTTCTATTCATATATGTAAAATTATTAATTTTTAAAATAACTGGATTACCATTATCAGTCATACCAATATTTAATAAAATATATCCATCCGAAGGAGCTGTATAAGATGAAATATTAATTGATCGAGGAGAACTCCAATTTGGAATTTCAGATTTATTATTTATAATTGTTAATTGTTCATTAATTTTAGAAATTTGATTAGATAAAGTTGTATTTACAGAATTAACCGATTCTTGTAAAGAATTTACAATATTATCTAATCCATCAATTCTTTCTGTTTTAATTTTACTTGTATCAACCATAATTTTATCCCCTTTGAAGTTATTTAATAAATAACTTCAAACCTTTTTAATGAGAGTTCAATGAATAAATATTTGTATAGTTTTAAAGGTTTTTAAATGGCTGAAATTTTAGGAAATAAATTAAAAATAAATTCAATTGATATTATCCCTTCAACTATCAATCATAATGATGAATATTTAAAAGTTTCTAGTGATGAAACAAAATATGAATATGTTTCTAATGAAGAAATTAAAAATGAGTTAGATATTTCTTATAATAAAAATGCAACCGTTAATAAAGGTTATAATAAAGCATATGATTTATGTTTAACTAATTTTTCAACTGGCTTATTAACATCAAATTGCAGTAATGGATTTGTTATTACAACAAATGGTTCACAATTAGATGGAAATTGGTCAGTATTAAATTCTTATCGGGGAATAATATTAGATGAATGGTATTCTGCAAAAGCTGATAACATATATCTTCAAATTCAATGCCCAATACCAATGGCATATACTGGTTTATTAAGAAAAGTTACTGATTGGTATGATAATGTTAGAGCTTATGAACCTTTAAATTTCATAGTTGAAGCATCAAATGATGGACAAACCTTTAATGAGATATTTAATCATACAGAAACTGTTTTAGTGCCTTTTAATGTATATACCTATAATTTTAATGAAAACAAAGTAAAATATTTATATTGGAGATTTAGATACCCTACTGGTGGTGTATCTGGACAGCATTTTTCTATGTTGTTTCTTGGAGAGATTGAACCAAATATTTTTACTCAAACTGAATTTCAAAAAAATAACATTATTAAAATGCACCCATTTTGGATGCATGAATTAATACCATACAGAACGACATATACTGATGCAGAAAATAATGGTACTGTATCAGGAAGTGAAAATATTACTGAATATAATGCTAATAATCAAATGTGGCAAGCATTCCGTGGTCGTGTAGATACTTCAAATCAAGGGTGGATGTCAGCAAATACTCAAGCAGTTCCTTGTGAGTTAAGATATACACCAACAAACATATATACACCTGGTTATTATTCTTTTTCTTTTAGAAAAGGTATATGGGGTGATACTTGGGGATATACACCAATAAATGTTGCTATTGTTATTGTAGATGAAAATGATGTAGAATATCCAGTATGGCATAGAGTTATGCATTTAATTAATCCAGCTACATTTTCATCAGAAATTCTTTATATACCATTTTCATTTAAACAAGTAAAATGGAGAATTGATGCTAAGTATTCAACACACGTTTCAATGGGTCATTGCCAAATTTTAAAATGTGAAAATATTGATTCTTATAATGCTGGTAATGTTAGAGGAGATTATAATATTTTTACTGCAACAAAAGGTCATAATATAAGAGCAGGTGGATATTTCCATTTACCAACAATTGAATATAATGTTAGTGAAAATAATCCTTTAGAAGTTACTTTTCCTGATAATTCAAAGAAAACTTTTACATCATTATCTTCTATTACAATAAAACCTCAAAAGAAATTTAGATTAATTACTCCAAAACATTTAGATTCAGAAACTTATAATCCAGCAACATTTGGAGAAGTAAGTAATAATCAAGATTATGTTAACATTGTACAAGGAACTTGTACAGGTATTGGTTCACAATTAGATTCATCAAGATATTTTTGGAAAGCTATTTGTACAGATGTACGAGCAGTTGATGATTGCTGGTTAACATCAAATAATGGTGCTTTAGGTGGACCAATTTATACTTGGAATCAATTAAAACCAAAAGGTAGATATGTATTTAAATTTAATACTGGTTGGTGGCAAAATACAAATGGTTATTCAGCATCTGAAGTTAGAGTTCACGTAAGAAATGGTGATTCAGATAGCTGGAAAACTGTTTGGAATGTTGTTAATATTCCAGCAGCATATTCTACTTATTGGTGGTCACCTGTAATTGATATTGATTTTGAATTTAATCAAGTATATTTTGAAATGGTTTCACGAAATCAAGATTATCACGGTGGATTAGCTTGTTGTGCTGTTTTTCAAGAATGTGATTATGATTATCAAATTGGAACTGGTTGGTTAGTTTCTGATGATATTCGTCAAATTTATGAAAGAGCATATCAATATGCGTATGATTATCAAGAATCTCAAAATTTATATTTAAAAAAAGATGGAACAACTTATGGATTATCTAATTTAGTATATAGACAATCAGAACAACCATTAGAGCCAAAAGAAAATGATATTTGGTATAATAATAAACAAGAACCTTTAAGAGTTTATCAATATAAAAATAATGAATGGGTTGCTTTTAATGATGTATTATTAGGTAATTTTAATTTAGTTAATGGTGTAATTCAATCATTTTATGATAATCCATATAATGATAATGGAACTTATAAAAATTCAGATTGTATTTGGTCAAGTGAATTATCATTAACTGATGAAGCAATAATTGTTGATGGTGATGTTTTTACAATTACTAATTTAATATCTAATGTTTATCATAATTTAAATATTCAAGATACAACTAAATATAAAGCTGAATGTTATTTAAAATGTGTTGCAGAAGATTGTGGCTATGAACCAGGTGATATTGCTATGGGTACAATGATAGTTTTAACAGCAACTTTATTTGCTCAACCAATTCCATATTTAACAAAAAATACAATTGGTATTTGGACATCTAATTTAAATAATGGTTGGAGAATTATTCATAAATGGTCAGGTCAAGTTGTAGAAGCAAATTGTAATAATTGGAGATTAGTATTTAAAATAAGGGAATTATAATGACACAAATTAATCCAAAAGTAGAATATGATAATTTAGAAGGATTTCCAACATATAATGGAAATGAAATTCATTATATTAAAAGCACAACTGATTTAATAAATTTAAAAGATGTTTCATTAGATACTGTTAAAACAGAAATGAATTTTAATAATCCACAAATATTAAATTATAATTATATTAAAGAAGCTCCAAAAAATATTTTACAAAATATTCAAAAAGAAATTTTTACATTTCCTGTTATGACTGCTAATGAAACTGTTATTGGAGATTTAACATATATTGCATCAAGTTCATCACAATATAATGATACTTATGCAGCGTGGAAAGCATTTACAGGTACATTTGCAGCTGAAACAGATGCTTGGCAATCTCAAGTATTACCAACAGTTGATGCACCACAATGGTTAAAAATTTATTGTGGTGGTCAAGATATATTTCCATTATATTGGATAATTGGAAATTGTGGTTCATATACTCGTTCAATGAAAAATTTTATTATTCAAGGCTCAAATGATGATTCTCAATGGACTGATTTAGTAACAGATATTAATTATTCTAATATAGCTAATGATACATTTTATGTTTATTCTACTATTAAAAATCAATCATTTAAATATTTTAGAATTTATATTACAACAGGAAATGCTACTGATTTAGTAAAAGTTGGTAATTGGTCAATGGTTGGTTATTTAAATTCTTCTACAATTACTATTCCTTCTAATATTAATGAACAAAACCCTTTAATTTATATTGATGATAATGGTGAATCTCATACAATTACAGATAATTTAACTATAAATGTTACACCAACAAGTTATACAAATATTGTTCCTCATATGAATAGTAATGCCGAACAAGGTTGGACATTAACAAGTAATAGAATGAATGGTTATACTTATGCTCAACCATATTATATGACAAATGGAATTAATACTCAAGGTTTCCATTGCAATACTGCAATTGCAACTAATAATATAAGTTATGTTTCATATACAAGAGATACATCATTTACACCTGTTGCATTTAAAATTAAAAATAGATGGGATTATGGAAGTGGTATTAGTTATGAAGCAATAGTTGGTTTTAATGTTAAAAATGAAAAATCAAATGTTTTATATAGAACTAACCAACATTATCGTTTAGCTCAAAATACTTGGCAAGAATTTAGATTACAACGGATTGAACCTTGTATGTCATTTATAATTGAAGCATTTAATTCCGATAATACAAATTCTTATCATAATTATGGTCGTGGTTTTGAAATTCTAATAGAAGATAATAATGGTACTAATTTCTTAGAATGGAGTACATCATATATCTTTTTAAATACAACTACTGAACAATTAGTAGAAGAAAAAGGTGATTTTATTATTTCTCAAGCAATGCCTTCAACACCTAAAAATAATGATTTATGGTTAAGTATTTTAGATAAAGGTAGAGTTTATAAATTTAATGGTACTTCGTGGGATTTAACAACTTATATTCCTATTGCGATGATTGTATATAACTATTATCAAATTTCATCAGTATATAATTATCCTTTAAATGCTAATTGGTATGATTTAACTACTAAATCAATGTGGAAATCTCCTGAATTAATGCCAGCAACAAATAGTTGGATTATGTATCCTCATAATCAACAATTTCAAAATATTAAAACAAAATTTTATGATATGATTTTAATTAATAAAATTGCAGAATTTGGATATGAACCAGGTGATATTGCAGAAGGAGTGTCTATTGATTATGTAGCAACTGATAATCGTTATCCAACAGTATTTTTAGATAATAAATTTATTGGTATACATACAGGAACATTAAATACAGGTATATCAATATTACAAAAAAATAGTTCAGTTGAACAATATATAACATTAGCCAATTGGCGTATAATATTTAGAATATGGTAAGGTAAAAAATGGCAAATAAAACAAGTTATACAAATGTAGAGGGTTTAGTACCATTAAAAAATAATGGAAATAAATTTATTGGTATTAAAAATAATCAATTACAAGCAGTATCTAATGAAAATTTATTAGATTCATTTAATATTAGTCAAAGAATACCATTTAGTGTTAATACTTGTTCAGATACTTTTATTAAGCCATATGGTATTATTTCAAGTGGAAATGAAATTATATTATATCCAATGAAATTAATGGATTCAAGTAATACTATTGAAATAAATTTAACTGAAACATTAACTAAAAATATGAATTTATTTGCTGAAGGAAATAATCAGGGTTGTAAAGATAATTCTTATACAAAATGGCAACAACCTGTTATGACTGGTGAATATACTCCTTATGGTCATTGTTTTCAATCACAAGGAACAATGACATCAGCTCCTTATATGGCAATGGATGGTGTTATTGATTCTCCATTAAATCAATGGTTAGCATCTACAATTAATTCAACTTGGATATATACAAATACTAATCCAATTATTGTTGAATCACTTTATTTACATAATACTAATACAGCTAATAGAAGTAGAGATTTAGATATTTTTATTAATGAAGATATTAATCAAAAAATTTTAGAAAATTATGTATGTTCGCCAGATGTATATGATATTAATTATATTAATATTCCTGCTGAAAATAGAATTGAATCATCATCTATTGGTATTTTAGTTAAAACCGCTTTTGCAGGAACAACTGTTGGATTTACAGAAATTGAAATAAATGCTAAAACTAAATATGTTCAACCTAATACATACTACAATGTATTTTTAATTACAAATAAAGAACAAACTAAAGTTGATTTTATAATTACAACTGATAAACAACCAATTATGCCTTCTGGATTTGAAGATGGTTATTATGCTTATGTTAAACAAGTACAAACAGATTTAATTTATAATATTTTTGAAACATCTTTAGGTGATGGTTTAGTGTTTGATATGAGTCGTCCATTAACTATTACAGATTGTAATAATCAAACAACCATTATTACAAATGAATTACCTATAATAAAATTTAATGATACTGATTTAACTAAGGAAATTATTCATACTGTATATTGTAAAAGTGATGGAACAATATATGATAGAACCGCTAAATTTTATAAAAATTTAGATTCGTTACCAACTGCGTATCAAATTGGAGAAGTAGCTTTCATTACTGGTAATTATGCTAATGGAAAAGCATTTGAATGGGATGGAGAAAATTGGATAGACTTTAATGATGTTCCTATTTGTGAAGTATATCGTTATAATAATAAATCCATAGCAATTAATCAATTTCCTTGCAATAACAATTTTTATATTAAATCTCTACAAAATGATGTATGGATTCACGAAGAAACAATGAAATTAGGATTTAATTATATAATTCCTCATAATTTAAATATTGAAGATATTTCAGATTATAAATTTGATTGTCAAATGTTATGTATTCAAGCTGATGCAGGTTATTTACCAGGTGAATTAGCAATGTGTCCAACATTAGTTTTTAATGCAACAAATAACATTCGTAATATTCAGCCATATTTAACAAAAAATTACATTGGTTTAATGTCAGGAACAGTTAATACAGGTTTTTGGGTTGTAAATAAAACAAGAGGATATGCTTGGGATGCTAATCTTTCTTGTTGGAAACTCATATTTAGAATTTGGAAATAGTATAAATATTTTATATAAGAAATGAAGGATTATGTATGTCTACAATTTATGATATAGCTGGTACAAGTACAAATTCATTTAATTTAAATGGTAAGGTAACATTATTACAAGGTGATGAAGCTCCACAAATATATCAAGGAGTTGATGGTGATGTTTATTTTAGAACAAATGGTTTAATTTATTCTAAACAAAATGGAACTTGGTTAAACTTAACATCTACATCATTACCAGATGCTGCAACAGGTGATGGTAAATTTATTGTTTCTAATGGACAAAACTATGAATTTTATGATTTATCTGTTAATGATATTGCATTTTTATCAAGAAATAATGTATTTACAGGTAGCAATACATTTAATAATGTTGTTCAAGGTACAGCATTCAGAACTTATTGGGGTGACTTAGCTGAAATTTATGAAACTGATAAAGAATATCCAAAAGGTACATTGGTTAAATTTGGTGGTGATAAAGAAATTACAATAGCCGATACACAAGTTAATGCAGTAATTTCTTCAGAACCTGGTTTAATTTTAAATACTCAAAATAAAACAGGTCAAGCTATTGCATTAATTGGTAGAGTTCCTGTTAGAGTTATTGGTAATTGTAAAAAATTTGATTATTTAACATTATCAGATGTTCCAGGTGTTGCAACTGTATTAGAAGATAATGAATTTCCATTAAATGTTATTGCAAGAGCATTAGAAAATAAAGATTATGTTGAAGAAGGTCTAGTTCTTTGTGTTATAAAATTTGATTTATAATTTTTTATTTTTGCTTTCTTTTATTAAATCCTCTATATTTGTATAGGGGATTTTTTATAATAAATAATTAATATAATTGGAGAAAATATATGGTAAAATTTTCATATAAATTAGTAAAAACAGATAAAATAGTTCGTAAAGATGAAAATAAACATAAAATAATTGAATTAATTCCTCATAATGATATTACAAAAGAGGAATTAGAAGGATACATTTCATCATTAGAGACTATTGGAAGAGCACCTACTACAATATCAAGAAACATTGCGTCGATGAAAGCATTTTTTGGATATTTGTATCAGGAGGGATATAAAGGATTGAATACCGACTTAATTGAAGAATCTATTAAATATTCTTTAACAAGAGAAGATTTAAAAGACCCTTTAATGATTTTAAATATTATTAATTTAATTAAAATTTATAATAATTTAAATGATAATTTTTTCCAAGATGAAAATATCTATATTGATTCAAAAAAACAATTATTAGATATTAAAAAACATATTAAACAAGAATTAAAAGATTTTATTAAAAAATTAAGTATCTACTTTATTTCAATAATTAAATCTTATAATAAAGTAACTTATACCTCTCTTGATACTTATACTGTTTTACCAAATATTTATAAAACAATATTTTTATCATCTGACTTTTTAACATTAGCAGGTATTTTATCAGTATCAGATTCATTTAACACAGAAGAATGTGTTACTGTCAAGGATTCATTTACATATGTTTCTTCATTATTAACAAAAAATTTATTAAGTATTAATTTAATGAATAACTTTTTTAAAGATTTTGATGAAAAAATAAAAAAGGATAAAAATGACAATAGCAACCAATCAAGTAATTGTTTATCAAGATTTAATAAATTTTGTTTTAACAAATCTTAAAGCAAAATGCTCAAATATTAATACTTTTGCAAGTAATGTTCCTGTTTCTTTACGAAATGGTTCAAGTTATGTATTAGCTTCTACTCCTGGCGGAAATGGAACAGTAACAGCAACTGGTACAGTTAATGATAGTTTATTAGTAACTGTTCCTACTGCAACAGTTGAACAACAATTGAATGATTTTTTAATTGCCAGAGGAATTAAAAACAAACCTGATAGAGTAGTTGCTTTTAAAGATATTATGAATTTTTATAATAATATTGCGTCATTTTTGGCTACAAAATTAATGTTTGTAAGTAATAGTTTTGGTAGTGGAACATTTATTTTTTATAATAGTGCAAATAATTCATATCCATCTGTAAATTTAAATGTATCAGATATTAATTTTACTAATCCTGAAATTAAAACAAGCATTACAGATTTAATGAATGCAATTAATAATGTTTCAAATACTCACTATGCAGCAACAACTATTGTTTATACGTGTTCATCAAGTAGTTCATCAAGTTGTTCTTCATCAAGTAGTTCATCAAGTTGTTCTTCATCAAGTTCAATGTTTATTGCATATATGGATATATAATGGCTTTACAAAATATTACATACAACGAAATAGTTAAAACAGTTAAAAATTATATTAAAACAAATTGTATGAATATTGCAAATTTTGGAGCAATTCCAGCTGCCTTTAAAGCAGGTTATACATTATCAGGAAATATTAGTTCTTCAGGTGATAGATATACTTCTAAATATGTTGTAACAATTACAAGAGCTGTTACACAGGTTGCATCAAGTGTTGTTGATACAGATATGAATAATTTTTTAACAACAATTAATGTAACTAATAAATTAAATAATAATATTCCTGCAAGTGAATTTATTAATTTTATTAATGATATAGTTAGTTTTTGTTCAACAAAATTATGCTTTGCAACCAGTCAATATGATGGAAATAGATATTTAATTTATTATACACCTAATACTTCATATTCTTCAATTGTTTCAATTAATACAAATGAAAGTAATAAAATTGTTCAAGCAAATGATGTTAATTCAATATTAAATATGCTTTTGAATGTTATTAAACAAAATATCAGAAATGTCCCTTGTACATATAATATTGCATTATCATAATTTAATTGATATACTTTTCTTTAATAAAAATATTGAAGGAAACATATTATGAATTGTAAACCTGTTTATGAATTTTTATTATGGGATAATTGTAATAATCATTGTAAATTTTGCTGGCAACGAGAAAATCCTCGCTTATTTAATAAATCTCAACGAGAAATTATTTTAAATAATGTAATTAAATTTATTAATAGTAATAAATTTAAAAAAGATAGTCATATCCTCATTGTTGGCGGAGAAATTTTTGATAATCCATCTGATTTTGAATTATTAGATACATTTTTTTGCCAAATACTTGAATTTATGATTAATGGAACAATTGATTTATTATATATCAATACAAATCTAATATATAAAGATTTAACAGGTATTATTCGTTTAATTAAACGAATAGAAACATTAAATTTATTTGATAGATTAAGATTTACAACATCCTTTGATATAGAAGGAAGATTTAAATCAGAAGATGATAAACAATTAATGTTATCTAATTTAAAACTTTTAACAGGAATTTATGATAAATTGCAAGTTGTTACAAATATCATTTTAACTAAACCTATGTGTCAAGCAATTATTAATGATAAATTTAGTGTTGGACAATTTATGAAAAAATATAAATGCTGGGTTAATCTAATTCCATATATTGTTTTAGATAATAATTTAACAGCGGATAGAGAAGAAATATTTTCAACATTACAAAAAGTTGATGAAGAAAATAATGGTTATTTACAAAAATATATTACAAATTTAGATTTAGCACAAGATAAGTTATTATATATGTATAAAGATAATAAATTTCAATTTTGTAGTTGTGAAAATTCTGAATGTGGACATTCAATAAACTTTAAGAAATATTCAGATACTAATGATTGTTATATTTGTGATTTAAAGGAATTATTCAATGGAAAAATTTAAAAATAAAAATCGTTTTATTCAATTTGAATTATGGAAAGACTGTAGTTTAGGTTGTAAATTTTGTTTTAATAAAAAACAAAAAGATGTTAATAAAATTGAATCTTTACAATTTGTTTTAAATAAATTAGATGATTCCGAAATGTTAGATTATAATGAAATTGGTTTTATTGGCGGAGAATTTTTTAATAATGAATTAAAAGATAATGACGTTAAACAACTTTTTTATAATTTATTTAAAAAACTTTCTACTATGCATTTTGAAAAAATATATATTACAGGAGCATTAATGTATGATATGCAACAATATCTTATCCCTTTTTTAAATTATTTAAAAAAATTAAAAATATTAGAAAAAGTTTTATTATGCACATCATATGATTTAAAATATCGTTTTTATACAAAAGAAAGAGAAGATTTATGGAAAAATAATATGTTAACACTTCATAAATTATATCCAGAATTAAAATTACATACCGAAACAGTTATTACTCAATATTTTATTGATGCAGTTTTAAATGATGATTTTAGTATAACTGAATTTTGTAATACATATCATACCAGATTAGATTATATTGAACCAACATCAGGATTATATTATAAAGATAAGCAAGAATGTATGAAAGATATTCCTGATTTTTTTCCAACAAAAGATAGTTTTATTGATTTTATGATGAAAACAGGTGTAGAATCAAATGAAATAGATTTAAAAACATTTTTATCTATGGAAATACGTTCAAATAAATTATATTATTTAGATGAAGGTATAAGATGTGTTTCAGCAAATAGACGTGAAAATGATGGAATGATTGTTCCAAAAGATAGTTCTATTAAATATGAAATTGGGTTTGCAGATTCTGATGATAATATGCCAGAATTAGTTAGAGATTTTTGTTTAACAGTAGGATAATATTATGAATTTAATAGATTGGTGGATTAATTTAAATCCTTTAAATTATAAAGAAGAATTAGCATTATTATCTACACGAAATGATGAATATACTGGTAATGAAACAGATTTACCAAGTAATGAGGAATTTTTTAATCGTTTGCCAATGTGTAATTTATCTAAACCATATAGTGTACGTGTTGATAAATGTGCAACAACTTTAATTCAAGGTTTATTTGATACTTATATTGATGATGATACACTTGTTATATATACTGAAAATGAACATTATAAAATTAAAGAAATTCTTAATACGTTTAAAAAAAGATTAGTATTAAGTTATGATGATATTCTTAAATTAAATATGTCTAAAATAGCTTCAAGTCTATCTAAATTTAAAAAAGTATTTGTATATATTATTGGGACACAATTATCTAGTGGAGAAATTACACCTCAATATTTTTTTATTAAATTAAAAGAATTATTAAATACTTATAAATGTCATTATAAATTAGTTTTAGATGACGTACACGGAATGTATTTTGTTCCTCGTGATTATAGTTTATTTGATTATATTATTGGTACAACTCACGCTTTAATTCCAACATATCATATGGGAATTTTAATTGGTAAAGAAAATATGAATAAGTTTGGTAAAAATGGTTATCATTGGATAATTGATTATTTTGAAGCATTAGATGTATTATTAAGTAGAAAAGAAAAAATTTATCAATTTAATTATGTATTAGAGCAAAGTTTAGCTGATATTTTAGCAAAAGGGAAATGTCATTTATTAACTCAAAAAGCTCCTCATTTATTTGCTATTAAAACAGACCAAATAAACTTTAATCAAGAATTTAAAAATGAAATGGATGAATACGGAATACGTTTAGAAGGAGTAAATAATGAATTAAAATATATTCTTCTTAGAGTATCACAATTTATTATTAATCCTCAAAATTTAAAAGAAGGTATAGAAACTTTAAAAATAGCATTAGATTATATGTATGAATAGGAAAAACAAATGGATAATAAGCAAAATATGGTTCAATTTGGTGTATGGAGTAATTGTTGTAATGCGTGCGATTTTTGTTTACGTGAAGAAAGAATTCCATATAGTAAAGAAAAGCAATTATATTATTTAGATATGATTAAAAAAAATATTGAATATATTGATTGGAAAGATAAATTTTCTTATGGTATATCATTATTAGGCGGTGAATTATATTATATTACTGATAAAGATTTACAAAAATCATTTTTAGAATTGATTGATATTATTATTGAAAAAATTTTAAAAGTTTCTCCAAATCCAGAATGCAAATATTCAACAGTAACTAATGGATTATACGACCCAACATTTTTATATCAAGTAATTGATAAAATTGTTAAAGAAGTAGGATTAAAAGCAATTGATGTTAATTTTTCATATGATTTAAAATATAGATTTAAATCAGAAGAAGATAGATTAAAAGTTCTAAAAAATATTAATGATTTTCATAAAAGATATAATTATAATGTTGGTGTACAAATGATTATGACACAATATGTAATTAATGAATGGAAAGCTGGCAGATTTGATGTTAATAAATTTATGGAAGAAGAAATTCCTGGTAACTATTTAACATTTTTATATCCACATCCTATTAGAACAGGTAAAAAATTAGACGATTTTAATTTTAACCGAACAGACTTTTTAGATTTTATTCAATATTTAAAAGATGAATGTTATAATGTATATTTGTCATTTTTACATTCAACTAAAAATTCAGGAACATTTAAATATACTGGCTTACAAAATCGTGTTCATCCTTCAGTAGATGCTCAACCAGTTTTATCAGATGGAAAAGAAATAATTAATGAAAATTGCGGACACTCAATTATATATAAATGTTATAGTAATTGTGATGATTGTGTATTATGTGATTTAAAAGAATTTGATGAGGAAGTATATATATGAAAAAGCAAATGCAATTTGAATTATGGGACGAATGTAATTCTAAATGTACTTTTTGTCATTTATGTAATAAAAATGGAAATACTCCAAATAATATAAAATTAGAAATGCTTCAAGATACATTAGATAAAATTTCTGATTTATCAATTTATTCTGAATATAATACAATTGGTTTCATTGGTGGAGAGTTTTTTCAAGGACAACTTAATACGCCTGAAATTAAATCTAAATTTATGGAATTAATGGATAAGGCTTGTTGGTTATTAAATAATGATTATATAGATAATGTTTGGATTAATGCTACATTAACAATTGGAAATCAAGATGATTTATATGCCGTTTTAAAGCGTTTTGAAGGGCATAAAGGAAATTTATGGATACTTACCTCATTTGATACATTAGGACGCTTCCACACCCAAAAAATGAAAGATAATTGGGATTATCATATGAAGAATATTCATAATTTATATCCAGAAATTAAATTTAACATTACTACTATTTTATCAGAAGACTGTATAGACAAGTATTTAAATGATGAATTGTCATTTAAAGATATGATGGAAGAATATCATTGTTCATTCTTTTTTAAGCAATGCGGCAATGGTTCTTATACAAAGGAAGAAATGAATACAATTATTCCTCATTTCTTTCCACCTAGAGATAAATTTATTGACTTCTTACAAAAATTCCGCAATGAAGAAAATGATGAAATGTGGAATAAATTATTTAATATTCATTATAGAGCAGATAGTTTGTATAGGAATTTTAATGATAAAAATCATCAAATGGAATTAAATGTTCGTCATAAAGATTCATTAAATGAAATTGAAAATGATAATAAAGATGAAATGGAAACAAATGAATGTGGTCATTTAAAAGTTTATGCGGCATATATTGATTGTGATGAGTGTGTACTTTGTGATAAATTAATGATGGAAGAATTTTTAAAATAAGGAAATATAAATGATTACAATTGAAAATAATGATAATGATATTATGATTGAAAATGATGCCAATCAACCATATGTAAAAAAAATTATATTAAATAAAAGTATTACTATTAAAGCTCAAACTAATACTTCTTTTGATATTAATACTGTCTTTAAATTTACTGATAATAATGATTTTGCATTTGTTGAAGGTGTTATTGTTGATGCAAAAGATTATTATGTAGTTGGAGAAGTATATAGTTTAGACCGCCAAAATAATAAATTATCTTTATTAATTGGTAATAATTCAGATGTATCTTATACAATTCCAGCAGGAACTCATATTGCTAATATCTATACATTAGCAAAAAATTTTAGTGGTAATGTTATATATAATAATGGAAATATTGCAGTAATAGATTATAATAACTATTATAAAGTTAGTGATACAACTTTAACTGAATTTCCAGATGGAAAAAAAGCTATAACAATTAATTTAGATAAAGAATAATGAGTTTACAAATACAATATGAATTATGGAGAGAGTGTAATTGTAAATGTACATATTGCACTCTTGGAATAGATAATTGCTTAACAAGTAATGAATTAAAACTTCAATCAATGCAAACAGCAATTGATGAAATGAAACAATTTAAATCAAATGAACATCAAACAGTTGGTTTTATTGGTGGAGAGTTTTTTCAAGGACAACTTAATACGCCTGAAATTAAATCTAAATTTATGGAATTAATTACAGAAGCAAATAATTTATTAAATAATAATATTGTAAAAGATTTATGGCTTAATGCATCATTATTAATCGGTAGTCAAGATGATTTATATGAAGCAATAAATTTAATTGATGATAAAACAAAACTATGGGTTTTAACATCATATGATACAATTGGTAGATTTCACACATCTAAAATGTTAGATACTTGGAAATATCATATGAATAAACTTCATAATGATTATCCAGAAGTTAAATTAAACACTACAAGTATTTTAACGGGTGATTTTATTGAAAAATATTTAAATGATGAATTTGATATTGAAGATTTTAAAGCTAAATATCATACCAATTTATTTTTAAAAACAACTGTTAAACCTGGTCATTTAAGCCATTTAACAAAACAAGAAATTAATGATAAGATAGGTAATTTTTTTCCTACACAAGAAAAATTTCAAGAATTTTTATTTACATATTATTCACGTGAAGGAGAAGATGAATATCATAAATTGTTTAGTAATGATTTAAGAGCCGATGAGGTTCGTAAAAATTTCAATGATGAAAATAAAAGAAATATTAAATTTATAAGAGATAAAAACACTCTTGAAGAAACAATTGATTGTATTGATGAACATATTGATAATTTATCTTGTGGTCATTCATCTATCTATCAATCTTATGTTGATTCAGATGATTGTTCAATATGTGATAAACAACAAATTTTGGATATAATTTAATGCCTGATTTTGAAAAAAATAATTATTATAAAATTATAGATATAAAAACAAATGCTATTATTTGTGCAGGGAAGATTGCATTTATTAAACAAACTAAAGATATGCCTATTCTAATTAGTTTTGATAATAAATTCTTCTTCAATTCCGAAGGAACTTCAAAATATAAAGTTGTTAAATCTGATACAGAGGTTGATGTTCCTTTATTAAGAAATATTATATTAGAATCTTATAAAATATGCTTATATGAAGATTATTTTAATTATCCTGATTATGATATATTTAGAGAATATGATATTAATGAATTAGATGAGCCAGTTATTAAATTAGTTACTATATTAAATAAATTTGATGATATTGAAACCACAGGAAGTTGTTGCGGACACGGTGATAATTATTTATGGGTTGATATTATGTTTCATTCGTTATCATCTATTAATTTAATTATTGATTTATTAAATGATGATAAATGGAATAATAAATTTATTTTAAGTAATTATTATACTAATAAAAATAAATCTAATTATTCTGTTATGCTACATTTACGTTCATTTACTAAAGGTGAAGAAGCATATAAAGATGCTAGTTTATTAGCAGATGATTTACAAGAAATTTATGAATTACTTTATGGATTATAAATGATATTTAGATTTTAAATAATTTATTATAGAAATAAACTATAAAAAAGAGAGCTTTTTAAAGCTCTCTTTAACTATCACCTTGAGCAAAAATTATTCTAAAAGCTACTGTTGGACCATCAAATGTGTAACCTATTGTAAATTTTTGTCCTTTTCTAACAGGAAAATAAAGAACATCATTAACACCACTTGTTGACCATTTTATTGCAATTGTATTTTCATCAACGCTAGTTGATGGTAAATCATTATCATAAGCAACCATATATTGACCACTAGCAGTTGCTTGTTTAACAAATTGAATATATCCATTTGCTAATGCTGTATAAGTTGTTCCAGATACACCTAATTCTAAATCAACATATTTAGAAGAAGGCATTGCTTGTTCTGCAATAAAAGTCGTATCATTTTTATCTAATAATTGATTTGTATTATATGGATTAAAAGAAATTATTTTACCTAAATTATTAGATATTGCTGTTCCACAAATATATCTTTGTTGATTATCCCAAGTAGTTCCATTATAATAAAACATTTTATTATCATTTAAAACAAAATAATTTCCATTTCCAAAAACTTCTTCTTTTGTTTTAATGGTAAATATTGGTCTAAATAAAAGGGAATTAGATTGTTGAATAAAAATATATCCATTTCTTTCAATAGTTTCATTATAAATTAATACATTTGTTGTAATCGTTTCAATATTATTTAAACTACCATCTGAATTTCTATTATTTGGAATCAATCCTTTAACTCCAGGTAATGCAAATATTGTTGAACCAATAAAACCCAATCCATTAAATATCTGGTCAATAGAAATAATTCCAGTACCATTTGTTATATTTAATAAACTAAATGGCAACGAACAACCATTTTGCCAATTTGCTCCATTATCAATAGTATATTTAATAATATTATTTGCAGTATCATACCAAAAAGCATATGTTGCAGTAACGGTTGGTGCAGTATCTCCACTAAATTGTTGAGTTGATATTACCAATGCTTGAATTAAATTTGTTGGTAATAAACAAGCCATATGTTGGTTAGAAGCATAGGTTGATGCATTAAAACTAATATCATTCTCAATTATTTTAATATCAAATTTTTTAGTAGTACCATCAGTTTCAAAACCATTAGGAATATATAATTTACTACCTGCTTTTAAAGTAATCGTATTATCTGAATTTAATTCTACTTTAATATCTTGAGGTATTTCAGTAATGCAATTAGTAACTTGATTATAACCTATTTGTTCTTCACGCCATATTAAATTAGTGCCATCATTACTTAATATTTGTTGACTTGTTTCAGTATTAAATTCTGGTATTGCTCCACCGTCAGGAGTTATATAAAATTCATTTTCAACTAATTGTCCAGCTTCTTTTAATTCTTCATATTTTGCTGAACTCATTTTATTAAATTTTAATTGTGCAATATCTGTATTTGTTGTCATAATAAACTTTTCCTTGATAAACTTATACAAATATTTATTTTAAAATTATTGATAATAAAGTTTGTGGATATTTATTAAATATCCACAAAGGGGTTAATTAATGACTGATGTAAGTAAAATAGATATGGAACGAATTAATGGATTACTTGATAAACTTGAAGAAGTAACTGATAAACTTAATTCAATGAAATATGTTGTGGAAACTGGTGGAGATTCAACGCAATGGTATAGAAAATGGAATGATGGTTTTATAGAACAATGGGGAAATATAATTTTTTCACAATCTGCTGGAAGTTATACTAATCAAACAACAACGTTACCAATAGCATTTTCTTCAACTGCATATTATATAACACTTATTGCAACAAATTCAAATAATCAACAAAGTCACACCTGTGGTATTTTAGTTAAAAATAAAAATTCATTTAATTGGTCATCATCATTTTGGTGGGCAAGAGATGCATATGTTTCAAGTTTTAATTGGTATGCGTGCGGATATTAAAAAAGAGGTTTTAAAACCTCTCTTTATTCTTTTGGATATTTTTCTTTAATTGATTTAATTAATGTTTGCCAATTATTTGTTCCATCTTCTAAATCGTGATATATCATATCTAACTGTTCAGCTAATGGTGGATATTCTTTTAATCTATTATTAATAGCAACAGCATTATGTGATTCAGATTCTTTAATATATTCTCCATTAACTAAAATATATTTTTCATTTGTTTTCACTATTTTATCAAATTCCATAAGAGGAATAGATTCAATTTCTTTCTTTGTATTTTTAACTACAATAATCTTGTTATTTTGATAACCTAACCACATTATATTTCCCCTTTTGCATAGATAAATTTAAAACTAATTAAATTTGTAAATTCAGTATCAAACAGTATTTGACAAGTTTCACCTTTTAAAACAGGTATAATTGTTCTTAAATATTTGTCTGCACTTCTTGATGCATAACAATAACCATAATTTAAACCACTTCTTATAATAGCTATATCAACCCAGTTTGGCCCTTGCCCATCTATACTGAAATAACCATTTGCTGGAGCAATATAAGTTGCTCCTGATGCACCTAAAGTTAATGAAACATATTTACTACCTGGCATAACTTGTTGTGTAATAAATGTAGTATCATTTTTATCAAATAATTGATATGCATTATTAAAACTAAATGTAGTAATTTTTCCAGAAGCATCAGTTAAAAATGTTCCAATTGGACATACTACCCAATCATTTAACCATCCATTTGAAATATCATTTAAAACATATTTCCATTTATTTTCATTTGGAGAATACCAAATAGAATATGTAGATAATGTTGGTGCATTATTTTGATAATAAACTTTTGATGTTTCTAAAAACTCTAATTGTCTTTCATCATCTGAAACTCTAGCAAATAATGTATATGATGTATTTGGAGCTAAAGATATTGTCCAATAAGTTAAAGTAGGTAAAATTTTTACAATATTATTTTGACTTCCATCATCATTGTTACCATTTGGAAATATATAAGTATTTCCACCATTTTTAATTATTGTATTTCCAATAAAACCAAATCCGTTAAATACTTGGTCAATAGATGTCCAAGATGTTGTAGTAGATGTTCCAATAGCAAATGGAAAAGAACATTCTTGCCAACCATCAGTTGTATCCAAATAACATTTTTTATCAGTTGTATTAAAATAAATTTTAAATGTTGCAGTTGATTCGGGTAATTCAGATACAGTTTCACCTGTTAAAAATCCAGTTAATAATACATCATAATCTTTAGAAAGTGCTAACATAACTTGACCATTATAATTTGCATTTGCACTTGTAATATCTGTTGTGGTAGTTTTCATAATACCATTACCATTATAAACTTTACTACCTGCTTTAAGTGTAATTGTACCATTATTTAATTCAAGTTTAATATCTTGAGGTATTTTTGTTAAACAGTTTGTAATTTGACCATAAGTCCAATATGGTTTAGAACCATTATTACTTAACATCATTCCTGATGTTTCATCATTCATTAATGGCATTTGAACACCATTTAACATAATTTTTTGACTAAGTTCATTGTTACCTAAATATAATGTCATTATTCACCCCAATCTACTATTGTTGCCGCAATATATGTTTTTAAAATTTTGTACATTTCCATCCAATATGTTGTATTTGTTAATTCTGTTCCCGCTGGAATATTATCTTGTAATCCTAAATAACCATATTGAGCTGTACTATCTTCATATGTTACAAAATCACTAGCAATATATGCTTTACTTGAATCCCAATCACCTTTAGGATTAATACCTTTACCACTTGTAATATCGACTGGAGTTGGATTTTCTAAACCACCATCATTTGTCCGAGATAATGTATAACCATTTTCCATAGGAGTTAATTCTGGAGTAAATGTTATACCTTCTGTACCAATATTAAGATTGTAAAAATATTTTAAATCTACTAATGTTCCAGCAGTTAATCCAGAAACTAATGTAACTGTTTTTTTATCTGTTCCTAATGTATAAGCCGCAGAAGTTAATTCTGTATTACCAACATTTACGGACAATACTGATTTATCATAAATTTCGTGAGAAGCTACAAAAGTTGTTTGTCCTTCTGTGGCTGTAAATGATTCAACAATTCTTTGTGCATAATTAGTATAGATAGAAATTGTTTCAGGATTATCTAAATTTTTATTATTTGTAAATGAAATTGTTGCTTCGTGTGCATCTTGTGTTGTATGTGGTGTATATGTAACACCATCAGAAATAACAACGTCCGTTGGATTAGGCAATCCAGCATCATTTGTCCAAGATAATGTTGTATCCAAACCAACTTTAGTTTGAGTTGGAGTATAGGTTGCACCATCTTTTATAATAACAGTATTTGGATTTTCCAATTCTCCATCATTTGTCCAAGATAATGTTGTTTCTGTTCCTGTTTTAGATTGTGAAGGAATAAATGTAACACCATCATAGATATGAGAATCTGCTGGGTTTTCTAAACCACCGTCATTTGTCCAAGATAATGTTGTATCTCTATCAACTTTATTAATATGAGGAGTATAAGTTGCACCTACTTGAATCTCTAAATTATTAAACCAAGATAATTGAACTCTTGTTCCAACAGGAACAGCATTTTTTAAAACAACGGTATCTAAAGTTTCATTTAAATCCCATTCAGAATTTAAAATAACTGAATTTTCAATATTAACAGTAATTAAATCTTTTTTAAGAACTTTTTCACCTAAAGGAAAATCAGTTGTACTTTCTAAAGTTGTTGTAAATGATTTTGAAACAATTTGAGATACGTTTGTTGGAATAATCATATTACCATATACAATTACTTCAATATTATTACCTGGTTCAACTGGCTCATTAAAAGTAAGAGTTTTACCATCTTCAGCTAATGTATAGTTATTTGATTGTAATAAAAGGTTATTAATATTAACTGATAAAGATTCTTTGTTAGCAACTGCATCATCTAATACAACACTTGTAATTTCATTTACAGGGTCATAGAAAAATTTAGATGATTTAAAATAACCTGCTAATAATTGCCATTTATTAAAATCAAATGGTTCTTGAGCTGTATGTTCCATTCTACATTGAAATAAACTATTATTATATGAAACAATATCACCAACATGGTAAGTAATACCAGGTGTCCAAATTGTTGAAGTATTATCACCACCTGTACCACCAATATCGTGAGCAACTTCATCAGGTGTTAAATATTGAGCAAAACCATCATTATTAATTTTTACATAAGTATTAGGATTATCCTTAAAAGGTGATTGAAATTCATCAATCATACTTGTTGTAATTTTTATATTTGGTGTTCCAACCATTTCAATTTTCCTTATATATTCATATAAGATATTTATAAAAAAATTTAGGAATAAAAAAGTTTGTGGATATTTATTAAATATCCACAAAGGGTTATTTTGGAAATAGTTATGGCTGATACTAGTAAAATTAAAATAGATAGAATTGATGGTCTTGAAGAAGAACTTCAAAAAGTATCATCACCTGGTGATTTATGTTATTCATTATGCACTTCAAAAACGGGTTGGCTTTTATGTGATGGAACAAGTTATTCAGTTTCAGATTATCCAAATTTATTTAATGTCATTGGTTATATTTTTGGCGGAAGTGGAAATAACTTTAATGTACCTAATTACAAAGGTAAATTTCTTCAAATGATAAATGATAATCAATCTTTAGGTCAGGAAATTGAAGCTGGTTTACCTAATATTACTGGAAGCACAACAAACGCTTTGTCTTCAACACGCTGGTTATATACAGATTTAGAGAAATTCAATAATACTTTTAAAGGTGCTTTACAACCATATAATGCTTGGAGTGTTGCAGAGGGGCCATTTTCTCAATCACCTAATAGAATAGGAACAGGTATTAGAATAGATGCATCACGAAGTTCATCCATTTATGGTAAGTCAAATACAGTTCAACCACCTGCTTCATTAGTTAATTACTTCATCAAATATTAATTAATATCCTTCTGCTTGCCAATAACCAGCAGTAATTGTCATACCTGTTGTTGTAATATTAGTTGCTCCAACAGTTGTTGTTAATGGTATATTTTCAAATGCAACAGGAAATACTGGATTAGCATTATTTCCCCATTGTTCTTTCCATCCGTCTGAATAAATTCTATATCCGATTGTTGTTGCTTGTTCTTTAACTACAAAATGATGCTCAAAACTTGAAGTTAAATCTCGTGTTGGAAATACATTAATAATTTTTGAATTATTAGCTCTGAATAAACCAATAAATTTATGCCCATCTGTTAATTTCTGATTTGTATAAATAAATTGATTTGTTTGAAAATTATAATAAACATTATAGGTTACATTTTCAGTTATTTGTGAATTAAATTGTATATATAAAACTGTTGGTTTATTAAAAACATATAATTTTTCTGTTTCTTTATCATAAAATGAGCCTTCACTTATAATAAGTCTATTATCAAAATTTGATAAAGTTAAACCATTATTATATTCACGTAATGCCATATGAGAAACTAAATCATCTTGTGGAATATAATTAATTGTTTTCTCATCTTCAAAAACTGCAATGTTATTTGCATTATTAAATGGTTTAATATTTAATTCTAAACGTGGATTTGATATTTTTACACTCATTTTAATAACCTTTTGCAAACCAATAACCAGCGGCAATTGTCATTCCTGTACGAGTAACAGCAGAAGCTCCTCTTGAAATAGATAATGGAATTTCATTAAATGCTACTGGAAATACAGGATTAACTAAATTACCCCATTGTTCTTTCCATCCATCTGAATAAATTCTATATCCTGTCGTTCCTGATTGCTCTTTAATTATATATCTATTTTGATATGATGTTGCTAAATCTTCCATAGGATAATAACGAATAATCGAATTACTATCACTTGCAGTAACAAAAGACCCAATTTTTTTAAATTTTAATTTATTATAAAATATATTAGAAAATTCGTTATAATATGTTATTGAAAAATTTTTATTTTCATCTAACCAAATTTCATATTGTTTTGCTGGACTTAGATTTAATGTTGTTAAATCAATTATTGTATCATTTTCAAACTCAACAAATTTTTTATTTAAAATTTTTTTTATATGATAATTTTTTTCAAGTGGTACATAATATAATAATTCATCACCTTCGTTCATTATTGGTTTATCTGCATAACTTGATATAATCATATCATATTCATTAAGATAATTTTTAATATGGCAAAGATAATATTTTAATTCTGTTCCTGTTGGGGATAAATCAAGACCACCATCACCATTTGTATTATATAAATTAGTTGTATATCTTATTTCTTTATCATTAACTTTTAATTTCATTGGTTGAAATTGATATGTTACATTAATATCCCATATTGGATACATTATTTGAATATCTACAGAATATACTTGATTAATATGAAAATAATAATCACATATATTATCTAAATATGTATATCCTTTTTTAATAATTAATTGATTTCCATCAACCTTTAATGTTAATCCAGAAGAAACATTTGAAAGATTATATTTTTCTGCAAGTTCAGTTGAAGAAATAGTATCTAATGCAGAAGCATTTGAATTTATTACAACAAATCCATTATTATCAGGCAATGGACGTTCAAATCTATTAAATTTTATTTTATTTGTCATATTAATATCCTTCAACCTTCCAATTTCTTGCTGTAATTGTCATACCTGTTGTTGTAACATTTGTAGCATCTCTTTCAACAATTTGTGGTATTCTAATAAAAGCAACAGGAAATGTTGGATTAGCATTATTTCCCCATTGGACTTTCCATCCATCTGAATAAATTCTATATCCAATTGTTTCAAGTGATTCAGCAATAACATTACCGTGCATAAATGATTCTTCAAGAGTTAATGATGGATAAAAATATTCAGTTTCATTTAAAATATTTGTGTTATAAAAACCTATTTTAGCATATTCAGTATATCCATCAGGCAAAGTTGGAATGTTATCAATTGAAGTTAATATTTTTCCTTCTTTATTTTCTCCACCTATTGCAAAAATATTATATGATTGATTAGGTATTCTAAAATCGTGATAATATGCAACAATTATAAATCTTCCTATTGATACATATCCTTCTGCGTGTGTTGAAGCATAATTAACATATCTAAAATAACTATATTCTTTTAAAGTTTCTTTTGCTTGATATTCATTAATAGCATTTTCCACAGTATTTGGAATAATATCTTTATTATTAACAGAAACCAATGTATCCCAATTAACTCCATCTTGAGAAGCTAAAATATCAAAAACTGTTCCACTTGTTGTTGCATCAGCTTGTCTATTTTGAATAACAAATTTTTCAACTCTTATTGGAAATATTGTTTTATATTGTAGCCAATGTGGATATTCCGTAGAATTATTTTTTGAATGCCAGCAATCAGTATTAGAACTATTTGTTCCATTAAATGCTTTCCAAGGATAATAATTATTATCATAAAAACTACTTGCTGTAACTTCTCCATAAGGTGTTGTATAATTTGTCATTATTGGTTGATTCCATAATCTTTCAACTATTTTATCACCTATTTCATTATCATTAACCCCTTTTGAAGTGTCAAATGTTCCGCCATTAAAACGAATTATTTTATTATTTTGACTTAAAACTGAACCGCCAGAAACATTAATTGAAGTTCCTGTCATAGAATTTATTTTAAATGAATTCACAGTATTATCTAAACCAATACTGTTTGCTAAATCATCTTTATTAACATAAATTGTTTGATTATTATTACGCAAAATAAGTTTACCAGTATTATTACTTAATTCTGGTATTTTCTCATTTAATCTTGTAATTTTAATTTTATCAACCATTTATTACCTTAATTTTTGCTAAATTACTTTTTTTCTCTTGATATGCTCGTTCATATATATCAGCTAAAAATTTTGTTAATTCAATTAATTCTTGTTTAGTCATTTCTCTAGCATTTTCTGGTTTACCACTTACGTCCCAAATAGTTAATGTCATATTATCATCTAAATATTTCTGTAATAAAGTATAATATTGTTGAGAATATTCTGGCTCATACCATAAACCATTAGTATATTGAACAGAAGTAGTAACAACAAAATCAAACCAATCTTTAACTTTTTGAATTTCTTGTTCTTGAATACTTTTTAAATCAAGAGTAGTGTAAGGATAACCATTTTCATCAGTTGCTAATGCGTAGCCATTACTCATATCTTCATATAATTTTTTATGTAGTTCTTCTGTAATTTCGACTGCATTTTCTGGAATATTTGTATTAATTCCTTCAAAATAAAAACCATCTTTATAAAAAATTTTCATATTAATATCCTTTTGCTACCCAATTAATTTCTTTAGATATACTTGTATCAACTGTAAATCCATCATTATCATAAGATAAAATTTTAATACCATTTGCCATTACATACAATAATTTATTTTTATAAGATTCTGGGAATGAAACTTTACCATTAACAGGTGTTGAAACACCCCATTGTTCTATAATTTTTGTAGCAAATTTATTTTCATCTTGAATCCAGCTTTCAATTTTATTCTCAAATAATGTTCCTGTAAAGCCGCCACTTTGTGCAATAGTATTTAAATCTTGTGTTGGATAATTATTATATAAATGACAAGTATTATTACTTGTGAATGAACCTATTTTAGCATATCTTGTATAACCATCAGGCAATGTTGGAATTTCACCAGATTCTGTACCAATATCAACAATATCTCCTGTATCATTAGAAATAACAAATACATTAAACTTTGTATTTTTTTTCATAGTTGTTGAAAATGTTGCCATAATATCAATTTCATTTGCACCAACAGCATTTCCATATGAATTTTTAATTGTTAAACCAATAGTTTTGTCTATTTGTGGAGTTGGAATTTCAACGTGTGAGTGACCATAATCTTTATTTAATGCTGTAAATGAAGCAACCACATTTGATGGTTCAGCTACCCAAATATCAATATCTTTAGAACGGTTTTCTAATCCAGAACCTTGATTGTAAAAATCAATAGCTGTTACACGTAAAGGATAAATTGCTGTATAATACCAAGTTGCAGAAGTAACATCTGTTAACCAACCATTACCTGTTTGTTTTAATCCATCCATTGCTCTATAACCTTCACGGTCAGTCTGTGCAGATGAAGTTATAACTTTACCTAATGGTTGTGTATTACTTGTCATTACTGGTTGAATCCAAGTTTCTTGTTCATCTTTTAATGAACTACCATTATTATTTCCATCTTTAAATTTTTTATTTGGATTTTTAATAATAATTGAATTAATTTTTAATAAAACTGTTCCTGTTGAATCCATAATTGAACCTGGTTGAATAACAAGAGTATCATCAGCTTCATATAGATGTTCAGGGTATGTATCAGGAATTGTTCCATATATAATTTCTGATGTAAAACCATTTTGAGTATTTCTTAGTTGTACTTCTCCAGCAATTAATTTAGCATCAACTAACTTGAAATCTGTTTCATTTTCATTAACTTGTGGAAAATATCCTGCCTTATTTGTGAAATCTGTTAAAGTTTTAATATTTAAATCTTCTTTAACAACATCTTTAGTTATTAATTCATATTCACTTTCATCTTGTTTAACTCTTAAATATTCCAATGAATGTTGATAAGGTCTTGGTAATTCTGGATTCATTAAAATCATACTACCAAAAATTGTTACTTCAATTCTTGCACCTGCTTCAACATTATCAGTAAAAGTAATTATTTTTCCTGTGTCATCAATTTCATAATTATCAGATTGAATTAAGGTATTACCAATATTAACCATTATTGATTCTTTATTATCAACTGCTAATGGTAAAGTAATTGTATTAGTTTCTGTATCAACATCAAAGAAATAACTAACTTTACTATATCCAGAAATTAATTGCCATTTTGTTTTATCAAATGGTTCAGAAGCAATATTATCTTCTAAACAAATATACATTGCATTATTGTATATACAAACATTTCCTTTTGCAAATGATAATCCTTCTTGCCATTGAATAATATTAGCTCTTTCATCATATGTATGTAATACCATATTACCCATAGATAAAACTTCAATAATTACTCCTGCTGGAATAGGTTTAATAAAAGTAATTGTTTTATGGTCAGGCTCTAAATCATAATTTTGTGATTGTTGTAAAATACCGCCTGCATTAATGATAACAACTTCTTTATTTGGAATTTCATCTGTTAATGTAATAGATGTTGTTTCTGCTGTTGCATTATAAAAAAATTCTCTTGCGGCAGAAAATCCTGCTAAGATTTTCCATTTACTTTCATCAAATCCAACATCAGATGTATGGTCTTCAATACATTCAAATAATGCATTTTCATAAATAACAACTGTTCCTTGTGAATATTCAGTATTTGGTGTCCAATCAACTAAAGTTGCATCATTAGTACCTGTAATAGTAAAATTAGGATAATCTCCAGTAATTGCAATATTTTTTCCAGCATTTAATAATACAGTTTGGTCTGGCTTAGTATTTGTAACAATATTATCACGAGAAATTGCAATACCATCACCAGCTGTATAACTATTATTACTTGCTGAAATTAACACATTGTTTGAATCAGGAGAATATTCAACAGTAATATTTTGATTACCTGGTTTAATATTTTGTTGAACTAAATATTTTGAACTATCAGGAAAATTAACTTTAAGAGAAACAGTATTATCAGTTTCACTAGGTGTTACTGTAATAGAATCATCAGTTGCTTTAATATCTTCTTTTGTTAAAAAATCTTCTACTAGATGGTCAGTTGTTGAAATTGTAACTTTATTAGTATCTGGGTCAGTAGTTACAGTAATATTTGCACCTGCAACAATATCTTCAGATTTCAAATTATCTTTTGTTAAATCTTCAACATCTTCAGCTGTTAAGTGAATTGATTTATTATCAATGTGTTCTTGAACAGTTTTTTCTGTTTCAGTTGTTGTTCCAGTAACATCTTCAACAATAGTTGCTAAAGTTTCTGGATTAATTTTTTGATAATCATCACCATTTTTAACAACTAATTCAGCAATTGTTTTATTATCTAAAATACTAACCATTTAATAATTCCTCTTGTAAATCTATAAAAGTATTTATTCACAGTTTGAAGTATTAAAAAGGTTTGAAGTTATTTATTAAATAACTTCAAAGGATAAAATTTAAGGATTTAATAATGGCATTATATCTCGGAAGTAATGAAGTTTCTCAAAAAGTTTTATTATTAGGTGGAAATAAAAGTGATATAGAAGTTGGTGATTTATGTTATTCATTAAGAACAGAAAAAGAAGGATGGTTATTATGTGATGGAGCAAGTTATTCAACAACTGATTATCCTGACTTATTTGCTGTAATTGGTTATACTTTTGGTGGTTCAGAAAATAATTTTAACGTTCCAAATTATAAAGGTAAATTTCTTCAAATGATTAATGATAATCAAACAATAGGTCAAAATATTGAAGCTGGTTTGCCTAATATTACAGGTAATTTTAGTGCATATAATAATGCTGGTATAGATACTGCTAATGGGTCATTTTATTTATCTAATGCACAACATATAAACTATGCTGGTAGGTCAGAAAGAGATACATATCTTTGTAATTTTGATGCATCTCGTTCTTCTTCAATATATGGAAAATCAAATACAGTACAACCACCTGCTTCTATTGTTAATTATTTTATCAAATATTAGCGACAAATAACGATGACACACAATTTATTAGTAATTTCAATAACTTATTTCATTTTTCGGTTATTAAACAAATAATAATGACATAAAAACAAAGCTCCCAAATGGGAGCTTAACTTATTTATGTATTATTTCAGTCGCAGTCATTTCTGTTGCAAGGATAACTGTTTCCCCACTAAACATAAAATCCTTCATCCGTTAGGATTAAGCAGCAATTACATTATAGTTATAGTTAACGTTTTCGTTAGCATTCATTTTATTTTGAACCGATATTGGTGGTATCTCGCCAGGTACATTATAGCCATTTTCAATAATGTTCAAAATTCCGTCCGCCCCTAATACATTGATTTTTCATAATATTTTCCTGGTGGAGCGGCTGGGAGTTAAACCCAGGTCACTATCATTTACTTTGGGATAATTTATCAGCACCATTCAAAATTATTTATAAATTATTTTATTTTAATTGTCAATAAAATAATTTAGGACATAAATACAGTTATAAGCAATTCACAAATTTAATAAAGGATTATAATGATATATTATGTTTATCAAATAACAAATAAAATTAATAATAAAATTTACATTGGAAAAAGAAAATATAAAGGAGAAAATCCTTTATTAGATTCATATATGGGGTCAGGAAAATTAATTAAAGAAGCAATTAAAAAATATGGAAAAAATAATTTTCAAAAAAATATTATTCAAAGTTTTGATAATGAAAATGATGCTTTTAAATTAGAAAAAGAACTTGTAACAAAAGAATTCTGTAACAGAAAAGATACTTATAATATTCACGAAGGTGGTACAGGAAGTTTTTCTCACATTAATAATAAACCAATTGAAAAAAGAGAAAATATTATAGCTGTTAGAAAATTATTAAATTCAGGAGTAAAATTTGGTGGAAAAAAATATTTTACAGAAGAAACTTATCAAAAAATTAGTAATTTTAATAAAGAACGATGGAAAACTTGGAAAGAAAAACCAGAATTAATGCCAGATTTTTATATAAAACCTCGTACAGAAAAATTTAAACAACATTTATCAGAAATTTTTAAAGGTCAAAATAATCCTAATTTTGGTAAACATTGGTATATTCATAAAAAAGCTATTAATATTAATGAAAAGAAAATGTTTTTTGATAATGAAATACCACAAGGTTTTATTACAGTAAAAGAATGGAAAGATTTACATAAAAATAAGAAAAATAAAGCATATGGAAAACATTGGTATAATGATGGTAAACAAAATTATTTTTTATCCCCAGATGATGAAAAAATTAAAATATTAAGTAAAGGGCGTATTGGTACTCTTTTTAAAAAAATTGAAAGTAATTAGAAAAAGATTTATATTTAAACTTAACGGTTCAAAGTTTATTCGTTTTGCAAGCTGGTGGTAATTGGAATGATTCATCTAACTACGGAGTTGGTTCTCGTAATAGTAACAATTCTCGTGCTAATTTGAACGACAATAACTCGGTGCGAGGGCTTGATATAATCTCTTTTTTGAGCATTAGCTGAATTTTGAACCTTGTCTTAATAGGCTAAACATCAAAATTGTAAAAATAATATTAGTAAAAGAATTTGAAAATATTATTTTTCAATTAGAGTAAAAATAAATGAAAAGAATTAATAATTTATGGGAAGAATTTACTTCACAAGAACATTGGTTTGAAGCAAGAAAAAGAGCTTTACGAGGTAAAGTTAAAAAATATTGTGTCAAAGCTATTATGAGAAAAGGTGACGAATATTTAGAAAAAATTCGTCAAGATGTTATTAATGGTACTTTTGAATTTAAGGGTTATAAAGAACATACTATTTATGAACCTAAAGAACGTAAAATATTTGTAGCAAGAATTGAAGAAAGAATTTACCATTGGGCATCAATGATGATTACAGAACGAATTTTTGAGCCAACATTTATTTTTGATAGTTATTGTTGTAGAAAAAATAAAGGTCAACATAAATGTTCAGATAAATGCAAAGAAATTGTTAAACATAATAATTATTGTTTAAAATTAGATATTTCTAAATTTTATCCAAATATTAATCATAAAATATTAAAAGAGTGTTTAGCAAGAAAAATTAAAGATATAAGATTTCTCAATGCTTTATACGCAATTATTGATAGTCATAATAAGGATACTGGAAAAGGTATTCCAATTGGTAATTATTCTTCTCAAATTTTTGGAAATATTTATATGACTAAATTAGATATGTTTGTTAAGCACACTTTAAAATGCAAACATTATTTAAGATATTGTGATGATTTTTGTTTATTTTCAAATGATAAAAAGTATTTAAATTGGTGCAAAGAAAAAATTATTGAATTTGTTACTAATGAATTAGATATGAAATTAAGCAAATGTGATTTATTTAAAACTAAACAAGGTGTTGATTTTGTTGGATATAGACATTTTCCTCAATATACTTTAGTTAGAAAAAGAACTGCTAAAAAAGTTAAAAAGAGAATGTTAAAAATTCAATATAAATTAAAAAATTATGAATTAACTCAAAAAGAATTATTTAGAATGAATGGGCAAGTTGCCAGTTCATATGGGTGGTGTAAACACGCTGATTCTTATAGATTTATGAAAAAATATAAAATTGAAGAATGTTTAAAGGAGATTATAATGAGATATGCAGAATTTAAAAACAAATTACATACAAATAAAATGTTATCAATGAAAATTAATGATTTTATTAATAAAGAAATAACAATAACAGGTTGGGAATATTATAAAAAGAATGATAATAATGAAGATGATAAAAATAAAGAAGCAGTTAAAACTGTTAAAATACATTTAATATATAATGGTGAAGAAAAAATTATTATAACTAAAGCATCGGTTATTATCAGAGATTTAGAAGAAATTTCACAATTAGAAAAAGAAGAAAATACAAAGATATTTCCCTTTGATGCAACATTAAAGAAAGATACTAAACGAAATTATTTTTATTTTGAATAAAGACGGGCATCGCAAGGCTGCCCTGTCGTTTGCTATATGACCGCACAAGGCGGTCTAAAAAGAAAAGGATTTGAGTTTTACTCAAATCCCTTAGCATTAGCAGCAAGCCCCCGCACCGAGCTATCGCCGCCCAAATCAGCACGAGAACTGTTACCAGTACGAGAACCAACCCCGCAGTTAGATGACCCAGTCCAACTACCACCAGCCAGCAAAACGAAACCTTCACCGTAAAAAGAACCTTTACCCATATCAGTATTAATAACAGTCCAACCATTTCCACCAGATGCACCAGTTGAATTTAAATATTGCCATAAAGCACCGCAACAATCTTCTATACCATAAACAGAAATCATTCTTCTACCAGCAGTATCTACGTGTCCACCAGTTGTTACTGGGTCAGCAGCACCAGAAATAGCAGTTCCTTGATTAGAACCAAATGCATATGCAGTAAATTCATTATCATTAGCTAAATGTTTACCAACTGAAAATAAATCTTCTACGTGATTTTGATAATAACGAGTATCAGTAATTGTTGCACCAAAAACTGATTTGGTATTTAATCCAGTTCCTGATTGTAAATAAATATCACACCATTTATCAATTACATCAATATATGCCATTCCATCAACATCAGCAAATCGTGGACGAAATGAGATACAAGATATTGAATTTGGTAATATATCGCCAGCATTATATCCAGATAATAAATGTCCAGAAATTGTTCCAACATTAGCACATACAGTATGGAATGAAGATAACCATTGAGTATTAGATGTTGTATATCCTGTTGGAGCATCTGAATTTAATGAACAAATTAATTCTTTATCAGAAGTAATATAAATGTAATAAGTTTTTCCAGCTTGTAAAGATGTTCCAGTATCTAAAATAGAAACGGGATTAATTTCTTTGGCTTCATAATTTTCATAATTAACTAATTCATTATTAAAAACTAAAGGTATATTACAAGGTTCAAGAATAATTGTTGTTTTATCAAAACAATTAGTTTTACCTTCTCTAAATAATTGAGTATAAGATTTACCTTTAATTGTATTATCTAATTCTTTAATATGAACAAAACGAAATGTAGGAGCAAATCCGCCTAATAATGTTTGTAATCCATATATACGATTAATTTGAACTTTTGAAATATCTATCATTGTAATACCTTTTATTTATATTTAATATTTATTAAATAAAAAACCCACCAATATTTTTAATTAGTGGGTAATATTTGGAGATAATAACAATATATTTTAATTTTCAATTAATTCAACAGTTTGTTTTCCTAATTCTATAATCATTGAATTAACAATTTTTTCTTCATTTTCACAATCATATGTTGGATGAGAACCATTAGCATCATAATATTTAATATTACATACAAATTCTTCTAAATCTTCAGAAGGTAATGCACTTTCATAAATTTCATCAGTTCTTTTATCCCTAATATAAATGGTTAATATATATTCATCTAAATGAGCTTCAACAATTTCAAAATCTTTTGTAAGTTTTTTTGGAAATACTTGTTCAACACCATTTACGGATTTAATTTCCGTTGGTTTATCATTAATTAAAAACCAACTAACACAAGAAATCAAAAATGCAATTAATACCACTAAACCAAATTCTTGAAATTTTTTAATAACTTTCATTTTTTAATCCTTTTCTAAAATTCCTTTGTATGTTCTATAAGAATATTTGTCATTGGGGTTAAATTTACAACGATAAAATCCATTAAGTTTCTTTAACCATTTAGCATATTCTCTCTTTTCTTTTTCTTTTTGTTCTTTTAATTTTTCTTCTAATGTTTTTTCTTCCATTTCATTCTCCTAATATTAAGCATTAATTAATTTCCCTACTGACCGAATACCATAATCTAAATCAAATTTTAAATTTTCAACAGAATCATATTGATAAGTTATTTGATAATTAACAGTATTATACTTATGATATAATCCATTCATTTTAAAAATAACAGGAATTATTTTACGACCACCAACAACCATATCAAATGGAATCTTTTCAACATTTTTATGAGTTTTATTATCTGTAATAATAGCCAAGCCTTTAATTCTTTGACGTTTCATTTGTTTTCTCCAATGTTAACAATTTACAATTTTCTTTAGGTTCAATATATGTTTGTTTACCATTTAATCTTGTTGGTACAGAAATAACGTATACCTTATCTGATTCCATTATGATTTTTCCAGCAAATCCTTTTTCTTCATTAAAAATAGCATATTTTCCAACATTAGTCATTTCATTAAGCCCAATCAATATTATTATAATAAATACCCCATTTATCATCAGCTTCATCCATAAAGCCACAAACAGAATCTTGATTATTTTTAATTGTAAAAACTTCTGAATGCTGTTCAACATAATTAATAACTTGATTAAATAAGTTTATTAATTTATTGTCATATTCTTTATCATTATAAATTTCAACCATACTTTCAATGTGTGATTTAAAACCATTTTCAGCTAAAAAGAAAGCACTACTTCCGCACGTTTCAATTCCATAACCTTCCCAAAATTTATCACCATCATTGTACCAACGATAATTTATTTTGGCAAAAGCACGAATAATTTCACCACCTAATGTATCACATTTACCTATATCAGGAACATATTGATTAAACAATTTATAATATTTCTTTTCAGTTTCTGTTTTCTTTACCATATTTTTATCTTTTAAAAAAATAAAAACCTATCAAATTATTTTGATAGGTTTAATATATCAAATAAAATTTATTTGTCAAGAAATAAAATTAAATTTTTTCATTAATTTTTCAATATTAGACATTTTATTTAGAAAATAATTTTCGTTATAAAAACTACTCCATTCCCAAGTAATATATTTTGTAACAACTCTTTTATGTGGTTTTATTTTACAAAATAATTCACGACTGCCATCATTCCAAATAACACGACAATCATCATAAAATGTTCCCGAATTTGCATCAACAAAAAATGTATTGCCATCAAATTTTGTAATTTCATATTGATAAATTTCTTCAGTTTCATAATGTAATTTAAATGTATTTAAAGAAACTTCTAACATTAGTTGAGTAAATAACCATTTAAAATTTTTAAATTTTTCTGATGGAGTTTCTCCTTTTAAAAACTTACGTTTAATAAGTTCTTTTGAATATAAACTATATTTAGATAAAAATTCTTCATATTTTTTAAAATTTTCATTGGACAAACAATTTAAATAAGGTTGAGCATCTTTTTTATACCAAGTAGAGAGAATATCTAATCCTGTTATACACATATCCATATCAGTATTGATAGATATTTCTGCTTTCCACTTTATATTTTTTAATTTTCTTTTATAATTTAATGCTCGCAATTTAGACATTAATATATTATCGGAATTATAAATTCTTTTAAAAATATTCATTATTCATTTCTCCCATATAATTTGTTTAAGAGATTTTAATCTCTTTCTATTATAAATTTTTTTAGATTTAATAACTTTTTGTTTATATAAAGGATTATTCCATAATTCAAAAGCCATCATATCTCGTTTTTTAAGAGGATTTTTAATTTTAATTAATAGCTTTGACATATTCTTCTCTTTCATAATATAAATAACTTTTTGTTAAATCAATATTTAATATTAATGGTGTTTCTTCTTCAAAATAAAAAACTAATTGATTATTTTTATAATCTATTTTATCAATATGTTTCTTAAAAATATTTGAAATTTCACCTTTTAATATTTTAATAGGTTCATTTGATATAATCTTAAATATAAATTGTGTCATTGGTAAATCACAACATATATGAAATTTTATTTTATTTTCATCAAGAGTAATAGTATTAATTTTATTTTCTTTTAATAATATTAAATCTTCCAAACTAACATCATATAAATGTTTAACTTTATTATATTGAAAATGAAAAGAATTAATAGCATCCATCCAATTATCAAATTTAATAATAAAATTATCAGAATTAATATATGAATATTCGTTTTCTGTTAATAACGAATATGTTTCAAAATCAACTTTTCCATTATTATATAATTTATGAATTCCTAATGTACCATAGCCAACTTGATTTGATTGATATGTATCTATACAAGTAATAACAAATTTATCATCTAATTCAGAATAAATTTGCCCAACTTCAATTTTCATTTTCATCTTCCTCTTGATAATCTATTTCAATTTTTGTAATAATTTCATTAAATATTTTTTCAAATTTTCTAACTGCTTTTTCAAATTCAATTTCAAAATCATCAATACTTAATGTATGTGAAAAATCTTTTTTAAATTCATAATTATTATCACCAAATTTAGCATCTGCTGTTAAAATAGTATACATTTTATTAAAATAATCACTATAAAAGTGAGAAATATGATATTTAATAAAAGTTTTTCCAATTTTCTTTTTAAAATTGTATTTTTTATCTTTTAATCCTTTTTCATCTATATCATTTAATGTTATTGTCATAAATTAATACCTCTATATTTTTTATAGAGGTATTATAAAAAATTTATTTTAACTTGTTAATGATTTTTTGGCACTCCCAAGAGGATTCGAACCCCTAATTTAACGTCCGTAGCGTTATGGTTTTTCCAGTTAGCCTATAGGAGCAATTTTATTCATAATCATCAATAAAATCTAAATCACCTTCTCTTGATTCTATTGCACGAATGCATTGATTACATAATAAACCTAAATCTTTTTCACGATGTAATTCAGACATTGGATATTCTTCACCACACCAACTACATTCTGCATATTCTTCAAAATCTTCATTATCAAAATTATCTTCATTAATATTTTCTGTATGTTCTTCTTGTTGAGGATTATCACCCCAAAGTTTATTTTGAACTAACATTACAATATTTCCTAATCTTTGTTTAGCAGTTGGTTCATCAATTTTACCATCTTCTAATGCACGATAAATTTCTTCAGCTTTTTTTACTAATTCATCATTATGAGGTAAATTACTATTAATAAATTGTAATTGCATCCAAGGATTAACTTCAGAACGATGTTCATATTCTACCAACATTTTTTTAATTACTGGGTCAGCAACTTCATTAACATTAGTATAATTTTCAACATTTTCTGTTAATACAGAATAAACACCATCTTCTAAACCAGAAGCTATTTCATTATTTTTTTCTTTTGCTTCTGAAATAATATTTTCAATAACATTGATTGATTTATTTTCATTTAATAATTTACGACCATAAATATATCCAAATGCATATTCTCTTGTTTTATCTTTTAATTGATTAATATCCATTTTTTAAAATCTCCATAATATATATTATTATTTATATTAATATTAACAAGAATGATTTTTAATATGTTTAATTAATTTATCAAAAGAATCAAATACCCAATAGTCATAACCATATGATAAAATATAGTCTTTATGAAAATATCCATTTTCTTCTAATTTATTTTTAAGTTCTTTTAATAATTTTAATTGTTCTTTTGTTTGGATATACCGATAATCAATCATTAATGAAGATGAACCATTAACAATTCTAATCCAACCCAAATCTAATGTTTGTTGTGTAGCATCTTCATCAGAATTAAATGTTTTTTCTAAAACTTTTTCAATAAATTGTTTATGACCGAAATCATTCATTATTGTAAAAACTTCATTTGTTGGTGAAATCCAAAATCCATATGGTTTCATTAATTTTGTTCCTTAAATTTACAAAATAGTGGATTAGTATCTCCACCGCCTACATAACAAACAACTTCTTCATTTTCACATCTAAGTATTGGAATATAAGTAAAATTACCTTCTCTCACTATTTCACAAGTCATTGTTAAACCAATTATTAAACAAAACAATTTTTTCATTTTATTCTCCAATAAATTATTTAAATAAAATATATCATAAAAAAATTATTTGTCAATAGAAAAATTAAAATGGATATTTCCCTATTATTTTTTTGATTTCAATAATGCAAGATATAAAATTAATATCTGGAAAAGCTACAAAATTATGCTGATATAAATATTTGGCAATTATAATTAAAATATCATCATATAATTTTTCTTCCGTTGTAATCATTGATAAATGATTATACATAAATTGATATAATGATTCATATTCTTCATTAGCAATATTTTGAGCTAATAATTTTTTAAGTGTAAAGCAATCATTATTAATATTATTAATTACTTCACTAAATTTATCATATGCATATGCTGCATCATTTTTTAAAGGTTGTAAAATATTATTAATTGTATTTTGGTCAATTGCATTAATACAAGCTCTTAAATCAGGCTGATAAATTTCAACATATTTAACGACATCATTCATATCATTAACAATAATACGTTCATCTTGTAAAATTTTTGCAATACGTCCAACAAATTCTTCAAATTTTAATGTATTAAAATGATAACGTTGACATCTTGATGTAATAGCAACATCAATTTGAGCAATATTATTTGTTGTAAAAATAAATCTACACCAATTAGAATATTCTTCTAATACATATTTTAATGATGATTGAGCTTGTTTAGAAGCTCTTTCAAATTCTTCTAAAATAATAAGTTTTACAGTATCTTTTTCTAATGGTGGAACAGATGCATAATCAATAACTTTACGCATATCATCAATAGAAGTCTTATCAGACATATTATAACGAATATAATCAGTTAATTGTAATTCATTAATTAAAACATTAATCGATGAAGATTTTCCTGTTCCAGGAGGACCATAAAAAATTAAATGTGAATCAATAGTTTTATTAGCAATCCACGTTTTAAATTTATTTTCATATTCATCATTAATATATACTAAATCAGAAACAGTTTTTGGTCTATATTTTTCAGTTAATATTTGGTTCATTTTCTTCCTCATTAATAATTTCTAAAGGTTTAATATCAAAAGCACATTCTGGGTATACAGCAACCCCTTTTATATCATAATCATAAATTTCATTTTTTTCATTAATATTTCCAACACCGAATGAACAACAATATAAAGAAATGTTATTAGATAACATATTATTAACTATGTTAGAAGCAACAGAAAATTTTTCACTACAAATTTCTCCCTCAATCCATAAATTATTATTTTCCATATAAACTTTTGATACTTTACCACAAATAATTTCAGGTGGTATAAAACCATCTGAAGAAGGAAAATCTAATGTAATAGGAATTACATTGTTTTTTAAATTATTATATACCTTTTCCACTTCTTTTAATGGATATATTCTATTATTCCTATTTAATTCATCTGCTTTTAAACAACAACTTTTAATTTTTACATTTTTATTCATTTGATATTTCCTCATTATTTTTATAAATGCTAAAACTATCTGAAATTAATTTTGCATCACCTCTGACATAAGATTCACTATAATCAATATCAAAATCAACTTCTTTTAAAAATTTTAAAAACTTTTTTTCATTAACATCTTTAAATTCGCAAATATCTTCAATTGTTGATTTTTCTAGCAATACAAATGCAACATTACCTTCTTTATCAAATTGCATTTGATAAATTGGAATTGAAAAACGTCTGTTATCATAAATAAAATCACAAAACATACTAAATTCTGGCATTTTTTCAGTCATTATTTTACCTCATTAATATTAAACCAAATATTCCTAAACAACATATACCAATAAATGATAAAATTGTCAAGAAAATTATTTTTAACGGATTGAATTTCTTTTTCGTTGTATTCCATTCTTCCCAATGTTTTTGAACAAAACATTTTAATTCAATATCATTTGGTAAATGGTCTTTTCCAAATAAAGCATATAATTCTGGATATTTTCTTTTATCAAAAATTTTATTTGGAACCCATTTAATATAACTTTCGGGAACTGCTCCATCAACAGTCATCGTAAAACCAATTGGAGTTGTATCTTTAATAGGAATATTTTTATTAAAATCCCATAAATCTTTTCTTTTGGTAGCTTTAATAACCGTAATTCTTTCCATAATATTAATCCTTTATGTATTATTGAATATACCAAATACTTTTTCTTTTTCCCAACACGCAACTGAACCTTCTTCACTACCATCGGGAAGTTTAAAACAATCAGTATCTCTTAAAACATCTCCTAATGATGTATAAACAAATTTCCAACCTGATTCTTTTAATTTATTAATTTTTTCTTCTGATTCTTTTAAATAATCTATCCATTCTTGATTAAAAGGAAGTCCATATTTTTCAGAATCTTCTTTTTGAACTTGAATTTCTTCTTCAATAGTTCTAAAATTCTCAGGAACACATAAATCTGGTTGTTCTGTATATACTTCCCATTCTTCAAAATCAGGATATTCTTCCATTCTTTTTTGAATTTCTTTTAATAATGTTTTAACTTTCATTTGAATATCTCTTTGCTTTAATTGTTAAACCATCTGCCATTATATTTGTAATTTTAAAAGGTATACCTGAATCAGAATTAAATATATATCCTATTTGAATTTTAGATGGTAATAAATTTTTTCTAAATTCCATTGATTTTTTATTAGGAACTGCATATAAAGATTCCCAATAATATTCTAATTCTTGTGCATCTTCTTTTGAAATTATTACGTGATAATTTCTTTTCTTTTCAAAGTATGTTTTATTAAAAATTTTTAATAACCATTTAAACATTTTTCAATTCCTCATTTAAAATTTGTTGAGCATACTCACCTCTATCAGCAATTCTTTCAATAATTCGTGCTGAAGGGTCATTTGTATTCATCATAGCATACTTTAATGTTTCAGTATCTTTATAAATATGCTTTCCTGTTGCATAAAAATTTAATCCTTTTATAAGAGTTTCAATTATATCATTACAATGACATACTTGATAAATTAAATCATCCAAATAACACCATTCATCACAATGTTCTAAATAATTCCAAGCTATATCTGTATCAACACCTCTATCATTAAGATAGAAACAATCATATTTTGGTTCTTGATTGTCTATATCATCACCAAAAGGTGTATTAAATTTAAATACAATGTAAGTATAAGTTATAGGTTCTTCTTTATTTGTATGCCAAATATTATTCATTATTTTCTCCTGAATATTGAACTTTTATATTAAATATTTGTCCTGTTAATTTTGTTAAAGGTGCAACTGTAATTAAAGTATGATGACACCATACAGGAAAACAATAACCTAATATTTTTTGACAATATTTTTTATACCTTCTCCAAGATATTTTATTAAAATGAGTTTGAAAATATAAAAAATCGGGATGTTCTTGGCAAAAAATATCATAATCAATTTCTCTGCTTAAATGTCTAAAAGCATATTCTTCACTAAAAATATTATACACAATGTGGTCTTCAAACATTGTTTTTTTATATTCCCGTTGAGAAAAAATATCTTTTAAAATATCATAAAGTCGTATCATCAATAATTCCAAATTCTTTTAATTGTGTTGGCATTGTTTTAGAAACAGCCATTAAACCTTCTTTTAATGATTTAGGAGAAATATACCATAAAGTTTCATCTTTTTCATTAATTGTCATAGCCATTGAAGTTGACCAATGTCCGTGTCTTAATAAAACCCAATCTCCAACATCAATATAATTAATATTATCAGATTTATAAAAAACCTTTGCCCATCGTGGTCTAGCAAAATGTCCTTCATAATCCATTTTTTCAGCTGGTACAATAAAACCAGATTTTAAAGTTCTTTCACCATATTCTATATTTTTAACAAATAATGAATTTGGTAAACATTCAATATAATGTGGTATAGTTACTCCAAAATCAATCATTTTAATCCTTAATTTTCTTCTTTAGTTTCATTTTCATCTGTTGCTTCAATTTTCTTTTTTGATGGTTTTGCAACTTTAATAGTTTGGTTTTTAATTAATGATTCAACAGTCATATCTTTTAACTCATCTTCAATTTTTGCGTTTTCTTCAATATTATCTTTCATATTAACAGTTGCTTGCTGAATCGTATTAGCATTATAATATTTTTCGAGCATTTCTTCTCTGGTTTCAACAATTTTTCCACCACGACCGAGCCTATCACCACGACCATTCATATGAGCATTCCCTAATGCAACAGTTTTTTCATTTTTTTTAGCTAAAGAAACTATATCAACTTCTTTACCTCTATAACTTTTAACCATTATTTTTCTCCTTTTTCAAACATTTTACAATGACAATGACCTGTTTTTTCCATATCTTCTTTAATGAATACACAAGGACACCTAATATCTTCTAATTCACTCGGTTTATTTTTTTGATATATGGTATATTTACAAGGACAATAACCTTCACATTTGTTTACAGCATCATACATTTTGTCAAAAATTTTACCTAATTTGTATCCATTTTCTTTTGCATAATTTTCATACCATTCTTTTGTATGTAATTGAGCTTCATTTTGAATATTATAAATAAATTCAATTATTTTTATCTTTTTTTCTTCTGATATTCCATCACCTAAAAACTCGTTCATTTTCGGTAATAAAATATTAACATAATCTTCTTTTTTTAACATTTAATTTTCTCCATTATTTTTTAATGATTTTACATCAAAAACAAACCCTTTACAATATAATTCATCATCTTCTATAATATCAAACCATTCACAAGGAATATTTGTTTCATATTTAAATTGAGCATCAGAAGGATGTTTAATTTTAATAAATGTATTTTCATTTAATTTTAAAGCATTTTTAATTGTTTTATAAAAAACAGGATAATCATAATTAATTGTATCTAATAAATCATTAATTTTCTTAATACTTACAAATTCAGATTCTTTTGGATACCAAATAAAATGTGCATCTGAAAAACAATTATATTCAAGTCGTAATGCTCCATCTAATTCAAATAAATCATCGCTACAACCATATGCAATAACTATTCCATTTTCTTTCATTTCTTGAAGTAAATCTTTATCAAAATTATCACCATAATTATGATTATTTAATAATTCAGCATATTCTTTTAATGTTCTTTTCATCTTTCAATTTCCTTATAAATCGTCAGTATCTATTATTAAGTTTGGATTAAATTTTACATCATTTTCTTTAAATGGTTCACCATATGCACAATAACCCATTGCATTAATAATATATCGTTTATTATTACCAAACACAAAATCTTTTCGGCAATGAACGTGTCCAGAAATTACTAATTTAATATTATCAAATTCATTAACCCAATCTTCTAAATCAGAAACATAACTAGCATTTGCTTTATGATGTTTGTACGTGTCATCAATACATTGTGGAGATAAACAATGATGTGTTAATAAAATAATTTTGCATTTAGGATTAATTGCTAAAATTTCATCATAACATCTTTTAACTTCCTCTTTTGCTTTATTATGTAATTCTAAATATAAATTTGGAGTAATGTTTCTTGATGGAGTTTCCCACCCCCATTTAAAATCATTTAATGATTCTTTAGCAACTAACATATTTTCTCTAAATATCATTTCAGGAGTTAATTCGGTTGCAGGTACATATTCCTTACCTTTATCCCCTAAATACATATTAATCCAAATATTATATGCTTTCTGCCGATTATTATATTCTTCAAGTGTTAAATCAGTATATTCATAATTAGTAAAGAATGTTGAACCAATAACTGCAACATCTTCTTTATTTGATAGAAATGTCCAATCATTTTCCAGATATGTATAATACATATGAGTTTTAGGATATTCTTGTCTTAATTCATCCTGTAATTCATATATAGTTTTTCTTCCTTTTTGATAAACTAAATGATTCCCTTCAACAAAAATAACTTTTTCATTTGGAAAAAAACCTTCTAAAAATGCTTGAGTATAATCTAAACCTGTTGCCATATCACCTGCAATCAATGTTACACAATCATCTTCGTGTTTAAGTTTTCTTTTATAATAGTGGTAAAAAGATGAATGATTAATAGGTAAATTACCATTAATTCCATCTGTAAAATGTATATCACTCATTATTCTAATTTTCATAATAAACTCCATATTAATAATACTAATAATATTAAGCATATAAACCATATAATATATTCTATATCTAATTCATCACTAAATGAATCAAACTTTCCTAATTCTATGTCATATTCATTTTCTTCATTATACATAAAATTTCTCAAAAAATAAAATTATTTTATATTAAAATATTCATCAAAATGAATTTCTAACACTTTAGCTTTTAAATCTTCGATTGTGCCATTATTTTCAAAAATATGCGTTGGATTATCAATGCCAACCCATCTCCATTCAGATTCGTGGATATTTTTAATTTCTGAAATTTCATCTTCTATAATCCAGCGTGCTGTGTTAGTATTACCATCAAAAGAACATAACCAATGTTCACCGTTATACATATAATCTGATTTGGTACTAATAATTGAGCAAGTATTATATTTTTTTAATTTAATAGAAGATGGAATTTCTTTAAAATTCTTATAAGTTCCAATAAAGTTCGCATTTTCTGGAAAATTATTCCAAATTTTTCTATGTTCTTCAACTTTTCTAAACCATTTTGGTAATTTCCCACGCTCAACTCGCCAAATTTCACCACCAATTCTTTTAATCATTTCAATTTCATTTGGAAAACGAACATCAGTAATAACAATATTTTTATCACTTTCCAAAATCTTTCTTTCAAGACAATCAACCCAAATATTTTGATGTAATTGATTTCTTAAAAGATTAGTTCCTAAAAATTGTAAAGCATATCTTGGTGTAAAATCCTTACCCATTTTTTCTGACCAAAATTTATCTGGTTGTTCTCTAATAGCTCTATCTTCAGGTGTTTCACCAGCAAGCATTTTCCTATCAAAACCAAATAATAGTGATGCTACATCTTTTAAATGACTCGCAAATGACATTTTTTCCCAATTAGGTAAATTGTTAACTAAAATATCACCAACTGTATCTTTGCCAGCTCCTGCTAAACCACAAATACCAATAATTTTTTTATTCATATTTTTTCCTTACACTCATATATTCTTATAATTTTTAACATACAAAAATGCCTTTGTCAAGTTAATTTAACAAAGGCATTAAATATATTATCTAATAAGTAATGATTCATATGGTGTGAGATTTTCCCAACTTGAAAAAACATATATATCACTTTCATCTTTAAATGCAAATTCCATATTAATTATAACAAGTCTGTCCAAGCTATTTATATTAATATTTTTAATTCTTGCAGTTAAATTATTAGGAAGATATTGACAAAATTTATTAACAATATGTTGAGAGTGAGTTGCAATATCTTCATCTAAATTGAAATTCCATTCAGTTGTTGTTTCATCAGAATTTTTAAAAAATTCTTTCATTGCTTTTTTAATTTTTTTATTTCCCCATTTATTCATTTCAAGTCTAGCTTTATTTAATTCAAATTTATTTTCTTTATCATAAAAATCATTATTATTAAAATCCTCAATGGATAAAATTGAATTTTCTAAAAATTGTTTATCATCATCATTATGATTATATTTAGAATGATACATTAATGGTGTACCTGTTAAAGTTATTTTTTTAAATATTCAGAATTTAAATCAATTGTACGAAATTGTTTATTTAATTCTGCTTGCTTTGTAGGATTAATTTCTCCACCATATTTTTTAAAAGCATCAGCAAATGTTATGGGTTTTTCCTTTCTTTTTAATTTTTTTAAAATTTTTTTTGTAAAATCTTTAACTTTTGAAAAGAAAATATCTAATTTTTTATTATTTTTTGAAATTTTATTAATTGGATTTTTAAAATTAGAATTTTGATAATATTTTTCTAACGCATCCATAACATCATTATTAATATAATTTGTTATAATATCATTTGAAATACCTGAATTTACAATTTGTTCATATTCTATATTCTCTTTAATAGACTGCGGTGATACTCCTGAATTATATAAAATTTTTGCAATAAGTTGAAGAAATTAATTCTTATATTTCTTCCATATTTTATCATCATTTTTATACATATTTTTATATACTTTAAATAAACTAAACATTTTTTATCTCTCCTTAAAAAGTTAATAAGCAAAGTTAAACTTTTTACTCGTAAAAGTTAAATTTTAAATCTAACTTTGCTCAATTAGTTTATTTAGTATAATAAATAGGAAAAAATTAATCAAAATAAAAAATAGTATTTTTTACTTCTATTTTTGCAAGTATATTGGGGAAATTAAATCAAAGATAAAATGGTGGGCATACCGAGAGTCGAACTCGGATGAGGATACCCCCGACAGATTTTAAGTCTGTTGCGTCTACCAATTCCGCCATACGCCCTTAATAATTTTATTTATATTATATTTAAATATTATTATCAATATATTATAAATCACTTCTGCTCTGCAAAAACATTTTTGCTTGTATATTTAAATTATCATCCTTATTTAACTGCTACCTCAATTAACGGACATATTATTTGCAAGAGTAATTAATCCTTGGATAATAAATGGTAGTTTTATTTCTGTAACTAATTACTGTGATTACCTCTACGTTCATATATATAACATTATATTTTTTAATTGTCAATACTTTTTTTATTATTTTTTTTACTTACTAATTTATTTAAAAATTTCATTAATTGTTGTTTATCACAATCCATTAAATCGTTAAAATTTTTATAACTCATATGATTAAGTAAATCGTGATAACATCCTTCACAAACCTCTATTCCAAATAAATCAAATAAAGGTTCATCATCTTCATTCGGACATAAAAAACATCTTCCTTTTTTATTTAAATTATCTTTTTCATAAACAGTCTTTGTAAATAAATTTAAAAATTTATTAAACATTGATTTTTTCTCCTCTTTTACTTGATTCCATTCTTGAATATTACGATTATAATATTCAGTATCTGATTTATTTAATTGATTTGTATATATTTTAAAATTACAATCATTACAAATAGTATATGTATAAGCTAATGCTTTTTCAGGTTGCTGATAACATAAAGCTACAATTAAATCAATACCTGACCCAAAACCTAAATTTGTTGACCCACATTTAGGACAAGGTTTATATGGATAGATGTTACTATAATTATTCATTAAAAATCTCCATAAATTATATATGGAGATTACACTATATTTAATTATTTGTCAACAATTTTTTCTTCCGTTTTTTTATTCCATAAACCTTTTGCTTTTCTTTCTGCAAACGTTTCTTTAACAAAATGTTTAGAAATTTCATTTTCATAAATTTCTTTTTCTTGTTCATAATTATTAATTCTTTCATTTGCCATATCAATATATTCTTGTGAATTATCAATACCAATATAATTATGATTAAGAAATTTACAAGCTATCGCTGTTGTTCCTGAACCTATATATGGGTCAATAATTAATTTATTTGTTTCATTATCCAGTATAGAATATATGCATCTTAATGGAATTTGTAATGGAAAAGGTGCAGGATGATTTGACTTTTTTTCTGGTGATATTTCCCATACTGATGTTAGTAATGAATGTTTTGATTTCATTTCTGAACCAATTAAATTATTATTAATTGGTTTATATAGCCAATAAATTCGTTCTTCTATTTGCCAAAATCTATAACCTCTAATATTAGATGCTATTTTTCTATTCCAAATAATTTCTTGTCGTATTGTCCAATCAGTTTTTCTTAACCAATCCATTGGATGAATCATATACCCTTTATCCCATCTTAATTTATGATTATAAAAAAATGAACCGCCAGGTTTTATTATTCTATATAATTCATTTAATACTTTAATTTGTAATTCTTGATAATTATTTTCAGGCATTGAATCATTATAAGAATTGTATTGAACATCTTTAACTAACCAACCTTTATTTTTTTTCCCAAACTTATTATAAGGCGGAGAAGTTATACCCATATCTACACTATTAGAATCAAATTGTTTTAATGTTTCTAATGTATCACCAAAATATATTTTATTTACATTCACTTAAAAGCCTTTCATATAAATCTTTAACAATATAAGATTTATAATATTCTAATTTAGTTTTTGATGCAATATAAATTAATTCTGCATCATCAATATAAGATTTATAATTAAATTGTAAACTTCGTAAATAATGATTTGGCTTTCTTGGTAAATGTGAATCACCAAAATAATTATATAACTTATTATAAAAATGTGTTTTTAATTTTGGAGAATCATACTTTATTTTAAAAATATAAATTAATTTTCCATCTATAAAACCACCTATTAATAATGTTGGATTTTCTTTTAAATGCTTATGGTATCTATCCCAAGTATAATCACTATAAGAACCAGACCCATTTAATTTTTCAGGTTTTTGCTTGGAAGTATCACAATTACTTAATTTAACTTCACAAAATCCTTCTTCATTTTGTCCATCATATCCTAATTTAGATAATAATGGTTGATAATTACATTCATATAAAATAGTTCTTTCACGAGCAGTAGATGAATTTTTATCATTAATAAATTGCTTTATTAATTGTATAATAATTTCTTTATTATTTTCTTTATTTAATGTTTGATTAAATTCTTGAATTTTATCAGTTGAATAAAAATATATTAATTTATCTATGATATTCATTTAATATCAATAACTCCCACATAAAAATTTTGGAAGTCTGGACGAGATTCGAACTCGCATCATCTTTTCAGATATACGGTTTTGCAGACCGCTGTATAGCCATTCTACCACCAGACTTATAAAATGGTACGGTAAGTGAGAATCGAACTCACATATTCAGCTTGGAAGGCTGACGTAATAGCCATTATACCATTACCGCATTAATGGAGCGACTTGCGAGAATCGAACTCACATCTAAACCTTGGCAAGGTCTTGTATTAACCATTATACAAAAGTCGCAAATATTGGCAGGAGCAGTAGGATTCGAACCCACGAGAAGCGTACGCTTGACGGATTTGGAGTCCGTTGCCGTCGACCACTTGGCTATACTCCTATATATCTTTTATTTATATATTTTATAATATTTTCTATTTCATTATCAATATATTTTTTATGACTTGTTAAATCTTTTACAATATACAAATCAATTTTTTTCTCATTACAAAGATTAACTTTCTTTTTATCTTTTTGTTGAACCTGTTCTAATAAATTTTTTCGAATATTTTTATAATGATATATACCATTCCATTCAATTGCAAAATTTATTTCTGGTATAAAAATATCAAGTTCTAACCCATCTAATATTTTTCTATCATTTTGTATAATAGTCCAAGTTGGATATTCTTTCACCAATCTTTCATATAGTAATATTTCTGCTTTTGAACGAGAACCATTTATAAATTGATTATTATAATTATTTCTACAAGTTCCTGAACAAAACTTTCTTTTCTTACAATCACTTGGATTCAAATATAAAATTTTACCACATTGAGGACATATCCATTGTTCTTTTATATGAATATTTTTTCCTGTTTTATGATAACCAGTAAAACCATTTGGCAAACAATGATTTTCATAAAATTTTTTCAATGTTTTAGAAACTTTTTCATTAATTTCTTGTCTTTTATTTTTTGTTGAATAACTTCTAGCACATTCTTTACAACAAAAATCTCCATTTGACCATTTGCTATATTTTTCTAAAAATTCTTTACCACAATTCTTACATATATACATTTAAAACCTTTATATATGTATTTATTGATTTGAACCCATATAATAATTTTTAAGTTATTTATTATAATAATATTTTTATTTAATAATATCAATATATTTTTTATTAATTTCTTTAACAAGCCAAACGTTATTATCAGAAATATAAAATTCAATACCATCAGCTAACATTTGTTTAGCATCAATAGATAAAATAATTGTTTTACCTTTTCTTCTATCACCAACTTTTTTAGCTGTTTCAATATCATTTGATAAATGAACATATTGCCTTTTCATAGGTAATAATCCTTTTTTCATAATTGAAGGAATATTACTTTCTTGTGTTCCGTGATATAAAATAATTGGTGGGATAGATTTCTTAAAATGTATATCTACATCTTTTGTTGTATGACCTTGATTAGCTCTAATTTTTGTACCATCTTCTGATATAGAAAATCGTTTCTTATCATTTGTATCAACAATTTCTTTAATTATATCATAAGATAATTTTATTTCAGAATTATCAATAATATATTGTATATCTCCCCATCCTTCTTTATCTAATTTCAATTTAATAATTTCTGGTTTATGACGTAGAATATAACTTAAATACTTATTAATTTCTATATTATTCATAATATATACCTATAAAAAATAATGAGTGATTCCTAAATATTTAGGATTAAATCTGTCACTCACAGATTATAATATTATTTTACACCAACAACTTCACGATAATCTACAATGTCAGCGTCTTTAACATTTGGTACTTCATTATCTGTATAAATAGTTGCTTCTAGTAATGGACCAAAATTATTAGTATGAGCATTATAATATGCAGAATATGCAATACCTTTTTTCTTCAATACAAGCATTGTTTTAGGACGTGTCCAACCAGCATTGCTTTTACCAATTTCACTCAATAATTTTTCTTTTACTTCTTCAGTCATTTTATTCCTCTCTTATTTTGATATTTTAATATTTTCTTTTAAAAAACCTGTTACAAATCCTAAAAATGCTCCCACTTGAAACATAGTAACATTTGTAATACCTAATTGGGCTAAAATTCCAAGAATTGTATCTTCAAATGCAAGTCCAACAATCCAACCTGCAACTCCACCAAAAAATGTTGAAGCAATACAAGAAACTACAATTAATATTGGAGTTAAAATAGCAAATAGAACAATCATCATTTTATTCATTTTCTTTTATCCTTTTCTGTTACGACAAATGAAGTTGCTGTTTCAGTAATAACTTCATCTGTTTCCTGAACAATAAATCCTTTAAATTTAATATTATAAATGGTTTCATTTTTTTTAAATAGTTTTCCTTTTTTAGTTTCCTTAACTATAGAAACTACTTCATCTTTATATTTGTAGTTTTCAATTATGTCAAGCATTTTTTTAAGTTTTGGATTTGAATTTAATTCAGTTTCATCAATTTTAATTTCAACTACATTTTCAAGAATAGAACGAGCAAAATAATAACCATTAATTAATTCACATTTTTTTCCTTTAAAATAGAAGATAGGTGATTCATTATCTGTTGGAATATGAACAATATCTGCTTTATAAACTTCATATCTCCACCCAATTTTAGAATAAAATTTGTGAATATTTTCATCCCAAATCACTTCATATGAAGGAGTTTTTGCTTCATAATCTTTAATTATCCAAGCCATTAATTATTCTCCCAAATCATTGAAAGTTAATACACGATTAATATATCTTTCTAATGGAACATATGAACCATCTTTCATTTGAATTAAACATTCAGAAAAAATTGGACGTTTTGTATTTTTTTCATATGTGTAACCAGTATAAGCACAAGATACTTTATCAACCATAAAATTTCCAAAACCAACAAGGCAAAGTAATGCAAGAACAGCAATTACACTAATTTTAAAATCACGTTTAGTAAATGTGTCATCATCTTCCCAATCTTCTTCAATTTTTTTTCTCAAAAACCAATCAAACATTTTCTTTACCTTTCTTTTTCAGAGTTGCGTGTTTCATAAATTCTTCATAAGTTGAATTTAATTTACCATCATAAAATTTTCGTGCCACATAATCAGATGTAAATGGTGATTTAAAAATACTTTTAAATACATCTTTAATCTGATTCAATGTTTCAGGAAAACCTACCATTATAACAGATGGAATAAACATCAAAGTCACCCATAATAGTAATAATGGTGTATACCAATGCTCAATTTCTAAATGTTCATCTTTTACATAATAACGGTATTTTATCATACCATATCTAAATTTCCTTAAAGGAAATAATTTTTTATGGTCTTTCATTGATAAAGAATATTCATCATATCCTTTTTCTAATAACGGAATATACTTATATTCTTTACCCATTTTTAATTTCCTTCTTTTTTGTCAAGTGTAAAATATCTCTTTAAATCAAATCCTTTTAGAGATGGCATATAATAACCATCTTTACCAGTATTTTTTACTCGGTATGTATTACCAGAAACGTCTTGCATCCATATACTTTTTTCAGTCACTTTAGTAACTGTTCTGGTGCTTATTACTCTATCAGACCAATCGTGATGACTTGAAAATGTATCTCCAACTTTAACTTCAACCATTTTAATTTCCTTTCATTAAAAATATCATCATTTGATATTGGTACTATAACATACAAAAATAACTTGTCAAGAACTTTTTTTAATTTATTTTATATTTAATTTTTCTTTTATTTCTTCCCACGACCAAGGTTCATAATTATGTGTATCAACCCCAATATCCATACAATTGATATTTTGATGTGGCATTAATTTCGTAAAATCAGCTAAATTAAATTTTCCGTGAGTATGACCATACAAATGAATTGACCCGTGCCAAGCACAATCCCATTCTGCTATTGGATAATGAGATAATATAATTCTATTGTCATCAATAATAATTCGTTTATATGGAACAATTTCTGCCCATACATTTGATAATTGATGTGGTATAAGTTTATCGTGATTACCAATTATTAAATATTTAATACCATTCATTTTAGAAAATGTTTGTTGGATTTTATCAGAATTCCAACCCCAACAAACGTCTCCTAAAACATATATAATATCATTTACACCAACTTTTTTATTCCAACGCTTAATAATTTCTTCATTCATTTGCTGAACAGATGCAAATGGTCTATTTGAATGTCGTATACTATTTGTATGGTCTAAATGTAAATCACTTGTAAAAAATATCATTTTATTCATCACCATACATAATTGGTTCAGCATCATAAAAATAAGTTTCAACCTTATTTTCAACTTTTTTCATAATTGGTAATTGTAATTCTTGAACTTCACTACGCATTACCATATTATTTTCAGGTCTTTTATCAGTAGGTATTTTAGATAATGTTTCTTCATCAAGAACTTTCATTACATTAACTCTTTTGAAATAAGACCCTCTTTTAAGAAATGGTTTAATATCATTACAATTAATACCTTTTTCTTGAAATAGCATTTCATTCATTTCTGCTGTTGATTTACCTTGTAATTCTTTATGACTAAAATTTGCTTGTGCAACCATACTAACAGCATTTCGTGCAGCATCATTTTCTCGCCATACAAAAGCATTAGCTAATTCTATCATATTTGGTAATTGAAAGACACGACAATCAAAATTTGGTTTAAGATTTTCAACTTTTTCTTTTAATTTCGGATATTTCATACAATTTAAAACAAAAGATACAGTTGCCATTGATGCAAGAACAGATGTTAATTTAAATAATCTTCCATCAAACGGTGCTTTACTCATATCTTCCCAAGCTAATGAAATTTCATCTGACTGAACATATCCAAGTTTTGCATTTGTCTGTTTTACTAAATCTTGACAAACCTCTCTCATAACTGCAACAAATTCCATATCAAATGGTTTATCTAATCCACGACAAAAAGTATGAAAAGCACGACCATCTAATCTAACATATACAGGTAATCTTGGCATTAACATTGTTGATGTTGTTAATGCTTCATAAGTTTTCATACGGTCTCCCAAATTATCATTTATCATTTTAATATCCTTTAAATTTACTACAAAAACAAATCCGTTTTTTTCTTCTTTTTTCTCTTTTAAACATTGCAAAATCAATTCTTTTACAAATTGTATTTTCAAATATGTAATTTTCTAATTCAGTTAAAAAACTGTTATATAAATCATAATTCCAAATTTTACCTTTATATGGTTTTATCATATTTTTAATATGTGCCATTTGTTCTACAGAAAAGTAATTTAGTCTAATATATAAACAAGTATTTTTCCATATTCTTAAAGATAAACAAGGTATATTATATAGAAACATTGTATTTGTTAATTTATTAATATACCTATCACAAACAAAATTAACTTTTTTCTTATTTCTCAATTAAACTTCTCCGTTTATTTCTTTACATTCATATAATTTTAAAGTTAATTCTTTGTTTTCAAACATTTTCTTTGCTGTTTGAAATTCCTCTACTGAATCACAAGATAAAACTTCAGTATTTATATTACCAACATCATCTCTCATAATCATTTCAATAACATATTTCATCAGTTTATCTCCTCTCTAAGAGTTTTATTATATTTTGAAGCATTTTTTAAAACTTTATTAAATGTTTCAACTTCAACTTCACCTGTTTCAGGATTTAAATATTCCGAATAAGTTAAATCACATTTATCGTGATAACTTACATCAAGAATTAAAAGTTGTTTTTTTCCTTCTGTTATTAAACCACTTTCACCAGCAGAAACACTATCAATTTTTATAAAGTATCTCATAAAAACTCCTTAATTTGTTTTATAACGACAAGAACCAACTTCATAACCTTTTTCTTTTAAAAGATTATTAAAATTCCATTGATTTGTACCACCAGTATAATCTTTACGATGTTCAGCAGTCCGATACATAATAAACATTGAATGATTTAATGGACAACTTCTAACATCAGCAGTAGAAATATAATACAATTGTCCATTCCAATTAAAAAAACCAGAACAATAGTAATAATTGGCGTGCAATTCAATATCTGTTCCACCAAGAATCTCAATTGCTTTTTTTAAAGATACTTTTTTCATTGTTATAATCTTTCATTATTTGTTATTGATAAAGTTAATATAACATAGAAGAATTATTTGTCAATAGAAAAAAATAAAAAATCCAAGAATTTTTCTTGGATTTTTATAAAATATATTAATTTTTTATTTTGTTGGCTTAACTTTTGCATATGAAATAATTCTAAATGGATTTTTAAGATACCAATCACGATTAAATTTATGTTTAATAGCGTGATAAAATTTTCCTTTTGATGGTGATTTAATCCATTCAAGATAATCGTGTCTTGTTAAACCTCTAACGATATATGTTTTTGGATTTTTTTTAACTTTGAAGGTAATTATTTCTTCACCAGGAAAATAACGATTTCTACGTCCATAATAAGATACATCTTGTAACCAAGATGAATTAACTAATTTTTCTTGTAATAATGTACTTATTTTCATAAAAATCCTTAATTATTCAATAATAATATTATTTTTTCCACGTAAATAATCAATAGTTATCAAAATTGTTCCTGCTGTTGAAACTTGAATAACAGGTAAAGAACCTGCGTTATTTCCAACAGGAATAAATTTTGTAATTAACTGCATATTTTCATCTAACAATTCCAAATATAATGTATAATCTGAAAAATTATATTCTAATGTATAATCAGAATCATCATCAATAATTTCAAAAGTTGTTGGGTCAACTTTCTGTAAATCTCTTTCAAAATTAAATACATATTCAAAACCTGTTTCAGGAATTACCATCCAATATGAAGGATTAAATAATTCGTGAGCATCATTTGAAGTATGTGCTTGTTTACATTGATAATATCTATCTTGATAAGCAACTTTATCATCAACTTGATATTGAGTTGCTGTTACCCAATTTTGATAATAACTTGAATTAATATCACGTTTAGTAACGTCTAATATATTTCTATTAAATAATAGGCGAGCTGAATCTTCATTATTACTTGCTACAATAGAAATATATTTAATATCTTTTAAATCAACCGTTAAACCAGTATCTGAATCTTTACCTTGTTTATAAACATCTTCCCACATAGAAATTTTACCAGTACGTCCTGCATCTTCATCAAATGATGTTGATGAAGTATGTGCTTGACTACACATATAATAATATGTTGATGTTACTCCATAATATTTTTCATCGTGTTTTATAATATCACCAACTGCATAATATAAATTTGGTTCCCAAGTTAAAGTATTTTCATTAATTTTATTAACTATTGAATAAAATGGTCGTCTAATATTAAATGATAATTGTTTTAAATTTACGAAATCTCCATAAATTCCTTTATCAAAAAAGATAATAGGGATTCTTGTTTTCATAATTGCTTGAATAGCTTGATAATCAATACCAACACGATTTTCTGTTGATGCTAATTTATTAACATATTCAACGTTTGGAATAGCATCATTATCTGAAGCAATTCTTTCGGCATATGATAAATTAGTGTGTGTAGAATCATCAATAACTAAATAATTATCACGAGTTGTTTGAAATGTGATTTTTTGACCACTTTCATAGCTACGAATAACATTACCATTTAAGTCCAGAGCTTTATTTAATAAAACAGATGGAGTATAATAATTTACTAATTGCCAATATTCAGCATTATTTGTGGTAATATCAGTTGATGAAGTGTGTTCTTTTAAACAAATATAAATATTATAACCAATTTCAAAAGGTATTTGAACATAATCATTAACATTATATGTTACACCAACTTCCCAAGTTGAATAAGATGCATTATTTCCACCAAGTTCTAAATGTCCATAAAAACCAGAACCTAATTCAACATCTCCTGTTAAATTTGTACTACTTATTGTAACTTTATTATTATTAGAAGCATCTCCTTGTTCAATTGTAATACCATTAGTTAATGGACGAACAACTTCTTTTCCATCAATAATTTCAGTATTATATAATCCTTTAACTAAATCATCCCCATTTGGAGTAGCTAAATAATCTAAAAATACCCATTTTGGTTGATAAAAATCAAATTGATAGATTCTTTTGGAACTCATTTCAGGGTCTAATGTGTCAATATTATTTAATGTTGAATTATTTGTAAAACGAGTAGCAATTGTATTACTTTCTGTAACGTTTTTATCAAATAAAGAATTAATAAATGTTAAATATTCAGTTCTTTCGCTTAAAGTAATAATAGATTTTCCTAATGAACAATTACTAAATCTATTTCCAATAAATGAACCATTTGAAGTTTTATTATTTTCATTATAAGAAGTTATATTAATTGCTTGATTTGTAATATCTTTAAATAAGCAATTATTAAATAAAAACCAACTTAAATTATTTGAAATATTTACACCATTTCTAGCATTTTCAAAAATGCAATTAAAGAAATGTACATAAGAAGAATCTTGTAAACCTTGTGATTTAAAAATATTAACTAATGTTGAACCATTACCATTTTGTATATCAGAATAACCAATGAATTTAACATTTCTAAACCAAACATCATATGTTGAACCTAACAATAAAACAGTTTCTAATGTACTTTCAGACACATCAAAAGTCATATCTTCAACAATAATATTGTGTGCAATTTCTCCATTAACACCATATTTGTTTGTTGATGATAAATCACTTAAAACATAATTACTATCTAATGTTGTTAATAAAACATTCAAACCATTTTCATAACTATTTGTTTTAATAATAGTTCTATCAATTCCTTCACCTTTTAAATGAATACCAGTTGGTAATGCTAATGGTTTAGAATTAATAATATATTCACCAGCAGGAACTAACATTGTTTTGAAGCAATCAGGTTTATTATCTGCACAATAAACAGTTAATATAGCATTATAAAAAGCATCTGAATCATCAGTTGTTCCATCGCCCAATACACCAAAATTTTTAACTGAACAATAATCATCTAAAACTTCTTGAATTGTTCTATCAGAAGGTGGTGTAGCATTTTCTGTATAACTTGGTTCAGTTGTAATACCAATAATATCAAGAATTCCACCTTGTTCTTGACCTTCACCATTTTCTAAAACAAGTGTTTCTCCATTGCTAATAATTTGAATTTTTCCACCTTCAACAACTTGTGCTTTAACACCTAAATTTAAAGAATTTATTTTATCACAAAATCCTTGAGCATCTGTTTCTTTATCAAATGTAATTGTTTGACCATTTATAACAATTGTTGTTCCAGCTGGAATAGATGGATACAATTTGGAACCTGTTACAATTATAGGTAATTTACTACCATTACCATTTGAATAAACATATTTAATCATATCCAAATTATCACTAAATTCAGTTAAAACCTGAATATTACCATATGGAAATGTATTAGATTGAATTCTTTCTTTTAATTTTGGATTATTTGGATTACCAATAAACAAACTATTAGTATCAGTTGCTAAACCAAATTCACCTTCGTGTAAATCTGTTAATTCACTTTGATTACCACGTCTATGTTGTATTAATGCAATTTGTTTTGTATTTTTTGCCATCTTAAATAAACCTTTAACATCATATATGATTATTTATTTAATAAATGTTTGAATAAACCTATTGATTGCATTAGAAAAATTAAATCATTATTCTCTTTTTATTTAAGTTAAATCAATCCCTAATTCTTTGGCTTTATTTAGTAATTGAACTCTTTTATAACATTTTATTCTTTTTAAAATATTTGTTATATGAACTTTAACAGTAGATTCTGAAATATTCAATTCATATGCTATCTGTTTATTAGATAAACCTTTATTGATTAATTTAATAACATCAATCTGCTTATTTGTTACAATTTTCTTAAATGAATTAATTACTAAATTATTTGGAAAGTATGTTTCATTTAATAAAATCAAATTAATAATGTTAAAAATTTTATCATTGGAATACTTTTTAGAAATATATCCAGCAACATTATATCTCATATAATTAACTATATCAGTTGAAATATATTCTGATGTTAAAATAATTAATTTACCATTTAAATTTTGTTTTTGAAAAAATGATAAAATAGTTAAAATATCAATTTTTGGAGTTTTTGTAATAAAAATCAAATCATATTGGTTAGATAGAATATTATTTTTGATATTATTATAATCACAGCAAGCATTAATTTCACAATTTTCATCAATATGTGTTAATAATTCTTTTAATCCTGTAATATACAGTTCTTCATCATCTATTATAAGTATTTTCATTTTTAACCTCTTTTCTGTTATGAAATTAACACAATAATTTAGAAGTTAATAATAATGCTTTTGGAAGTATAACATATAAGACTTAATAATTAGTTTCCAATATATAAAAAATTTTATAAAAAAATTATGTAGTAAAATCAATAAGTTAATTAATTAAAGTTATATAAATGATAAAATATTAGACAATAAATATTTTTGTAAAAAGAGAGCATCACAATATTTTGAAAGGTTAAAAATGAATACATCTTATGAAAAATTATCATTTTATAATACATTTTTTGGTGGCTCAATTGATGGCGATAATATTATTTCTACCGATTTTTATGGGAATAAACAAGTCGTTGGTGTAACAATGAAAAAATATCAAGATACATTAGATTTATTAAACACATATTATAATAAATTAATTGAACTTGGTATTATTGAAAAAGAAAAAACTCCTGAAGATATTGCAAAAGAACAACAACAAATGATGCAAGCTATGTTTGCACAAATGCAAGTTATGCAAGAAAAGTTAGATAGTTTACAATCAAAAAATAATGAAGAAATAATTATGAAAGGTGAAAATGATGAACGTGAATCAAATAGCGAATATGTTAACACAGAAATTCAATCTGAATCCAAATCAGCAGACAAACTTAACCCAGTCAATAGAAAAAGCAAGAACACTTCTAAATTCAGTAAACAATCCGACTGATGCATTATCAAAAGCTAATATTGACCAAGGATTTTTAGAAAAAATTAAAGGATACTTAAATAATCCAATGTATAGTTTTTTATTACCTATGATTGGAATTGATAAAAAAGTTGCTTTACAAAAAATAGATTCATTAGAACAAATGTTAAATAATCAAACTAATAATCCTATGACATTGCCTAATGAATCTCAACAATCATCACTCCCAATGAGTCAGAATGATGATTTAGAAAGATTTAGAAAAGGTCTAAATTCTTTCAAATAGGACTCAATTATTATTATGTATATTATTCAAATATTATTAAAGGAGAATTATTATGAATGAAATTATGTCAAATGATACAACATTTAGTTGGGGTTGGGTAATCTTCTTAATCTTAATTTTATGGTTCTTTGTTGGTGGTAATGGCTTTGGCTTTGGTTATGGAAACAGAGCAGGAAGTTTTTTAGCTGGTGATGTATTAGGTCAAATCCAAGGTCGTGATGCTTCATTAAGCTGTGGTGCTTCAAACTGTGAAGTTGAAAGACGTAGCTTAATTACTGCTGCTGATACAAACTTTAGAATTATTGACCAAGCTCAACAAACTCGTAGTGTTGTAGAAGCTACAAGTGCAACAACAAATGCTAAAATTGATTTCTATGCTTACCAAGATTTAAGAGATAAATTAGCTGAATCACAAAGAGAAAATATGATGTTACAAAACAAATTATATTCTGATGCTAAATTCGGTGCAATTGAAGCTCAATTAGCTTCTATCTCTTGCAAAATGGCTAAACAACCAGAAGTCTATGCAACAAGTGCTGTTTGTCCAAATGCTGCTGTTGTAAATGGTTTAGGTTTTAATGGCTTTACATATCCTGCTCCATATTCTTATGGTTGCAATGGTAATGTTTTAGCTTAATTTAAATAAACTTATCGGGTGATGAGTAACATCATCACCCTTGAATTAAAGGAGAATTATTATGAATTGTTTTTGTGATATTTTACATATTAAAAGCACCTCTGTTGCATATAATGCTGCTACAGCAGATGCTCCATCAAACTTATTAATTACATTACCAAATGTTACTTTAACAAACGGTCAAGTATTTACTTTGGATATTTGTCAATCAATACCTGAAATTCCAGCAAGTGATAATCCACAAGTAATGTTAGTAATTAATTCATCACCATATCCTGTTTATTTACAAATGGGTAATTATGTGAGAGCAAATAGTTTAAAATGCCGTAGAAGATTAACAATGGTTTATGGAACAGACCCACTTCATATGACTGTTTTATCACCTTGTTTAAAATATTAATTTAAAGGAATTAAGTTGTTGTATGCCTTTATTCATTTATTGAGTAAAGGCATCTAAAAGGATTAAAAATGAGTTGTAAATTTAATGTTAAAAATTGTATTACTTGTCCAAAATATAATGGTTGTTTATTACAAATTGTTTACACAAATACAATAAATTTATTAGATATGATAAATGAATTATCAAGTAATCAACAAAAAATTGTACAATCATTAATTCATATTCAAAATTCTGTTTATCCGAAATCATTAGAAGATAGTATTGAATTATTTTCAAATGTTGATGAAATTTCATCAAAGTTAGATATATTAACAAAAATGTTAGAAAATAATGAAGAAGATAAAAATGAAATGAATATTGATTTAAGTCAAATACAAACAGCATTAGCAAATATAAAATTAAGAATTGATAATCTTTTAATTGAAAGGGATAAAAATGCTTAGATTTATTGGAGATATGTTTATTGGATGGATTTTATTTACAGATACTGGTAAAAAAACTATTAATTCATTAGTTAATAAAGCATATAAACACGTTCAATCTAATGTTTTAAAATCTACTCAATTAAAAGAACTTATATCATTAAAAGATATTTTTATAAAGGGAAATGATGATGTTGAATCTACCGCTAACAACGGAACAAAAAATTGATGAAATACATAATGAAGTTGTTAAAAATGACAATATGCTTGATGCATTAAATTTTATTTCTATTGCATTAGGATTTTATAACTCATATTTAAATATTCAACAAATTGATAATAATTCAATTATGGCAGAATTAAATAAGCAAGATAAAATATATTTTGAAAAAATAATTAAATTACTTGAAGAAATTAAAGGAGTTAAAAATGATGATGAGTAATGGAATGATGCGTACTAATGTTCCTGAAATGTCAGAAGAAAAAACTGAAATTAAAGTTAAAGATGAAGATACAACACAAACTCAAATTTGTGAAAACAATGTTGAAATCAAAAAAGAAAATTCATCTAATGAATGGATGGATATTATTAAACTTTATATTCCTATGATTACTTCTATGTATAATAGTAGTAATGAATCTTTTGAAATTAAATGCATAAACGAAAAGTTGCACGAATTAGATAAGAGAATTGCAGTTTGTGAAGCATTAATACATTCAGGAAAATAAAAGAAAGAGGGTTATAACCCTCTTTCTTTTAAAATTTATAATGTTGTGGATAAATGATATAAGGTGCAAGTTCATCTGCATATTTTTTTAATTTAGCATCTAAATCTTTATCTTCAATAATTTTATCAAATTTTTCAATAGAAATATAATCAATACTTAATGCACCATCTATTTTTCCATCATTATAAATAGGAGCTAATAATATCCCTTTAACACCACGTGTATTAAAACGTTCAATTGTATTAGCACCAAATTTACTAATATCAGCAGCAATATTACCACTTTTAGCCATAATATTTGTAATATTTTTTTCGTGGTCATCATCTATCATTTGAACATTTTCAATTTCACTTGTTACACCAATAATTGTTGATTCATATACTGCGGAATGATAATGTTCTCCGTCTTTACTAAAATATTTAGAAACCATTGTACGTGAACCATTAAATTCTCTTAATAAATTATCTAATTTTTCTTTTACAATCATTGTATGCGTTGGATGTGGTGGTTTTAATATTTTATGATAAGATTTACACATTGGTTGTCCATCAAACATTTCATCTTTTAAATCTCCATTGATAACACCAATTGTTTCACAAAGATTATTAAAAATAATATTTAAATAACCATCAATTGTATTAAAAGCAAAATACATTTTAGTTGCAGGACTTGAGTCACACCCACGAGTAAACAAATTTTTTACCGAATTTGCAACTAATTTTTCAGTAATATCTGACAACATATAAAATTTATTTAAAAATTTTACAGGTATTCCTCTTTCTAAAAATTTTCGTTTTTGATTAATATTATTTTTTGTTAAACATTCCATTAAATAAGAACACGCAACATCACAGTCTAAATTATCAATATCAATTTCATCTATAAATGTTTTAAAAGATTCACGAGCATTTTCATATATAATATGAATTACTTCTTTTGCCATTTTTTCTTTATTTTCCATATAATCTTCGTCTTCTGGATGAAGATTATTTTTTAATTTAATTGCATCAATTCCTGTATTTAACCAATAGTCTAAATTTCTAAAAATTGGGTGTTTTAATAAATCTTTCTTGGTATAACTTAAAGATGTTTTTTTAAAAGTTATTTTATTAATAATAGCCTTAAATAAGCCACATATTTGTTCTTTAAAATAAACTAAACTAAAAATGGTCAAAAATGCCCAAAAAGATGGACCTAAATCTTTAATATCATTCCAAATTAAAAGCCAACCAGAATCATTGGCTAATGTTGGTAAATCTGTCATCAAACTATCCTATAATTTCATATACTAAAAGTATTTATACAATATATTTTTTTCTAATTTTTTAAAAATATAAATAATTTAAAGAAACATAAATTTTAAGGATATAATATGGAAAATCAAATTACAAAAAATTTTACTTTAGCTGAATTAACATATTCTGATACAGCAAATATTAAAAAAATACCAAATATTCCAACAGAAATTGAATATAATAATATGAAAAATTTATGTGAAAATGTTTTACAACCATTAAGAGATGCATTAAAAAAACCAATAAGAGTTAATTCTTGTTACCGTGGAAAACAATTAAATGAAGCCGTTGGTGGTTCTAAAACATCTCAACATTGTAAAGGTCAAGCTGCTGATATTGAAATTATTGGTATGAGTAATTATGATTTAGCTTGTTATATACGTGATAATTTTGATTTTGACCAATTAATTTTGGAATTTACAGATAATATTAAAAACGATATTAATGCTGGTTGGGTTCACGTATCTTATGTATCACCAACAGCAAATCGTAAGCAATGTTTAACTATTAATAAATCAGGAACAAAACTTGGTTTTTAATAACCACATACATACCACATACAAGTATTTTGTCCATTGTTTCTCATACAACAAACTACAGAATTAGTTGTAAATTGTTGAAATGTATAACCATTAACATATGGGTCTTGACCAGTATGTCCAATTTCTGCTTGGGTTATTGTATAATTAATTGTTGTATAAGGTTTTTTAAAATTAATAGTTATATTTACATCATTACCAGTAACTCGTCCACCTTGCTCAATCCACCCATCTGACCACACACGATACCATTCAGTTCCTTCTGACCAAGTTTCAATTATATATCTTCTATTTTCTAAATTAGTTAATCTTGTATTAATTTCATCTAATTTATTTAATAATTCATCAACACGTGAAATAGGTAATTTACTTGTATCTGTCATATTTTATCCTTTATTTCTATTTAATAAATAGAAATAAACAATTAAAAACCGCCTTTAATAGGCGGTTTTTATAAATAATTAAGTATTTTACATATTAGGTGTATTTTGTCTTATTGCTGACATTAACTTTAAATTAGTTTCAGTATCATCAATAATTAATCCTTCAACCGTTAATAATGAACCTGCAATTGAAGACCCATTTTCCAAAGCACAACGAACAACTTTGGTTGCATCTAAAATACCTGCATCAACTAAATTACAGAATTTATCGCATTTAGCATCATATCCCCAAGAATAATCATCATTATCTAATACTTTTTCAACAATGACTTCACCAGATTTTCCAGCATTTTCTGCAATTTTTTTCATTGGAGCACTTAAAGATTTTAATACAATTTCATATCCAACATTTTCATCATCTGTTATAACAATATTATTTAATTCCTTAATAAGGTCTTTTTGTGCTCTTACTAATGATACTCCACCACCAGGTAAAATACCTTCTTCTAATGCTGCTCTCGTTGCACAAACGGCATCATCAACACGGTCTTTCTTTTCTTTAACTTCTGTTTCAGTTGCTCCACCAACTTTAATAACAGCAACACCGCCAATTAATTTAGCAAGTCTTTCACGAAGTTTTTCTTTATCATATGATGAATCGGTATTTTCAATTTCTTCAGAAATTTGTTTTGCTCTTTCATCAATAGCTTCTTTACTTCCGTGTCCACCAATAATAATTGTTTCAGTTGGTGTAATTCTAATTTTATCGCAAGAACCCAAATCATCAATAGTTACTTTTTCTAATTGAGCACCAAATTGAGTTGAAATAAAATTACCACCTGTTAAAATTGCAATATCTTCCATTTGAAATCTACGAATATCACCAAATGAAGGAGCTTTAACAGCACAAACTTTTAATCCTGCTTTAATTCTATTAATAACCAATGCTGATAATGGGTCATCTGCCATTTCATCGGCAATCATAATTAATGGACGACCAATTTCCATAACATTTTCTAACAAAGGAATAATAGATTGAAGATTGTTAATTTTACCATCATATAAGAAAATATATGGATTATCATACTCAACTAATTGTCTTTCTGGATTAGTCATAAAATATGGTGAAAGATAACCTTGGTCAAATTGTAAACCATCAACAATTTCTAATTCTGTCTTTAATCCCTTTGCTTCTTCAACAGTAACTACACCTTTTTCACCAACAACTTCAATTGCTTTAGCAATAAAATCACCAATTTCTGTATCACCATTTGCAGAAATAGTTGCCAATTGACGAATTTCTTCATTTGTTGTTACTTTTTTTGAATGTGATTTTAATGATTCAACTACAACCTTAACTGCATTTGAAATACCTTTTTGAATTTCAGTAGATTTACGACCTTTAGAAATTGACTTTAAACCTTCTTCAGCAATTGTAGATGCAATTATACAAGTTGCTGTTGTACCATCACCTGCATCTCTACCAGTTTTTTCAGATGCTTGAATAATCATTTTTGCACCTTCACCTTCAGAGTCCATTAGTGTAACAGATTTTGCAACAGTTACACCATCTTTTGTAACTTTTGGTGAACCCCAAGATTGTTGAATAGCAATTGTTCTACCAGCAGGACCAGCAGTAGCAGAAACAACATCTGCAACTGTTTTCATACCAGAATATAACGTACTACGAGCTTCATCACCTTTAATTACTTTTTTAATTGTCATAATTATTTTTTCTCCTTAACTTAAATTTATTTTTAATAATAACAAAAATTTTATAATTTTACAAAAATAATTTTAATGTATAATACCTAAAATATCTGTTTCTCTTAAAATTGTTTTTTCTTCATCGTTTAATTTAATAATTTGACCTGCAAATTTTCCAAATAAAACTCTATCTCCAACTTTAACTGTCATTGGTTGAATTTTTCCTGTTTCTTCATTATATAAACCATTTCCACACGCAATTACAACACCTGTTGATGGTTTTTCTTTTGCATTATCAGGAATAATAATTCCGCCGTTAGAAACACTTTTTTCTTCATCTTTTTCAATAACAACGAAATTAAATAAAGGTTGAATTTCTAATTTTTTTTCCATTTTTTTCTCCATAAAAAATAAGCTAACTTGTTTGTTAGCTTATTATATAGGAGAATAAAAATAATTGTCAAAAATAAAAATTAATTTTTTATTTCAAAACCCATTGTTGATAAATCAAAATCATCAGATGGAGATTTCATAAATGTTTGATTTGATAAATTTAATTCATCATCTATTAACATATTTTTATAATTATTATATACTCGTTCAAAGTATGTAATTAATTGTTCTCTGCACGGAAATTTTTTATATTTTCTAAAGAATATAGATAATTTTGGTAAAATAAATTCTTCATCAAATTTCATAAAACAATTATTCTTAATATAAACATTATTACCTGTTGTTGTCAAATAAAATAAAGGAATAATAAATTTATAATCAACAATAAACTTATGAAATCTTGAACCATAAATACTTCCTTTTCCATAACGACCAAGACCAAATTGAATTTTAATATTAGTTGTCTGAAAAACTTCACAAATAATTTCATTAATTAAATCAAGTTTTTCCTGTGATATAAGTTTAGATAAATTTTTATATTTCTGGTTCGTTTTATAAGCAGTTTTAAATTTTATTTTATTAAAATATTTTGACCCATCATATTTATTATGCCATATATTCTTAATTTTTAACATATTTAGTAACTTTCATAAAAAAATTAGCACCATTGCTGATGCTAATTTATGATTAAATTTTTAATTTGTCAAGTATTTTTAACATAATCTTGTATAAGTAATTGTTGAATCAAGCGAATCAACCATTGAAGAATCAATATTTAGATTAATTAAATCTGAATAGAAACCATCTTCATCTTCAATTTCAAAATTTTCAATTGTGTCCAAATCCATTTCTGTTTCATCATCATCAAAAGTATCCATTAAAAATTCTTTAAGGGTAACATTTTCAGAAGATTCAACTCCTTCGCTGTTATCTGTAATATTATAAATTTGGTTAAGTTGTTCGTTAGAAATAGTAAGAGTTTTAGTCATTATTTAATCCTTTCAAAAATAAGTTAATATCCAATTACGAATATTAACTTATCATAAAAAAATTAAATGTCAAGGATTTTTTTATAAATTTTCAATTAAATTTCCTTTTTCTTGCAAATTTTTCATTTGAGTTTTAATAATTTCTTTTGTTTTGTCATCAATTTCATCATAATATACAAAACCCCACGCACTTGCTTGAGTTACCATATGAATTAATGGCAAGGAATTAAGAGCATCATCATTAATTTTTAAAATTTTTTTAATTGCATTTTTTGTTTTTTCAAAAGCCATTAAAGTTTCCTTTCATAAAAAAATTAGCACCATTGCTGATGCTAATATAAAATAAAATAAAATATTTGTCAATAAAAATACATTAATTCCATTGCAAATGCCAATAAAATGTTGTTCCTGTATTTTCATTTGTAACTCTTGCTATTGAAAATTTTTTAGTTGATTCAAAATAATCAATTACTTGTTGCATTTCATCTTGCAATACATCATTTTCAATTAATTGCTTCCAAACTTGATAATACTTTTTAGACATAGTTGGAGCTTCCATTACATAATTAATTTCTGGTACTTCAGTATATATACCACCATTAATTAATTTTGTTTCTAAAATTTTATCATTAGTAATTCTAACAGTTGCACTTGCATCACCCTCATTAAATACAACACTTGTTGGATACATATATCCATCTCCATAATTATCCATAACAATATATTTAATTGTCCACTCTAAATCACTATCAACTGGAATTCTACCTAATAAATAATCATTTAAATTCCAAACTTTATTAACAAGAGTCCAATGTCCAGCAATTTTAACATAAGTTGTATAAGGTTCTAATTTACCTGAATAAGCAACAACATCGTGGTCTTCTCCCCAATCATCATAAAGTTTAATTTGGTCAAATCTATATTCATTATTTGTTTCAACCCATTTATCATTTATTTTAACTCTATAACGACCTTCATCCCAAATGAATATATCTAAATTATTTCCAAATACATCAGGTGGTAAATTATTCCAATCATATTCAACTACTATTTCTTGCCAAATTCTATGACAACATTTATAGACTTTATGTGGAATACGATTTATAATATTTCCTTCATCGTCATAAATTAATTCATTATAATAACCAATATCATAATCTAAACCATCTTCAGCTGTTGGTGTTCTATCTCCAAAATTCCAAATATTATGAGATAAATTCCATCCACAATTTGTTTTAACATAATTTTTTCCAAACACATTATAACAAACTGTTCCTTCAACTCCAAAATTAAATGGTAATTTAAATGTTTTATAATCATAAATTGTAGAAACTTCAACCCAACCATTTTCTGTTTTAACATAAATTTTATCTTGTTCCTTTGTATAAGTATCACTTATCATACCAAATGCTTCGGGCGGTAAAGAATTAATATCATAAATTGTGTTAATTGGGAACCAATCTGTTTGACCTGGATAAGAAGGATTACCATTTAAATCTTTAACTTGTTGTTCATTATTTCTTGTTATTTGTAAATCTGAAATTAATCCATAATCAGAATCTATATCTAACCAAACTGAATCTCCTGGTTTAATTGTTTCATCTGTCCAATATTTCATATTTTTATAAACTAATTTTGCAGTATCAAAAATTGTAGTATATTCCCCACGATTAACAATTTCTAAATTAATAATATCTCCATTATTATTAATTTCAGATACTCTGAATTCTAAAGGTATTGGATTAGTATCATTTTGAACTTGTAAAATTTCACCAACACGAAAATAATTTATTGGATGAACTCTACCTAATGAATCTCCGCCATTAGCAAATAACATAAAATCAGTTGTTGTAGAATCTCCACCATAAATATTAGGTTCTTCAAAAGTTTCAGTTGAAGATAATCCACCATATACATATTTTAATAATGGGGTTTCAATAATATCTTCAAGTTCATAATCTTTATGAATAGTAATTTTAGACAATTCCATAACACAATGAGATTTTGCTTCTTTAATTGGTTCAGCCATTTCACGAGCATCGGTCATAACAGTATTATATACATCACATTCAAATTGATTTTCATCAACAGCTTGCATAATATATTCTTCAATATCATTAATTTCTTTTAATATACGAGATTTATTTCGGGCATATTGTTTTGCACTTGTGGCATCATAAAAATCCATTGTAATATTCCTTATATCATAAACTATATACTATTATTTATTGATATGAAAAAACCGAGAAGTTATAACTTCTCGGTTTTTATTATTTTTTAAATGCCTTTAATGGTATATCAATTGTAATTGGCTTGCCTTCAAGCTGACAAGAAATAAATGATTCATTTAAAGTTAAGCAAGGTTTAATTTCTGTTACAATATAATTAATTTTTGATAATCTTGCTCCTTTATGTATATAATAATTATCATCGTTTTCTGTTAATATAATATCACAAGCAGGAATAATATCTCCAACTTTAACATTTTCTGAAATTTTAATTACTTCAGAATATTCTTTTGATTCAGAAGTTAAATTTTCACCAGCTTGGTCAACAGCTGTATCGTGTATATCATTTTGAGTATTATCTTCTTCGTCTTGTTTTTTACCATCAATAATAATTTTATCATCAATTATTTCAGTTACTGCACTATTATCTGATAGAACATCTTCTAAACCTTGTTCATCTAATTCAATACGATATTTTTTATTTAATAAGAATAAAAATTTAATAGTTGAAATTGCTTTTATTCCTTGAGAACGTAACAAATAAATTAAACTATTAATATTTTGAATAATTCTATCTTCAAATGCAGCCACGATTATTTTTCCTCTCTATTAATTTCTTCAATTTCAATATCACCTAAATCAATATCATCTTCTGCATTTGGGTCAAAGTCTTCAAAATCTTCTCCACCAAAATCATCTTCAAAGTCGCCCATATCATCAGATGAATCATCAAGATTTTCACCATTAAATAATTTAACAACTTCATTATCAATTTCACCTTTAATATCGGTAATTGAATTAATAATTGTATCTAATTTTTGACTGATTGAATCATTAAAAGCATCTGCTTTTTCAATATCACCATCATATTTAATTTTTTTAACTAAATTTGCTAAATCTTTGGTTTTAATATTTGAAATTTTTTCAATCATATTTTGTAATTCATCAGAAATTGATTCAACAGCTAAAGCTAATTCAGTTGATTTAATTTCAGATTCACATAAATGTTTAATAAAATTTGATTTCATTTGTTTCTCCATATCAATTTTAATATTATAATTATATTTATATAAAAATTTCTAAACAATATTAACCAAAAATAAAAACTTATTGACTTTTATTATTAGATATTTTATTATGAAAATAAAATTTAAGGTAAAATAATATGCATACTATTTTAGAAACAATATATAATTTACTACCATCAGATAAAAAACAACGAAATAATGGTTGGATATATTTTAATTGTCCGTCTTGTTATCATACAGAAAATCCTGATACAAAACATCGGGGTAATATTCTATTTACTGATGATGGTTTTGTATATCAATGTTTTAACTGTAAATTTAAATGCGGTTTTTCCTTAGGTCAATATCTTTCTAAAGATACAACTCAATGGTTAAAAGATTTAGGAACTTCAACAAAAGATTTAAATGATTTAAGATTATTAATTCGTGAATATAATGAAGCTAATAATGATAATTTAACTTCTAATGAACATAAAATTATTATAAAAAAGAGAGAAATTAAGCAAATACCTGTTGGATATAAATCAATTCTTAAATCTTTAAATGAAGGAGAAAATTCTTACACATTTAATGAAGTTATAAAATATATTAATAACCGTAATCCATATCTACTTGAATGGACAGATTTATTATGGTGTCCAAAACAATTTAATTTTTTAATACCTTGCTATGAATATGATGAAATTGTTGGTTATTCGCTAAGAAAATTACGAGATGATGTAGATAGTAAATATATTCATTATATTCCGCAAGGATATATTTTTAATTATGATAATTTATTAAAAGAAAGAAAATATGAAATTGTTTGCGAAGGTCAAACTGATGCATTAGCAATAAATGGGACATCTATATTAAGCAATGTATTTACACCTGATAGATTAAAAAGAATTTTACCATTTACAAAAGATAAAGAAATTATACTATTACCCGATAGAGATAAATCTGGGAAAAAAATGATTACACAATTATTAGAAGAAAATTTACCATTTAGTGTTGCTTTTCCTAATTGGGAAAGAGGTATAAAAGATGCTGAACAAGCTGCAAAAAAATATGGAAGATTATATACATTATATAGTATATTATCAACAAAAGAACAAAATAAAGAAATAATTAAATTAAAATCAATGAAATGGTTTAATATATGAAAAGTATGTTATTAAATAGTAATATAGCTTATGAAAAAATTAAAAAAAATTTATCTAAAAATATTACTGATGAAAAATTAAAAAAATTATTTAATGATTTTTTAGATAAACTACGGAACGAATTTAAAAATCAAAATTTAAATTCATATGATATATCATTTTTTAATAAAATTATATTACCACTAACAAAAAGAGTTTATTATTTAGGAGATATTAATGATGAAAGTTAAAGATAGAAAATTAACAGAAAAAGAATGTATTAATTCTGGTGGACATTTTTGGAAATATTGGGATTCTACACAAGGAATTAATGAAGATACCTTTGAAAAAAATGGATATATTTTTGATGTTTATTATCCAAATGGAGCACCAAATTATAGAGGTTGTCCTTTATGTGGAAGAATTGAATCAATGATTCCTGCCCAATGGATAGAATGCATAAAAGGTAAAGAAGATGAGGAAAATAAAGAAGATGAGGAAAATAAGGGGAAATAATGAATTTATTTACTATAAGTGATAATACTCAATATTGTGCTCGGAATTTAGATGATGTTTTATTACGTAAAACAATCGTGGAATCAGCTCAAATGCTTTCAACAGCAATTATTTTAAATGATAAAATTAAAGAAAAACCTGAAGGAATCTATAAAAAATATAATGCTAATGAAGAACATAATAAGTGGGTAAGAGAATCTAAATATAACTATAAATGGACATATATGTATCTTATTGATTGTTTAAAAGAATATCAATATAGATTTAGTAAAACTCACGATACTCATAAATTAGCATATATTTTTCCTCAATATGAAAATGATTTTCCATTAATTGATATGACACCTTTTACAAGAAAATTTAATCAATCTTATGAAAATTATCAAGAATTAATGAATATGAAAGATACGTGTAATGCTTATAAAACATATTTAATTACAAAATGGAAAAAAGAAACAATTGATGGAAAAGAACCATTATGGACTAATAGAGAAAAACCTGATTTTTATAAAGGATAAAAATGAATAATTTATATTTGTTTTTAAAATATAAATGGTATGATTTAATTGAATCTGGTCAAAAAACATCCGAATATAGAGAAATAAAACCATATTGGATTAATAGATTAGAAAATAAACATTATGATACCGTTACATTTCAAAGAGGATTTACAAAAAATCCACCAAAAATGATGTTTAAAATACTTGAAATTAAAAAAACAACTTTGCCTAATGATTTAAAAAAAGCAGAAGTTTATGAAATTAAATTAGGAGAAAGGATAAAATAATGTTAGATACACGAACAATAAAATGCCCTAAATGTGGATGGGATTCTTTATTTCCTTTAAATCAACCTATGTTAATTGTTTTAACGCACGATATTATATGCCCTCATTGCGGAACTATTGTAATTCAAGCGTTTTCTACAACAATTTTATCAGATGGTTATTTTTTAGATGAACATAATGATTATTATAAACATAATCCTATAACCCGAAAATTTTAAGGAATAATGAATGAGTAATTTTACAAATGATTTACATAAACATAAATTAATTTTACAAGCACTTTTATATAATTTAGCTAATCAATTAAAAGAAAGAGCTGATAATCACGATAATTCAAAATTAGACCCAAAAGAAAAAGAAGTTTTTGAAAGTATTGATAATATTAAAAGAGAAGATTTTGATTCATATGAAGAATATTATAATTGTACAAAACCTCTTATTCAAAAGGCATTAGACCATCATTATGCTAATAATAGACATCATCCTGAACATTTTGAACACGGGATTGAAGATATGAATTTATTAGATATTTTAGAAATGATTGTAGATTGGGATACATCAGCATCTTGCAGAGGAACTAAATTAGACCCTGAATATTCTTTTAAACGCTTTAAAATTGAGCCACAACTTCAAAAAATTATTTTAAATACTTTAAAAATTCTTTATGATGAAGATGAAAAATAATGAAAAAGTATTATAAATTATATATAATACTACCAATTTAATGAAGGATTTAAAATGATTATACCAAATAATTTTGATGAACAAGACCAAAAAACACTAATTCAATTTTTGTTTAGTGAACCTTCTTTATTTGTTCGTGCAAAACCAATTTTAAAACCTGAATATTTTGATAAAAAATTTCAAGAAACAATTCAATATTTGTTAGATTTTTCTACTGAATATGGAATTTTACCAACAATTGAACAATTAAATAATAATTCTCGTTTAGAATATCAAAAAATTAATAACCTATCTGATGAAAATATTCAACAATCTATTTTGGATATGGCAGAATGGTTTTGTAAAAAAAGAGGATTAGAATTAGCAATTGAAGAATGCTATGAAAGGATTGCTAAAGGAGATACTTCTGGTATTGACCAAAGAATTCGTGAAGCTCAAATGATTTCATTAAGTCGTGATTTAGGTATTAATTATTGGGAAAATACTGCTGAATGGTTACATAAAATTGATAAAGAAATGGGAGTTATTCCAACAGGATGGACAGAATTTGATAGATTATTTAACGGTGGTTTTTCTTGGGGTCAATTAAATTATGTAGTTTCACCTTCGGGTGGTGGTAAATCTCTTTGTATGGCAAATTTAGCTTTAAATTGGTCATTAATGGGCTATAATGTTTTATATTTTACATTAGAATTAGATAGGGAACTTGTTGGTAAAAGAATAATGGCAATGGAAAGAAATATTGCATATTCTGAAATTACTCCAAAAGCTGATGCTTTATGTGAACAAGTTCAAATTAGAAAAATCAAAGAACATCCAGGAATTATTCAAATTATTGATTTACCACGTGGAGCAACACCCACAGATGTTCGTTCTCAAATTCAAAATTTTGAATTAGAAACTAAAATTATTCCTGAAATTTTAATTTTTGATTACGCTGGTATTATGAATCCAAGTGATAGAAAAATTGATGTTAATAATATTCATTTAAGAGATAAACACGTAGCTGAAGAATTAAGAGAAATTGCAAGAGAAAGAACACATAAAAACAAAAGAACTATGTGCATATCAGCAAATCAAATTACAAAAGACGGAGCTTCAGAAATGGAATTTACACAAAGTGATATTGCTGGTGGTTCAACATTAGTTCATACTTGTGATAATTTATTTTCTGTTAGAACAAATGATAGTATGCGACAACGTGGAGAATATGAATTCAAAATTATTAAAAGTCGTAATGCTGGATGTACAGATGTTAAATTCAAAATGGGTTATAATGCTAAAACTTTAAGAATTTCTGATTTTCAAATGATAGGTAAAAATACTCCTGAAATTCAAAATAATTCATCGGTTTTATCGGCTTTACAAACATTAGAACAATATAAAGAAAAGGGGGAATAAATCCCCCTTTTTCTTATTAAATTTCAATACCTGCTATTCTTAATGTTTCAGTTATTTCATCATCAAAATCTTCTGATTCAGAAACTTTATAACCATTAGCAAACATTGCTTTACGTTGAGCATCAGCCCCTTTTTTAGTTTTAAATTTACCGTGAGTTCCTTCTTTTCCTTTATTAGTCCATCCAGAACCAGATTTAACAGTATCTTCGTCTAATTCATCATCTTTTTCAAATAATTCTTCTTTATTTGTTTCTCTTTTATTTTTATAATCAGCAAAATCTTTTTTTAATTTATTATGTTTTTCTTTAATTCTTTTCATTTGTTCATCTTCACAAGAATTACATTCTTCATCAGAATTTTCTGCTTCATCAAAAGGTTGTGTAGCACCATCATAATATGGGTCTTCACCATTAATTAAATCTTGTAATTCTTCATCGGATAAACCTTGTTCTTTTTGAATTTGTTTTAATTCTGGCATTGTATATTCAATTCCATTAATTTCATAAACTTGTTCATAAGAACTATCAGGTTGTGTAGCACCATCATAATATGGGTCTTCCATACCGTGTGCATTTCCAGCTAAAGCACCAGCCATAGCAGCACCAGCAATTGCACCCTTAGCAAATTTACCAGCTTTTTTTAAACCACTTTTAAAATCTTCATCTAAATTAGAATTTTGATGTTGCTTAGATTGTTCATATTTTTTACGAAAATATTCAACTTTTTCTCTATCACCATCTTTTGTTCCTAATTTTTTAACTTCATCTTCAAACCATTTTTTCCAAGTTTCTGGTTCAATATCATCATATCCTAAATAAGATTGTGTAACATATGATTTATCATCTAAATGATTAGCTTCATTTAATTCATTACCAAAAATTTGTTTATATTGACGATAATACTCATCAAAATTATCTAAATCTTCATTAGTAACTCTACCCATTCTATCGCCATTGGCAAATTTAACTTTAGCAATAATTTTAGCTTTTCTTAATTGTTCATCTGTTCCTTGTCCAGCAAATGCTCCTATTTTTTTAGAAGATTTATCATTATCATCATTTCTAATAAAACCTGCTCTTGGAAGATAATCTTTAATTCCTTCATCTAATTCTTCATCAGATTTATCTTTTTCTTTATTTTTATTTTTTTCTTTATCTTTTTGTTTTTTAATAAATTCATTTGATGACTTAAAGAAATCATCAATATCTTTATCCATATCATCAAAAACTGATTCTTTAACTTCATCAGATTTATCTTTATCTTTTTCTTTTTCTTTTTCTTTATTGTTATCTTCTTTATTATCTTCTTTTGAATCTGATTTATCTTCATATTTAAATTCTGAAAAATTTGGGCTTGTTTTTTCAGATTTTGAAGAATTAGAATTATCAGTTTTAACAGGAGAATTTTCAATTTTTGGAGTTTCAGCTTTATCAGCTGTTTCACTTGATTTTGAAAATTCAAAAGATGCATTATTTTTAAATACACCTTGTGAACATTTAGGTAAAATTTGTTCACCTTTTTCTCCATCACCATCAATATCTCCAAATGCAGAAGCATCTAATTGTTCCCAACCTTTTGATTGAGATACTTTTGGTAATTTAACTGGTTTATCATTATAAGGCATATCTGCTTCCATAACAGCTTTAATTTTATGATTATTATTTGTCATAAAATCAACAAATTCATTTAAGTCATTGAATTTTTTAATTCCTTTACGACCAGAATTTGTTTCAAAAATCATTTTAAATTTACTCATAAGTATTATCCTTTAACATATATGTTATTTGATATTAATATTTATAATAAATTCTATTGTTTATATATTTTTTTAGATTTATAATAAATATATTCAGATACAAAAAATTGTATCATTATTTTAAGGAGAAATACTATGGATTACGGTTTTGGAAAAACTTATACATTACCTAATAAATTTACTGCTTTAAACGGTTGTGCTCAATATTATACAGTAGATTTCACAAATGTTATTATTGATAAAACACAACCTTCATTAGATACAGATGCTAAAAAAGCAGAAGCAGAAGCAAACTTATTAAGAGTTTTAGAAGTATTAAGAACTTATGGTGGTCAACCAATTATCACAACTGTTGATAATAAAACTCTTAAATTCACATTAGAACAAGCAAATGTTTATGGTGATGCTTCTAAAAAACAACCATCTGCAAAAAATTTATTAGAAGATGCAACAGCTCAAATTGAAGCATTATTTGCTAACTTAAAAGCAGTTAATGGTTCTACATCACTTGCTTGCACAGCTACTGTTGAAGCAGTATTTTAATTTAGATTTATAAGTTAAAATAATTTAAAAAGAGAGAGTTTAATAACTCTCTCTTTTATTTTATCTCACAATGTATTAAATAAATAATTCTATATAGAATAAATTTTATTAGAGGATTAATTATGAATCAATTATATAAACTTTTTAATGTTAAATCTGATAGAGAATATCAAAAAATTATGGAGCAATTAGATTTAACACCATATTATATGTTTAAAATTGAAGATATTGCTAATAATGGTCAAGATTTAATGGAACAACGTCAATCAATTTTAAGTTTATTAGCATTAACAACAGGAGAAAATTATAATTTTTGTAAAAAACAATTTAATAGAACACCAAGAATTAAAAAACTTAAAGAAAATATTAATACTCCAAATCAACAATCATTAACATTAAATGATATTATGGAATTAAACGATTTAATTGATTCGGTTGCAAAAAAATGCCAACATAATAAAATGGCATATCAACAATTATATCAAATGATTGTTAAATCTACTAATAAAAATATTGCAAATGCATTTTTTAATATGGCTTTTAACGCTCAAAATACTGATGATAATTTAAAATTTAATACAGATTTAGTTATTAATGGTCAAAATGTTGCACAAACAATTTATCCATTAAAAACATCAATTATTTCTGCTCTTAATTCTATACAAGAACCAAAAAAAGAGCAACCTGTTACTGAATCAGTATTAAATGAAGAACAATTTATTGATACAATAAAAAATATTCATTTATTATTTCATAAGAGCAATAATGAAAATGAATTAGAAAATATTATAAAATTATTAGATAAAAAAATTGTTAATTCAAAATCAACAAAAGAAAAAAATACTTTTAATTCAATTAAAACAAATGTTATTGCTAAATTAAATAAATTAAAAGAAAATATTAATGAATGTTTAGCAAGTAATGTTGTTGCAAGTGCAGTTGAAGAAGATACATTTGATGGGTTATTAGATTCATTAACCACTCCAACAGTTATTAATATTACTGTTAATAAAGAAACTGGTGATTGTGAAAACATTGAAACACAACCAGTTTTAAATAATACACCAAATATGGATTTAATTAATGGAATTCAGTCAGTTCAACCATTAACTTTATCTCCAACTGCAATTGATGCTCCAATTTTACAAAAACCTGATTCAGCATCTGTTGTATCAGCTATTTCTGCTCTATCTTCGCACGTTAATGATGTTAAATCAGATTCACGAGAAAATAATATTGAATGTCTGCAAACTATTAATACTCTCTTAAACCAAATATCAACTTACTTTAATAGTTTGTTATCAGAAAATAAAAAACCTAATATTACTTACGTAACTTCTGAATCAAAATACAGTCCTATATTATCTAATAATATTAAAAGAATGTTTGAAACAGGCAGAGCAACTGTTAATAATGATGGTGTATTAATAATTGATGAAGCTATATTTGATGCTTATGAAAAAAAACCATATTTCACATATACTTTTAAAACACCAACTGATGATTATTTTGAATTTACGGGTTATAAAATTGATGATGAATCTGTTGATGTTGATTTAATGGATGCAGATTACAAATATATTGAAACCTCTGAATTTACAGAAAATGGTGCTAAAGATAATTATATTAAAGAATATTTTATTAAAAATAATTTAGGTAAATATTGGTCAACAATTGAAAAATCTATTATTAACAAAATTAAAACTGCTAAAGAAGATAATCAAATAACTGAAACTATTAATTCTGAAAAATTATTTAAAAATGATGATGCAATAGCTTCTTTACAAAATGAAATTATTAATTTAAAACAAAAATTAAATAATCGTACATCAAATAAAGAAGAAATTATGATGAGATTATCAATAGCTCAATCAAAATTAAAAAAATTACAAAATAAAAACGAACAATTAATGAATGAGGAAACAGTTTTTGACCATTCTTGGTATGAAAATGATGATGGTGATTTTCCAAAAAGAACAAAAGAAGGAGTAATTATTGAAGATGAACAAGTTGATGAAACTTGTTCAGCAGGTGCAACTTGTGCAGGAAATGTAGCAACAATTTCTCGTCCTGTTGGTAAAAAGAAAAAAAGAAAATTATCAATTGACGAATCTTTATTATTAACATTTGTAAAAGAAGGTCGTGATTGTACATCTTCGTTTAATGGTCATCATTATATGTTAAAAAATGGTTATCTTTATAAAGATGACCAATTAGTTAAAACAAAAAATTTAAATGAAATGGTTGAATTTATACAAGGTAATATTGATTTACCAATTCTTGAAGGATTTTTACCAATGCATTTAGATATGATGTTAGAAGATATTAATAATCCAAATGAACTTTCAGATATGGATTTAACTCCTGAACAACGACAATTAAAACAAAAACAAGAACAAAATTTAGATTCTCAACTTAATGCAGGAGCTAATCCAAAAGTATCTGTTGAAGATTCAAAAGATACTAATAAAATTGAAACAAATCAAGAATTAGTTGGTGTAGATGATACAGATATTAATAATAAACAATATGTTGTTAAAAATCCAGCTACAAATAAAATAAAAATTGTAAAATCAAATCAAATAAAAACTAATGATGAACAAGGAATTTAAGGATATAAAATGAAATTAGAACATATTATCACAGAAAACTTTCAAACTGTTTCAATAAATGGTATTCTTTATTCATTAAATACAGATGAAAAAGCAATTTATGATAAAATTAAAAATAATGAAAATAAAAAATTATTTAAAAAAGATTTAGATGAATTTAATCAACGTATTGCTTCTGGATTAGTTACAAAAGGGATTTTACAAAGAAGAAAAAATCCTCAACACGAAATTTATTTTACAACTCGTGGAAGAAGAAAAAATGCTGTTTATAATAGACCATTAGATGAAGTTGCTCCACCTGATACTGCAAGTGAAAAATGGATTAATAAAAATAAAGATAAATTTAAAGAAAAATATGGTAAAGATTATAAAAAATATTTATATGGCAAGGCTTGGAATATGTATAATGGTTCAACCATTAAAGAAACTTATGAATTACAAGCTATTTTAGACCGTTATACACTTATGGAAGCAACAACAGCTTATCACGGCTCACCTTATGATTTTGATGAATTTAATGTTAAATTTATTGGTAAAGGTGAAGGACATCAAGTTCACGGTTGGGGATTATATTTCGCAGAAGATATGAATACATCTAATTCATATTATAGAGATATGGGAAAAATTGATGCTATTAAATCTTTTACTTTAAATGGTAAAAGTTATGCAAAAGGTACTGTAATGTATAAAATATTATCTCTTATCTCACAAACAGGTAAAAAGAAATATGCTGTTGATAAATTAAATGAAATATTAAATAATAAAGAATGGATTGATGCTCATCCAGATTATAAAACTAAAATTAAAGATTTAATTAAATTTATTCGTGGCATTAAGCAAAATGATTTAAAAGCCAATATTTCTATGAAAACTGGACAATTATTTACAGTTGAATTACCAGATAAGCAATACTATTTAGATGAAGATTTGCCTTTTGATAAACAATCACCAAATGTTCAAAAAGCAATTACAAATATATATAAATCTAATTCTAAATTTGATTTTTCATATTTAAAAAAATCCTCTTATACTGGTGACCAAATTTACAAATATATGTCTAATGTATTGGGGGGGGATAAAAACGCTTCTTTGGCATTATATAACGAAAAAGTTCCAGGCATTCGTTATGATGGTTATCGTGATAATTTTTGCTTCGTAATATTTAATGGCAAAGATGTTAAAATTGTTAATAAAGAAATTAATATATCTGATAATCTTTTATTACCAGAAAAAGAAATGATTGATGATGACCCATTTTTAATTGCAAATATTGATAATCCTTCAGAAGAATTACAGTTATATGCATTAAATAGAAATTTTTCTGTATTTAAATATATTAAAAATCCAACAGAAAAAGTAATTGAAAAAGCATTAGAATTAGATAGTAATAATTTAGTATATGTTCAAAATCCAACTTCTGAACAAATTTCTATTGCTATTAAAGATAATTATGATTTAGCAGTAGATATAGCTCCTAAATTAACTAAAGACCAAATATTTAATATTATTAAGGATGATGATACTTATTTTCCTCTTTTTTATAATAAAGTTCCAGAAATATTTGATTTACAATTTTTTAAAAAATGCTTAAACCAAATTAACTCTTTTTCATATGATTTAAGTGAACAAATATTCCCATTAGAATATTTTGAATTAATAATTGATAAACTTTTTGATAAAGATATTAATAATAACTTTTCATATATGGTAAAATTTGTTGAAAAAAATATTGACAATAATAATATTGATATTAATAATTTATCAGATAAATTACGTTATATTTATATATACACAAATTATAAAAACATTACAACCTTTAAAGAAATTAAAGACCAAGATGTTCAAGCAATTATTGATTATATAAATAACAATGGTAGTATTTATGATTATATTGTTTTAAATGAAAATCAAGCTAAATCACTTTCAATATCTATTGTTAATAAATTATTAAAATTAGTTAAAGTATTAAAAACAGATGCATCTAAGTTAAAAGCTGATTTATTTGTTCCATATTTAAATATGAAACAAATTGTTGCTTTTACTGAAGCCTATTTTTATTATTTTCCTTCTTTTGTTTATCAATTATCTCATAATGATGAAACTAAATATATTGAATATTTAAATGAATTTTTTACTTACATTTATAATAAAGATAAAAAAATAGTTAAGCAATTTTGTATATCAAATTCACAATGTAGAGAAATTATTAAAAATAATATATTACCAATTAAAGATAAATTAGATGCTGATGCATTACAAAATTTTATGTCTATTATTATTTCTTTAATAACTACTGTTGCTTCAAAAACAAGAAAAGAATTAATATCTCAACTTGGGGAATTATCTTATCCACTTCAAAAACAATTAGTTAATCAAAATATTATATATTCATTAGATATTCCAAATTTAGATAAAAGAATTCAAATGAAGTTGATTGAAAAAAATCCATTTAATATTAAATATATAAACAATCCGCTTCCTGAAATTGTTAAATTAGCTTATGAAAAAAATCCAGAAACTAAAAATTATATTAGATAGGAAATAACAATGATTAGAATGTCAAAATTAATTAATAAAAAATTTTTAAAAGAAGATTGGGGTGATTTAATTGCAATAAGTCCAAGTATTCGTAGTTCATTAAAAAATAGATTTGGTAGTCGGTATAGTAATAAAACATTTGGAAAAAATTCAACTGTTAAAGTATTACATTTATCAGGAAAAGAATTATATGAATTATTAACAGCAGGCGAAGATAATGGACGTAACAATGATATATTAAGTGTTGTAATTCGTTATGGTCAACAAGATATGATTTTATTAATCAATGATTCATCCAGTTGGAAAGTAGAAATTGATGTTAGAATGGCAGATGATTTAGATGACATATGTGATGAACTTTCTTGGCAAGACCGTATTAGTTTACCTAACACCGTTAAAAGTGAATCTGGTTGTGTTAAATTATGTAATAATTTAATAAACTTTTTATATGGTATATCTCATTTAGATAATTTTTCATATATTCCATACGATAAAAAAGCAATTGCACAAAAAATTAATTTTCAAGTAATATATAGTGATAAAGATAAAATTGCTATACGACAAAATCGTGAAAAATTAAAAAATAATAATTATTATGCAACTGTTAATAATATTCGTACACCATCTAATACAACTCTTTTACAAAAAGATTTAAAATTAAGATTAAAAAATTATATTCAAAGTAAACTTCCACAATATGATGATGTATCTAAATTACCAAAAGATATGAAATTATTTAAAGAAAATTCACAATTTAAATTATTTGGATGTGTTTATAAATATGATGATAGTGAAACAAAATTGAAAAATCTTCTTAATACTCAAAAAGGATATGTGGCATTTGAAAATGAATTTAGATACCAAAGTAATATTTTTAGTGACTATCCAAGATATATTATTTTTGAAATTATTTTAAATAACCAATATCAACTTTCTGTTGGAGATATTTTCTTTAATAAAGATACTGGTCGTTATTCAGTAGATTTAGATGACCTTCATCCTATTAATGAATTGCCTGAATATATTAAACAAATTAAAAGTAAATATTCAGATGAATATTCAAATTAATAAATTATTCTAATTAAAAAATATAAAAAATCCATCATAAATAATTTTATGATGGATTTTTCTGAAATTAAACATAAAATTTTAACTGATGACAAGATTGCATCAGCTTTTGAATATATGCTTTCTAAAATGGTTTTTGAAAACCCAATAAAACCTTTAAAATTCATATATAAAAAATGTAAAATTGTAACTGAAAGAAATAATTTATATTCAATTTATGATACAAAAACAGGAATTAAATTATATAGTAAAATTCACTTTCAAGAAGTAGCTAAATATATCGTTGATAATTTAAAAAGTTATGGTAAAGTATCATATATAATATTTTTAGAAAATGAATTATTTAGATATAAAGAAAAAATTGATTTTTTTAAAAATTATTATTTACAAAAAAAGACAGATATTTTAGAAATTAAATTATCTGCAATGTATGATTCATATTATAAAATAAAAAATAGTTTATTAAATACTCTTAAAGAGAATACTTAATATCAACTATCTCATATTCAGTATCATTATATTCAAAATAATCATTAAATGTTAATCCAAGCATTTCTTTAACAAATGGAGCTTGAATAGATATTAATCCATTATTTATATCTGTTTCATACGTACTAACAATTGTATATGTTTTATTTACATTTGTCTCTGTATTAACAAAAGTAACTGTTGCCCCAAAACCAACTTTGTAATCTCCATAACTATTGTAACTAATCATTGATTTATCCCATAAAACACAATCACTTAAAATTAATTGTAAATCATTAATTTTTCTTTCAATGCGGTCTTGGCATTCAATAGCTTGCAAATATTCAGGTGGAAATTCATCAGATACCCCTATTGGTCGTGTTTCTTCCAATAATTGATATGCTTGTGGACGTTCAACACGAATTAATTCATTTAATTCATTATTTAATTTATCAAATCCTTTTTTCGTTATAATTGTTTTCATAAAAATAAACCTTTAAAAACAATGATTGGAAATTAATTTGAATCCCCAATCATTGTAAACTCAAATTATGGTAGTATTTATTATAAATTGTAAATAAGTTCTAAACCTGTTTCAACTTCATCTAATGCAGTTTTAGATTTTTCAATATCTTCTTTATTTTTCATTTTAGATTTAGCCATTTTTTTAATTAATGCTGGCTTAATCATTAAATCTTTATCATCAATTCCTTCATTTAATGCTTCACAGCGAGATTTAATATCGTCATTCATACTATCTGTTAAATCTTTAATTTCTTCCATAGCAACAATAACACTTTCAATGACATTTTTTAATTTATTTCTGTCATCTACATTAAAATTTCTTTCTTCAAAAATATTCATATTATTCCTTTATTCTAAATTTGTAGTAATCCAGTTCTCTAAATCATCTTCATCCATCGCAATTGAACTATCAGTCAATTCAATTTTTTTATGTGGAGTTAAAAGCATAATAACAGGAACTGCATTATATCCTAATTTCGTGATAATATTTATATCAGAACATTCATAATAAATCAAATTAAATTTATTATTTTTCTCAAAATTATCTAAATTTTCTTGTGTCATTTTACAAGGAATGCAATTTGGTTGTCCAAATTTAATAATTGATGGTTCTTGACCAGTAATTGCATTTAATTCATCCATTGTTTTAATTTCTTTCATTTAAAATTCTCCATATTTAATTTTATTATAACTGTTGCAAATAAGAGTAACCATATTAAATATATCATCTTTACCATTATGAACTTTTTTAATCATTGGAAATCCAGCCATCCACGATAATGTACTTATATCTTTAAATTTATACATTGTTGGTCCTTTAAAATTTAATGTATTATAAGCATTTAATATAATAGGAGCATCAAATGCAGTATTACACCAAACATTTGTTTCCCATATATTATCTTTATTAAGTTCATTTAAAACATTAAAAAATATTTGTGGATTTTCAACAAAAGTTTGTTGAATTTTTACATCTAATTTACTTATCCAATCTAAAACTTCCATATCAAAATCAAATAATGTTTCATCAACCGTATTTGAATCAATAACTAAATGCTTTTCAAGAAATATTTCAGATGTTTCAATATCAAATTGTGCATATGATATACGGGCTATTGCAGCATTTCTTTTTAAAGAATAAGTTTCCAATGTTAAGACAGTTTCCATAAATATTTTAATCCTTTAATTGTGATTTTATTCTATTTAAAATATCAAAGTCAATATTTTCTAAATAATTATCAGAATTTTCTTTTTTAACAATCCATCCTAATGTTTTTTTCCCATTACCTTTATCTATTCTTCTTCGTAAAAATAAATAATTTTCTCTTTTTGATGTTTGTTTTAAATACTTAATTGTTTTTTCTAAATCATTCATTTTATTCCTTTTTTAATGTAAATGTAAATAACTATTAATTGAATATGCTTCAATTTTTAATTCAAGAATATCAGCATCATCACCAAAAAATTTATAAGTATTTGTACTTTCATCATATTTTATTCCTTGAAGCCAAGTACCATTACTACAAATATCTAATTCTTCATTATAAAGCTGAATTAAGTGTTTATTTGCTAATTCAAATGTTGAAAATACACCAATAATTTTTGTGTAATTTAAATCCCCAGTATAAGATTTTATTAAAACAAAAGCTAAATCACCTTCAAATGTAATCATTTAATAATCCTTTGAGAAAGTTAATATATTTATATATAATATATGTGAATATTAACAAAGAATAAAAAAAACTTCAATATTAATATAAAAAAATAAGTAATAAATATATCTATAAAGAATTAAGGAAATTCAATGGGGACAAATAATTATCATTTATACCAAAAAGAAAGAAGTCAAAATTATAATTATATTGACCGTGTTGTTAAAAGTTATTTAGAACAAGGTGGTGGTTTATTTCATATATATCCAATGAAAGCTATTGTTGATAATAATGGTAAAGAACACGAAATTGGTTCATCGGGATTTTATGTAACAGACGCTGTATTTAATGAAAATTCTAAACGTAAATATTCAAGAGAAACATTTGATTTATGGGGTGTTACAATGATGAATACTCCAACATTTTCATTTAATTTTGATGGATTATCTTTATTAGATGGTGACCAAAAAGAAATTTCATTTCATTATAACTCAATGGTAGCTCAATTAGGAAGAAAAATTTTAGTTGGTGATGTTATTGAATGGTCTTGGTTACGAGATTTAGATATTCTTGGTTATGATGAAGCAGCTAATAAATTTTATCAAGTTACATCTTCCGAAAGAGATGAAAAAGGATGGGCAGCCAATTATAAATATCATTTATGGAAAGTTAAATGTAAACCTATTACTAATTCTCCTGAATTTGAAGATTTATTTAATCACGATAAAGAAAATGATTTTTATGAAGATGTTAATTCACCTAATGGTGGTGGTGGATTAGACCCAAATAATACAGCTGAAGAAAATGAATTAAATATTAATGACCAAGTATTAGAAGAAGCTGAATTAAATGGTCCTTCATTTAGATTACACGATGAACATCATATCTATTTAGATGAAAATAATTGTTTATATGATACTCACGGACGATTTATTCCACAAGGAATAGATGGTATTCCAAATATTGATAATTGTGTTGATATTCCTTTTGGAAAATTCTTTCCAGATTCATCAACCGTTAAAGATGGTGATTATTTCTTACGTGTTGATATAAATCCACCACGCTTATTTAAAAGATTTACAAATGAAACAACAAAAGAAGGTGGTTGGAGAATGGTTGAATATGATAATAGAGAAAAATGGACAGGTGTTCCTGTTATTCTTCGTAGTGTTATTAATAATGATACTACTGTTAAATTTGAAGATGGAGAAATACAACCTGCTCGTCAAAATATTAAAGATTTGGTTAAAGCAAGAGTTAAAAAAGAACACAATAAACCAAGACCTTGGAAAGATATTACAATTATTGAGCCAGATAAAACTCCAACTGGTATTTAATTAAAAGGTCAGGCATTGCCTGACCTTTTAAAATTCTTCTAATTCTGTTTCCCAATATTCTTTAGAAAACCAATCATTTTCATCATATTCTTTAAATTTACGATTTTTACGATTGTTTTCTTCTAATTGTCTAATTGTTGGTACTTTTGGTTCGTGAATTAATTTCATATGCGATTCTTCAAGCGTTTTTCCACCTTTTTTACCATTACATTCACGACAAGCAGTAACAATATTATCCCACGTTGTTTTTCCACCTTTACATCTTGGCATTACGTGGTCAAATGTTAAATCATCGGCTTTAAATTTATTTCCACAATATTGACAAATATAATTATCTCTTAAATATACATTTCTTCGAGAAAATTTTGGTGTATGTGTTACATTAATATACTTTTTCAAAACAACAATTTTTGGCAATTTCATTTCTTTGTTTTGAATAATAATTGTATCATCATATTCTTTAACAACCGATAATCTTCCTTTAAGGAGAGATTTAATAACCTTTTTCATACTATTTAAAGATAAAGGATATTTACTTAATGGTTGATAATCACCATTAAGAATTAAAACTGGTCTATTCATAATATTTTTATTTGTCATTGTTAATCATCTTTTCAAAATCTGTTATTGTTATTTTTTTCCATTTTACCTGTCTAATTAATTCTTGTAATGTTGCAGGATTAATTGAACATTTTTTAAATAAATTGTCAAGTCCTAATTTATCATATATCATTTTATTTGCTGTTATATTATCTAAATTAGATAATTCAACCTTATAATCCATTCTTCCATCTCGTAAGAAAGCATCATCTAAATGCTCAATATGATTAGTTGTAAAAAAGCAAATTGCTCCTTCAGATGTATAAAGACCATCTAAAACATTTAAAATATCTGATAATGTTAATTTATCTTTATTATTTCCAGCTACACCAAAATCATCAGAAGATTCATTTCTTTCAAGAACTAAATTAGACATTGCATCAATATCTTCAAAAACATAAAATGTCTGCTTTGTATCTTTAATAGAATATAATAAACTATTAACATCAGTAATTGATTTTAAATTAATAACATTTATTTTAAAATTCAATTCACTTGCTAATGCTAATATTAAAGAACTTTTTCCTGTACCAGGTGAGCCATAAAGTAAATAATTTCTTTTATAAAGAATATTATCATTAATATATTCATTTTGTGAAGATAGAAAATATTTAATATCCTTTAATAAATCAGCAGCAATATTATTATTAGTATAAATTGTTGAAAGAGGTCTTTTATTTCTTTTAATAGAATTATAATCATATTTAATTGTAATTTTATTCTCATAAATTTCAGATACATTTTTCATTTGAGAAGTCATTTTTTTAATAAACTTCTTTTTATTAGCAAAAAATACTCTCATAGTTGTATAAATTGTCAACGATGATGATGCTGGTTCTTCTTTATATTCTTTATTAACTATGACAATGTGATTAAAAATCCAATACCAAGTTTTTCCATATCCTTCTTTAATTTTATTTGTATTAGTAATTTCATATGAACGTTGGATTAAATGTTTTTGATTTTGTAAAAATGTATCTAAATCTGTACATTCATTCATTCCAAAATCTAATGCTTTTGAAACATTCGTTATATTAAAAGAAATTAAATTAATTAAATGTTGCCAAATAAATTCAAGGATTATACGACTGTGCATTACTAAAATAGCAATTATACCGCCACTATACATTGTTGTTATTAAAGGATTATTTTTAATTAATTCTTGAATAAAACTTAACATTAAATATCTCCACAAAAATTATTTTTATTACATAATAATCTAAAAATATTATTTGTCAAGTATTATATAAAAAAAGAGGTTGATTTTTATAACCAACCTCTTTTAAAACACTCTTTTCAGCTAATTAGATGAAACGTAAGTTAGCAACTTTAATTTTAGCTAAGAAGTCACCAGCGTTACCTAAAGAGTTAGCTGGGTTAGTTAAAGCAAAGAAACCATAACGTGTGCTTAATGCCATAACGTGTTCGAATGTATTAGGGTCTAAGATAGTACCTGATGACATTACTGGAATGTATGGGCAGTAATAAGCAGCAGCATCAATTTCATCTGAACCTTTATAACCAATTAAGATGTCGTCATCTTTTGCATATGTGTTAACATATACTTTTAATGTGTTATTTAAAGTACCAACGTATTTGTTATTTGTTGGAGCTTCAAATGTACCTTCTGTAGTTCTTACGAATTGAGAAGCAGTAGCTGATTGTAATACTGATAATACTGTATGTGAAACTACTGACCAGTTAGCTGATGCTTTTCTGATTTTACGAGCAATTTCATTTGAGTATCTGTTAATCATAACAGCTAAAGCAGCGTGTTCGTCAACAACTGATGTAGCAACACCTGAAATTTTGTTTTGGTCATATGTTGCAACTGGTAAACCAGCAATAGCTTGTAATTTACCTAAAATTTCTTGGTCAATATCTAATACGATTTCTTGAGCTAAAGCAGAAGTTAATTCTTGTTCAATATTAGCACCGTATTGAGATTGAGCATCTTGCATAGCTTCTAATGTAAATCTTGCTTTTAATTTACGTGAGCCAGCTTTAACATCTTCTTTTACGAATTCAATGTTAATATCGTTACCACCTGTACCTTCTAATACAGCTGTATCAGCAGCACCTGGGTTAACCATATCTTCATTACCAGAATACCAAGCACCAACTAAGAATGGTGATAATGCTTCTTGACCAGCGATGATACCAGAACCATCAACAGGAGAATTTGTAGCATATCTAATTCTCATAGTTGTAATTGTACCAGAAGGACCTGATAATGGTTGAACACCTACTAATTCGTGAGCCATAACTGTTGGCATAATACGTTTAATTAAAGGCATCATAACTTTGTTAATAATTGCTACGTTAGCAGCAACTGTTGAACCTTGTGTTGCGTGTTCTGCTAAGAATTGTCTACGAACATTTTCTAAAACAGATTCTGTGATACGTCTACGAGATGCACCTTTAATATCAGAAACCATACCTTTTTTCAATCTATTCCAAGCGGTTGGGCTTTCTAATAATAACACGCCTTTATCAATATTTGTTGTCATTATTTTTTTCTCCTAAAAAATTACTTTAAAATTTACAGTTAGCAATAACTTTATTAATTTCTTCTTCTAAGTCACTACTTAGACTTCCTTCATTTAAGTCTATTGCATTTTTATTTTTATTTTCACCTGTTAAAAATGTAACTTTCTTACCCTCTTTTAACACCTTGTCATTTTTATTTATTTGTTTTTGTGAAGAATTGCCTAAAATCATAGGAATGTATCTTTTAATTGATTCATTCAATTTTTCTGTAGGTACTTCTTTAACCAAATTTTTAATCATATCTTGTTTATCAATGCCTAAATGTGCAATTGATTCATTAATGATTTTATCTCTTGACAATTTATTATTTAATTCAGTCAATTGATTAATTTGATTTTTTGATTCATTTAATTGCTTTTCTAACACTTTATTTGAATGCATTAATTTATTTTGTGATGCTTTTACTGATTCAAACATTGATTTAACAATTTTATCTTCATTAAAGAATTTAACAGCATATTCTCTTGCAAATGATTCAAAAATTTTCATACCAAATGCTTTTTTACGATTTTCAGCAATATCTTGACGGAATTGTTTTAATTCACGTGTAATAGTTTCTTGCATAAATTGTTGCATTTTGTTTGATGCATTTGCAAAAAATTCTTTTTTAGCATCAGAAATTTTTTCTTTTTGTTCTTGAACCAAACGAACACGTAATGAATCTAATGATTTCATTTCTTCTTTATGTGCTTTTGTTTGCATAGCAACTTGTTCAGAAATAAATTTACCAAATTGATTTAATGCTTCACCTAATTGTTTACGGTCATTATAATGTTCAGTCATTTCTTTTTTAACTGATTCATTTAACCATTTAGATGCAGTATCAATAAATTTTGATTTTTCTTCATCTAATTTATGTTGCATTGATTCTTGAATATTTTTTAATTTGCGATTAAAGTTTTCTTTAATCATTGCAGCTTTATCAGCAACTTCTTTTGCAACATTTGCTTTTGCTTTTTGTAATGCAAGTTTTTCTTCAATTAATTTTTTTCTATGAATATCAATTTTTTTCATTTCTTCATTAATAGTTTGACGAGTTAATGTATCCATAGATTCAATAATTTTTTCTTTATCTTGTTTAGCTTGTTTAGATAATTCTTCATAAACTTCTTTACGAGCTTCATTTTTAAGTTCTTTATATTTTTCTGTCATTAAAGCATTAAATGCATTTTTAGCATCAGCAGTTGTGATATTTAAACTTTCCATAAGTTTTTCATTTAATTCTTTATCTGTTAATCTTGCCATTGTAATGGTCTCCTTTAAACCTTTTATTTACAACTCCAATTTCTAAACCAAGATACAATATCTTCATTTAGTTTTGATTCATATTTATTGGAATTACTTTTTATTAAATCTTGTGCATTGTTTAATAATTTTTGACCTGCTCCTGTATACATTAATTTTTCATAAATTGGAGTTGGTCTTGCATCTTGAGCCGAAGGAGTTGCCACAATATCAACTGTAACAATTTCAAAATCTGAAACTGTGTTATCATAATCACTTACATTTCCTGAACCACGTGATGAAACACCAAGTGGAACACCATCTTGTAATAATCCTTCAACTATTTTACCTGATGGAGTGCTTGATAAAATTCTCATTTTACCAATACCATCATTTCCTCTCATATGAATTTCTTCAATCGTATGAGAAACATTATGAACATTGATAACTAATGTATCTGGGTGGTCTAATTCTCCCAAAACACCACCGTAACTTTGGATTTGTTCAGACAAATCATTTACTGCTCGTTCAATTTCGTGTCTTGGGTAAATACGACCATTAAGATTTTGAATTTCTCCTTGAATAAAGATACCTTTCAAATACCAATGTTTTTTTCTATTACCATTTGCATCAACATAATCAGTTGGGTCAGCCATCATTTGTGACTGACCTGAACTGATATATTCTTGAAGAACTGGTTTATTTAAAATATTACCCATTCTTATCAATCCTTATTAGTTACCCATCATTGATTTACCAGCAGCAGGTTTATTTGCTGGTTTTTCAACTTTATGCCATTGTTTAGTGCCTTTGTTTTCAATAGAATCAACTTTTGGTTTTTTATCTGCTGATTGACCTTTTGAATCTGTTGAACTTACACCTAAACGTGGTTTTTTATTTAATTTCATATCAGGTAATTTACCAAAGTTCATTGTGCCTTTTTTATTAACACCTTCTTCTTCAGAAGTCATTTTTTTACGAGGGTCTGGAATATTTGACCAACCTTCTTCAATGGCATCATCTGAACCATTTTCAGCTTCTAAACGATTTAAAATATCTAATAAATCGTCATAAGTTTCTTCTTTAATTTCAACTGTATCATCTTCTGCTTCTGAATCTGATTCCATATCACCAGCTTCTAATTCATCTTCAATGCCAGCATTAATATCAGCTTCACCTTCTGCTTCTAAATCAGAAGCTAAATCATCACCTTCAGCTTCATCAACTTCAACATCAGTTTCAACATCTAAATCTGAATCATCATCTTCAACATCAATTTCTTCAATATCTGAATCACCTTGTAATTTTGATACAATTTCATCAAATAAATCATTGATTTCATCTGAATCAGCACCAGCTACTTCATAATCACTTCTTAAATCTTCAATAATTACCATTGCATCATCAATAGAAGCACCTTCTTCGCCATCACTTAATTTTAATTCATCAACAATATTTCTTAATTCATCTAATCTACCACGAACTTCATCAGGCATTTCACCAGGGAATTTATCTTCTAATTCATCAATAGCTACTAAAATTTGGTCATATTGTTCATTTTTATCATCAATTACATCACCAGAAATTTCACTATTTAAATCATCTCCCATATCAGAAACTTCCATACTTTCATCTTCTGCTTCTAATAAAGAATAACAATTTTTAGCTTTTAAATCCCATTGACGTTTGAAAAGACGTGTAGCCTTAGCTATATCATTATCATTAACCAAAGCATCAAATGCTTCTGCTAATAATTTTCTTTCTAATTCATTAGTCATTTAATTAACTCCTTAATTGTTAAAAAATTTTTTGTTCTATTTGTATTTATAAAAACTTATTAAGTTTTAATGGAAATTAGTATTTTTTCTTGACAAATTAAAAAATTAATATACAATGAGAAAAAAATTTATTAATAAGGGAATAAAAAATGGAAACTATTAAAGATATTTCATTGGATGATGCTTTTTCTTGTTTTCAAATTGAGTATCAAGAAACTTATAATACTATTCATTATACATCAAACATTGCCGATAAAGATGTATATGGATTTTTTGCTGATGGTGTTGAAAAAGGTTATTGGTATAATGAACCATTAGATAGAACAAAAAATGGAACAGCAATTTTTTATTAATTTTTATAAAAAATATTGTTGACAATTAAATTTTATATGTTATATTTCTTTATATAAGGAGATAATGACAATGAAAAAACATATGGTTATTAAGAAAAAAGACAATGACAAATTATATCAAGAAATTTTTAAAAGAGTTAAATCTCAATATGATTGGGCTATGAAAAATTCAGCTGAATGTCATTTTGCTCACGCACCATATTTTCAGCAATATTTTATTATGGGAAAAGAAAAACCAAAATTTGATTCTAATAAAGTCAAAGATAAGATTTTCATTCAAGTCTTAAAAGATTTACATATATTAGATGAAAATGGTGAAGTTTCTAACAGATACCAATACAATGCATTTGAAACAAAATTTGGCAAAAAAGAAGGAGCTAATTAGCTCCTTCTTACATTGGTAATCCTGCTCCCATATCTCCACCCATTTCTTCTGGATTTTCTAATGCTGGTCCATATAAAATAGGAACAAAAACAGAATCTTGTGCTAATTCTTCTCTTTTTTGATTACGAATTTTTTTTAATCTGTTAATATCAGATAATTTTAATACTTTTTTTCTTTTTTTATACATTTGAGGAACATTTTTATCATCAATTCTGTTATATGGTGAATCATTATTTGAATTGTTATCTGTTTCTAATAAAATTGCTAATTCTTTTAACATTTCTTTCATTTTAATTTCCTTTATACAACTGGATTTCCAGAAGCACCTGTTGTTGGGGCTACACCCATACCACCTGCTTCTCCTGCTGGCATACCACCACTCATTTCTCCACCAAACATACCACCTGCTTCTCCTGCTGGCATACCACCTAATGATTCCATACCTGCGTTCATATCAGCAGCCATATCATTTAAATAATCCATTGAAATATCTTCAATACCAACAGTTCTTAATCCAGGAATTTGATTTTTATCTTCTGTTGGTAATTCAACATCTTCATTTTTAAATCTTTTTTGATTTTCAATAATTAATAAACGTTGATTTTCATTAAATTCTTCTTCTGAAAGTTTTAAATAAAATTTTAATGCAAATTGTTTTGAAATATATTGATTTCCTGAAGCTGTAATAAAAGCATTTAATCTATTAAGTTTTATTTCATCTTCTGATATTTCAGTAATATTTGATGGTTCATTAAAACTTAAATTAAAGCTATCTTCATTAACATTAACACCACGATGTTGTAAAAATTTTTTAAATTCTATATCTAATTCTGGACTTAAAATTTCTTGAATACGACAACATAATTTAAAAAATCTTAATTCTTGAACATATGTATTTGTTTTATTTGTTGGAAGTGTTCTTTCTCCATCAGTAGGTCCATAAGGAACCCAACATTGTGGAACATTCATTCCACGAATTAATAAATTTTCCCAATAAACCATATCATTGATTTCACCAAGAGCTTGTCCACCAGGTAATTTTTCAATTTTTGGCTGAATACCATCTGAATCAACAGGCAACCAATAATCTTCATTCATTGGAATAGAATTATAAGCTACATCAATAGTATTAAATACACCATCTGTATCTTTTGCTGGCATACGTCTTTGAGATAATTCATTTTTTGCTTTTTCAAGCATTTGCTTACGTTTATAACGTGGAATTCCACCAACAGGTATATAAAATACTAATTTTTCTGTTGCATTTTTAATTCTATATAATAAAATACAATCTTGTAAAAGCATTTTTTGAATATAGATTTTATAAATTTTTTCTAATATTGATAAACCAAATGGAAAAAGTAAAACGTTATCTACATTCATTGATAAATGAATGACATTATCAGCAGAAACTGGTAAAGTTGTATTATCATCTGTTGGATTTGGTGATGTAGACGCATTTGCTGTATTGCTTGCATTAACAACACCTGGAAAATTAGAATTAATTGTATTTAATAAATTACGAGTAGTAACATCTGATTGGGCTGTTGTTGCAACTTTTAAAGGCACATTTAATTCAACATTTTTAATAACATAATGTGTTGGATTTTTCAAATCATCAACTACAACACCCAATACATCATATATATTAACTTTTTGTAATTCAAATGTATCTGGGTCACGAACAAAAAATACATCCCCGTATTTTAAAACATCTCTAATGGTTGGATACATTCTCTTTTTCCATTTATTTGTTTTAATCCAATCATCCAATTCTTTTTCAATTGTTAATGTTTGAGAGTCAGGTAATTTTTCATTAGCTACATAATTAATTTTAAATGGCTTATCTTTATCTGCTTGAATAATATAATCAACAATAGTATCTAATGACCACGAAATAATAGGGTCTTGTTCCATACCATCATAAATTGTATATCTTTCGCAACGATTATTTGGTCCTTGATAAACAACAGGAAGATAATTTTTATATCTATCATAAATAGAAGTCGTACCATCTCCTGAATTACTTCTTACACCAAGTTTTGCTTTTGGTAATGTTACCGCTTTTAAAAATTTTTTATAAGACATTTAAATTCCTTATTATTTAATAAAAATATTTATTTTATAAAATTTTTATTTTTAAATTACACCAGTATTCTTTTCTCTTGCAACAAATCCAAGATTTTCTAATTGTTGTGTTTGTCTTTGTTGTCCTCTTTCAATTCTTTCTAATGCATCTAACATTAATGAATTTAATTCTTTTATATCTTTTTGAATATTATTAGAATTATTAAAACGTTGAGCTTCAACATTTTGATTTGTTTGGTTACTTGTTGATGAACTATTTGAATTAAATGAAGGTTGTGAAGGTGGTACAACATTTTGAGATTGTAAAAACTGTTGTCTTTGTTTAAATAATTCTTCATTTTTTCTCATTAAGGCAGCTCGTTCTTCAGCTGACATTGTTTTTTGACCAGTTAATGCTAATTGAATTTTAGCAATTGATTCACCAATCCAATTACCAGCTATATCTGCTCCTTCACCAGCCATTCCTAATAATGGACCATTAGCCCATAAATAAGCCTTTAAAGCATCAGAAGTTGCATCCAAATAATTACCTTGACGAATATTTTGATAAGCCGAATAACCTTCTAATCCAACTCCCGCAACTGTTGCAGCTCCACCAACCATTTTTCCTATTCCAGCAAGTCTGCCCATTTTACCAATTTTGCCTATTTTTCCACGACCACCTTTTTTCCCTCTTTTTTTAGAATTTCCAAATAAATCCCCAATACCATCTAACGCACTATTAACTGTAACTGTACCTGCATTAACTATCATTGAACCGACAGATTTAAATAAACTTGTTAATAAACTGCCACCTAAAGTAGCACCAATTGTTAAGAATAAATCTACCCAATAATTACGTGAAAAATCATCTTTCATACGACTTATTGATAACAATACATCATTAACTTTATCTAATCCATTAGCTAAAACATCTAATTCTTTTCCAAAATTTTGTAAACTTTGTGTTTTAATATTTTCAATAGCAAGTGTTGCTCTATCTAATTCATCAGAAAAATGACGAGCAGATGATAATATTTGACTATCAGTTGAATTTTCATTGTATGTTGAAAGTTTTTGACCCCTTGTTCCAACTGTTATTTGACCAAATAAAGCACTATTTTCAGGTCTATAAACTAAATTTGAATTTAATGCATCATTAACTAATGCTTGATTCATACGATTTCGTTCACTCTGATTTCTTTCAATTGAAGCATTAATAAATGCTATCATATCATTCATCTGCATATTTGGATTCCGAGCAACCATATTTCTTAATTGAGCATAATCTCTACCTTGTTGAGTTGCCATTGCTCCTAAATACTTTTCACTTGTAACATCATTTAGTATTAATGCACGAGCCATTTCTGGTCCAACTTGCTGTATAAGTAATTTTTCAAGCATTTCCATTGCAGGATTTGCATTACGTAATGCCTGAACTGCAAATTCATCTTCTTTTAATTTATTTTCTTGCAAAATTAATTCAATACTTTTACCAGTTGCCATACTTAATTGTTTAAGATTTTTAGTATATAATTCAGTTTCTTTTCTTAAACGGTCTCTATCTAATTGTTCTAAGTTAGCATATTTTGTTCGGGTTTCAATATATTCTGATAAAATTGCTTCTTCTTCTTGACGGGTTGTATTAAATTTACCAGAAATATCACCTAATGTTTGATTAAAAAAATTAACTCCGTCACCAAAAGAAGCGTTTAATCGTTGAATTGTTTGTGAATTTTTTGTATATAATTTAACTAATTGTTCTTGTGGTCTTGCTAATTCTTCTGATGCTTTACGTAAACTATCAAATCCTTGAGTAACTGAAACACCAGCACTTTCTAAATCTCTTAAAAAGCCCATTCTTTCCATATTTTTTTGGAAACTTGTTGCAAAACTTTCAACAATACCTTGAACAATTTTTGCTCCAATAGCTTTATTTCCAGCATCTTCTTTAGTTTTATCTTTTTTCTTATTATCTTTATCTTCTTTAATGGCATTGTTAATATTATTAACAGCAGAAACAATTTTTTCAAAAGAAGTTTTTCTTTCATTTTTTTCAATATCAGATAATTTAATATATTTGTTCAAATTAACTGTTAATTCTTGAACATTCTTTTGTAAATCCTTACCATATTTTTTTGGAAAATAACGACTTAATAATTCATCTAGTGGTTGAATTGAACCTAAATCATTAAAGCCAACAGCAACTTCTTTTCCTCTATGTAATACAGGAATACGAGAAGAAGTTTCCATTTCAATATAATCTTCTGCCATTTATTAACCTTTATAGTTTTTTATCTAAATTATTATAAGCATTTTTTAAACCAGAAGTGTCAATACCTTTAAAAAATTGTTTTAATGCACCGAATGTTGGTTCAATAACTAATATAAACATTACTTCACGTGTTGAATTATCAGTAAAAGTTAAAATAGTTCTTTGCTGACCCATTGTTGTTGCACGTTCTGTTCTTGTAACAGTAAAAATACCATCTAAAACATCATCATAACGAATAATTTTAATATATTCATTTATATCTCCGTGAACTAATAATCTTTTTGAAATTTGTTTAAATAATTCATTATCAGCTTCTCTAATTTCATCAATTTTTTTAAGTTCAATCTCTCTATCTTCTCCAAAAGAAGCACTTGTTTGCAATTCAGACAAATAATATTTTTTAACTGTGCTTAAATTTGGAACATCTGTAAATATATAATTAACATAATTAACTTTACCAACATTTCTCATAATATCTTTAATACGTTTAATAATATCATTTGCTGCTTTCCCTTTTAAAGCAAATTCTTGTTGTAAATCATAATCTTCATCTTCTTTACGAGTAGTTCCAACTAATTGATTAAGTAATTTAACCTGATTTGGCTTTTTTTCTTCAATAATTTCATATACATTATTAAACCATTTTTTTGTTACATTATCAAATAAATCTTGGGTTAAATTATTTTTATTTTTAACATATTCTTCTAAATTATCACCATACTTATTTTTTAATTCATTTAATTTAGCTTTTGATTCTGCTAAAGATGCTCCGCAATAATATAACTCATTATATGCTTTAATTAAATTTTCAATATTATCTCTACCAACAATATCTTGAAATTGTTCATTTGTTAAAGGAATTTTATTATTTGATAATGCCTGTTTAACAAATACCAATCTTTTATCATTTTCAATATCACTATCTTTATCAAATTCTTTATTATCAACATTTTCAATATTTTCATCAGACGTATTTAAATTATCTTCATCTTTAAACAAATTTTGTTGAGAATTTTTAATTTGTTGTTCTTCTTCAGCAGCTTTTCTTTTATCATTTAAACGATTCATTGATGCATCAGCCAAACGAGATGCTTGTTTATATAATGTTTTATAAACTTCTCGTTGGTTATTTGATTTAAATAAATTTGGTGTAACCATTTTATTGATTTCATATTGAATTGCTTGTGGTTCTTCCATATCAATTAATTCATTTAATGTATTAACATCGTAACCTGCTCGTTCTTTTAATTTACCCCAAGCATAATCATATAAATCTCTTTTATATTCTTTGATTTCATCATCAGACAATGTAATATCTTCCAATAAAAATTTATTACCATTTTTTTGTAATGCTTCATACAATTCATCGGTAACAACAAATTTTTCTTCATTTTTTAAGATATATTTAACCATTATATTTCCTCAATTTTATATGTATATGAATATTTATTACATCTAATTAAAATAAAAAAGCACCTTTAAGTGATGCTTTTTGCTTTTGCTTCATTAATTTTTTTATCATAATCAGTTTTTAATTTTATATATCTTTCTCTTAATTTATAGGGCATTCCATATAATTCTTGTAATGTTATTTGACCATTAGAATATATTTGTATATTTAATAAAGAATTTTCAATTTCATCTCGTTGTTTATCTAAACGCTCAATAAATTCCATAACTTGTTCATCATTGGAATTTAAGAGCTTAAACCGAAAAAATCAGATTGATTAAATCCATAAAAAACATCTTTCCATTTATAATTACAATAAGGACATATATACTCTAATTCTTTTGGTAATCCAATATCATTCAATTCTTTAATTTTTGTATGTATTTCACTAACAAATGATGCACTTGAATTAGATACAAATTCATAAATTAAATTTTTATCATCAACAAAACTACCATCTGGTAATTCAACTTTTTTTATACCATTTGTAACAATTTTATTTCCAATTTCACTAATATTCATATAAATTCCAGAAACAGTTGAAACAAATTCTTTTCTATCATTTTCAGTCTGATTATCATTATCAAATTTATAATCTTTAAATTGTTTTAAAATAGATTTTTCTTTAAAATTTAATAAATTAAATAAATTCTTATCTTTTGTTGTATTTGGACTAATATAAATTTGTAATCCATTTTCTGCTTTTATTATATATTCTTTCTCTAATAAAGATATTTGTTCTAAAATTTCACGGCAAGAATATGTAAACATTTGAGGATGGAGACAAATTCTATTTTCTTTTTCTAATTTTGTTATTTCTTCAGGTTTATCTTTTAATTGTTCTTTAATTTCTAAACAATGTGGACAAGTTATTTCTAATTTTAATTCATCTCCATATGTTGCTGCCTTAATAGCTAACAATAACACATTTAAATCAGGATATAATAATAATTCTGGATTTGAAATAGCTGGAACACAAGATTTAATAACATCTATATTTGCTTGACCTGACAATAAAGCATCAGGATTAATAAGAGTTAATTCATCTTTTGGTAACATTGGATATACTTCAACTTCTTTTAATGGATTTAATTTAACAATATCAGAAGTATACCAATTACCGTCTGATGGTAATTTAACTGAAAGTTCTGCTTTACGTGCATAATCAAGTAATGGATTATTCATATTATCTCCTTTTAAACATTTTATTTTATTTATATCAAAAAAAATTTAAAAAAACAATAAAAAAGGAGTTTAAACTCCTTTTTTATTGTTCAAAATATTCTAATATTTTTTGAATAACAATTGCACTTTCAGTATTCAAATAATCATATTTTGTTTGATTACCAATGAAAATTGAATCATCTCTTAAATCATATTCACCATTCCAGAAATTTAATGTTACATTAAATCCTTCAGCAACTGTAATTTTACTTCCACTTGGAACAGTTGATTTAGTAAATGGTAATTCATTACTTAAATATTCAAGAGTATCATTGCTTCCTGTTTTTAATCCTAACACAATAGCAGGAGTTGAAACACCAGAAACTAATGAAAATGTAATAGGATATTGATTAAATCCTTCTCCTGAAATATCAGGAATATAAATTTTAACGTTATTAGCAAAACTATTTTTCATATAAGATGCATCTAAAACGCCATCTTTTGTAATATTAATACCCATATAATCATAACTATTCCATAAATCATCAGTAACTATAAAATCAGATGTTCTTGGTTTTTCATCTCTATACCAATTAGGAACATTATTTTTTAATTCGGCATCTTCCATATAAGTATATAAAGATTCAGATACATTAATTGTACCATCCTGCAAACCAACTGTATGGAAAATTGGTGAATTTCCTTGCATACCTTCATATTGTTTTAATATCCATTTACCATCAGAATATATTTTAACAATATCTCCTGATTCAAAATGATATTCTTCAAAATGTTCTTGTAAATCTATTTCTGATTCAAATGTTGCTCTTGGAGTTATCATTGGAATTGAATCGTCAGCATATAAATCTTTATATGTCCAATATTTTGAAACGTCATATGTTTGATATTTTATTAACGTATAATCATTTAAATTATCCATTCTCCATAATGTCCAAATATTATCATAAACTTCATCAGTTTTTACTAAAATATTTTTTCCAATTAATGCAGTATCTTCACTTGAAATCATCTCTAAATGAGTATCAAATGAAAAATCATATTCTGGATATGGTTCTTTACTTAAAAAGATATTATTAAATTCTGTTGAACCAACATCAATATCAGATAAGACATCACGAGTATTAAAAATATGATTTAAAATATCAACTAAATTTTGTCTTGCTCTAACAATATTTTCAAACATTGTTTGTCTTGGTCTAATATATATACCAATTTTATTTCTTGGTAATAATTCTGGGTCAGGAACAGTTTGTCCTAAACTATCATATCCAACTAAACTTGCTTTCATTTTATCCCATAATGAATCAGGAATTTCAGCATCAGTATTTTCTTTAACTAATACCCATTCTTCGTGTTCAGTTACATCATTATCACCTAAGAAATTTAATTGAATAACAAAATCTCTACCTGCATTTAATGTATCAAAATTACCAACAATCATTGAACTATATTGAGTTTCTCCATCATATGCATATATTGGAGAATACCAAATAACTCCTTCATCTTGTGGTGAATTAATTATTTGTGAAATATATAATGCACTTGTATGTCTAAATGAAACATTTGGTATACTTGATGGATTCTTTACCCAATAATAGTAATAAATTTCATTCTTTTCAGTAGCTTTATTATAAATTTCTTTTTTAACATAAGAAGTTACTGTTTGTGGAAGATTAATTGATTTAGTCCATTCCATAATAGCTATTTCTGAACCAGGCATTTGTTTACCCCAATTATTTCTTCTATAAGTAATATCTCCTTGTGAATAATCTAAATATTTAACTTTTGAAATATCCCACCATAATTGACCAACTTTATTATCTCCCCAAGTTGAATAATTATTATAATCAGCAGGGTCTTGGGCAATTATATAATTTACTTCTTTTAATAAATTATTTGGAATAATACCTTGAATTGGGTCAAATGGTTGAATAATTGCCATTGTTTTATTATTATCATCGTTTACCATATAACAAGATTTAATTTCTTTAATATTAATTTTTCTATTTTGTAAACGATATAATGAATAAGTTTTATCAATAGTTGGTTTATAATCTATATCTGTTTCTATTTCATTATAAACTTCACCTTGTTGTTCATCAATAAATTTAAAAACTGACCACGCCATTTTATCAATAATATTTTGTGAATCATTGATTAAATAAGAAGGGTCATATATTTTCTTTAAATTATCAACATTATTAATAACATCTCTTAAAACATAAATTAAATCACCAATCTCTAAATGAGTTTTATCAAAAGAATATACATCAGAAATTTTATTAACAACCATTGAAATATAATCATCATCAGATATTTTCTTTCTAATATCCCAACCTTGATTTGTTTCAGCAAAAGATACCCAAACTTTTTCTCCAACTTTCATATTTTCAAAAGTTGTCTTAAAAGTTGCTTCATTATCTACTATATAATTTGTTTCTCCAATTTGTGCAAATCCTGCTGTTGGATAAAATTTAAAATCATTTGTGAAATTAAATTTATTTTCAGATTTATTCTCTTTTTGCTTTAACCAATCTTGATTATTCCAAGTAATATCAACAATTGAACTATTAGCTTTAACATTATCAGCAGTTGTAAATGAAATAATTTGAGGGTCTTGAGTAATTAAATCTGGTTGAATTTTTAATTCAATTACTGAACTATTTGATGTATATCCAAATTCTCCAATTTTAAATGCCCAGTTTTCAAATAATTCTATTTCATTATTTTCAGCATCCATAATATAAGTTGAACGATTTAATTTACCAAATGAACGTTTTGTTCCTTTTTCTTTTAGTAATCCTTTATAGAAATCAAATATATTTCTATCATCAATTAAAAGTCTTTCCATAGATGGTAATTTTTGAAAACCTATTGTTCTTTTAGCATAATCACCAAATACACCTTGTGAACGTACATCATCTGTATTATAAAAATATTTAAAATCATTAGCTAATTTATCGTAGTTTGGATATGCTCCATCTTTATCAATTAAATAACCTGGTGCAAAATAAGTTCCATTCCATCCATCAACTTTAATTCCTAAAAGTTTTAATCTTTGAGCTTTAATACAAAGTAGTGGGTCATAAATAACATCACCATAAATTGTTTGATTATCAAATAAAATGATATGTTCATTTTCAATTTCTTTAATTTTTAAACAAGTAACGGCTTTATCTAATGACATTATATAAGTATCGCCATCTTTACGATATACATCTAAATCCTCGTTAAAAATTGGTAATGATGCAGTATTTAAAATTGACCAATAACCATTTATATATTGTCCAACTTTATCAATAAATGCATCGTGAAAAATACCAATACCATCAGCACCAGGATTTAACATAATAATAGAATCAATATCAATTTGAGTTGTTGTCCACAATAAGAAATCTCTTGATTTACTTCTAAAATTAATAATTTCTCCATTTGCATCTAATATATTAAAATACCAACCTTCAACATCCTCTAAATATTTTCCATACCCATTAATAACATTATAAACATCTTGAATTGAAGAATATACTGTTTTATAATTTACTTTTTGAAGATTATCTGTCCATTCATTATAATAAATAATATTTCTTCCTGAAATATTAACAGTTGACTTTTTACCATTATATTGAGGAACTTTAACTATAAAATATGGTTTTTCATAATCAAATCCATCAATCATATATCCTGATTCAACTTTTTGAATAACAATAGCTGAATAAGAATATTGTTTATCAGTAATAGTTTTATATAAATCTAATTCATAATTTTGTGATGGAATTACTCCAAAATTATCAGATAATATTTTAATACTATCATACTTATAAAAGCCTGCACATTTATATGATAATTTCATAGAAATATCACGAATAGATTTAGCAATATAATTTGTTATATCAACATTTTCGTGTAATAAAAAGTCTGAAATCCATTGTTGAATACCTATTTTTTGAACATATTCATTATCAATATACTCATTATGCATAATTATATCAGAAGGTGAAGGACGTTTACCTAAATCATCATAAATAATTTGTTCATATGAAGTATCTTTAAAAATTGTTTTAATATTTTTAGTATCCCAATTATTTTCAACCCATTCTGTTGGTCTCATCATATATAAAATTGTTTGTATTGAATATCTATATTCAGATGTATACATCCAAGCGAATTCCCAACGACCTATATCACCAACTTTCCAAGATTGTTTAGCATAATATGGAATTGGTGCATTTAAAACAATACCAATTTCAACTGGATTTAATAATTCACCATTTTCATTAACTGGTAAATACTTTTCAATTAAATTTGGACGTTTTAAAAATTCATATATACCTTTTGATTCACCATCAGCAACATATCCATTTTCAATATCTTGCCACATAGGTAAATTTGAAGATGTATAAGGAGCAGAACCATAATGGTCTTCCCACCAAGATGGTTGTGAACCAAAACCTAACATTTCCCAAGGATGTGTATGTGGTCTATAAGTATCATAATAATATATATAAATTGATTTATATGAACCATATAATTGTTCACCATCCGCATCTACACAAGTTGAATAATTCCAACTAAATGGGTCATTTTGGTCAAAACCATCATTAATAGTGTAGTCAACTCCTTTATCTTGACACCATTTTTCAAAAATTGGAGTTAAAAATTCTTTATATTCAACTTGATTATAATCTGTTGTTCTAAATTTTCCTGGTATATATTCCAATTTATTATATGAAGGCAAACTATTTTTAAACTTATCTAAAATAGAATTGTAAATTGCTGTTTCAATTTCTATTAAAGCATTATCACGATAATCATTAAATAACATTTGATATGAACCATCGTGGCATAATAATACTTTTGGTTTATTAGGATTTTCTTCAAATGTAATAATTTGTGGTTTATAATAAGAATCTAAACCTAAATATGCAGGAGTTGCTGGAATATAACAATCTCCATATTCAGATGCAACTCCATTATTATAAAATGAATCTAATCCTTCCTTACCTAGATTAATTTTATTTAATGCACTTTGAACAATTTTTTTAACATCCGTTTCTTGAGTTACGTGTGAAATTGAACCACTTGGACTTACAATATCAACTGTTTCAAATTCATCATATTCACCATTATTACTCATTGTTGTAATAATATTTTTAAATTTAGTTTTAAATTTAGTATATTCATTAGTTATATATGTTAAAACAGTTCTAATATTAGAAAATTCTCTTGAATTTAATAACATTGTTTTAAGTGCTGGACTTTCGTGTTGTAAAATTTCTGTACCTAATGATAAATCTTTTTTTGTATTATTATAATTATTATTTCCTGAAGAATTACCACTAAATGCACTTTGGTTTTCAATGATACTTCTTAATTGGTCAAAACATTCATTATAATTAATTTGTGAAATATCTTCATTCATCGCATTTGATGTTATTGTTAAAGGCAAATCATAAAAATAACCATCAGCAATTGTATTAGTTAATTTTTTAACTAATAATTTAATATATAAATTATCATCTGCATTTAAAATACTTGTTTCAGAAATCATAAGTTTTTTATTTTTGATAATATAATCTGTACCATCATTTAATAAAACACCATTTAAATAAACAAAAGATGATTTTTTATTTGAAACTTCATCTGGCTGATATGCTAAATTAAATACAGTATATTTAACATCATCAATTATTTCATAAATTTTATTATCTGTAACAGTTATTTCAGTTGTAATATATTGTGTTGTTGTATCTTTAGATATATACCAGTTATTTAAATATATATCTTGACCATTTAATTTAAAAAATTTAAAACCTTCATAATCTTTTAATATTGTATAATCATAATATGTAAAAGTTTGAGTTCTAATTATATTATCAAAAATGTAATTTCCATAGCCATCAGTAACAATTGCTTTATTTAAATCTTCATCAATTGTTGCACCAGAATCATCAGTTGTAACATAATCAAATAATTTACTACCTTTAAATGATGATTGATTGTAATATAATTGATTATCTAATGCATTTTTTTCATCATCATAAAGTTGAAATAAAGGTGATTGGTTAACACTAACTTTTTGTTGTCCAGTTACCCATTCTCCATTATTATAGTAATAATAAACACCTGCATAACGTCCTTTACGAACAGTTATACCTTCTCCTTCAACTGGTGAGCCATCAGTTGATAAACCATTAATCACAGGTTGTAAAATAACAGTATTAATAGATGAAACACATGATACTTGATAAATTCTATTATTAGACATTTCATCAGAATCACCAGTAATTAAAACAGTCATTCCATCTTTTAAATCAACACCTTGAATAGGTTGAGGAACAATACCATTTAAATCATTTTTTCTTGTGTTAACAATTAAATCTACAAATCCTCTATTATATGTGCCATAATTATATAATTGAATATCTTTATTAAAGCATAAAATTGGTTTTTTAGCTTGAATATATTGAATTTTACGTGTATTATCAGTATATTGAATATTTTCAAATTCTCCAAAAGTTTTAACTTTAATAGTTAAATCCATATCAGCATAAATCATTGTATCATCAGTCATATCTTCAGGAGAAGAATTTGTATAATATAATACATTATTACTAATTAATTGATATATAATTGTATTTTCAATTTTATCTAAAACAGAACGATGAAACCATCTATTTCTTAATGACCACGCATTACCATCAATAGCTCCTCTTTCCATTACATAATAATCAGGCATTTTTGATGTTGAAGAAAGAATTTCACTATCATTAATTAATTGTATTGATTTTCCAACACCTTCAACAATAAAAGGAATATTATTATATTCTGGATTTTCATCATTAATAAATAAAATTCTCATACCTGATGAAAAATTAATTGTTACTTCATTTTCATTTTCATCTACACCTTTATAAGTATAATTTTCTTTACCAATAATATCTGTTACAGCATTAGTTTTAGATAATAATTCAACTGGTGGCTGTCCATCTTCAACCCAATAATAAAAATTATAATTTAAAAACATATCAACATTAATTGGCGGACACCAAGACCAATATGTATCAGATAATAATCTATTTTGGTCATTAATTTCACAACCTTGTAATTTTAATGTATTTAAAAAATTACTAAAATCAACAACTGAATTATTTGATTCTAAAGAAGTATCATTTGGATTAGTTGTTACTAATACAGGCGATAATTGATATGTTTTTCTTTCACTTGATGGTTCAGGAAGATAAAAATCCCCTTCTTCTAAAGCTACAGACTTTTTACCAATATATCCGTTAATATAACTTTCATATGATTTTTGAAAAAATGGATTTAAAACATAATCAATATATTTGCTAATTAATCTTCTATTTGAAAATTCTGCTGGAAAAATTTCTTTTAAATCTTTTTTAACAATTTGTTTAACAGAAGTTGATTCATTAATTGCCATCTTTATTATCCTTTAATATTCATAATAATATTTATGAAATCCAAATGATGAATTTCATAGTATAAAATAATCATAAATACAAGTAGAAACAATTTAATAAATATGTTTATACAGATTAATGGAGAAAATTATGGTAGATTATGTAAATACTCTTTCTAAGTTCGGTACAAAATTAGCTGACCGAAATCAAAGAACTAAATTTAATCACTTAAAAACTCGTTATAGAGTTACTTTTGAAGGATTTGCTGCACCTATTGGTGGTGAAAATATTACTATGGATATGAGAAGTTTTACAACACCAAAAGGAGCATTTGAAGAACAAGTTATTGAAACAGTTAACGGTCCAATTTATTATCCAGGTAAATGGACTTGGGAAGCAACAAACTTTACTGTTTATGATTCTTATGATAATATGAATTATAAAGAATTATATCGTCAAATTCAATTACAAAGAGATTTATCTGAACAAGTTACTGGTACTGTTTCAGAAAACTACAAATATACAACATTATTTGAATATACCGATGGTCACCAAAATGCAATTGCAACTTGGGTAATGGAAGGTTGTTGGTTAATGCAAGCTCAACCTGAAGATGGTGATAATGGTAATCACGAATCAATGTTAATTAACTGTTCACAACGTTTTGATAATGCTTGCTTATATGACTATGATGGAACATTAATTACTGGTGATGGTGCTGTATCAACCTTAATGTCAAAAGTTTTAGCTTACAATTAATAAAAAAGAGAGGTTTAAAACCTCTCTTTTTTAATATCCTTTTACTTCCCAATAAAATGGAACTGGATAACTACCATTCCAACTATCTAAATTAGATGCCCCAGTTCTAACCATAAAAGTTGAATTTGTTTTATTTCCTACTGATAAAAAACGACCTGTTGAATTTGAATCGTGAGCATATTGACATTGTATACTATAATTAATATTATTATAAGATTTTAATAATGTAACTGTTTCATTTGAAGATGGATTACTAACATATCCACCTTGTTCAATCCAACCATCGCTCCATATCTTATACCATTGTGTTCCTGAATGGTATTCTTCAATAATATGTTTCATTGAATTAAGATTATTGGATACTTCTTCTAATTTATCAAGTAATCCATTGATTCTTTCCATATCTATTTTACTTATATCAGCCATCATTTATCCCCTTTGTTTGTATTTAATAAATACAAACAAACCCTCAAAGTTTGAGGGTTTTTTATAAATACAACTGATTACTTATCATTACTTACTATTATAATTTCCCCTTCTTTTGGAGATGTATTTAATACAACAAAATTCATTTCTATTGGTTTAGATTCCGAAATGGTAGATTCATCAGATGAATATGAAACATTTTCTTGAATAATTTTAAAATCATCTTTTGTTAATAAAATTGGTCTATCACTATAAATTACACTATCGGTATTATATTCTTTATCAATATAAAAATTTGTAATTCTATAACGAGAAGAATTTACTTCTTGAATATTTTCAAAATATAATTTTTCATCATTAATAAAGATATAACCTAATGAATTTGGTTTTGAATTTTTAACTTCAATATTATTACCTGAATAAATTGAATTTTTTGGAGTATATGCTGGCAAACCTAAAATCTCAAGATTATCTTCAGTATTTGTTGGTGATGTTAAATTACTAATTGTTACATCAACATTCTTTAATGGAACAATAACTAATTTATTATCATATATATATGCTTTAACAATATTTTTTGTAACCGCTAAATTATTAATTGTATCAACAGCATCTTGCAAAGTACCTCTTTCTGGATGGTCTTTCATATATCCTGGTGAATTTTTATCTGAACCCCAAACAATATTATTTTTATTAATTCTTAATCCATTTGAACCATCTTTTAATATTGGTGTTTCAGATAAAGAATATGATTTTGTTCCTTGAACAAAAGTTCCAACAATTTCTTGTAAAGGAGTTCCAGTATTATTATTTAAAACAATACTTTTTCCTTGATTTGCAATAAACACAATATTTGAACCATCTTGAATAATATTCAATTCTGAAATATTTAAAGTTGCTTGTTTTAAATAATTAATAAATTCAGTTATTCCTGAAATCTGTTTCGTAAATGGAACAGCATATGTTTTATTTCCAATAATAATATTCAAAGTTTGATTTGAATGGACAATTAAATTATTAACAGGGATTGTTAATAAAACATTACCTGGTTTAAATATATTATCACTTGAAATATCAAAATATGTACTATTAAATTTAATAGGAGTTAATAAAGAAATTAATGGTTTAATCATTACATTTACTTTATCATTGTCTGATAAAGTATCAGGAATAATAAATTTATTTTCAGTTGTTTTTGTAACATATGATATAATTGAAGTTACTTTTGAAGAATAATTATTTTTTGATGAATCTCTAAAATCAATTGCATAATCACCAGCATTATGTTTTTCAGCTAAATAACTTCCTTCTGCACCACGTCTAATACTTTTTAAAATATTATTAACTTCATCAACTTCATAAAATTCAATAATTTCAGAATTTAATAATATTTTTCCAGGCGTAATATCTTTATTTTTTTCAATAATAGGTAATTTAAGTTTTTTTATATCATCAACAAATATTTGAGAATCACCAATTACTAAATCTTTAGTTAATTGTGTCATATTTGTCTTTGAAAATCCCATTTTATATTGATAATGTTTATAATCACACCCATATATACTTGTTGGAATTTCATTATCATCAACATTATAAATCATTAAATATGGCAAAGGAGCTGATACACATAATTCAGATGGGCGTTCAACTTCATATGAAGGTCTTAAAAATCCACTACCGTCTACATTTACTACATTATTTGATTGACCATATTTGTCTTCCCAAGTATAAATTTTATCATAAATGTAATAATAATCAATTGTAGTAACAACAATATGACCATTTTCAACTATTCTATTATCATAATAACGATTATTTTCTTTATCAAAAGGAATATATACTTTTCCATCAACCAATTCCCAGTTAGTTAAAGGCACAGATATTGTTGATTGCTCACTAATATCACGAGTTCCATTTGGATATTCAATATTAACAATTATTTTATTACTATTAAATCCACTTTCAGGTATATTAAAATATTCTGTTCCATATTCTTCAAATGCTTTTAAACCAGTATCAGTTGATAATTCACTAAATGGATGTCCAATAAAAATCCAAGATTTTTTTTGACCATCTTTATCTTCCGTTATAACTAATTTTTCTAAATTTCTAATTGTATAAAATAAAGTTAATAAATTATTTTCTAAAGAATAATCTGTAATTATTTCTTCTTTATTATTAAAATATGAAGTAATAGTTAAAAAATTATGTTGTAATAAATCATCATTTTCTAATTTAAATGTTTGTAATCCAACATTAACAAATTCTTTAATATATGGATAATCTAAATTCTCCTTATAATTAACTAAACAATAATCATTTGTTATTGTTGGTGCATCATATAAAGTTGAATCATATAAAAATGCGTCATATCCTGATTTGTCAACATTAAATGTTGAGCCATTAATCGTAATACCTTTAAAATGACAATTTAAATAATCTTTAATATCATCTAAATTTTTAGTTTTATACGCATATAATCTATTTGCCATATGTGTATCCATATATTCAATATCAGATAATAAACCTTGTGGGTCAACAGATGATGTAACTGCATCAAAACGAATATACATTGTAATATTATTTTTTTCTTGTTCTTTTGCACCCGATACATTTACATCATCACGTTGTGATGAATACTTTTCAATAAATTGTTCAAATTCAACGTGATAAGGCTTAATTTGATAGATATAATCAATAACATCTTGAATAACAGAATCTTGTTTATATTTTTTATTATTAACAGTTGAGTTAATACCAGTATAATTAACCAAACTGGTTTTTAATGCCCAATCAACATTTTTTTGTTCAGAAAAAATATAATGTAAAAGCCCAAAAAAGATTTTATTTTTATCCAATAATGACATAATATTCCTTACTTTTAATATAATTATTTATTGATTGATTTCTTGTGAATAAATATATATACAAAAAGAATAAATATCTTATTAGAATGCTAAAGGTTTAAAATGAGCTATTCAGGTTTTTTAAGTGACCCAGAATATACACGCAGAAGTCAAAATGAAAATGTAACAGGTAACTGGACATTTGAACATAATATTACCTGCAAAGAAGTTATTCGTGGTACAGCTATTGCCACATATTATGGTGACTTAGCTGAATATTATTTTCATTCACCAATGGAACAAATTCCTCTTGGAACAATTGTTAAGTTTGGTGGAGAAAAAGAAATTACTAAAACAAAACCTAATGATAGACATTTTTTTGGAATTGTTTCTTCTAAACCAGGTATTGAATTAAATAAAAAATATGATGATAACAGTATTCCCGTTGCCTTATGTGGAAAAGTTCCTTGTCGTGTATCAGGAAAAATTAATAAATTTGATAAATTAACAACTTCTAAATATAATGGCGTTGCAAAAAGAAAAACATTTTTAGATATGTTATTATTTAAACCAACTATCGGTATTGCATTAGAAAATAAATCTGAAAAAACAGAAAAATTAATTGAAATTTTTATGCACACTCATATATAATAATTCTTATAGTAAATAATTTTATATTATTATATAGGAGATATTATGAGAACATTAGTTGTATATCCAACATTTTTATGCCCATTTTCTTGTGCATTTTGTCTTACTAAAACAAAAAACTCTTTAAATGAATTTTTAGATGTTTTTAAATTAAGAGATTTTTTAGAAAAAAATCATTTAAATTTTGATAAAATTAAAATATCTGGTGGTGAACCAATGTTAATTAATCACGATTATTTTAATGAATTAGTAGATACAATAAAAGAATTTAATAAAAACATAATAATATCTTCTTATCCCGTTGAATTAAAAAATTATCGTGATGATATTGAATATGAATTTTCATATGACTTTTTAGCTCGTCCACGTGCATTAGAAGTATGGGAAAATCTTTTAAGATTTCCAAAGAAATTTGATATTAAAATTTTAGTATCTCCACAAATTTTAAAAACATTTCATCCAAATACTATTTTAAATAAATTATCAATTCTCCCAAATATTAAATCTGTTGAATTTAAAGAATATTATAGAAATGAAATAACTATGTGGAATTTAAATAATACAGTATATGATAAATTTATAAAATTAGTATTATCTTCTCAATTAAATATTCCTTATATTAATTTAAATAAAGAAAAAATGAGATTTTTAAATAATAAATCATCTCGTGTTGATAATTCTTATTTTGATGAAGAATATTGTTTATTACCAGATAACAAACTTTATATTCAACATTTTAATGAAGAAGATATTTCAACATTTCAAGAAATAAATGAAGAAGATATTGGAACTTTAAAAGTTAATTATCCAGAAGAATATAATTTTTATTCAACTGAATTAAAAAAATGGAGTTTAGAAAATGACATCTAATGCTAAATTAGTATCTGCTCCTTTAAATATTGAAGATATGGATAATGATTTAGAATCTAAAACAGTTTATATTTTTGATTATTCTAAATCAGAATTACAAGGATTAGATTTTTTAAATTATATAAAAAATACTAATGTTATTGCCGATATATTCATACCTATTAATGTTCCAGAATATACAAAAATAACAATTTTAGAAGCATATATGAATTCGGTAACTTTTTATCATATTGCTTCATTAAATTTAACCATTTTAAATTTAATTTATATTTTTAAAAATTCATCAAAAAGAACATTTTATTCTATTTTTACAGAAGAAGAATCATTAAGATTTATTGAATCACATAAAGATATATTAAATGAATGGATAAAAATATATGACTCTCTTTTTGCTTTTATGTTAATTTTATCAACAATGGATAAAAATGATATATTAAATATTCATAAAATTCGCAGTCGTTATGATGATAGTAAAATGAATAAAATAAATAATATTTCTCCAAATGTTATGTCTTTATTACTTGATGATGCTTTTTATTATTATTATCAAGATGGAATAGACCGTAATAATGTTTTCTATTATCCAAAATATTTTGAAGAAAATTTATATGATAATAAGCCATTACAAGCAATATTATTTAATGATGTTAATTTTATTATTAAAATATTATTTGATTTAGTTCATAGTGAACAATTTAATGATTTTGTAAAAAATACTTTAAAATAAACTTAAAACAGAATCCATAGATATATTTGTTGAATTAGTAACCTTTCCAATAATTGAAGAAGGGTCATCCACAACTTTTAAAATATACTTTCCTTTATCTTCTGATTTATCATAATTTTCAATTGTTTTTTGAACTTGTAATACAAAATTAGTTTCATTTGCAAAACCTAATTTTCTTGCTGTATCAAGTAATTGTGATTTAAATTTATCCCATCTTTCTTCACTTGGAGCATCTAATATACCTTTAATAAATGCTACAGCATTTTCAACAGTAAATTGAACACCTTCTTTATAACGTTTATTTAAAAATGTTGCCATATTTCCAGTAATATTTGAATTAATCATTGATTTCAAATATGCTTTGCTTTCTTCTGTTCCAAAAGTTGTCGTGTATGGTTCAATATCTAATAAATCATTAGTTATACCTTCAAATTTAAACGAAACATTTACTTCATTTGGTGTCCAACTTCCAATTTTTCCTGTTCCAAAATCAATTGAGGTAATTTTTGGATTCATATAAGTATACACCATCATTTTATCCATATACATTTCAATAACAGAAATTTTATCAATGAAATTAAAATAACTATCTAAATTCCATCCCCAATGAGTTGGGTCAGTATCAAATTGATGTAATAATATTTTTTTATCATAATCTGTATAATCTTTACATAAGAATGTATCATTAATAACTTTTAAATATGTAAAGAAAAATTGTTGTACAGGATTTTCTTTAACATCATAAAAAGAAATATTTAAATCTCCATATGATAATTTTTCATTTACCAAACGTGGACGATTATATTCATTAAACTGTTTAACCTCAATATTAATCTTTGGTTTACTAATTGTTTTAACAAATTTAGATAATTCAAATGACAACTGTCTTAAAATAAATTTATCTGGTAAATAATCAGCATTAGTTTCTGCATCAACATCTGCACTAATACCTAAAGCTCCACCAATAGCATCTGTTACCCCTTTTTTTAAATTTGAAAGAGAATTAGAAACCGATGAAATTGTACTTGAAATACTATCTGAAATAGTATCAAAAAAACTTTTATTAGTATCTTCAGAAACAGAATTTTGATATGATTCAGATACATTTGTTGATGCCTGTTGGGCAGATAATCTAGTTAAATATTCAATTAATGATTTTTTTTGATTAATCAAAGTTTGTACTTCAGAATTCAATGAAAAATAAACAAAAAACATTGTTTCTGGTTTAGGAAGATTTGGAATAGGAGCTTTTGTTTGATATTTTTTTTGACCTTCCAAATTTGTATATTCAGGGATAAAATCTTGTCCATAAGCGGTACTTAAATAATCAACACCACTTAATGCTTTTACCGCATTTGAATTATAAAATTTATTAGTAACTCCGCTAATTAATGATTCTATTCCCATAAGTAAATCTCCATTTTCTATTATAAATATTTATATATTTTATATTTAAGGATAATTTATGGCAAATAGAAAAAAGTTAGATGATGAATTTAATATTTTATCACCTTCTGAAATTCAACAGGCAAATGATATTGCTTCAGCATTAAATATTATTAATAAAGAAAATATTGTTACAGAAACTGAACCCATAGAACTTAAAAAATTTATTGTTCAATCTAATGAAAATATTAAAGATTTAACAAAATTATCATTAGAAGAAAAAACAGAAGTTGAATTAGATTTTATTGCTGACCAAGCTAATCAAGCATTTACAGATTTAATGGATGTTGCTTTAAATACCCAAGGAAAAGCGTGTGGAGATATTGCATCAGCAGCAAATAATTTTTTAACAATTAAATTAAATTCAAAATTAGCCAAAATAGATGCTAAAATGAAAAAATTAAATTATGAATTAAATAAGCAAAAATTTGAAGCATCTTTAAATAAATCCAATAAAGATGATGACGATGAAGAAGAAGATGATGGAATTCAAATTATAAATGTTTAAAGGTGCCGAATTCGGCACCTTTCAATTTATTCATTCGTATATTCTTCTGTTGTTTCTTCAATATCATCTTCAATAATTTCATTACCATTATCATCATACAAAATATTTTTAAAATCTTCTTCTAATTGTTCATTAAATGTTGGATTATATCCAATTTCTTGCATTAATTTTGATTTAATTCTACGTTGAGTTTTTTCAGAATTTAGTGTAGCAGTAAATTTATTTGATGCCACTTGTGTTAAATATGAAAAAACATTATTAGATTTTGATTCTTCAAACTTTAAAGCAACATCACATAAATGTACTAATGCTGACCCTTTCATATCATCTAAATATGTATATCCTGACCAATTTCCTGATTTTGCAAATTGGTCAACCAACATAATTATCATATATACTAAACCATCACTTAATCTTCCTTGAGAAATATCAAAATGACCTGTTTCAATAGTATCTCCTTTCCAATGAGAACGTAAAACTTCTTTTGCATCTTTCATAATATATTCAGAAAATGTTTCTGATAAATTTTTAATTTCTTGTGTTAAACTTTCTATGTTTTCTTTACATAATTTATTATTTTCTTTATAAGGTTTTTGTTTTTCTTTTGTTTGTTGATTTAAACGAATATTTCTATTATTATCTTTAATTATTTCTTTTAAATTTGAAATTTTTAAATTTAATTCATCAATTTTACTTAAATTATTACCAAATGCAATAAACACATTTTCATACGATTTTTTTGTAATTAAAAAATGTTTAAAAGGTGACATTTTTAATTCTTGTAAATTAACTTTACCATTTTTACAATAAGGTAATACGTGTTCATTTGTCATTACACGAATAATAATATATTCATTATTTGGATTTTTTTTAAAAAAATCATTGACAACATTAGGAGTAATTAAATTATAATCATCACAAATAATATCATAATGTCCATATTCAGGTTTTTCATAACAACAATAAGTCAATTTAGATTTATGAACTTCTTCTAATAAATTTGAGTTCTTTAAAAAATATCTTTTTTCATTTTGCATAATAATCCTTTATCAATAATTAAAATATTATTGACATTATAACATAAATTAACATTTTAGCAAATATTTATTTAGAAAAGTAATGAATACACAATACCAGAAGTTTGTTTATAATGACCATTAATATCTTTCCATTTATATCCATCACATAATTGTAAGCATTGATGGTCTTCATTAAAACGGATAGCACCTTTATAATTTTCATTTGGTTCAATTTCTTGGGAATTTCCTAACTCATCCAAATAAGTACCATCACCAACCTTTAATGCTCCTTTATCGGTAATTTGTATAAGAGTATCATCGTCTGTAATAATCGTACTATCTTTATGATTAATATTAATTGCCATTTTATACCTTTACAATTTCAATATCTAATTCCCATTCAACCCAATCCATATCTGGTGTAACTAGTGGATTATTTGTACCAACACCAGAAACTGTAATCATCAATCTATTATCAAAAATTGTTGGTTCAATTTCCCAATTTAAAGCCTGTCCAGAAGTTTTACCAATTAATTCAAAATTAGGTTGTCCTACAATAATAACTTCATTTGCACCATTTGATAACGTATGAGATTCAACTAATAATCTAACTATCCAAGAAGCAGTTTCTGGATTTCTAATACCAAATTCAGGATTAGACATTTTATCCATTTTTTCTTTAGCTACAGCTTTAATTGTTACCAAATTTGCTGATTCTTCTTGAATGTCAATTTGAATATTAGCACTTGTTATATCACCAGTTGATTGTAAAATTGTTGAAATATTTTCTTTATTATAATAATTTTGTGGTCCAATTAATACCCAACCACCATTATCTCCAACTGTATCATCATAAACATAGAATTTTTTTTCTTCTTTATTATAGTAAATATCTCCTGCTTGATGAGAACCAGTATCGGTAAAATTAATAGATAGAATTTTTTTCCATCGTTCATCTTCAATATCAGATGTTTCATTAACACACATATACATACCGTTATAATCACTATCAAGTCTAAAACATAACATACCGACAACTGGGTCAGTCGGAAATTTTTCATTTGCAAAATTTTCAACTAAATGAAAAAAATTGTTGGATTGGTCTTCACCATAATCAGCTGATAATTTACCAATCAATGATAGATAAGCTGAATTTTTATCTAAAACATTAATAATTTTACTATCAGGAATAAGACCTTGTGAATATTGTGAACCATTTGTTCGTGTAATTTGATATGTCATATGCTAATCCTATTAATCTTTATAATTATTTACCACTACTCACCAATTCTAATATTGTGTTCAGTAATTTTTGTAATAATTTGAACATCATCAATTGAAGCAGATGATAATAAAATTTCATCTTCTTCACATTCAATTTCAAATAAATTACCAAATTTATCATCTGAATATGTTGGAACAATTACAACAGTACCAATATTTTGCTGTAATTTTTGATGAACATAAGTTGATAATTGTGTAAAGAAAAATTTTTCTCCTGCTTCCATTGTTGCAAAAAATTCATCAACTGCTTGAATAACTTGTTGTTTAATTTCATTATCACTCATAGTAGTTGTTTCATTTTTAATAACTCTAAAATTAGCTTTAAATTCATTATCAGATTCATTACCAAATAAAACTTTATAACTTATTGGATGCCATACCATTGTATCAGATACCATACAATAATTTTCTAATTCAGCAAATAATGATTTTAATTCATAAGCAGATGGTAATTTAGGAAATGTACCTTTTTTACCATTTTTTAACCATTCTTGAACAGATTCATAATATGTATTCGTTAATACATACATATCCATAATATTTGTTGGACAAGGGTCAATTACATAAGATGAAGATGCATAATGTTTCCATAAAAACAATAAATTATCAATACCAGTTCTAATATAATAACTATCATTACTATAACGTTCCATAGTTTTATACATAGAATTCCAATATACTAATTGAGAACCTATTTCAACATCTTTAATTAATGTTGTATTACCTTCTATATCTGTTGTCCATTCAACTTCGTGTCCATCATAAACAACATCTACATCATATTTTTCACCTTTATTGAAGGTAAATGGATTTGATGGTGTCCATTCATATGTTACACCATTAGATAATTTTACTTTTTTGCTAACAGTTACAGATACTGGTAAAACAGTTCCTGCTGGAAAAATTGTTCCACCTGTTTGACAATAATATAAACTTGATTCTGTTGTATGACCCCATAAACTATCAATTTCTTGAACGGAACTATCAAAAGAACCATATTCATCATTTGTTTTTAAAAAGAATAAATTCTTTTCACCAATTGATGTAATTTCACTAAATTGACGTGGATTATCAGAAGTAGAATCTTTATCAGAATCATAACTTGAAACTTTAAATTGATATGGGTCAGTATAACCATCAGGATATTTAATTGTTTCAATTGGCTTCCAATAATAATCTTCAGATAAATTTTTATTATTATTTGAATTCGTTTTTAAAACTTTAATATAATCACTTGTTATAAATGATGCATTATCATCACTTTTATCATTTGTATTAAAAAAGAAAGCAACTTTTTTATCAGAACCAAAGATATAATCTAAATAGCGAACAGTATAATTCCAAGATTGAGATGAATCATATTTAACTTTCATAATCCAGTTTTTATATAACCCACTATCAGTATAAGGATTTTCATAATCAAAATCCAATGAATCATCGGCTAATGTATCATAATCTAAAACATTCCAACGTTGATTAATATAATCATAAGATAAACCGAAAGAAACTTTGTCTTCAATTTTATTTGAAATTTCATAACGAGCTTGGGCATTTAATGAAATAGTAAAGTTTTTATAACCACCTTTAGCATACCATTTATAATTTGGGTCTAAAACTTCATTAATTGTAACTGAATATTCTTCTTCACTTTCATCACTTGTTGTTATATTAGTGATTTTTGCCCATATTTCACCATCATAACCATCTGCTTGGAATTTTATCATATATCCAACTTGCATTTGTTTTAAAATTTCTGATTTAGGAACAACAACGCCTGTTGTTAATGTTTCTTCACCAACATCAACCATAAATCTACCAACTGAACTATTTAATCCAGTTGTATAAGTTTCATTCCAAAATAATTCTTTTGAAGAATATGAATAAGAATTTTCAGGATAATATGAATAAAAGAAATTATTTAAACTATTTGAAGATAATAATGTTTCTATTGTATTAATAATTTGAGTTGTATTTGTTGTATCTTCAATAGCTGTTTCAGTCATATATAACACATCTTGTTTATATACATAACCATCTTCGGCTAAAATATTTAAATCTTGATATGTTCCTGTTGGGTCATTAAAATTAATATAACGGGAATTTCCAGAATAAGTTCTATTAATTGCTTTTAAAACTCTAACTTGTTGTCCAATAGATTTTGGAAAATAATTATAGTCTTGAGCTGTAACCATTCTATTTTGTGTTGAATATACTTGTGGTGCTCTTTCACGAATATATTCCATAGATTCTTGTGTAACTGATTGTCTAATATGTGATGCATCTGTAACACTAAACACTAATGTTAAATAGTAAATGTTATCATCAGATGTATTATTTGACTTATATGGAATTTTAATTGTTATATCTTGAATATCTGTTGGTTTTAAATATAAATTATCATTACCATTTGATACACGATACCATAATTTAAACATACCAACTGGTATTGTTCCAAATTTACCATCTGAAAATCTTAATGTAATTCTATCATTTTCTCGTGTTTCAACTTTAAAAATATTGCGAATTGTTGTATCAGTATTATTATAAACAAGATATTCATTATTTGCTATTTTTGTCCAAACATCTTTAACTAAACCAGTAGAAATATCTAATTCTTCAAACCAAACATCATATTCATTAATATTATCTTTATTAACATCAATTGAATAGTTTTCAACTTTTTGAGAAATGATTTGATTTTCATACTGTAAAGTACCTTGTTTCCAATAAACAAAGAAACCTGTATTTGTTGAACCATTTCCTGTACCATCATTACGATATAATAAATGAAATGCTTGTTCAGGAATTGGATTTCTTTCTTCAATTTGAGATAATTCACTATTAATGTCTGGATTAACAACTTCAAATTGTTGTGTTGTAGCATTTACTTGTGAAGTAAATGGGAAAACAGTATTAGAAATTGTTGTAGTATTCATTTGATACAATTGAGTAGTAATATTATCAACAGTTTCTCGTTTTAATGGTTTTCCATATGGATTATTTGACACAAATGATGCATTCATAACAGTTAAAAATTGTTCTAACCAATCTGGATTTGAAGCATCATTCCAAAGAATAGGTGTATCTTTTAAAATATTACCAGATGTATCAGTAATATTTTGAGATGTTGTAATAGATTTAATTTTAGCAATACCTGTTGCACAAATATTTCTTTTTGGAGAATAAGACAACATTTTTGTAAAATCTAATAAAGATTGTCTTCTTTCTGTTGTTGAAGGGAAAACATCGTGAGCATTTAAATCAACACGATAATGGATTGTTTCTCCAAGATATGATAACCCATTTGAAAACATTCCAACTTCTGAAGATTCAGCCCAATCATTATAATTTTCTGGATTTTGACTTGCAATATATCTTCTAATAACATTTTTTAATGAATCAAAATCACCTGCAACAAAATTAACAACTGATTGATATTTTTCATAAACATCAGTCCAAGATTGTGCATAATTTGTAATTGCCATTATTGTAATCCTTTAATATTCTAATAATAATATTTATATAAAAATAAACTCCCATCTTATTAAGGGAGTTTATTAAATTTTTATTCTTATATAGATTTATTTTCCTTTTTTAGCATCTAACAACATTTTACTTGCTGTTGTATATCCGACACCTTCAAGAATTAATTTTTCAATATAACGTCTATCTAATTTTAACCAATCAGCAGAATCATATTTTTTATACATTGATTTTGCAGTTTCATAAATAGATTTAATTTTTTTCTTATTAATTGTTGATTCAAATGTCATTGTTAATGGATTTTCTTTCATACCTTCAGAAGCATCTTTACCAAAAGTTGTTGTATCAACTTCGTGATAATCAGGTTCATTTCCTTGTTCATCTGTATCATCATTAGCAAATAATGATTCATCAGTAACAGGTTCACCAACATTAGTGTTAACAGCAACTTCATCATCAGCTTCATTAATTTGAACACCTGCATTTCTTAAAATTGCATTAATATGTTCATCTAATTCATCATCCCAAAGATTTTGAGCATCCCATCTTTTAGCTACATCTTTATCATCAGAATTTGGTAAAACTTCATTTGCAGCCATTTCAGCAGCTTCCCATTCATTTTCACCATCTTTTATTAATTCTTGCCATTTTTCAAAAATTTCATTTTTATATTCTTCTAATAAATCACTATCAAATTCAGATTGTAATTCTGCGTTATCATAAAAATAATCTGACATAAATTCATCAACATTACCATATGAGCCATTAGCTAATGCAACATCATCTTGATATTCATCATATTGCCAATCTTCAATATCATCACCATCAGCTTCACCAACGATTTCTTCTGCATATTCATCTTGTTCTGCATCATCAACCATATCGTGAGCAAAATCTAATTGAGGTGTTTCTTCTAATGTTCCATCTTCATCAATAAAATCTTCACCAGGAACATTTTCTTCTGCTTCATTTAATTTTTTATCAAAATTTAAATCTTCAACACCTGCAATATCAAATGTTTCACGCATTAACATTTCTAATTCTTCATCTAATTCATCATCAAAATTATTTTTTTCATTAGCAACAACTGTTGAATCTTTTTGAGAAGGGTCTAAAACAACATCTTCATCAACTTCATCATACATACCATCGTCCATCATTGAATCCATTGGCATATCTTCAATTGAAGAATCCATATTATCATTCATTTCAGGTTGTTCATTTTCTTCTGAATTTAATTCAGGTGAATCTACAATTGCAGTATCAGCTGGTAATTCTTCATCAAATTCAATATCATCACCAGAATCATCAAAAATAGATGAAGGCATACCAATTGACATTGGTTCTTCACCCATATTAGGTTCATCTATTATTGAATCAGATGATGACATATCATCATTCATATTCATTCCCATAGGATTTGCTGTTAATGGGTCAGAAATTGTTGAATTATTTTCAGCTTGACTTGCTAATGATAGCATTTGAGATAAAGCATCAGCATCTTCTGTTTCTAAACCATTAATAGAAATATTATATTGTGCTTCATTAAGTTTATTCATTTTATTCTCCGTAATTACTGGTGTTATTTCACTTTCTGATGCTGATAGTTGTGTATTATCATCAGCATTTCTTAAAATAATATCACTTTTATTATTAATATTTATTACTTCATAATGTTTTTCAAGTGAATCTCCGTCTAATGTTACTATATCTCCAACTCTTATTTTGTCAAGTGATTCAGTATCATCTTTAACCGTTTTATCAGCTTTTTTATAAAATTCATTATAGATAATATTTGGATTAATATTATATTGTTGACATACTACCGAAATTGCTTGTGTAACAGAAGAACCATTATTAATTAATTCTTTAATTTTATTAAATATTTGTGTTTTATTAGACATCAAAAATTCCTTTAAATAATAACTAAAAATATTTATTCAATATATTTAAGTTATAAATATAAACATAGGATATTCAATAAAAAGGTATAAAAATGACAGTTGATGTTAATTATTGGTATAATGCTCAAGTAAGAACTATTGTTCTTCATACTCAACGTTTATTTTCAAATTTTTATATTTCAACTGGTAAAGATGAAAATGGAAAAGATAAACTTAAAAGAGTTCCTGTTATTTTTATGACAAGTGATAAATCTGTTGCATCAATAATTAATAAAAATACTGATACTATTATTGAAACTGCTCCTAAAATGGTTTTAACAATTTCAGATATTCGTTTAAATAATGATTTAATTAGTGGTTCCCCTTATTATGAATATGAAACAGAAATAACAGAAAAAAAATTTAATGATGAAAGTGGAAATTATGAATATGAACCAGGAAATTCCTATCACATTAAACGTTTAAATCCTGTCCCTTTAGGTTTTGTTTTTAAATTATATGTGTTAACAACTAAATTAGAACAAAAATTTCAATTATTAGAACAAATTAGAGCATTATTTTCTCCAACTCTTGAATTACAAACTTCTGAAAATCCATTAGATTGGACACGTTTAACAGCTATTACATTAACTAATTTAAATTGGTCATCAAAAGGCATCAGTAATTTAGACTCAACAACATTAGATGCAATGGATATGACTTTTGAAGTTGATACCAACTTAGATTTACCTTCATTAGTTTCAAGAAATCGTATGATAGAAACTATAATTATGGATATTGGACAGGCTGATACTCGTGAAAATATGTGGGGTTGGACAATGGAAGATATTATTAGAACTTATTATACTCCATCAGATTCAACTATCATTGTTTCAAATAATAATAACATACAATTAGTACCAAATAATAAAATTAAGACGTGGTATGATTTATTTAAAATGTATGGAATAAAATATAATAAATCTAAACATAATATATATCTTCATTGTATGATAAATTACAATATTGATGATAAAAAAGAAATCATTGGTAATATAATTGTTGATGATAATGATTCAACAAAAGCTATTTGGACAATTAATGAAGATATGCTTCCATCTACTAATTTAGAACCCGTATCTGCTATTATTGACCCACACGATACAAAGCCAAAAAATATTGAAGGTGAACGTTATTTATTAGCAGATGAAATTGGTAATAATACTCAACTTTGGGGTAAATTATTAAATAAAAATGGTGAAGAAATATCTTCAATACCTGAAAATTGTATAATTGAATATCAAAATGGATTTTGGAAATTATCTTTAAATCCAATGGAAGAACCCGCAGTATATTATTTAAGAGATAATTCCGATGCGAAATATTTATATACTTGGAATGAAGATTATAATGTATGGGTTGATGTTATTAATAAAAAATATAGACCAGGATTTTGGAGAATATCTCAAATATAATAAATATTTTTATAATTATAAAATAAGGAATTTAGAATGGCAATGGATTTAAAATCAATTTTAGAAACTATGAAGAAAACATATTCTTTCAGAGTTAAAATTGCTGCTGATATTACAGATGAAAATTTAAAAAATGTTGATACTATTTTAAATGTTAAAGGTATGACTAAAAGAACAAAACCTGAAGCATTACCCTTAGCATCAACACCTTATGATTTTCCAAGATTACAAGGATTTTTTGGAACAATTTATAAATTTGAAATGGATTTTGAATATCCAATTACTCCATCTCAAATTGTTAATGAATTATCAACACAATTAGGTTTAGATAGAGCTTATATTGTTGTTAGAAATATTGATGCTCCTGTTGAACAGTATGAATCAACATATTTAGAATATAAAGATGAAGATTATATTTCACAATTAGTACAAGATGAAATTGATAATAAAATCAATCCTAATGATTATTATGGTGATGAATATAATAAAGATTTAGTTAAAGCGTTACAATCAAAAGAAGCCAAAAAACATCAACAAGGTTTTACTGAATTAGATAAAAAGAAATATAAAGGTGCAGAATAATAAAAAAGAGAGGATTATCCTCTCTTTTTTAAACTGTTGAACCAACAACAATTCCAACTTTAGAAGTCACATCATTTCTTCCACAAAATACAATTTTATCAGGAAATACTTTAATTTTATATTCTTCATTAATAGACATAGCTTTAAACATATTAATAAAATATTCAACTGAAAAATACATATTATCTTTAAACTCAATATTTTCAACAATATCTGAAATTTGAATTAATCCATTATCAATTGTTTGATTTTCATTTCCAAATAATGCAAAAATTCCTTCGTTTGTACTTTTTAATCTAAAAGTTTTTTCACCAAGTAAAGAACTCATTTTACTAATATTTTTAACTACTTCATCAGTTATATAATTATCTCCTTCTCCCGAAAATTCTTTTAAATTTAATTTCTTTTTAGAATAATTATTTAATAAATCTTGTTGACTTGAAATCATATTATAACTTTGTAAATAATGATTAACTTTTAATCTTCCTGCGGAAAATGTTGCTAAATGAGGATAATTATAATCATTATATACTAATTTTACTTTTAATTTATCTTCATTATCTCCTGAAAATGTTCCTAAAATAGAATTCATAATACTCCAATCTCGTATTGCAAATTCTTTATCTTCATAACCATCTTCATTAGATTCCGCATACGCAAATACTTTGTCATCAAATGTTCTGCAAGATATACAACAATGTTTTGTTGCAGATGGATATACAACAACTGGTTTAAATTCAAATTTATTAAATAATTTATTTACATCTAAAAAAACTTTTTCTAACATATTTCTTCCTTTTTTATAATATATAAAATTTTTAAACTAAAGTCAAAAATCCACCTAAATCATCATCAATCGTCTGCATTGCAGATTTCATTGATAAATTCCAATTCAATGAGCCAAAAATTGAATCCATTGTTGTATCAACAATTGTATCTGACATATCTGCTTCATCAAAAGGAAGTTTAGAAAACCATTCAGGAACATCATTTAAATCACGTGGATATGCAATTGATGTCATACCGAATGGATTATTTTTCTTTAATTTACAAACAACAATTTTATTACCGTCTAATATTCTTGTTGTTGAAGTATCACCATTAATTTCAAGCATACGATTATAATTAATAGATGCCATAACGTGTCCAGGAACTCTTGCTTTTGGATTTAATTTATATTCTTCTGTATATTTTGTTAATCCATTTACAGCTTTTGGTGTCCCTTTTTCCCAAGGTTTAAGTGTATTCCATTCATTATTATAAAATGTTTTAATAATATCAACCAATTCGTCTCTATTACCATCAGATAATAAAGATTCCATCATATTTTTTAATAATTTTCTAACAATCATTGGAGTATCTGAACGTTGAATTTGTAAACCTTTAATTTTTAATTTTCCTGCCTTTCCGTGAACATCATATCTTTCACCTTCATTATCAAAAACCATTAATGCATATCTTTTTTTGGAAACGTAAAGACCACGAGTAGCAACAATTTCTCGTGCTGCTTTAATAATCTTAGAATTTTCATCTGTTACGTGAAAAATATTTTTCACGTGGTCAGCATAAGAACTATCAACTAATTGAGAAATTTCATCAACATATTTAATAACATTTTCTTTATTATATACAAAATCTGGATGTTTTTCTTTAAATTCAGGTCTTGATAATGCAAAATATGTTGAATCGGTATCTCCATATACAACAATTCCACCTGTATGTTTATATGTACCAACAGCTATTTCATTTAATTTACTTGCCATATGTTGAACAATTTTACGACCAGATGCTGTGGTAGATGCACCCAAACGAAAATCATAAAAAGTTGAACCAGAATTTAATAATGCTCCATAACTTGAATTCAAATTAATTTTACGTAGATATTGTTCCAAATCCCAATAATCTTCTTTTTCTTTATAATATTCTTTATTGACTGGTTCAATAATATTATCAGTTAACATTAATCCATATTCAAACATATATTTTCTAATTCCAGAAATATCTTTATTATCAACAAGTTTTTTTAATTCTTTAATATCATATTCTTTAAAATTAGAACTTGCTTGAATACCTTTTAATTCATTAACAATATCATCAGATATTGCTAAACCATCTTTCAAATTACGATACATTTTAGATTTAGCTTTCATTGACTTTCTATCAGCATACCATTCAGATAGAATTTTAGCAACTAAACCTTGCTTATCAGTTCTAAATAATGTTCCAAATGCAGAAATACATAAATTACTATTTTCAGAAAAAACTAAATTATAAATTTCTTTAGCTGACATTTCAGCACATTCACCAGTTTCTAATTGTAACTCTAAAATATCATCAGTTTGATTCATAATTTTTTGATATTCTAAAGTTCCAAACATTTCATCACCACCCCACGCTTCACCCCAAGCTGGAATTCTTTCACCTTTTTTAAACCATAAATTATCTTCTTCAATTTTTTTCCAAAGATATGGCATAGTATATGTTAATTTAACTTGTGCAACAATAGTTTCAGGACTCATATTTAAACATCTAATCGTAGATGGATAAAGTGAATTCAAATCTGTATCTGAAATCCATTCGTGCATACCAACAACAGGGTCTTGAACAAATGCCCCAGGAGGTCTAATTCCTCTCCATTCATCCCCTTTTCCTTCAATTCTATCAGGAACATAATAGCCAGAATCGTGGGCATTATTAATAACTGCTTGGTCAAACCAAGCAACTGTTCCCATCGTTGCTTCTAATGTAACAGGAATAGAATGAGCTTGACGATTATGAATGTTAATATAATTTAATTTTTTATCAATACGAGCTAACAAATTCGTATCTTGTCTATTATATTCTAAAAATAATTTAAAATTATCAAAATATAAACGAGTTAAAGTTCCCTCATACTTTACTTTTCTATCCCCTAATTCTTCATAAGAAATATTATCTAATGAATAAGATTCGTGTTCATTAGGAGTATGTTTTTTATACAATCCTAAATAATCTACAGACCATTTTCCAACAAATGAATAATTTTTAACAACACGACCATATGTTTCAACTTCTTTACATAATGGTGGCTGATTCCATAAACAATATTCTTTAATTTTTTCTGAACCCCATATCTTTATTGTTCTTCCAATAATATATGGTATATCAAAAAAATCTGAATTCCAACCAGAAATAACATCTGCGTCATCAAACAATTTAATCATACAATCAATTAACTGCTTTTCATCATTACATAAAAAAGTATCTTCTAAGCTATTACATATATCTTTAGCTTCTTCCCAAGATAAATTATCAGGTTTAATTGTTAATGTAATTGTTTTATCTAACCAATCTAAATAAATTGACACAGCATTAATAGCACAAGGAGTTTCAGATACTAATGTATTAATATCACCTGCTACTGCTGGGTCATAGTCAACTTCAATATCAAAAAATGCTTTATGTAATTTTGGTTCTTGACAATTTTTATAATTTTGATATAATACTTTATGAACTAAATTAAAATTCATTTCATATGTTCTAACACCCGATTCTTGACATTGTTTTCTATGAGAACTAAAATCACTATACTTATGTAAAGTAATTTTTTTTAATCTTTGACCATCAATTCCCATATCATATCCATTATCATCGGGAACTAAATATTCATAAATTAATGGATATGTTGTTGTCACTCTATTTCCATTTATTCTTTCAGAAACATAAAGTAAATTGTTTTGTCTATCTAAATAAGTACCCACATACATATAAAAATCCTCTATAAAATAACTTAGATATTATAACATATAAATTTTAATTTTGCGAATTAAAATCTCCACCATCAATTGTTAAATCAGTTAAATTTAAAGAAGAACTTGGTGTTTCATTAAAATGTTTATTCGTTAATTCTGCCATTATTTCAAAAATAATATATCCTAAATCATCTATTTCTTGTAATGTAAATTTAACTTCTTTCGCTCTTTGACGTTTAGCTTCAAGAAGTTTTTTATTAAAATTTTTCAATACAAATTCACGACTTATCATTTTTCTCCTTTATATGTAAATAAATCATTAAAAATAATTTTAGATTTTCCTAAAAATACGCAATTTTCTAAAATATATTTAGTTTCCAAATATCTTGTTTGATTATTTGCATATAATACATCAAAGGGTTTATAAACCTCATAATCAGTATCAGTTATGGTTTTATAAATAAAGAAACGCATTTCCTTTTTATTATCAAACCATATTTCTCCAACTTTAGGTTTTTTCATAATATCACCTTACCTTTCAATGATTTTATCACAACTCATATCCCAATCGCTTACACTTTCATTATTAAATATCATTTCTTTAATAAATTCTAATGCTTTCTTTTTATATTTTTTTGAAAGACAATTACCATTATAAAAAATATTATATGTTTTAAAATCAACAAAATATACTCCTGTATGCGAAATCATTTCTTCCTTAAAAACAATTGTAAAAATTGTTTTATCACGGACATCTTTAATATTTCTTTTAAATTCTATTTTTACAAGTCTTGGAGTATTAAAACATTGAAAATGATATTGTGTTGTTCCAACTTTATTGTAATAATCACAATTTTTTATAATTTCCATTTTTAAATGATTAAATTCATCTAATTCTTCTAAATATTTTTTATATGAATTTTTCATAAATTTTTTTATAAACCAAAGAAACATATTTTTCTCCTTTATACAAGGTTAATACAATGAAAGTATTAACCTTGTGCCTTAAAGTTATATATTGGAATAATTCGGTCAACAATATCAACAGTTTCACCAATAGCATCAATAATAACATTCATATCCTTATATGCCATAGGAGATTCATCTAATGTTGATTCTGAAACACAAGAAGACCAAACATCCTTCATCTTATCCTGAAATTCTTCAACAGATAAAACAGATTTTGCCTTACCTCGTGATAAAACCCGTCCTGCACCGTGTGGTGCTGACTGATTCCATTCTTCATTGCCCTTACCAATTCCAACAATTGAACCATCCTTCATATTCAAAGGAATAATTACTCGCTCGCCCTTCTTTGCAGAAATTGCACCCTTACGAATAATCATTTCCCGATTACCAAGAAATTCAATATAATTATGATGAGTAAAAATTGAATCAACAACATTCCAACCCATATGTGAACAAATTTCGTGAACAATAACTTGGTGATTTACAGTTGCAAATTCTTCTGCTACCTTCATATGTTCAACATATAAATCTAAATCTTCACCATCTAAATATCGTAATTCTGGTGGTAATTTATCAGAATCAATATGATTCTTAATCCAATCTTGACGTTCCTTTGGTGGAATTTGTGATAATGCAAAAACTCTCTTTGCATCAATTCTATCCTGATAAACCTTTATTGCCTTATCTTGATGAAAATCACAAATCTTCTTACCAAAATTTCTTGAACCACAATGAACAGAAAGCCATAAATAACCATCCTTGTCCTTATTTAATTCTAAGAAATGATTACCACCACCCAAAGTTCCAATTGACTTTAAATGACGATTATACCCATTTTCATCGCCAATTTCCTGACAAACCTTTTCAATCTTTGCCTTTAAATTATCTGAAACTAACTTTGATACAGTTGAACGAATAGACATTCCAGATGGAACATACTTACGAATAACATTATCAAGCTGTTCAAAATCAACGTCCTTAACATCTAACTTATAAGTTGAAATAGAACAAGAAATATCAACTCCAACAAGATTTGGAATAATTCTATCTTTAATAGAAGCAGTAAATCCCACTACACAGCCCTTACCTGCGTGACAATCAGGCATAATACGAATTTGTGAATCCTTAAATATTTCTTGGGAGCAAAGAGTTACTAACTGACCCACACATTCTTCTTCAATTTGGTCAGTCATAACAATAGCTGAATTATACTTTCCCTTAACTTCTAACTTCATCTTTTTTCTCCAAAAAATTTCTATTATATTTTTTATAACATATTTTTTAATATTGTCAATAGATAATTTAATTATCTCTTACTTTTTCAAGTTTAATTTCTCCATCATTTGTAGTATAAAACATATTTTTTATACCAACATACTTAATTAATTTTTGACACATATCACACGGTTTAGCCATAGCTAATTGACCATTTTTATTTGTTCTATACACAAAAATAGAACATCCTTTTAATTTATTCCAATCCAAATTTAACATAGCTGCTTGTTCAGCGTGCAAACTTTCTTCCCATTTTTTATGTTTCATTGATATAGAAGAACTTCTAATTCCATTATGTCCTGAACCATAAATTCTCTTTCCTTTAAAAACGACAGCACCAATTTGAGGATTATAATTAGACTTTTTAGCTTCATTCATTGCACATTTAATAACATTATTATAAAGCATTTATTTTCTTTCATAAAAAATTAAACCTAACATTATTTGTTAGGTTTAATATATTATATAAAATTAAATTGTCAAGAAAAATTATTTATAAATTGGATGATGTAAGCAAAGGTTTTCAACTCCTTCTTTAATAATTAATAAAGCAACTTCTTTTAAAGATAATTCTTTACCAAGATTTTCTTCAAAAATCTCTTTATGCCAATCAATTCCTTCATAATCATATTCATCTATTAAAATATCAATCATATGGCAAATTTGATGAGCTATCCACGCAGCATTATCTTCTGTCATTCCTCTTGTTGTTATTGCTGCTGTTCCTAAACGAATACCAGAAGTTTCTGATTTAGGTCGTGGGTCGTCTTTAATAGCATTTTTATTCACAACAATTCCAACTTCAGATAAAGCATCTTCTAATTGTTTTCCTGAAATATTATATTTTCTTAAATCAAGTAATAACAAATGATTATCTGAACCGTCAGCAATCATCGGTACTTTTCTTTCTTTAAATATCTTCTCCATTGCTTTAATATTTTTAAGAATTTGTTCTTGATATTGCTTAAATTCTGGTTTTAATGCTTCTTCAAAACAAATTGCTTTACCAGCAATAACGTGTTCCAAAGGACCACCTTGAATACCAGGAAATACTGCTTTATCAATTTTTTTACCAAGTTCTATATCATTAGATAAAATAATTCCACCACGAGTACCCCTTAATGTTTTATGTGTTGTTGAAGTAACAACATCTGCATAAGGTAATGGAGATGGATGTAATCCAGTTGCTACTAATCCAGCAATATGAGCCATATCAACCATTAAATAACAAGATTTATTAGGTGCATCAGGATTATTTGAACCACCACAATCATAATAAATTGACTGATTATAATCATCAACAATACTTCTAATCAATTCAAAATCAATAATTTTAGAATAAGCAGAAGCACCAACTACAAGAACCTTTGGGTTATATTTATATAACTTATCTTTAAGTTCAGTATAATTTATTGTTCCATCAGCATACAAACCATAAGATACAGCATTATATAATTTACCTGATGCTGAAACTTTTGAACCGTGAGTTAAATGACCCCCAGCATTTAAATCCATACCTAAAATAGTATCACCTGGTTTACATAACGCTAAATAAACGGCTTGATTTGCTTGACTACCGCTATGAGGTTGAACATTTGCCCAATTACATTTAAACAATTCTTTACATTTATCAATAGCATATTGTTCAATTTCATCAATATAACGACAACCACCATAATAACGATGTTCAGGATAACCTTCAGCATATTTATTAGTTAAAATTGAACCAACTGCTTTCATAATATCTTTTGATACATAGTTTTCAGAAGCAATTAAACATATTTCACCTTCTTGTCTCTTTCTTTCTTTTTCAATTAAATCAAATATTTTACTCATTTTATATCTAATATCCTTTTATTTAATAAATTAACTAAATTGTTTAATCAACTCTTTAAGTTTTGTATTAGTCATTCTTCTCGTATCAATTGGTAAAGTAATTGAAAAATCACAAGTATCAATTGTTAAATCTACTCCTGCTTGAGCTTCACCATTTTCATCAATAAAAACTATATCTTTCATTTCTAATAAATTACTCATTTATAACCCTTTATTTACAATAATTTTTATGGTTAACTCTATAACAATCAGTTTTTCCTTTATAAGGTCTTCTTTCTAACGTTACTTCTTTATATGTTTTGGGTTCATAAACCGTTCTATATGTTGTATTACGATAAATTACTTCAACTGGTTGAGATACTGTATATGCTTCTTCCCTACCATAATAACAATTATCACAAGTTGTTGAACAAGCCGACAATAATAATACCAAACTAAATAATGCTAATAATTTTTTCATATTATTCTCCTTTAACTTCTAATTTAGTTTCTTTTTTAGGCATTACTCTTTCTAATAAAGAAAACAAAAAAGATGTTCCTCTTTCCATAACATCAACTTTTGTTGAATGTTTTCTAAATCCTTTTGTATAATGATTCCAACCTAAACCTTCTACAAAATTATAACATCTACCACTATCTTTCTTTTTTTGTACAATTTTTTTATGATTTAATTTTTCTGAATATACTTTTAATCTACCCATATTTTTCTCCTTTGTTAAACACAATACTAAATGATTTTATATACACTTGTCAAATATTAAAAACCAATACGATTTGCAATTGGAGTTTTATTAACTTGTTCCAAATCAAGCATTTTAATCAACTCATCTTTATTATTTAAACAATCCATAATTTCCGCTTTTTCTTTAACAACTACAAAATCACCAGGTGCTAATGTATTACTATTTAAATGAACATTTTTAATTCCAAAAAAATATTCAAATGCTTTAGTTACCTGTTCAGATGTCATATAATCATATTTTACTTTAAATGTAAATCTTCTTAAAGACGCTTTATCTAATGAATCCATTAAATTAGTAGTACAAATAAATGGATATGGATGTTTTTCCATTTGAGTCAACATTTCATTAACTTGTGTCACTTCCCAGTTTCTAACTGCATTATTTCTATTTTGTAAGAAACTATCAGCTTCATCAAAAATAAGCATTGCTTTATTATCTACTGCTTCTTTAAATGCATTAGCAATATTTTGTTCAGTTTGTCCAACATACATACCTAATAAATCAGAACATTTTTTCTTAATAATAGGAATACCCATTTTTTCTGCCAACCATTCAGCATATGCGGATTTACCAGTTCCCGAAATGCCATTTAAACATAATGAAAAATTCATTTTCTTTAAAGATAAAATCCTATCAGCTAATTTCTTTAAATCAACATCAGTATTCAATAAATCAAGATTGAAATTATTCTTCATAACATTAACCAATTCTTCTTTTTTCTCTGTAAAACCACAATTCATTGTTTGAATTTGATTCTCAATAAAATGAGTAATAAGCACATTCTTTTCAACATCAGTTAAATAACCGTCTTCTAATGTGGCAACATTTTGAATTGCTTTGGTTAAAAACGCAGGAGAAATATCAAATTTCTCAACCAACCATTCAATCATCTTTGGTTTCAAAGAGACACCATAATTTTTCAACTGCCGTTTCCACATCTTTTTCATTACATCTTTATTTGGTTTTTCAAAATACATTGCATAATCAAATCTTCTCAAAAACGCTTTATCAATACCAAATGTATCATTCATAATGAAAATATGTTTCTTTTCAGTATCATCTAATACTTTGTTAATCAAATCTTTCTTAACATTTTCTCTAAAAATATCATCTGCTTCATCAATCAACAAGCATTGTTTATTTGTCAAGAAATAATCCGCACTCTTAATATCATTTAAACGGTTTTTATCCTCATCAGTTTCATCATTATAAAGACAATGTAAATCCAATTTTAATTTTTTACATAAGGTTTTGACAAATTCAGTCTTACCTGTTCCAGGTGCTCCATAAATCAACAAATTGAAAGATTTCTTACGGTTCAATAAATTATAAACCATATCTCTATCATTTCTAAAATCAAAATCACTTCATTTATAATTAACTGTTTCAATTTTTTCACCAGTTAATTCTTTAAGCATTTCTTCTTTTGTATTTAAATTACACATTAAACAATTTGCAAGAATTGGATTTAAACCGTGTGATGGATAACACGAATTTTTTAATTTATACATCTCATTGTCCATCCAACAAATGACATTCTTTTCAATTAAGCATCTAAACACACTCACCATCTCAATGGTTGTCATATTAACAATATTATGTCTTAATTGAGCAAAATATTCCAAAAAATTGAGCATATGATATTCTAAACAAATATATTTTACATATGAAAAGATTGAAAAAATAACAATCAGTTTCAATACTTTTTGTGTGTTTTCATCTGTAATATTATACATATCATATAAATTGTTTATAAATTTATATTCACTATTATTACTACAATCTATTGTTTTCATCTCGTTTAATTTTTTAGTAACAATATGTTTATAGCAATTTACATATTTTCCTATTTTAGATGGTCGTATATCCTTTATGCAATCATTAACATTCTGTTTTGTTGTATAATTATTTTCTGCTTGGCTATACGAATAATTATTTAAAAATTTACTTCTTTTAGGATGTTTTTTATCATATTCAGTAAATTCCATAAAACTATTGTAACAAATACGGTTGGCTTTTTCATAATCTGTTAATAGGTCATTATTTAAAAATGTGTTAATATTTTCAAGAATACATTTATCAACATATGGAGATACAAAATAAGTCATTGCTTAATCCTCTCTTTTTTCAATGATTTTATCAATTAAACCAAATTTTAATGCTTCATCAGGTGTCATAAAATTATCTCTATCCATTGCCTTTTCAATAACAGATAATTTTTGTCCTGTATTATCAGCATAAATTTTATTTAAACGTTTTCTTAAATCAAGAATTAACTTTGCTCTGATTTCAATATCAGTTGCTTGCCCTTGAGCACCGCCTGATGGTTGATGAATCATAATTTGAGAATTTGGAAGTGAAAAACGCTTCCCTTTTGTTCCACCTGCAAGTAAAAATGAACCCATTGAACACGCTTGACCCATACAAATAGTACAAATATCAGGTTTAATATATTGCATTGTATCATATATTGCCATTCCAGATGTTACAACACCACCTGGTGAATTAATATACATATAAATATCTTTATTTGGGTCTTCAGCTTCTAAAAACAATAACTGTGAGCAAATTAAAGAAGACATTTCATCACAAACTTCTCCTGAAACAAATACAATTCTTTCTTTTAATAATCGTGAAAAAATATCGTATGAACGCTCTCCCTTAGAAGTTTGTTCAATTACCATAGGTATTAAATTCATTTTTTATTTTCCTCTTTTAATTATTAATATCAATATAATAATATCAAAAAAATAATAGTCAAGAGTTTAATAAAAAATTCAGTAAAAATATTTTTACTGAATTATATCTTTTAAAATCATTTGTAATCTTTTATATTGGCTTTCATATAAAAACATTGACCCATCTTCTTGCCAATATTCTTTAATCCATTTTTTAAGTTTTTTAATTAAATCTTTATCTGATTGATTAACTAATTTTCTAACATTAATTTTAGATATTTCATCTAAAAATTGTTGAGGATTATCATAATATTCATTAACTTTCATTCTTTCCATAATTATATCCTTTTTTATGAAAAAATAAAATAAACAAATTAAAAAGTCAATATTTTAATTTATTGATATTAAGAAAAATGTATCTTCAAATTTAGAATCTTGTTCATCAGGAATTGGTTCATCTGGATATATTTCAAAATCTAAATCATATTTGTCTTTACATTGCAAGTACATTGAAATAATTGTTAATGATGCTGTTATTAAATCATCGTGTCCACTTCCAGATGCAGAATATGATATAGAAGTTGCTGATTTAGCTGAAAAATTGGATAATTGTGTTAAATAATCACGAGATAAAATATGAAATCTATTTGTTTCAAATAATATTTTTAATTGAGAGCACGCACGTGGCTTTGAAATTTTAGTTGTTGTAAAACCTTTTCTTTTATTGCCATCTTCATTGATTAAAACTGCTCTTTTAATATATGAACGACCATCCATAGTTGCTTCTATTTGTCTTAATGCACAAATAAAACCTTCAGCTGAACTATTATTTTCTAATGACCAATAAATTTCAGGATGTTTATTACCTTTATTTTTTATATCATTATACATCCATTCAGTTAATTCTTTAATTTTTGTTACTTGGTCATTTTGATTTAATTTATCAGATTTCCATTCTGCAACTTGATAAAAACCTGGAAATTCAAAAACTTCAATTGCAGCAAAGTCTCCATCAACTCCCATTGAAGTATCAATTGCAACTAAATATTTTTTCCAAGGCATTAAATCTTTATAAAAGCGAATATCTCCATCAATAACAAATTTATAAGTAATTTTATTATTATCTATTTCTAAAATTTTTTGTCTTAAAATCATTGAATCAATAAGTGAATTTGTTTTACCTAAAAATTCACAATTATGAACTAAAATATCATTTGTAAAAAATTTATTACCATAATCAACATTTAATATATCATAAACATCTTTAGTTTCACCATCAGATATAGATTTAATTTGTTCCATACCATTATTTGTAAATACCCAATCTAATGGTTTTAATTCTTTTGCTTCAACACATTCAAATAAATTAATATAAATTTTATGGTCTAAAGTACAATTAATAATTTTATTATTATTTAATGTAATATTAATAGTTGGCTGTGATGGTATTTTTTTAATACCATCAAAATCAGCCCAACCATTTGGCGTTAAAATTTTATATTTTTTATCATTTTTATTCATTTGTTTATTTATTATCTTTTGGATATGGACGACTAAAATAACCACTAAAAGATGGAGCAATTTCTAACAATTTAGATAAATTCCATTTTGTTAAATATTTCATTAATCTAATTCCAACTAAATCAATTTGTTCCGTATTAATAGATTTCATTATATAAGAATCAACATTTAACTTTAATTCTTCTGGAATTTCTTTCAAATCAATTAATTTTTTATTAAATTCATAAGATTCTTTAACTAAATGCTTATTACCAAGAGGGTCTTCCCAAGATGAATTCATAAAAGTTTGCCAATTATACCCTTTATCTTTTCTATCAGCAAAAGCATCTAATATACCAACAGTTTTTTTGGTTGATTTTTCTCTAATACCAGGATATGCTGAAAATATATTATCGGATTTATCACCTCTAATACATTTTGTAAATAATGCATATTCAATCCAATCATCCATAGGAACTAATTTATCACCTTCTTGCCACAATGAATCTGTTCTTGAAACTGATACCTTACCATCTTTTAAAGTAAATTTCATTGGTAAATGCTTATCATCAGCAGTAAACATACAAGCAGATGTTATAAGTCTATCATCCATTGTATTATATATTATAACATTATCATTAATTAGTTGAACAAAGTCATTATCAGTTGAAACAATAATAATATTATCATTTGGATGTAATGCAATAAAACGAGCTATTAAATCATCAGCTTCTGCTTTTGGATATTCAAAAAAAGAGACATTCGTTGATTCTTTTAAAAATGGTATAAAATCATTTTCAAAAATATTTTTTAATTCTGTTTCTTTTTGAATTTCTTCTGGTGTTTTATCTTGTAAACGTTCAATACGATTAGCTTTATATTGTGGATAAACATCTTTTCTCCACGTTCCTTTACCATCAGCACAAACAACCACGTGTGTTGGATTAAATTTATCACAGGCTTTTTTAAACATAAAAAACATTGTATGTAATAACATACCATTACGCATATCAACATCTTTTTCATTTATTGTATGCATTGCTCTAAAAAATAAATTATAAATATCAATTAAAATAAATGTTTTCATTGTTTCCTCAAAATAATAAAATTAACCCATAATTATTGTTTTATCATCAATTTTTCGTTTTGTTAAATATTTTTTTTCTTCAACTTCATTATCATCTAACATTGTTGTAATATCATCAATATCCATATTTGCCATTAAAAATAATTTTAACCATTGTTCAGCAATTTCTTCTTCAGTATCACCAGGTAAGCCTTTTTTACGCATATTTTCAATAAAAGTTTTATTATAAGTAACTTCAACCATTAAATCATCTGGATTAGCATTTTCATCATATTCGGTATGGATAGCAACCCAAGGTTTTCCAAGCAAATCATTTTTTTGTTTACAATATTCAACGTCATCAATTTTTTTATACTTATGTTTTAAATCTATTTCATTAATTAATCTTTCTGTTTCAGGTTTATTTTCATTATTAATTTTTAATAATTCAAATTCATAATTAAATTCATCAATTTTATTAAATTTTTTCTGAAGTTCAAGTTTTTTAACTTTATATTCTGATAATTTTTGTAATTCTTCTGTTGAATAATTAATATTTAATAACGCTAATTCTTTTTCAAATCCATCTGGCATTTCATATTCAATTTGTGCTATTTCACGTGCTTGACCAGATAATAATAAACCTTTAAAAGTATAATTAAATGGTATTTTCATAAAAACTCCTTAATAACTTTATACTCATATTTTTTATATGGTAATATATTTATATCTTAAAAATCAATAAAAAAAATAAGCCATCAAATTTGATGGCTTATTTTTATTTAATTTCCATTATTATGAGTTAGAAGATAATGTTCCTGTTCTAACAATTCTAATTGGAATATAAATTTGTTCAACACCTTGAACAATTTCAATAGCTACTTCAGCCCATAATTCTTTACGACCAATTCTTTCAGTAGTATTAACTGAATTATCAGTAACTAATGTATAGTCATATAATTCATCTCTTGATACATAATCATTTAAGATTGCTCTTAATGCTTTATCAAAATCACGTCTTAATGCTTCTATATTTGGTTGGAAGAAGAATGGTAAGCAAGCTGCATCCATTTCACGTTTTAATCTTAAAATTGTTAAGATTGCGTGTTCATCAGATAATGATGAAGTGTAATTATTTTCTGTATTTTCACCCCAGAATAATAATCCAGTATTACGTTGTGGCATAATTGGATTCATAGATTGAGCAGTAATAATTTCACCCAAACTTTCTCTGATAGTTACTGGTGCATATTCATTTTCATCAGTAATATAACCAACAGATGCTAAATTTTTAACTTGACCATATTGTGTTCCTGCTGCAAACATACCTCTTGGTAATACCAATAAATTCTTCATTTTTGCAACAGATGAAGGAACAGCAATATCATCTCCATCAACATTTGAAGTTAATCCCATTGGTGGATATTGACGTGTTATATAAGCACTTCTAATAACACGACCATCTTCACCGTGTGAAGCTGCATTATTTTGATTTGAACCCCAAGCAATAATATCATTTGCTTTTGGTGCTAATCTTGCTGGTGTATCAGAAATGATATAAAACATTTCTTTTTTATCAGTATTTAATGCAATTAATTCATCATCTAATTCTGGATAACCTGGACAAGTTGCATAGAAGAAATCATAATCTTGTGAGCGAATTGCATCATTAGAATTAATTGCTTCTGCTAATGCTCTTATAACCATTGCTCTTTGTGCTTTTCTACCAAATAATCCTGAACCATCTGTTGCATTACCTGAAATTGTTTGCCAACGAGTTGTTTTAGAATTTGTTGAAGAACCTGGTGTTGGGAATGCTTTTGAATTACCAACTGTGAAAGTGCTTCCTAATTCTTTAACAGCATTTTGATATTCATTTGTCATTTCTTTAACATTATTTGTTGAATATAATGTATTAAATAATAACATACCAGCTGCATAAGTTTGTGGATTTGGACAATTAGGGTCAACATAATCTGAAATTAATAAATCAGCTTGTTTAGTTGAAAATGGAACGTGTGTTGAATCAGAATATGCTGGACCAGCGTTTTCACGAGCATCAGCAAATACAATACCTAAAGGAGTTGTTTGGTCAGTATTATCAACTAATTCCCATTCTCCTTCATAATATCTATAAATTGTTGGATAATTATTTGCTGCTGAATCAATCCATAAATCATTTTCTTGTAAAGCTGAACCATCTGAATGTTGAGTTGGTTGTTCAGATGTTACAAAAATATCTGCACATTCGTACATATTTTTATAACCTTTCCATTCATCACCATCATTTACCATAATATCAACATTTAATGCATCATTAAACCATAATGTTCCATTTGTTGCAATCTCGGTTGGTTCATAAGAACTTGCAATATAAGTTGGTTCAGTCCATTTACCTAATTCACCTGAAGCAATACCAACAGTTTCTAAAATATTACCACCTTCAACATCTTGAAAATCAATAGTATTACCTGTTGAAGATACTAATCTTAAATAACCTTCAGTTGTTACATCAGCAACAATTGTTGGAATTTTAGCATTATTAATTGCTTTTGCTAAATATTCAACTGTTGTTCCATATGCTCTAACAGTATATGTTTTAACTTCTGTTCCAATAAGTGTTCTAATTGTAATTGCTTGACCAGAAGTAATTGTTGGATTTGAAACTGTACCAACAACTTTTAATCCCAATGAACCATATTGAGCTAATTTAGTTTCAGCTAAATTTTCAGTATCATATTTAACAATAATTGAACTTGCATTTAATGAAGGTCCTAATACTCTTTCAGCTTCAATATAAGAACCATACATAGGCATTTTAATTGTTGTCCAAGAATCAGTTGTTGAATTATATTGTTTCATAATATAATTAGCACCATTATTAGGTTCAGTAGTTTTAACCCAAATTGAACCTTGAACAGAACCATTTGGAACTTGTGAATGTGTTTTATGAACTAAAGAAACAGCATTTACAACAGCTTCATCACCATTCATTGTAAAACCTAATGTTTCTAATGCTTTTCTTGAATCTTGTGAAAGAATTAATAATGTTGCAGTATTTTTAATAACTAATGCATTATTTTCATTAACAGCAACAATATTTTCAATTGATGCATTATTAATATCTTTTACAGCATCATCAATTTTAGTTGTAGATGATACACCCGATAATGTTACTTCTGAACCATTAATAGTAATTTTAGCACCTGTATCATATGTACCATTTACTTTACCTTTTGCACTTGATGGAAATTGAGCAATCCATTCATTAGAACCTAATTCATACCATTCACTTGCAATATTTTCATAAGCAACTTGTTTATTACCTTTTGTTACAACAGCAATATCATTGTTAACACCATATGTTCCTAATGGTTTACCATCTTCACCAATTTCATCTGCTGATGGAAGTAATACATTTTCAATTCTATCCCAAGCTAAAGCTGGTCTTGTATTACCATTAGCTCTAAATAAACCATAAGAAGTTTCAGCTGTATCAAACCATAAAGTTTGATTTGGTACTTTACTTGTTGGTTCAGCTTGTGTAGCTTGTAATTGTTTTAAATCAATATCTGCTCTTAATGCATAAGCTATTGAAGAATTTCCTAAAGCATCATATAAAGCATACAAACCGACTTCATTTAATTCATCACCTTGTTGAACAGTTCCATCAATTGTTGTAAATGTTGGAACACCAAATGTATCAGTAACATCTTTTTGTGAAGTCATAACAAGTAATTCATTAGCAACTGATTTTGAAGTACCTGGTGCAATTTCACCTGTTTCTTCGTCAATAATTTTATCTTGTTCTGTCGCAAAGATATAAAGAGGAATTATCGGAGAAACACCAGTTCCATATGATGATTCATCAATTATATCAATGTGAGTTTTTGCTAATTCTGACATATTTTACTCCTATTAAATTAAATTATTTTTATAATAAAAATAACTGATAAAAACTTTCAAAAAGTCTTTACATATATTTATGAATTAGGATAAAAATTGAGGGGTAAACAATTTATTAATTTAGGAGTTTGAAGTTATTTATTAAATAACTTCAAAGGGGTTAAGATGGCTGATATAAGTAAAATAGATATGAAAAGAATCAATGGATTACTTGATAAATTAGAAGAAGTAACCAATAAAATTAATTCAATGAAATATGTTATTGAATCTGGTTCTAATGATAATGGTTGGTATCGTAAATGGAGTGATGGATTTATTGAACAATGGGGTTTTCGCACTTCAAATACAACAAACCAAACAATTAATCTTCCAACTTCTTTTTCAAATACATCATATTATGTTAATTTTATTCAATATCGTCCATTACAATCTTCTGCTGGTTGGGATTATCATTATGTCATCAGAACATCTGTTACAAAATCATCTTTCCAAATTAATGTTGCTGATACTGATGGAATAAATTGGTATGCTTGTGGTTATTAATAAAATTCATATAACATCTCTAATGAAACATTGCGAATATAACCCTTTTCATCCATAATTGCAACAGTATTTTCTCCACCAAGACAGTTATATTCTCTTTCAAATCTTTCAACACCAACTTTTTTAATTTCAGCTTTTGCCCAATTTTCATCTTTTAATGGACAAGCATCCCATTTAACTAATTGACTTTGAAATCCATTATTTCCATAAGATTTTTTTTCAACAATATTAACATTTATATTTTCATTTCTTAACATATTAGCATAATCTTCTGCTTCTTCTTTTGTATGAAATAAATGAAAATCTCTATATAATTCTCCATTAATTTCTATTATATAATCATTAGGTATATCTATACCATAATCATCAATTTTATTAATTGCCCCTGACCATAATCTATAAAATAAATCTGTTTCTGAAATAGGTGTTGAAGTAATAAATAATTTACCTTTTGTTGCAGATAATGTTGGTGATAAAGCACCATAAAATTCTTCTTGTTTTTCTAATGCTTTATCCCCTGAATCTTGAACACCAATAAATGCAAATTCATCACAATAAACAATTGCAGGAGAAATACCACGAGGAGCTTTAATAGTTGATGGGCGTACGTGAATTTCTGAACCATTATCAAATACCATTTTTGATTTATTATCTTCTATTAAACCTCTTTTAAGAAAATCTGGGCAATTTTCATAAACACCTTTTATTTTACCAAGATTTTCAGATGCTGCACGTAAATCTTGTGCAGTTACTAATATAATTGCGTGAGGATGAGTCATTGCGTACCATAATAAATAAATTGCTGTTGTAATCGTTTTACCATTCTGTCTGGAAAATAAAGATATAAGAGAATGATAGTTATGCATATTAAACATCATTTCACGCTGATAATCAAATGGTATATATTGTTCCAAACCATTTCTATTAACCCAACAACAATGTTCTGCAAAAAATAATGCTCCATTTATAGGGTCATAAACTTTTTTATAAATCATTTTTTGAGTATCTGTTAATTTTTTAAAAGATTTGGTTTTTTTAATAACACCAGTACCTTGTGGTAAAATAATTTTCATATATTCTCCTTATAAAATTATTTATAATTAGCATATTTATAAAATATCTTGTTTTAAGTTTTATAATAAATATTCTTATAAAACATAGCATATAAGGTCAATTATGAAATATACATCACTTAAAAACGATATTGTGAATATTTTACATAGTTCTGATTATGACCTGATTTTAAAATTTTATGATGAAGATGGTCGTAATACTCTTGATACCGAGAAATCTGAATGGTGTTATATAAGTAACTATAACATTATAGTTAAATTTATGAATGATGAAAACTCTGTTATACAATTATGGAAAGATAAAAATACATTAGATGAAAATATGAAACATATTATTCAAAGAATTAGAGAATTATCAGGATTAAATGGAGTTCAAGTACAAATACGTATTTACGATGATTTAAATCAAAGAAAAATTTATAATTTAATTAAACGTGATATTATAAAACAAAAAGAAAGTGAAGAAATGGATGAATCAGTAACTAATAATAATCATATAATAGTTGAAACCTTATACAATATTGTTAATACCGCCCGAGAAACCAAAAGACCATCTGATTTTTATATTTCAGAAACTATGCAATTAGAAAATACTCGTAAAATTTTTTCTGAAATTATTAAAGAAATCTCTTGTTTAAATTCTTTTAAAAATATTAATATTACAGAAAAATTTAGTCCACTAATGTCATTAGATAATCTTGATGATATTAAACAATTTACTGAATCATTAAATATTGATTCAAACATTTTATTAGAAAATATTAACAATATTAAAAATATTACATCTTTTGTTAAAAAAGAATATTTAAATAATGGTGATTTTATTGTTTCAAAACCAAGAACATTGTTTGTTTTAGAAAATGTTAAAGTTTATACAGCTAAAGAAAAAAATAATAGAGAAAATTTAATTAATGCATATAATCAATTACTATCATTAACTAAAAACGCAACAAAAGGTACAGATATTATTCGTGAAATTAAAAATAATAATATCTGTGAAACTTTTAATGTAACACGAAAAGAATTGATTGATTTATGGTTATCCAGAACTAATAATATGAAAATTGAAGCTAAAAAAGCATATGTTGTTGAAAATTATAAAGGAGAAAAAGTAATTTTCAATGAAGCAATGAGAAATGGAATTAAAGCATTAGCTCAATATATTAATAATGGTGGTTTAAGAGATGATAATATTTGTAAAAATATTATGTTAGAAACTGTTAAATATAATCAAATTGCTGACTTTATTAAAACTTATCAAGATAATTATAAAATTAGAAAATTTTTACCAAAATTTAAAAACATTTTTACTGAAAATGCAAATAAATTAAATTCTGCATATTTTAATTTTAATAAAGAACTTTTTGAATCAGTTGATGAAGAAATTGATTATTCAGTTCAATATAAAAAACTTTGTAATGAAATGGGTGTAGACCATCCTGCTATTAAATATCTTGCAATTGAAAATGCAAAAAAAGATGCTGAATATTGTTCAGTTTTAATGGAACAAACATTAACTGATGAACAAATTCTTACTGAAGGTTTAAAACCATATATTCAAAATCCATTTACTTTATATAATGTTGTAAAAATTATTATGGATGAACAAATATTATTAAATAAAACATTAAACGAAAGTATTAATGACAAAAATATTAAAACTATTGCATCGGATTTATATAATAAAATTTGTTTTGAAGATAATATTGTTTTAATGCCAATTGCATCTTCTTTATTTAACATAATGCATACTAAAAATTTAAATGAAAATAAAATTACATATTTAAATACATTGATTAAATATATAAAATAAGATAAAATTAAAAAATATAATAAAAATGCACCTATACAGGTGCATTTAATTTTTGAACGACTTCTTTTGCAAATGTTTTTAATAGTTTCAATACATAAGTATCTTCACCATTTTTCTTTTCCTTAATTTCTTCTCTTTCTTCCTCTGTTAAAGGTCTAAAAGGATTATCATTTTTAGACAAAGAAGCATCAATTTGAAGTTGTCTATTTAACATATTAAATCCTGTTAAATTTGTAATAGCTTTATGACCACCTGACATTGTTTTAATAACATCAATTAAAGATACTCGTTGATTATTCATAAATCTAATCATTCTCATTGATTGTTCAGCACGAGCAGGATTCATATTTTCACACCAATATTTTGACATTCTTAAACTCATTGAACGACTTATTTTATTTTCAGGGTCAACATCAAATTCTGTTCTACAATTTTTAAAAATACTTTCAAAATCTAAAATATTAAAACCAATACAATATTTTTCTTTAACATCTTCAATATTTCTTTCAAATTCTGATTTTAATGCCAATAATGAAACTGATTTATTATTCAGCCATTGAGTTTTTGAAAATTGATTTAAAAACATATCGTGTAAAACAATTTTTCCTAAATCAACATTATCATTAACAGTAAGATTCCACGGATTACGAGATACTTGCATCATACCAATTTCATCCCAAATCATAATAAAATATTTTGCTTGTGGAAAAATTCTAAAAGCTGTATAACGTTCATATGAACCAATTCTTTTCATATAACCACCACCAACTTGTACAATACAATCACCAATTAAAATTGATTGCCCATTTTTCAATGTATTAATGTCTTCACAATTTAAACTTACTTTACTTTTATTTTTTTGGTCTTCAAAATATTTTTCAACATTTTCATTAATTTCAGTTGGTAATTTATATATTCTATAATCTTCACTATGATTATCAATAGTCCATTTTAATAACTGATTATAAATTGATTCTAATGATGGTTTACAATTCATAACTAAATTAGTTAACCACGCATTTCTATTTTTATATGTAAGTAATAATTTATTACAAGCTAATGCCATTTCTAAATGACGCTTAAAATTATCTTTATTTTTATCACATTTAAAAACTGCATTACCAACTTCTTTTGGATTAATATTATATTCAACAAAACTTGCTGAATCAATCATATCAATTGCTTTCTCATCATCACTTGAAAAAATACCATTTCCAATAATTGAAGAAATTGTTGATGCATTAGATTTAGAATGTCTAAAATGAACAGATGCATCATTATAAACTATCTGACTTTGATGATGGTCGGTATGTATTTGAATAAATGGTTTTCCGTGTGAAAAATCAACCATTACTCCCATATTTCCTTCTTCAGGAGCAGAAATATTATATTCATCACTTCCATAATTTAATTTATGGGCAGCAACAACTTTAATTCCATAACTATTAAGATATTCTTTCATAGCTAATGCACTTGTTACACCATCTAAATCAATATGAAAATAAATTTCTGCTTGCTTATATTTTTTAGCTAATTTTTTAATATTTCTAATACCAGACATTTTACTTCTTTCATTAAAATTAATATTATCATTAAAATACAATATCTTTTAAATTTGTCAAGTATTTTATTTATAAATATTTAATATAATTAAAGGGGCATTAATGAATATTTTATTAGAGCAATTATTAATGAGTGAATTTACATTTGGTTTTGAATTAGAAGCCTATGTTGACCCATATAAAATTCCATTAAAAAATAATGAAAAATGGGAAAATATTAAACATTTTCCAACAAATAAAGTAATAACTTATATTGATAAACCATCCCTATTTAAAAATTTAGAATATTTTTTTAAAAATAATTTTTTTGGAATTAATAGTAATTTAACAGTTGAAGAAGATAATTCATTAAAATATAATGGATTTGAAATGCAATCTCCTGTTTTTAATTTAACTCCATTAAATATTTCACAATGTATAAAATTTTTATCTTCATTAAATAAAAATGAATATAAAATTTATACTGATAATAGTTGTGGTTTTCATACTCATTTTGCTTTTCCCGAAATAACTCCTGAAGATATATATTGGATTGAATGTCATTTGGCATTAGATAATCAAATGAAAGAAATTTTATCTTCAATTACAACAGAAGATAATGTAACTATTAATTTTATCACCGAAAAATATTCTTCAGATGAATATTTAGATGATTTAAAAAATGCTATATTAAATGATAATTTTGAAGAAATTGCATATATTATGTCAGAAGAAAAAATGAGATTGTTAAGAAATCATCCTCAAGGAACTATTGAATGGAGAGGTCCAAGAAATTTTCTAAATAAACAAAATGTTAATGACATTAAAACATTTTTTATGAAAATATATACTTTTGCAAAATGGATTTCTGAAATATTAGATAAAAAAGAAATTAATGGCTATGATAAACAAACATTTTTAAATTTAATTAATGAATTTCATCCTCAATACAAAGAAACATTTAAAAAATCATCAAAAATTGAAAAAATTATTGATAAAATCATTAATAAACCATCTTCTTTATTATATGCAAATTTTTCTTTACACGATACTATTGATATTATTGATAAACTTTTTAAAAAATTAGGAGCAGAAAAATTTAATTCATTTATTATGAATTTTGCAACACGTGAAATTCCATCAAAAGTTTTAACAGGAATTTTAATGGTTGACCCAACTTTTTTTCGTTATTCTATTCAACATCAATCATTGCCAATTAAAGAATTAAATATAATAAATCCATTTTATATTGCAGATATTTTTGAACAAAATAAAAAATATATTTCATTAAACGACATAAAAGATATTATTGAAAATGGAGAATTAACATATTTAACGATTTTTCCAATTCTTTCAGAAATTTCAAAAAAACTCCATAAAAATATTTTTACTAAAAAAATATTATCAGCAATTTCACTAAAATATAATGTACCATATAATGAAGTTGTTCAAGATGCACAAGAATTTATTATTGAATTTCATTAATAAAAAGAGGGATAAAAATCCCTCTTTTTTAAACTATTTGAATTCTTAATAAGTAATCAAATACCAATGTAATATTTGAAGTTTTAGATATTGGATAATGGCAAATATGAGTTATTAAATCACCTTTGCTTGTTCTCAATCCCACTTCAGAAAATGTATATTCCGAAATAATTTGTGAATCATTATTTAAAACATTTTGTTCAGTTGGCTCACCTTTTTCTAATGTACAATGAACTAAAATATCCGAAAATACATTACCAGTAACGTGAGATACTGTCATATAATTACGAGTTTTCTCTAAATTATCAGTTATAGAATGTTGGTCAACAACTTTATAATATGTTTCATTATATAAAGAAGCTGTACGACCAATTGTTTGTGGTGTACTATATAAAAATTCATTTGATGCATTTACACGAACACCACCATTACCAAATACTAATTGAGTAATATAACCACCATTATTTGATAATGAATTAGCTAATGCAATTGAAAAATTTTCAGGGTGAATATCATTATGAACATCTAATAAAACTTTTCCTGTTTCTTCTTCGTGAATTCTTAAATGACCTTTAATTTTTGGTTGACCATAATCTTTAAACATAAATTATCCTTTATTACATATACAAATATTTATTATTAAAAGATTATAAAAAATAATTTGTGGATATTTATTAAATATCCACAAAGGGGATAAATGATGGCTGATATAAGTAAAATAGATATGGAAAGAATCAATGGATTAATTGATAAATTAAATTCAATGAAATATGTTATTGAAACTTTATCAGAAGAAAATAATTGGTATAGAATTTGGTCAGATGGTTGGATTGAACAAGGTGGTTATATGCCAGCAGGAATTTCTGATACAATAACATTTATAAAACCGTTTACAAATACTGAATATTTTTCTGTTTTTACACCATATAAAAATATGGGGTCACACATTGTATATATAAAATCCAAATATAATGATAGAATTTCAATATATAATGGAGATAGTAAAGAAAATCCAATTTCTTGGTATGCTTGTGGATATTAAAAAAGAGAGGATTAATCCTCTCTTTTTTAACCGTGTAATGAATCATCAATAAATGTTCTACGTTGAAATTCCCAATTTCTTCTTGTTGGATTCCACGAATCAACGGGAACAAAGAAACCAACAACACGAGTAAAATATTGCATATGTTCATTATGACCACATTTTGAACAACTTGCAACTTTATGGTCATAAACAGCACCGCATTTTGGACATTTTGAATATACTGAATTTAATACAAAATGTTCACAACCACATTTAATAGCATATAAAATAATTTTTCTATTTTGTGCAGATGTTGTTTTAGAACCCAATTGAGCGTGAACAATACCGCCACCTGTTAATAATTGATTATATTTGCCATCAGCTTCTAATTTTTCCCAAATAGTTGCATCTTCCCATAATGGAACAAATTGATTAGCATATAATGGAGCATCAATAATATTTTCATTGAAAATTAAGTTATCAACAGTTGCTAATCTAACAGCATAAGATTCACCAGGAATTTGTTCAATATTAGAAAATAAACCTAATTCTTTTGCATATTCAGCAGAATGTTTATTTAAATATACTAAATAATCATTCATAACATCTTGACCTTCAGTAATTTCATCTGCAAATTTAGTTTCAAGAATTTTCTTTGCTTCAACAACACCCAAAATACCAAATGTTGAAAATAATCTATCCATACGAATCCAGCCACGAGTAATAAATGGTTCAAGACCTTTTTCTTCCATTTTACCAATTAATACTTTATGAGCTTTTAAAACTTTTGCTGCTCCACGAATTCTTTTATCAAGAATATGATAAAAATCCTCTAATGAATTTGCTTCATAAGCAATACGAGCAAAATTAATAGTTACAACACGGTGAGAACCCATTGAAACAGTTGAACCACCAAATGAATTTACAGAAGAACCCATATCAAGTAATTCAGCATCATTAATTAAACGACAACAAGATGCAACTTTTGTCCCCTTTGAAGTAAAAATATTAAATCTTGTAATATCTCGTTGACATACAAAATCAAAGAATTTTTCATCTAAAACATTACCTTCATCATCTTTTGATATATTCATAGTTGTAACAGGAAAACGATAAGGAATACCATTATTTAATGGGTCACCTTTTTCGTGAAATTTAGCATATATTTCTTGTAATTCACTAATATAATTAATGACAAATTCTTTCCATTCATCAGCAGACATCTTATCTTCTAAACCATTATCAATAGCAATATCTTTTTTATTTGCAAAATACCATCCATAATTATCTTGACCTATTAAACCAGCTAATTTAACTCTATCAAATAAAGAAATATTAGTGAATGGAGATTCTACACCATTTCTTGATAAATGGTTTACTGAATGAACAAATGTTTGAAAACAATTTTCAATATATTTTCTCATTTTTGGGTCATTTTTAACAACTTCAAATGGAACACGTTGTTTATAAATTAAAATATGAGCAATATCAAGGAAAAATGTTCCAACAGCAATAGCACCTGCTAAATGTGAAGACATTTGATGAACTGTTTCATCTAATGCTGAAATATAAGAATCAACTCTATGAACTGGTGCAGATGGTAATTGACCAAATTTACGACCTTCAAGAACTAATTTAGAAGCATCTAATGCCCAGCAGTAAGGAATTAAAATATTTGTAGAATCTGATAAACCTAATGAAAAATCATATAAATCACCTGATAATACTTTTGCTTCAGCTTGACCATATAAATCTTTCATAACACCATAAAGCATATGATAACCAATTAATTTACGGTTAGAAGCTGTAATTTCATTATTTACACCAGCAATTGTTTTTTCATTTTTATTAGAATTATCGTCAATAGATACATCATTAACACGAGAATCTAAAATTTTAGCAAAATTTGCCAAGGTATCAAAATTAGTTGCATCTAATCCGTGAATTTTTAAAATTTTTGAAGTTAATTCTTTTAATTCACCATTTGAAAAACCATATTTCTTTTTCAATGCTGATGCTAATGTTTTTTTAATATTTTTAATAGTTCTTGTAGTTTCAGCATTAATTAAAATATCATCAGAAACTTTATCTAATTCTTTCTTAAAATCTTCATCTTCATAATAAGAATCAACAATTGTTGGACTCTTAACATTTAATATTTTTTTAACTGCCAATTCAGACATTTAATTCTCCTTAATCTTATCTCATAAAAATATATTATTTAAAATAGTATAAACCATTTTCACTCAAACAACAATAATTTGAGTCAAAAAGTTTTTGATTAGTTGAAGCAAATTTCATATAATCATCAGTTTTTTCAGAAATTTGTGAAATTTTTTCATCATATAAACCACATTTTAAAAATGTAAATCCTGTAATATTTAATAATTTTACATATTCAACATCGTGTCCTGTATAAACACAAACTTCAAATGGTGATTTTTCCAAAAATTCTTTTGTAAATTGATAATTAAAGCACGATAAAGGGTCGCCACCAGATAGTACAACTTTATTTGTATGATGTCTTTTTGATAAAATTAATAATTCATTAATTAATTCATCAACTGTATATTCTTTTGTTTCTTCCTTAAAATCTGGATTTTTAAAACCTGGATTTTGACATTTCGGGCATCCGTTATCACAACCCATCATTACAACAACTAAACTACAATTTTCTGTATCAGGATAATCAAGCCAAGTTGAAGTAATTGGTTGTAAAATTCGTGTCATTTTTATTCTCCCTATCGTGAAATGTAATTATATTTATTATTGTTATGTATTTTTCTATTTACATTATTTTTACAAAAAATATAGTAAAATCAATGAGTTATTGTTTTGTCAATTTTTGTTATATAAAATTTTTTATACTGTCAATTAAAACTTGCGAAGTTATAACTTCCTTCAATCTTGGGTGTAATGGTTTGGGTGGATAGTCAATATCAACCCACGCATAACCATCATTTTCGTGATTTAATTTTGGTATAAATTCATTATCTGTTAATAATAAAAATGAATGATATTGAAATTTTTTATCCATTGATGTAAAACAATTAAAAGCAACCCATTTATTGATTTTTGGTAAAAAACCAATTTCTTCTTCAATTTCTCTTTCTAAACCTTCTAATAATAATTCATCGTGATGAACTTTACCACCAACTAACCCCCAACGAGAAGGATAAGAACTTATTGAACTTCTTAATAAAAACAAATATCTATTTGTATTAACAGATTTAATTAATGCTCCTGCCGATTTTATCATTTTGACCTCATATTTTTCTTAATATTAACTCAAAATTAAATAGATTTTCAATAATAAATATCTATATTATATAAAGGTTAAAAAATATGATTACAGATAATACAAAAGCACGAGAAAAATTAGCTAACGATGTTTTAATTCGTCTTGGTGATACGATGATTGATGTTGAATTATCTCCTCAACAAATTCAAAAATGTATTGATTTAGCATTTGCTAAACTTAAACAACAAGGAGATGCGTTTGTTGAAGAATCATTAGTATTATTAACATTAAAGAAAAATCAAAAAGAATATATTTTACCAGATGAAATTATTGAAATACAACAAATTTATCGTAGAAATTATGGAAGAACATATGGTTCAACTGGTGGTCAAAATATAGACCCATTTCAAATGGCGTGGACAAATGTTTATATGGCTGGTGCAATTAATGGTGTAAGAACTGGTGGTTTAGTAACTTATGAATTACATAATGATTATTTAAAAACAGCTGGTAAAATGTTTGGTATGTATATGAATTATACATTCAATGAAAATACTCATAAATTAATTTTAGCTGAAAATCCACGTGCCGATGATGAAGTTATTTTATTACATTCATATGTTGATAAGCCAGAATATGAATTAATTCAAGATAGATATGCAGGTTTATGGATAGAAAATTGGACATTAGCTGAAGCTAAAGAAATTCTTGGAACAATTCGTAATCGTTTTGGTAATTTACCAGGTCCAAATGGTACTGTTGTTCAAGATGGAGCTGAATTAAAACAAGAAGCTAAAACAATGAAAGAAGAATTAACTAAAGATTTAATGAATTTTGTACCAGGTGGTGATATTCCACTTATGCCATTTTTAGGTTAGGATTAAAAATAAAATATAATCATATATTAAATAAAACAATTAACAAATATAACAATGTATTATTTAAAAATGCTATCCTTTTTGAAGGAATTGAAGATTTAAAACGATATTTTCCAAAATTAAATGATGAAACATTACATAAATTAGTTGCATTAGACCCAACATATAAAGGCGGAGACCAATTAGGAAAATATGGAAAATGGATTATTAAACTTTTTTATAATACACTTAAAAATGATGAAAATAAAAAACAATATCAAGAATTATTAAAACAATATCCAGATGGAATTAATCCTAAAACAGGTCAAAAATTTCAAGAACCCGTTAAATTACCATCTATTCAAAAAGAAGATTTATATAAATTAACCAATTCATTAAAACAATATGATATTTACAAAAAAGAAATTGGGAAACCTCTTGATGCTTTCAAAACATTGCCTGAATTAGATTCTGTATTATCTAATATCAAAAATCAAGGCATACCAACAAATGATTTAGCTTTAAAAAGATATAATATTTTTAAAAAAGGTGAAAGTAAAGGTTTAAAGAAAATTTATGAAGACAATAAATGGATAATTGGTATACCGACTACAAAAGAATCATCTTGTTTATTTGGAGATGATACTTCTTGGTGTACAACTTCTCAAGGACAATATTATGACCATTATACTAAACAAGGTCCTTTATACATTAATTTAAATAAGGAAGATGGTAAATTATATCAATTTCATTTTGAAACAGATTCATTTATGAACGAACACGATAATTCAATAGATATGGAAAATTTTTCAGAAGAAAATCCTCAACTTGTTGAATTTTATAAAACATATTTAAATAAAAAGAATCAAGAAGAAACTCCAGAAGTTAAAACTAAACAAATAATTGAAAATAAAACAAAATTAAAAAATTATTTTGAAGATGTTGAAATAACAAATGTTGATGACAATTATGTATATGGTAAAATGCGTGTAACAGATATTCCAAATAACGGAAATTCATACCTAGAATATTATGTATATCAAGAACCAGGTTATAGAAATGATGATGCACTTTCTTTAGAAACTATTTCAAATATATTAGAAGATGGTGGTATTGATAATTGGTATGATGAAACAAATATTAATGATTTAGAATATAATATCAGAGATATAAACTTTGATGAAAAAATGAAATCCTATAATATTAATTGGGATACAATTAAAGATATATACATAAATGAATATACTGATGATTTACCAGAAAATATAACCAATAAAATATATGAATTATTTAATGATGTGGAACTTAATCCAGTTGATATATATCGTGACGCAACAAAAATTGGAACTGATGATGAATATTATAAACTTGTAACTAATGGATTAATTGATAATTTACCATTAGATAATGAACAACCTTTTGACGGTCAAAATTTAAATATTAAATTTCCAATAAAAGATATTACTGATTCTTTTAAAATTAGAGAAGAAGAATTTAATGAAGAAAAAAATGATTATCCTTGGTATAAACAATATAGTTTTGAATCAGATTATTATGGCGACCAATTAAATTATTGGTTATATAAATGGCGACAAATACATTACAATGAACCAGAATTTACTATTACAGAACCTCATTATGGTGTAATGGGTTTTGACGATGAATTTTGGAAAAATGGTATGAAACATTTTATGGAAGAATTAATTACAATTTTAAATTCAAATAAAAAATAAATATTGTCATAATCATTCAATTTAATATATGATTGAAATAAAATTTTTATGTGGGAATTTATAATTTATGAAAAATGTATATTTAAATGATAAATATTTTGTGAGCCTTGATGATTTTAATAAGGATTTGATTGCCCACAAGTCAAATTTTTTTAAAGATTGTCAAGGCTTTTCTTTTATGTCTTTTTTAAAAACTATCTCATACAATTTAGATTTCAATTCTAAAAATTATCGTTGGGGAAAACGTTATTTTAATCAAGAAAATAAAGATTTTTGTTGGGTTACTTCCAATGAACAAAAAAAAATAATTAAATCTTTATGGGATAAAAATTCTCACAATTATATTCAACAAGAAGTTAATGCAATATTCACATCAGAAATTGTTAATAGTCATTTTATGTCTTGTTTCAAACCTCAACGAAAAATTAATTTCTATTATAAATTGTCATCATCTGAACAAAAAGAACTTCATAATCATATAGCTTCATTAAAAAATATGTATATGGTTAATGATAAGACTTATGGTTCTTCACAACAAATTGGTACAGATATTCTTCTAATTGATATTGATAATTATGAAGAAAGACACGCATTAGAAACCTTATCTTTATTTTTAGATTTTTTAAATATAAAAGTCAAGGATTTAATTTTTATTGAACAAAATGCATTTACAGGCGGTATTCATACAGCATTAAGATTACCACATAAAATTACTAATATAGAATTTTATCCATTATTAATGAAAGAACTTCAAAAAAATGATATTCGCATTGAATGTAATTTTATTAATACAATTTTAAGATTTCCATTATCATTTGAATATGTTGCAATTCAAAAAAATGAAAATATTTTAAATTATGATGAATTCATTCCTGAAACATTATGGGAAAAAACATTTTCAGATTATTTAAATAAACTAAATGATAACATTTGTAATTCAGATTATTTAAATAATTTAATAATTTCAACTCATCAACATCAAAAATCATTTGATATATGGGAAAATTATTGGAATACTAAAAAAACATTATTTAAAAAGAAATCTAATGCCACTTTTACTAAACAAAATATATATAAATTAGAAAATGGTAAAAGATATGAATCAATGTCTAAAATAATTCCATATTGTAAAATGCAGGGAATGGATTTAGATACCATTGTTGATACAATTTTTGAAAATAATGTTAACTCAAAAGATTTAGCTAAATGGTCAAAAGATAAATTAAAAAATAATATTAAAAAATTTTATGAAAAATGTCCTGAACAATCTTTTTCAATCATTAAGTCATATAATAATTCATTTATATCTAATCTTGCTAAATTACCACAAGTAACTCAAGACTTTTTAAATAATGAAACTTTTAACAAATGGTTTACAAATCGTTTTGTTAAATATTATATGGAAGAACGAAATAAACATAATAATTCTTTTAATTCATTTTCAAATGAAAAATTAGAAATTTTAAATAAACAAATACCTTATTTTCTAAAAGAAATAATTGGTAAAATGTTTTATGAAATTAATTCAAATAAAGAATATATTAATAAGAGTTTTAATTCAGTTTTAGGTTTTCAAATATCTGATACTTATTTAAAAGCATTACAAGAGCAATCTATTAAAGAACTTAACTTATCAGGAAGTTTAGCTAAAACATCTCTACAATATCTTAAAAAAGCTCTTATTAAAGCATTATCATTAGAAGAAATTAAATATAAAAATAGAACAAGAAATTGGATGTTAGGTTCTTGTAAAGCATTTAAAATTAAAACTATCAATGATTTATATCAATTATTAAATCATTTATTTAGAGCTTGTTTTAATAATATATATAATAAAGAATTTTTATCCACTAATTATGAATTAAATAATTT